TAAATCCTTACTTATTAAATCTTTTATTATTAAAATAACATTAAACGTTTAGTGTCATAGCCCGTATATATGGGTACGAACATAGACTTTTTGAATTGACAACATAAGAGAGAGGCTACCTAAATTGTAGCCTCAATACAAATTATTTCTTACGTGGATTGACTTGTTCACGTGGGATATCTTGATAGATGTGACCACGTGGGGTATGAGAAACGGTTTTCCCATATTGACCTTTACCCATAAGACGCACACCCCAATACATTAACCAACGACGAATAGTCGATACGTTAGATAACTTCATGGCGTGTTTGAAAATACGGTCAGCTAATTTCTTCGTACCAATCGCATAAGCATAATAGTAATCATGCACGATTGATGCTTCCATGTATTTCCCGTCAGTTGGGAAGATACTTCTTACAATAGCAGGCACAGAAGCAAAGTCTGTTTTAAAACCCGCCGGCACGGTAATCACGCCGTATTTCTCAGAGGTAAAAGTAAAGTCTTTCGTTAAACGATAAACTCGTCTTCCTTCAACGAACTCATCTAAAGGTTCCACTTCTAATTTACTGAAATGATCTCTCTTCATCTCAACTCCTTCTTTAAATAAAAATAAGAAAAAGAAAAGGATAGGTGATCATCCTAGACCACCTACCTGTTCTTAAAAGATAAAATTATTTACATTTCTTTTCAAGCGCTTCGACACGACGCAATAGGTCAAAGTAACGTGCTTCTTGTTCACGGGTTGCTTCAACAAGTAGTGCGACGATACCGTTATAGTTTAATGATAAGGTACCATCCGCATCTTCTGATACTGCAGATGGAAGCACTTTTTGAACTTGCTGTGCAATCAAACCAACACTTTCTTCATCACTACCTTTGAAGTTATAAAAATAACCATTTAAGGTGAGCAAACGTTTAAGTGCATCCGTAATGACAGATAGATTTTCTTTCTTACGGATATCAGAAGTGAGGTTGATTTCTTGCGGTCTGAAGCGTCCATTATACATCAAGTCAGTACCAGAAAGGTTCATGACTTTTGTGGTACTACCTGCAGCAAACTGAACACTACTTACACTAAGTTTACCTGTTTCAATAAACTTAGGAATCTTACCAGTTGCATAGTCAGTTGCATTACCCTGAATAGAGATATTCGGGATACGACCGTTTAATGCATTGACATCAGACTTGAGTCGACTTACATCACTGGTTGCAGCGCTCACGAGCTGATCCATCGTATTAAGTCTAGAGTTGTTATTATCAGCAATAGACTTCGCTTGGTTAGCGGTAGCTTGAGCATTATTACCCACAGTGCGAACTTCATTAAGTGCTGCTGTGGTTGGTCCTTTCTCAAGTTCCGTTACACGAGATGACAACTGAGTAGTTGTTTGCTCAAGTGAAGTAGCTTTCGCTGTCACTGAACTTAATGCAGTTGAAGTGGATTTAGAGAATCCATCGTACTGGGTTGATAATGTTACTAAACGTTTATCGACGTGTTTCAATGTACCCAATAAGATCGCATCGATCGCACCTGGGTTATAGAAGCTTGTACTACTATCGTTATCTGTGAAACCATAGTTAGTTGTTGTCGCAACAAACATGCGTTTATCATCGACATTTACTACCGTTGCTGTATCGAAATAACCTTTCAGTTTATCGATATTCGCATTAGATAACTGACCACCTGCAAATCGCTCAGTATTTTCAAGTCTCACCGTATCAGTTTGTCTTAGTGTTTCGGTGAAAGTTTTAGTCTTATATGCATTTGCATCAGATGTTTTAACTTTCACGTCATCGACAACAAGGTTAGCATAGTGGACTGCAATGCCATCACTACGTAACTCAAAGGCCGCTTTAGAGTCTCTGAATTGGAGGTAGTTAGGGAGTGTTCCTTTTCTACCATCAGCGACTAAGACTTCATACTGATCGGATACCACCGCTTGAATTTTCTCAAGTGGGATATAATCTGCTCGACCACCTGTTGCCGCATTAACACGACGTTCAAGATCACCTAATTTATTATTGGTGTCTTTAAACGCAAGTGCTGTTGCGCCAAGTAAGGACTCAGTTGAAAGTTGATCACTATTAAAGTTAGTTAACTCTTTTGCTTTTGCTAGATCAACTAAATAACCTTCACTTGTTGAACCCGTATAAACAGGAAGTTGTGCCATGCGTTTCAATGCATCAGTTGGCACTGTCGCACTCATACCTGATTTATTGATACGAGTGTTATAGCTATTGCTATCACGTAATTTCTCAAACTCAGTAACAAGATTATACTTGAATGTTGACTGGCCGTCCATTACGTTATATTCAGTTGCTGCATACTTCGGTGTATAAAGACCTTGCGCAATACCAAACGTGTCACTATTGTAACTTGCGTTAGAGAAGTTAATCACACCAACCGATTTGATTTTCTTGTTTGCATCGGCAACAACGATCTTACCTGCTTCAGTCGCATCACCAGATGGTAATTTAGCTGTAGGAATAAAATCCCCTCTCGCTGCAGCTTGGATCTTTGTATCAAGTTCTTGTAATGCTTTTACAGTAAAGGCAAAACTTGAAGTTTGGTTTAAACCGTAACCAGATGTTGTACTACCATCTTCATTAATCGTCACGAAGCTTTCTGAGTTAAAGAAGTGCTTACTGATTAAGTTAGTATCAGTAGATGAAAGTGAGTAAACGACTTTCTTGTTACCACCTAACGTATTCGTTGGTGCACTTTCTTCACCTTTCGTATGGACTTTAACTTTCTTGATGATATCCATCGCAGAAGTCACCATTGCTGGTACACTTGTTGCGGTTGTGATACTTGGTGTTTCAGACAAACGAGCAAGATTATCGATTGTCCCTGAAACAGAGATCACTCTACCGGTTGAACCAAGACGAACATCATTGACACGATTAATAACCGGTTTATTACCGGCTGCAGTCTCACTGACAATAACACTATTTGGTGTCACTTCAGTATTGCGTGTTGTAACGACACTACTGTTATTTGGATCAAGGTAGTTTACACCAGTTGCAGGAAGTCCCACTTGTTTATCTGCTGTTAAACGAAGTACACCATTTGGATCGATACGATTGCGCACTGTAGCAGAATAAGGCACGTAGTCTTTTTCTCTTAACTTCGCTTCGATCGCTGTATTCATCACGGTATTAATATTGTCAAGACGATTTGATAATGCATCAAGTCTTGCTTTTACTTTACCAGATAAATCATCTGCTTTATCGTTAAGCATGGTTGTGAAGAGAAGAGTTAACTCGTTCTTCATGCGGTATACGGCTGCATCGATGTCAGCGGATGAGCTACCACCACCACCGCCACCTACGACGTTACCATTTCGGATTAAAGCCTTGATCTCAAGATATTTCTCTTGGACTTGGTTCATTAAGTTTTGAACATTGGCTTTTGTATCACGAGATAACTGACGCATCGCTGCTGTTTCATCAAGAAGGTCCGCTACTGCACTGGCCTGTGCGGCTTCTGCTTTAGCGATTTCGCGGTTTGCTGCAGAGAGTTGTAGGATTGCATCGATTAAATCTTGAACACCTACTAACTCACCGACATCATGACCATGTGGTTTAACTGGATAGTTAATAGGACGTCCTACGATTTCAGCCCATGGCGTTTGTAATGGGTTAACCAAGTAGTTAGCAATCTGCGTTGCATAACCCGTCGCATCTAAAATAAAGCTACCACCCAATGTTTGGTAAGTCACTTTATATCGACCTGTAATACGTCTATCATCAAACAGAATCAATGACTCGATACGTTGTTTACCACCGACGTACGGTTCCATCTCACCAAAGTGCCCACCTAAATAATAATCATGGTCTTTCTCAAGTACCAATGGCTGATTATCTTCAGTATCTAATCTTTCGATTTTAACACTGTTCGAGTAGAATGGTGCATATCTCGGAATAATGTAGTTAAACTCATTACGGTTCGTATCGGTAAGATCATAGATCTCCTCAACATGGTTTTGCTTACTCACACCTGTTGGGTCAAATGGGTATTGTACCAATTTACCTACATTGATCGGTTGTGGTAATGGGCTAAACCCTTCATTCTCACGGGGTTCTTCAAGTGGTTTAAGTTTTAAATCACTATATACCGCAAATCTTGGATCATCCAACTGATACTTACGGTTGAAGTTCGTGATCGCTGCACCAAGTGTACCGTATTTGTCCACTAGCGCTTGATAGAGGTTGTTATTGGTTGCAGCCTTATGTTTGGCTAGATCACGACGATACTCGCTGATCTGCGTGTCTAATTCCGCTTTATCAACAGCAATTAATTTAGGGATGTTTGGGATATCCGTATTACTACTGATATTATCTAAACGGGTGTTCCACTCATTATAGTGATCGAGGATATATTGGAATCCCTGATAGTTCTGATGAGGAAGGAACTCGTTACGATACGTATTAGCATGCCAAGTATCATTCGTATTTAAATCATTCCATAAGAAGTAACTTGGAATCAATGCACGTTTATAGGCATCAAGTTTACGTCTGACTTCTAAGAAACGATCATTAAGACCATTGATCTTAAGTTGTTCATCAGCAGTATAGTTACGTGGTTGTTCTGGTGTATAGATATCAGGGTTGATATATTTATCACCATCCGTTGCAGTATAGTTATACTTTCTATTGTACGTATTGATTTCATCAACTAACGCAGTACGTTTATTAATTAACGCACGATATTCGTTCTGTGGATTTGTTGTGGTATAACCAGCACGTGCCTGATTTTCATAATCACGAATACGACGAAGTAAATCATTATACTCGTTGTCTGACGCACCACGTTTTTCTGGTAAACGAATATTCGCACGATCCATCGTGATCGCATACTTACCTTCGAACTGACGATTAGTATTGTAGTAATCGTTATAGGTAACAAGTTCTGCTTTAAGACGATTGTACTCAGTGACGATGGCATTATATTGTGCAGTCGTTGGGGTAGTCGTACTAATATAATCGCTGATTGCTTTACGTAAGTCACCAGCTGCAGTATTTAACTCACTACGTCTACCGTAAGGTGTAAAGTTAGCTGGTACTAATTCACTTGTTAAATGGAAGTTACCATTTCTGAAGTCCCGTACTGTCTCAGGTGAACCACCTCGAACATCGGCTAACTGAGCAAGTTTATTCGTTTGCTCAGCCGTCGGTCTTGTGAAGGTTACAAGACCACGTAAACCAAAGTGATCACGGAAGACTGCTTCGATATAATCAATGAATGCACCTTTGATCTCATCGAATTTATCTTTCGTTACTGGCACCCAACCTTTAATACCCGTAAAATCATAGTTACTGGTAAGTTTGAGTGGTCTATCTCGGTTATCAGCTGCGACAAGAGATAAGAACCAAATACCGAGGTTAGCGTAATCGAGATTATACTCGAGTGCTCTTGCTTTACCGGCAATGTCTTTTGGATCAAGTCTGTAGTTTAATCCATCCGCACTACCCGCAAACATAGTACGACGAGTTATACCGGCTTTATCATCAAACTGAGAGGTAAAATATTTCGACCAACGAGAAGATGACCAAGGTTCAGCGTTTGCTTTATCTAAGCTTTCTTCTGGTGTATAATAAGGTTTTAGGAATACACTGAAAGAAAGGACCTTGCCATTTTCAGCAGGCATGGTCGGGTTACCTGTTGCGATGATGAGTTCATCCACTTTTGCAATAAGTAACTTATATTTTGCTTTTGCTATATCAGCCTGGTTATTCGTAATAGCTTGGTGGTAATCCCGCCATAATTCAATTGCATCCGCAAAGATTGGTTTAGCTGAAGCGAGTGCGTTACTATTTTGAAGACCAATCGCATTAAGTCTCGCATATTCAGTCGAACCTACGATTTCTGAAGTTAAGTTTTGACCACCATTTAAATAGTAGAAGACAACTTTTAAATCATTATCCCAGTGGTTAGTTCCGAAATATTTATCATAATCCGGTAAACCACGGTGCTCACGAGGCATGATCGTTGGGTATGGGCGATCATCTGCATAAGCTCTAATATCAGTTGGGTCCTGATAATAAATACCGCCTGGAGATTGATTGAGCAAGGCATTAGCCGCTTCGGCTCCTCTAGATAATGCTAGCTTAGCGTAATCATATCTATCTTTGTCGTGAGCTGCGATAGCTTCATCGATTACTCTGTTATATTCGATGTCATCACCCCTATCAACACGCATAAGCATCCCCATGTACTGGTCTAACTCAGCTGCTGAGAATACAACGTTCTTAGTGAGAACAGGACGCGGATTGTTCTTCTTAATGATATACGGCGTAAGTAGTGCAGTTTCTACAGCTAGTTGGTTAATCACACCAGCAAGACGTTTAAATGCGCTTTTAATGCATATATTGGTATGAAGCTTATCGAGATGATTCGCCATCTCTTTTGCTTTATTAAAAGCATTAACGAAAGCATTTACTGGGTCAGCTTTATATTCATTAGAGATAACAAAAGTATCATCGCGTTTACTGTTGATATTATTACGCCAGAAGATCATTTCTGGTATATTATTACCATTGAATTTAAAATATCTATAGTCAACTATTGAGTTAGGATAACTACTCAAGCCCTCGAGATAGTTAACAGCTCTTCTATTCGAACTACCGCGGTACTTAACGATATTGTTTACCCATTCCTCACCTGTGTATGGTGTATTTTTTCTTGTAATGGTATTATAGTGAAGATTTTGGTAGATACTGTTTGCATCATTATTATTGCCACGTCTACCCATAGTACCGGCCATGAATTTAAATTCATATAGTGCTCCGTCATAATCCTCCGGAGTAGCAGTCGCATCACCATCAATAATTCGGCAGTATAACTTCTCTAGCGTATTATATTTCTCACGTAACTCGTCATATTTCGGATGCGCAATGATACGTCTTACTGCCGCATCATCAAACTCGGATTTGACAAGTAATGGATCATCCCACACCGGTCCAAGTAAAATTGCAGCCAATACATCTTCATGTGGCGCATTACCTGTAATAACGGTTGTTTCTGTTTGAGCCATATTTCATGACCCTCCTTTAATTTGTTAAAATGTTTAACTATACTTTATCGATAAAATACTGTTAAAATTTTCAGGCTATGTTGTTGGGTGAAGTGTACTGTGCACGTACATATTTCCCGATAAACCTTAAGATTTTAACATAACTTCGCGAAGGTAAAATTTAATGAAGCCGGTATTAAAAAACCTCACCTATAGACAACCTGGGTGGGTCTATAGTGTGGATGCCCATCAATGGGATTTCACCCAGAAGAACGCAAAGCTCGGTTATCATAAAGATAGCCTAGTTCACCCTGCCGATTTAAGTGATATCCACTTAAGTAAAGAAGGTGTAGATCATGAACATCTACGTGATACTTCCTTATTTAATATAGGTGGTTATTTCCATTGGCATGATGGTGATGCGACAGGGATATTTATCGAGCAAGGTGCAGTTAGTCAAGCCAAACTTAAAACCAGCCATATTAACATCGTTAATTTTGAAGAGGTCAAAGGTACAGTAAAACTGTATCGATTGGAAGATCAGAATATCTTACCTTCTGATGTGAGAGGGGATTTATTTAATAGTGTCTTCTTACATGTTGACAATATTAACTTCGATAATAAATTAGTCGGTGTGGTATTATGCGGTGAGTTGTATTGGTTAAATATTGATGGTAAGATTTTGAAATACATCAATCACAATACACTGAAGTTTGATTTACAACGATGGCATCTGTATGAGAAGGTCTGGAAATATAAAGATCTTTTCAGTAATGATAAATTTGGTCTTACGCCTTATCTTGATGGACGCATTAAGACAGAGGAAGTCCGTAAGCCTGAAACGATTCGTCGTTTATTTACATTACCGCAATCATTCCTTGTTGTTGTCGAATCACCAAAACCACTTGAAATCACGAAAACATTGGTACCATCACATCAGTTACCAAAACGTTATTTCGTGGCCACGCACCATTATCAACCATTAAGATGTAGTGACGGTCGATATCTTCCTTATATCCCGATGGAAGATCGAAATGGTGTTGTGATCTGTACTGAAGAGAATCGTTATTATCCACAACAAGGTGATACGATTATCCGAAGTGAACAACCTTATTTAAATGAGCTTAATGTCTCTACAAGACGAGGTAACATTAAACAAGCTCATTTTATTAACATTAAAGTAAAAGGCGAATAGAGTTAGATATGCTAATGTTATTAGGACAAATTAAAGCATTAATTGGTTGCTTCTTGTCATTTGTATCTGAACTGGTCGTGAAGTATAAATTACACTGGCCACTTGCCTGTTTGATTACTGGATTCCTCTGCTATCAATGGGGTTATCATAACGCTGTTAAATACGCAGAAGCGAAACAAGCTGAACAGGTAATCACCCAACAGAATGCAAATAACGAAGCACTTGTTAAAACAAATGAAACAACTAAAGAGCTCTCACAAGCCTTAGTTGCAATCTCAGATGAAAGAGAGAAAGGTATCTATGAAATCACTACTAAAAGTAATGAGCTTATTGACACTTACGTTGCTCCTAGCTACGGGATGCGCTACGAAGCCCCAACCCAAACCGGAAATCCATATCCCGGTGTACGATCTTCCAAAGAGACCGCAGTGGATGTTAACGCCAACGGTTGGGAATTTTCTGCAAAAGACAGAAGAACTCTTATCGAAGAAGCAGCAAGAGCAGATCAACAAGCTAAAGAACTCCAATCTTGTAAAGACATTGTAGATAGTATCTACAAAAATCATGATAAGTATAAAACTGACATGAAAGAGTTCGAGAAGAAGATCAATCTTGATGATATCTTCTAATATAGCAACATAAATCGAGGGTACCAACTGGTACCCTCTTATTTTGTCCGCTATTTCTTTTTTCGTTTATACCACCCTAAGAATTTTTCTCTTTCTTCAGCATGACCCATGATCGATTGCAAGCATTCAATTATAGAGTTACCCGTAGATAACTGGCCAATAAATTCAGCTACTTCTTTAGTGATTGCATAGCAGTTATAACTATCCATTGGGTTATCTACTTTAAATGTAGGGGACTCAAGTAGTTTAATCGGGTACTTACTTTTTAGTGTCACTTTATTACTATCCGCGGACAAGATATATTCTTCACCTTGATATTCAATAATAAAGTTATTACTCTGAGCACGATAGGTGATGACCATTGAGCCACTTGTTGAGATACTTCGGATATAAGTAGTACGAGTTATTAAACCCATGATACTACGCAGTAAACTCATCTGATAATACATCGGAAGATAGTAAGCTTTCCATAAATCGCCTGCCGTACTTCTTTCCAATGATACCGAAATTGTTGCTGGATCGATGCGAACAGTTTCATCATTAACTTTAATCTGAATAACGGTTTCAGTTAAACCGACATCATCGATATACATCACCAATGTTGCATTCTCATCTATCTCAGTAATGGGGAGATCAGCTGCATTCATATACTCGAAAACTTTTAACATGATAAATTTCCTTAAAGATAATTAACTACAACTGATCTATTGGGTAAATATACATTTTTCGGACATAATCAAGGTCGGATACCTCCAACCTAGTTTATAAAATTTACAAGTATATATTATCTTTTTGATGTAAAGTAGGATGTATCAACTTTACAGTAATAGTACTCCACGTGCAGGAACACGTGGAGTACTCGTATTAACAATCATCATACGGAGACCAATCTATATGGATGATCAATTTCTTAAAGCAATCATCGATTCAGTGCCAGGACAACTGAGTGCTGAACGGATTGAAAACTTTAAGATAAGACGGGAAGCGCAACTTCGCCGTCTTATGGCTTGGTACGGTGTAAACCGTGACCGGGCTAAAGAAATACAAGCGGAGATGGGATTCCCATACATCCGCTTGTAGGATGCGGTGTGGGGATCTCTCTCCACACCATTATATATCCTATTTTCTTTTTTTGCAACAAAAATGAAGATCGAGTAAAAACCCAGTCTATCAGAATTATATTCATATATAATCTACATGATACTCAGGACGTATATCTCGAGTAGGGTGTTAGGTACGGTACTCGAACTACCGTACCTAACGGTTTTGCCATTTTAGTTTGGAGGTCCTATGGACACAACATTCTTAAATGACATCATCACAGCTACTGAGGCTGATGTTGTATCTGAGAAGATGCGGCATTACCAAATTCGGAAAGAAGCCCAGCTTCGCCGGATTATGAGCTGGTACAATGTAGGACGCGAAGACGCGGCCCGCATTCAAGCGGAAATGGGATATCCTTTCCTCGGCTCACCAGTGTAGCTATATGACAAACCAGATGGTGTTGGGAATCTTCTCACACTATCTGGTATCCATGTAGAACTTTATTTTTTAATCTGTATCAGTAAGTCGACGCCACACGATATCAGTCGTCTTGAAAATATCATCCAATATCTCTAATATCATGGTCGGAATGGCTGTAACGTAGGGATATCCAGAAATTACTGGTGCATCGACGGCTGGATACCGTTCGATGAATTTTCTTGTAATCTCATCTATTTCAGATAGGTAGACAAGATAATGTTCATCTCCCCATTTGCGCCAGATTATATTGATCTGAGTGGCATCATTAACAAACCCAACCGCATTGTTAGAATCATCCGATGTAATTTCAATTCGGATATCCGCTGCATTTGGATAATAACCACGAATGGTTCTCAGTACCTTACTAGCAAACTTGGTTCTTTTATCAACTTCCTGCTTCTCGGGTGAACTGAGATCAGAACACTCTACATCGCAAACGAAATCACCATCTTTATACTTTATCGTAAAGTGCAGTTGACTGTATTCTTGTACCATCTTAAATCACCTCAATTATTAAATTAGGACATTATAATAAAAACTAACCATAATGTCCCATGTAATAATCAAAATTAAGGTGATACCACTTCGCCATAGGTTTCAACGTAACCCATCACAATCGCATGGCCCAGTAGATATAAAATAGGAATATAATAATATCTATCTAAATCATCCCATCTCGTACAAGCACCTAATAAACGCATGATTTCTTGAGGACAGATTGGTTGTTGGTTTAAATACTTATAAACCTGTAACTCCAATCTCGACATGTTATCTTCGTCAGCAGTATAGAAGTACTGACTGAAGACGTAGTCGTTGTTCATACCCACATGGTAAATGTAGCGTCTATTTTGTTTGGTATCCTCATCGATAAAGATAGGGATCTCAGCAGGTGCTGTAAAGCGTGGGTTGTATTGTACTGGTGTTGCAGCCACGATATCTTTATACGGATAAATAAAGTGCGTATATTGACTATGACTTCCATTCCACTGCATGGTATTATTGCGCATTTCCATCTTAGAGAGGATATTGAACTTCGTCATGGCATCATCAAGGTCTAACCATGATTGATTCATTAACGCATCCCAAATACTCCATCCTTTATGCTTATCGGTTAGATCTGTACGAATACGTCTAACACGATAATATTCTGGATAGCGTGATGTTTCAACTAATGATAATAAGAAATCATTTTGTTTGATATCGCAAGTACGGATACTGGTACCAAGTGGCACCGTGAAACTACAGGTCTCCTCATCATAAAAATGACGGAAGTATTGACGAATGAGTCTATCCATCGTCTCTTCGATGTTGGCGAGTTCGCTGTAAGTCTCTTCTTCGATGAACGCACCATTACCCATACGTAGTCTTTCAAGTGAGAAGACGACTGTATTAATGGTTTTCAGTTTAAGGTTATCATGTGCTTCTTTGGTTAAGAATTGACGCACAAAATACTCGACTTCCCATGCCGTATTACGGCGTACGGAAAGTTTCTTCACCGAGGTGATTTCAAGTAAACCACTTCTACCATCCCCAATATCCGCAATAAACATATCGCCTTTATTTGGTTTTAATACTGGATAGAAATGAGCCGTACCTGTGAGTTCATCGGTTTTTGTTGATTCATCATAACTATAGGATAAACTACTGGTTACCTTAAGTTCGAAATGCTTAATACAACGATATTGTTGGAATGCTGCAGCACGATCAATAGACCATGCATAAGTCTCATCATCTTCACCAAGGTATTGGCTGTAGTATTCGACTTGCCAAGGTGACCCTTCCATGAAAGAGATGATATTTAAAATGTCATCACTCTTACTATCAACTTCTACCCCTAAATAAGGATTATGGTGGATAGGGAGTTTAACCGCTTCTTCCTGTTTACAGAAATCAGTAGGAGCAAGATCTTTCTCCTGCTCTACTGTAATCTTTACATGTTCATCAGGAAGGTGTTTAGAAACGTCCTCAATAACGACTTTACGTTCTGGGACTTCTTCAAAGTTAAAACCTGCCATCGTTATCTTAGTCTCCTAATCGTTTAGCGTTAACAAATGACATCATCTGCGTTCTTGGAATTGGGATATCCATAAAGTAGTTATTGATCGATGTCGTATATTGCGTTAAAAATGGAATGACTTTCGTCACATCTGCTTTACCATAGAAAATGTCATTCACTGCATCTGGATCATCATGGTGAGCTTTTAACCACTCAAAGAGATCTGGTTGGAAATCCAACAAGATAGCATGACGTTCATGTGGTAAATCAAAATGATACCAATCATCTTTAGCTTCATCAAGATCTTTATACTCAGGATGTTTTGCCATCAACCAAGTATAGAAGTATTTCTCGATGTGCTCACCATACTGCATAGTCAGTGGTTTATTAAGCATCAAGCAACGATAGATCTGATACCACATGCCGGATTGCAGCATCGGGATGCGAGTGAGGTATTCCTTACAAACTTCCTCGATTGTTGTTCCTAATTTGAAATTACGTTCTTTATATAATAAAGTCTGATAAATCTCAGCCAGGAAATCAGGATAACGCATCATCATGTTCATGGTATCGCGTTCAATGTGGTTATAGTTATTTGGGATCTCAATGACAAGATGCCATTGTTGCCAATACTCTAACTTGTAGTTAGTATAAAGATCGAGCTTCTCATCCAAATAACAGTTTTCCATATCCACACGTTCATTACCTTGGTATAATTGATATACGACAGGTGAGTGCGTAGTTGAGAACATGAGCTTGCGATTATCTTTCATATATCGCTTCGTACCATGACCAAATTTCATGACGTTGCTTTCGATTGCACTACATGGTAAAAGTAACGTGTAGTTTGTCAGCTTATCTGCTTCAGGAAGTTTCTCTGGAAGTTGGATTAAGATCGTTGCTGCTTTCATGTTGTTATAATGAGAAGCAGAGACTTTCCAACTATCCCAACTTGGATAACGCAATCCCTCTTGAGAGGTAAAAGTACTTACGGCTTGATCTTCACTGATCACATGCTGTAATCCATCTTGTAACTTATCGAAAGTCACTTCGTGATCACGATTCGCGTGATGGACTCGAGGTCCCACGAACCACTTACCAGGTACAACTTGATTGTGTACCATCAAAGGATATTCAATCGTTGTATAGTAAGGGGCATCATAGTAGAACTGTACTTCGAATTGTGTTTCAGCTGACGCACCACGCTCTTTCTTCTGAGCATCCGTTAACTGGGTTTCCATTAACATCAGGATAATCTGACGTTGACGTTCTTTAAACGCCATTACTGCACCATTACCCTTTCTATTGGTTAATGTACGATAAGCACCTGTCTTGGTATTCTTATCCATCCACTCATCGAAAGTATCACCAATCCCACCACGTTTTTCTTTTAAGTCATACAACGTACGTAATAACTCACATTGCTGAAGTTCTGGTAGTACGTAATACTCTAACTCATGAAGGACAAGTGTTCTAGATGATTGAAGTAATCTTGCAAATGATCCTTCATAGGTCTGCATGGATTCCCATGTACCAGATTTAAAGGTAAAGGATAAAGTTACTCTGGTTTGGATATAACCAACATTCACCCGAATCCCTAATCGTTCATCATGAAAGATCGGTGGTAACATGTCAGTCATATAACCATTTCTTGCGATCCCATCATCCGTTAGTTCTTCTTTAAATTCGATCTCTAACTGATCATACTCACCAAAACGTGCGCTGTCTTCACCTGGATTATGGCGAATCGTTTGAAGTTCATTCTTCTCACTATTCCAAACCATGAGATTGTCTTCTAATCCCTTGATGATGAAAACCGTATCTTTATTAAAAGACAGATGACTTCTTAAACGCTTGATGACTTGGATAACGATTCGTCTCGTAATAGCTTGGTAGTTATCACGGACGGTGCCGTGTAATACTGCCATCACTACTCTCCTAAGACTGAACGATAATTAGCCAATGGCATATAGATATCTTGAGGTACACCGAAACGAGATAATACAGCAAGTTCACTGTAATCAGGGAGATCTGGTACACTATCTAATAATGATGGACTATGCATCGTATAATCCACACCAAGTAAAGTATAGATTAATGACTGAACAATGCAATCTACCGCAAGTTGTGCATATTGATCACCAGATGGTACCACATCGATATTTGGACGTGTTAATAAACTGTTGTTTTCAAGTAAACGAACACGGTGTTTATTTAGAATAGCAAATAACTCACAGTTATCGTTATCGATTCCTTCTAATACGCAGAGTTCACGGAAATCATTTCCATAAACCATCGCAAATAAGATATTGGTATTTGATTTAGATAAACCAAATAGGCCTCTGTTTTCTCTTTCAAATAATCCATGGAAGTATAAAGCAGATGCTAAATAAGTATACTTGTGCATGATCCGTTCAAACACGCGTAACTCATGACTATCTTTGATTAACCCACCATTAATTAAGAACTGAATCACGTAGCTAATTAAAGCATTGCGGATTTGTCGATCAGTTGGGTTTTTAAGCTTCATGGCCTCAATGAAATTCTGATATGATAGGGTTTTGAAATCCAATCCTAATGAACTAATTTCCCATTCATTATGCTGACAAGCTTCCGGTAATGTTTCACCAAGTTTTGGCTTACGTGTAATAGCTTTATCTAGGATAGAGGCAAAGCGTGGCATTATAGAACGTTTCACTTCTTCTTCATCACGAAGTTTACCATCTACTTTTACGTATGGGATATGACGTTTATAATCATATTCATCCGTTTCTTTTTGTTTAAGTTCTTTCTTAAGTTCAGCATAATCCCCTGATAATTGATAAAGTGTCACAGGTTTGATTTTTTCTTTGAAATCCTGATTCAACTTCATGCAATCATAGAGAAGATTGGTGATATAATTAAGTTTTGAGATATCACCTTGATACTGTTCTGGATAGAATGCGGTTTCATGTTGCATCTTTTCTTACCTCGTTAATTAGTTAGTAAAATAAAAACGGTTTCTATCATTTTTATAAGTATATATAATCTACATGAGAATAAGGCATAGAACCTTAAACTCGACACGTGTATTTGATTTACACAGAGCGTTCATAGCTGGCTCTGTGTAAATCTTTTTTAGATAATCTGCAGACTGACCCTTGACAATAGGCCTGCTATTATAATCCTAAAGGAGGATTAAAATGAAAGGTAACCTTATCACTAAAAGCTATCACCCATCTCAATATACTGAGAAAGATTTTCTGAACATCGCTGGTATCTACAAAGAGATCAGCGATTTCACCAGCTATACTGATCTTCATTCCGCTCGCAGTGGGATGGGTTCTAATGATCTTAGTTTCGTTAACCCTATCACTGGGGTTAATAATGAAGTCTACCGTGTAATTAGCACAGCTGACTACGTGAAGTATCGTGTAAGAGGTGAGAACAAATTCCGTGCTCGTTTCTTCCGCACAGTTGGTGAAACAGGCAAGATGGCAAATTTCTATCGCCCGATTCCATGGTTAGCGATTTACTTCGTAGATGGCCGTATCCATCTGCACGGTTTAAACAAACGACCAACCGATGGTGATATGATCTTGGCTCACCGCACGCTAGAAAACGGTAAGTTCAGTGGAACGGAAGAAGTGGATATTGATGCAAGCAAATGCGCTAAACCAAAAGAAGTACGTTGGTTGGTGCATAATGCATTTGCAATCCACGCTAAACTCAAAGATGGCCGTAATGCACTATTCATTATCTCAATGGAAAAAGGTGGTAAGATGGGTCACATCCATGCTTACGCCGATGGCCGTGAAGCATTAATCACTGGTACATTCTTCTACCACGATGGTTTAGAATCAGATGTACCATTCGATTTAGAAATGCGTCGCATCTTAAAAGAAATTTAATTTAATCATAAACTGAGGTAGCTTACGCTACCTCTTATTCAATCCAAAAATCTATAGGAGATTTATCATGAAAACTTTAAAAACATTATTAGTGGTAACATTAGCAGCAGTATCATTAAACGCAACTGCGAAAGGTGAGTGGACTAAAGAAGTTCTATTCCCTGAAAACACAACAGGTTTCTGGAGTGACGACTTACGTGTTGCAATGCCAGATGCAAATACTAACAGTGTCAGTACCCATTTCAAAGATTCAACGAATGATCCAGAAGGTTCATTCAAAACTGAAACTGGTAGTTACATTGCGGTACGTGCACCACAAGGCAAAACACTACCACCTGAAGTAGGTCCAGTTAAAGCACAAGTTTGTGCGACTAACTACGAACAAGGTGGATTCTGTAATGGACTTGCTTTAACCGCAGTTAAAGTTGGCGTAACTAATAAAGATGGGATCGATTACTGGGTATGGTATACCCCAGCGTCACCAAAATACCTTGACCTCATGATCAAGGATCGTGCTGCGAAATCACTAACCAAAGGTGAGCCTACTACAATCGAAGGTTACTTCTGGCAAGCTTATGCAAACACCGATAAAAATGGTGGACGCACTAGCAAACAAGATACTTCATATTGGAGCTGTCCTGCTAGCAAAACAACTAAATGCCAAGCTGACCTAGGTTATACTGGCGCACCAAAAGATTTATTATAATTTACTATAGGAGTGAATAAGATGATCGTAGAATTACTAAACGTACAGGGATCGAAATATATCCCTGAAAACACGGACTACACCATGCTCATGGATTATGAATGTGGTGATGAATTGGGATTCCACATTGAAGATAATGCTGAGTGTGAGGAAGGGGAGAAAACCTGGACTCAACCAGAGATGGGATTGGCGTTATTAGAGAAACCTGAGTTAGCTCCAGTTCTGACTGATATGGTAGAACGCTCTGCTGTACTATCAGCATCACGTGCTTTTAATACGACCAATAAGATCAAGATTACGGATGTTAAAACATCTGGCGATAATGACGGTAAAACCATTGTTACTATCGAAATTAATGATCATAATGGTAAAAACACCCATGATGTAATTATTGATCCAGATGCGAGTTTGATTACACTCGCTAACATGGGTGAAGATTATGGTGATGTTCAATCCATCTTCAGCCATGAAGATCTTAGTCTGATCATGAAGAGCATGGATGCTGCAGCTACATTAGATCGTTCACCGCAGTTCCGTAGTGCGCATGCACTGATGCGATTCTACCTTGCATTGGCGGATTCTTTCTTCCTTCCATTAGATATGAAAGAAGAAGTGCTGTCGCACTAACAACATAAGAAAGGGGCTACGTAAGTAGCCCCTATATTTAAACGCTCTTTTCTTTTTGGTTTAATACACGCTGCCATGGCATATCGCCAAAGAGGTGAGCGTTGGGAATTAGGCGAGTATTTCTACCACCTAACTTATGCCAGATATCACTCTGGTAACTTCTTCGCATAATTAATATAGGGGCTACAAAAGTAGCCCCTGTTAGTCAGACATTTTTATTTTCTTTCGTTAACGTCTTCTATTGAATTTATAAGTATATATTATTTAAGTGATGGGAAACCACAGATTTCTCAGGACTCCGATTTAAATTAGATTTAAGTCGGGTAATATAATACTTTTCTAAGTACGAGGAGATTCAATATGGATCAACGCGTTATAGAATGGGTGCAAAATCCATTCTGGAAGGAAAACATCTTGGCCGCTGATGCGAAACGTCGTATCGGTGAAAGATGGGAACTAGGCGAATACTTATATCGCTTGGCCTATGCCAGATACTACAAAGGCAATTTCTTTGCCTAACCAACATAAAGGTTACCGGGATGGTAACCTTTTATTTTTATTTCTTTTTTTTTCGAACAAAAACAAGAGGCCACTCACTATAAGTGACCTCTTATTCTTATTTGACTTACACATTAAGCTTGCGCCGCCTGTGGATGATATTTACGTAGGTAATCTAAAACTGCTACAATATCCTTTTGCATCTTCTCCTCATTTCCGTAACGGAGAGATAAAGGGCATAACTCGTAAATTTCTTTTGCGAGTAAACGCTGATTATCGTAAGTTTCTTGCCATTTACCACGTATATCTTTCCATAAAAAGTGACCGACTTCTACCGCAAACTTCATACTGTTTTTACTACTCGATAAGTTGAAGTAATTACGGAAGTCATCTAGCTGACGATTGAGTTCAGTTTCTGGAACTTGTTCTCCACCATTAGTTAGCGACGTTAAGACGATCATTCTTTTGATTGTATCAGGGACGAGATAATTGGTGATCCGTCCCAGTAGTCTCGTAAATACTGATGACATAAGCGTTGGCCTATTGGTTTATCGAAAGTTAAGCATACCATTTATATCAAGAGACGAGATAATGATAAATCTTACTTACGAAGAATCACCGAAGTCATCGTAGAAGATACCCAAATGGCTTTTGCATCATCACCTAAATCAGCAATTAATACGTAGCCTACCGCAAGATCAGATAAGTGATGGGTAACTATCGTGAATTTAATTTTATCACCATGGTTACGAATCAATTTCTGAAGATGAGGTTTATCAGGTAAATCTGTTTTCAGTGTTAACGTAATTGGGAGTTTGACCATTTGTTTTTCTGCTTTATTATAATAGTCAACATGAGTTCTTAAGCAGTTATTCTTAAGCACGTGACTGTCTACCGCATACTTCACTTCACCTTCTTTCTTACCGGGTTGTTTCTCGATAAGCTCATCGGTGATATCGGTCTTCGTTAACTTGACGGTTTCAGTTGTACCTAAGTAGTTACGTAGTAACTTCATCGGATAATCATACTTCACCATCTGCGAAAATGAAAGATGGGCAGGGTTATACTCTTTTGCTAAGATTTTACGATTCGGGAGTAATAATGTCTTCTCCATCTTATCTTCGCAAATCAACTCTACTTTATCACTCATGATATCCTGGTAGATTTCAGGGGTTAAGAGGTTATCTAAACGACCTGCAACTACAAATGAATAATCATGTTTGCAAATTTCATTATACGCTTTCTGAACTTTTTCGATGACAGGTTCAGGTTCTTTCAGGATAACGATTGACATGAACCCATCTGGTTGGTTCATCCCAAAGTCTTCATCTGATTTACCGTGACCTAGCGCACCCAAATAATACCAATGGTAATCGTCAATAATATTGTTTAATTGACCACCACCTTGTCCGCCAATAAAGTACCAGCGATTTCGTGAAAATAGGTCATGATAATCGACTTTCACTTTTTCTATTCCTGATTTGTAAATAAGTTCTTCATGAGACTTACCGTACTGTTTCATGGTGCTACCCTTATTGGCTAAAGCATCAACTAGATCATTTCCATAATCACCACTATGGCCTTTTACGAATAGCAGTTTAAAGTCATCAGCCTTAGCTGCTAGTTGCTCGTATTTCGGATAGATCCGTTGAATATCGGCTTTAATCTTAACAGGCTCACCTTTTGAATTCACCCAGCCATTACTGACCCACGTGTTATACCAGTTGGTCAATGCATTAATAGAAACTTGACTATCCGTTAAAATGGTGACTTTATCAAAGTTTTCTTTCAACGCAAAGTCCATGCCTTTTTCTAATGCAGTCAGCTCCATGGTTACGTTATCCGTAATACGTGGAACTGCGGTACCAAACCCATTAAATTCATCGATCTTTTTATAGACCGATAAATCATCACGTTGGACAAACTTCAAATCCTTATACCCATATTGAGTAATCAGATTCTTCTTCTGAGCTTTTAATTCAATTGGTTTACTTGCATCATAAGTATAGCCATGAATACCCCAACCACCATAACCGGGGTTCGGGTTCGCACTGCCATCGGTATAAAGGACAGCAGAGACAATAATCGGTTCAATCTCTTTCGTTTCTTTTTTCGTGCTCATAATCATCTAAATCCTTCATTTGAGATCCTTCACAAATGTTGGGTTAAGATAGTGAGCATTCTGATATAAATATTACTTGCTTTCGTTACATCGTTAATGCTTTACGTGGTAATCTGACATCCTCAAATTAGTGTCTCGAGAAACCACGCTCCGGTGGCAAGCAGTCACGAGTATAGTCTTTGATTAACTCATCGACTCTATCGTTATGCTCACTAATTCTATCCTTAAGCACACGAATGTGTCTTGTCAGCATCAAGATGATTTCGTCATCCGTAAACTTCCCATCATCTTTAATGCGAAGTTCAGGTGGGGTTTTAACCTTCTTGATAAATGACTTCGGTCTACATGCTGACATGCGATCCCGAATAGAAGAGTAGTTCGTGTGTAAATAGGTTTCAACCACCCCTTTTAAGTATTGGTCATACAACTCGTGATATGACAGCATGTCATTAATGACGATTTCACGAGATCGTTTATCCATCTTCGCAAAATCGAAGCGACGGATTTCAGGTGGGGGTGGGGGTGGAAAATCATGCGCACGTGATGACGATGGAAAACTAATGTAAGGACCATCAAATTGTTGACATCCAGTCGTTGTAAGAATCCCTAACGCTAGCATGATCATTCCGAGTCTTGAGAGAGATCTTTTCATTGCAACTCCGAGAGACGATCGCGTTTTTCCGTTTTCTTCTGCTCAACCGGTTTTGGCTTAGTAACAGGTTTCTTTTCTACCTTTTGCTCAGGTTGTACCGGCGGATTGGTTGGCAGGCTATGTTCATTTTGACGCATACTCTGGGTTAATTCTTGAATCTCTTCTTTGAGATCATGAATTTTCGTTTCGAGTTGGGTCCGGTCTGTCTCGAGTTTATCGGCGTGGAATTGGCAGGTTTTTAAAACACTTTTAGCATCGTTAAATTGATCTAAGTATTTTGACTTCTCGGTTTCAGCTTGCTGTAATGCCACTCTTAATTGTGAGTTATCAGCACGAAGGCTATCGATATCATCGAGTTTATCGTTGATATAGAACCATGAACCCGCGATTGCAATACCTGCAATCAAACAAATGCGCGCAATCATAACACGTCGCTCTTCCTCAGAATTTTTGAACACATCAGCCACAAAAGGCCAGAAGAAACGGAATAATCGGAAGATGTTAAAAATCATCATAATTGATTTAAGTTCCTCTGTTTAATTATAATCGTTATAGTCCTTTTGTGGATCTAGTACAGTATACTATTATTACGTAATAATTGTCAAGGAGTAATTACCCTTTATGAAATATTCATTACATGCCTTTATGACACTCAATGATTTCATTGACAACACCCGTCATAAAGATTCTCCACTGGGAGAACTCTCCGCTTTAGGACGTACCTATGCAACCGACTTAGGTTATTATACAAAAGACGATGCACCAGGTGTTCGCCTCGTTTCATTCCGTTCTAAAACGGATGATACAGCAGATATCGAAGTCCCATTGGCCGTACGAGATCTCTGCATACGATTAGGGAAATGGCTTGAAACTAAAGCTAACGATCGTACTATTTCTCAAAATAACGTGACCAATAAGCAAGCGATCGTTGCAGAATTCCAGCAATATATTAAAGATGTTAACCTAGGTCGTGTGGTTACCGTTAAAGGTATTTACTTACCCCAGTTCATCGAGTTTAAACTTGTTGATACCGCAACCTATAGTGATAGCTTAATCAAAATCTGGTTCTCTGATCCAGCATTCAAAACGCAATATCCATATTACGAAATCAAGATTATCCCAATTGTGGATAACCTAGACGATTTCTTCTTAGATGTAAACGGTGTTCAGCGTATCCGCAATGAACTCAACCTTGAAACATTGCACGATAAGGTAAACCGCTTACGTGAAGATAGTCCATTTACGTTACTTAAAACCTATAACTACCAATGGAAAGGTGACGTGACAGGTGAGGGGATTAGTATTCCTTGGACTGTTCTTATTTATGGTGGTATCGGTGAGAACTTAGATATTATTAAAGATGAATTAGTAAAATACATCTTAGCGAACAGTAAGAAATCTCGTGCTGAGTGGGAGAAAATCTTCCCAGATTTATTCGTACCAACTGAATACGTGATTGCTCCAATCTGGACGATGTCTTCTGTACCGGGTTTCCGTACTATTGCATCCATGTACAGTCCAACTATTCGTTATAAAGATGCTATTCCATTTGCTAAAGAAGCCATGAAAGGTTACGAGGAAGCACACTTAAAAGCTAACCTTGAAATCAGTTCTTGTCTTTATAAATCAATTGGGTTATTGATCTGCGGTAACGCCATGAACCGTTTAGCACCTATCAGCTTCTATGAGAAATATCCTCAATATGCTTTAATCGGTTCTCGTACGGATGATTTCAACCGCATGGATAAACAACATCAGTTAATGGTACTTAAACTTAATGAGTTGCTATTAGCCGCTGAGAATATTGAACCCGATACTGATACAGGTCTTAACTTAACTAAGATTACCCGTAATGGTGTTCTTTATGCTTCTGTGATGTATGAAAATATCCAATTCCTTTGTGTGGCTCGTCATAACTACACAAGCGGTAAGTTAAAAGGAACCAGTGAAGCATTGGTTCGTAACCGTCGTGCAGCGGTAACTGAAGAAGCGTCTGAATAATCTAAGGAGATAAACGATGGCATCTAAGATGACCCCTCCTTATGGTGTTTCTGGACATTGGGGGCTTCGTGCTCCTTTTGTAGCCAAACCAGGTAAGATCTATAGCTGTAAAGAAATCCGTAGCTTTAGTATGCTTCAGCTTCAAGGCATAAATGTCTATGAATCATACTACATGCCACGTGAACTTAGTAAAGACGTCTATGAGGCAGATAGTAAAGTCTATGCTTCTATCGTCACTCTATTAGGTAGTGATGGTGAACGTATTTACGTCCCTGATACCTACATCGAGAAATATCCTGATGTCAGTGGGGATGTCTTTAAACGCTTTATCTTAAGTTGTGATCTTGGGACATTACCAGGGAATACGGATGTTGCGCATCTTATTCCTAAAGTCAGTGATGCGGTAGAAGGTGCATTAGGTCGTAAGCCTACTGTGCTTACTCATATCGCCCCACTTAAGAGTGATGACCTTACTCCGACTGAACGTACTCGTGAAGAGAAAAGTCGCTTAAGTGGTGTACGTGATATATCCACTACGTATGGTCAACTTCAAAAGATGACTGAAGATTACGGTAACCTTCAAGCTTATTGTCTTGCGCTACAGCAACAATTAGCTTCAGGTGAAAAAGCACTAACCGATAACAGTGTGGCCAATCAACGTGCACTCGAAGAGAAGAAACGTGAATACGATAAACTCAAAGAGAAACATGGTCAGCTTCAGACGAAAGATGCGAACAATGAAAGATTGATCGCCAGTCTTCAAAGACGTATCAAGGTGCTTGAGAATAAGATCACTTCATCTGGTTTAACGATCCCAGAATAAATCATTCGGACATAAGCAGAGGCATCATTCCGATGCCTCTTGTTTTTGTTGCTGTTCTGATTCTACGTAGAAACATGTCTGAAATCTATCCAGCCAATGAATCTCGAAAGCAGGTAAATGGAGATATAGGAAAAACTCATAAACATCGGTTTGTTTGATGAATTCTTTTGCTCTTCTATCTGTCGCTTCAAACTCCACATCCGATAACATGCGTGGCCACCACATTCTAAATGAGGGACGCAATCCTTTATCTAGCGTTTCATAATGAAGTTTCATCCAATCATACCAACGATAACAGAAGTAATCGCTATAGTACTTACTAATGTACTGAAGATCAAGTTTCTCATGGGGCATATGAAGAATATTAATCGATTCAAAATAACCCATGAAATGCTCAGAGAGGGCTTCTTTTAACTCATAGTAACTTTCATTATCAAGACGACCATATGGTACATTGATCGTGAGTTTTTTCACAACTGATTGTCCTGGATGGTTATCTTCAAGGTAATCGTTGGTTAAAGGATAGATATTGTGCATCAAAAACGTAATAGGAGAGTCTTTAAGCAACGAAATGAATCTATCCTTATAAGTCCCCCACCAAGTCTCGTTATCCACCTTAGCGGTCGAATAAAGCACGCTATCGCGCTCTCTATCGAAATACTTCCCTTCATGTAGTAATACCACCCCTGCTTCTGGTGCAAAGTGTGATAGTTCAGCATAACGCACATCAAACAGCATATCAATATCAACAAGTAAATGTCTTTCTGATAATGCCATTCGATTATTGTCCTTCGATTAGTTCTTCAATCTTATTTGCTTCTGCGTGGATAGTCGTTGCTGTACGACTGTCTAAACCATAAATGATGATTGGTACGATCCATGGGTTAGCCACGAGGGTTTCTGCATCAACTGTATTGATTTCACGATTTAACTGACTCATTACGGATTTCGATTTTAATCCGCCATCCGTTGGACCAAGATTCATGGATCTGGTCAATTCAGTGACTAAATCGATAAACCCTTGTTGACCAAGATAAAGACGTAGTTCAGTCGTGATCTTAATAATGAAATCAAGACGAGTACGTTCTTTTTCTTTTTGTTCAAGTAAAACTAATACCTGACGTAAACCAGAAGGTGTCGTAAGATTAGATAAGTAAAGTTGGTTAGATAACCAAGTAAGATCTAAGATCTGCTCACGAACTGATTTACCTTGTTTTAATTCACCAAAGCCATTTCGCTCAGTACGATTAGCGTTAGCTTGTAAAAAGTAAATTGATAGTTCACGGATCTTATCACGTAGACGCTGATTTAAGAAGTCAGCGATTTCAGTATAGTGACTTGGTGTTAAAGGTTGACCTGTTTCGTCATTGATCATGGTAGCATGTTCCTTTCATTAAATATCGTTATCGATATGACATGCTTTCAAGTAGATACCGGCGACATCTGCCGATTTAACTCGAGAGCTGTCTTGGTATGAACTCATTTCGAATTCACCAGTTTCTAATAAACCTTTATACATGGCTTGGTAGGCTTTCGAATCCCCACCACGGAACTTCATGAATTCCATGACGGTTTTCTCTTGACCTTGGGAGAGTAACGCTTGTACTTCCGGAGCAGAGAAGGATGAACCTTTCTGGTGATCGGCGATCTGGTTAGTACGATCATCGAGTTTACTTCCGTCTTTCTCATAAGCGATCCCTTTCTCTAATGTCTGCGCCTGTCTTACAATCGGCATTAAGAAAGTCCCATAGGGGATATTGGTTAACATCGTTTGACCCGTTTTACCGTCAGTGATATAACAACGTTCAAAGAAGTTGTGCCCCCATTTCTTCGCAATAGCCAGATTACGTTTTACGGTAATACGGTTATCATCTAAAGTGGGAACAACCAATGGGATTAACTCACGTGGTTTATCAAGATCAGGGGTTTCAGAAGCGCCATTTCTTAAACGTTCGATATAATCTTCAAACTGGGCTTTCGTCATTTTCGTTACTGTATCAGCCCAGATATCGATTGATTTGTTTTTAGGATCAATTTCCTTTAACATCTTCACCGCTGTTTGGATGAAAGCTTGGCGGTTGCTCATCTGATTTATCCTCTTCATTTAGGCAAAGTGTCATGACGAACTTCGTGTTACCCTCTTCCGCTTTTTCAATAAAGAAACGTTGGGTTAAGGTTTCACGTTGTTCACGGATAATGATCACGTGGGTCGCACGAAGCCAAGCATTCTGGTTACGTTTAATATACGCTTTCCGTTTATGCTTAACAAAATTAGGTTCAAGTCCTTTAATCGTGATCTCAGGATAAAGCTTTTTAATTTCCACAGCTAAAGCTTGTGCTTCTTTATCTTCACTTCCATAGGAAAGTGTTAATCGCTGTGGATCTTTTTCTGCTTTACCTTTGATGACGCTTAGGACACCTTCTTTCACTGCATGATAGTAACCATTTTCAATAAACTTACTTGGTAATGCCAAATAAGCATTGATATAAGAAATCGGTTCGTGTTCCATGATTCTCATTATCCTTTCTAATTGTTTCGTTTTAAATGTTGAATAAACTAGAAACCAAGAAAGGGTAAGAAATCCTCTTTCAATAAGGTTAATAGTTCATTTAAGTTTGCTGGTGGATTACCACCATAACCAAGGTATTCGTAGATATAACGAATCTGGGCTTGGTCTGATTCAAGTGTTCCGATATAATCAACGATATAGTTTGGGAAGAGATTATCCGATAATCCTTCTTGTCTATCTTCGATTGTATCGACAACATGATCGATTATTTGCTTCATAGTCATATAAATCCAAAATGTTTTAATTATTAATTCTAAAATTATTTCGAAATATAGCAATGAAACAAACTGCATTTAAATTCTTTATAAGTAAGGGTAGTTTTGCTGCTACCCTTACTATCTTCTCTATTCATCTCTTTTATTTCGATAAGAATGTCGGTTTATACTCACCTGTTGCCACACGAAGTAAGTCAAATCCACTTAAATACGGTTTCGCATTCAGTTCTTTTTCTTCTTCGATATACAACCAGTATCCACGAGTATCAAGTACCTTATCCCAATCATAACCTTTATCGATAACATTTTGCTTGATCTCTTCGAAGGTCATGCGATATTTGTTGTCGATACTATCCTTGTACATGTACATGAGTGCGATTTCACAGGAAAGCTCAACAGCACGAGCTAGTTTCTCATCTTCATCTAAGATATCACGCACTGTAGTACGCATTAGGACTTTATCTGGATAGAAGTCAACCGTTGCACTATGACCTTTACGTGTCACCCCTAATCCTTCACGAGATGCGATGATATCGTAGTGAGAAAGATTCCAGAGTACACCTTGGGATTGTGAAACGATGAGTTGCATTGGGATACCCGATAAACCAGATTTATTACGTAGACCATGGAAGGTCACTTGCATTAAATCGGTTTTACCATCCGTACTACCGTGTTCTTTTGATGGGTAGTATGGACCTGTACGATCACTGTTATAGTAAGGTGCAGATTTAATAATCTCCCAACAGTGGTTAGTTAAGAACGAGAAGTTCTTCGGTACACGTTTGATATCTTGACCTTGACGCATGTAAGTTAATTTCTTACGCTCAGGTTTATTGGTCATATTAATCGTATCATCAACGTGTGCGGTGGTTGCAAGGAAAATACCTGCACGACCTACGAACTGAGGGATCTCAGTAATCATACGAGATTTCTCAAGACCTGCACGCATGAAGTAATCGTTGACCTCTTTGTCATCGATTTTGTTTTTATCCATTTTCTCACGAGAAGCACCAGTACGGAACTCACTCATGGAGTCAAGACAAATCCCAGTCGGGTAAGGCATGGTTAATAATGTCTTACCATCATGTTTAGAGGCATCAATAAATGGAGTAGTACCAATTTGTGATTTCTCTTTTAATTTCATCTGGGCGAATTTCTTCACGCCATTAAACCAGTCTTCACCATCCATATCAGTTGAAGTGGTTAGAGAATAACGTGATTCATTCGTATAGAAATCTTCTTTAGCAAGATCTGGATATGGGCTTGCTAGCTGTACCATACGTGAGATAGAAAACGAGCCTTCTGTCTCATAAGTCGAAAGTGTCATTGCTGGATGACGTGCTAATACACGAATCATGACACTGTTCATGATCGTAGATTTAAAAGTATTCCCTTCACCAATGAATGCGATGAAAGGCATAATCCCACCATTTAGAATCTTAGCACCATTTAGACCATTTTCCCAGTTACCTGTGATCACATCGAAAATAGGTGATACGTTTAATAGTGGACGAAGCGGGGGTGCTGTATCGATGAACTCGTTCATCGTCATTGGTTTAAAAGCCATAATAAAAAGTCTCCATAAAACGAGTCTTATAAAAATAAGTTTGAGTTTATTACATATAGACAGCAAGGTTACTATCTATTTTGGGTAATCACAGAACTTTTGGTGAGCCAGTAAGGGTATGGTAAGGATAAATATGATCGATATCCTTTACTAGCATCATCCTATTTTAAACTGACGAGTTATTGGGTGGTGTTTATTTTTAGTACTAAAATAATAAGGTAATTATTGAGATATGACAGTTGAAATTGTTAATGAACCTGCTATCATTAATGAAGAGCAGGGAAATCCTGAAGAGGTCAGAGAACCTCAAGGTACAAATGCTGAGGAAGCAGAAAAACCTACTGATGTAGTAGATGTGAATTCTGATGAACCAGAAAGCACAGTAGAAGAGAATAAAGAAGCACCTAAAGAAACTACAGTGGCAGAAGAAGTTAAACAACCTGAAGTGACTTCTGCTTTAACACGTGTTGAAGGTGATTTAGAAAGTATCCGTAAAACCAGCCCTATCCTTTATCCCATCCAAGTAAACCGTGATAGTGGTGAAAGTGAAGTAGAAGCGGTTGCAGTAGAAGCTTTTACTCAATGGATGCCAGGTACAGACTTCATGAACTCTGTTTCTGATTTCTTTAAATCATTTACCAATAAACTTGGTGAAGCCGCAGATAAGTTATCTGAGTTAGGTCAAAAGATCAAATCAGATTTTGTTGGTGTAGATGATAATGGGTTAAGTAAATTATCTCGTTACGTATCAGGTCGCCAATATTTTGCGATTAGTAAAGTGGCTAAAGTTTATCAACCCCATCAGTTAGGTGTGGATTGGTTAACTTATGCAAATTGGTTAAATGATGTTACTGCTATTGTAAGTAGTATTGATCGTGATATGCTAGCACCGATTGCTGAGTACTTAGGTCGTGCAATCAATAAACCAGATAATCTTTCTTCTATTGGGTTTAAACCTAAGTATCAAGAAAAAGATTACGATGCGATTAAAATACAAATGAAACGTATCTTCTCTGGTGCGACTACTGAGAAAGTGTATTTCGGTCGTGCTTTCAATAACAATGGTGATGTGGAACAGTTCCGTAAAGTAATGCAACAAGTATCAGCGAATACTCAGTTGTTATTACCTGAAACAGTTCAGAAGTCTACTCAGCTTATTCGTGACCGGGCTAACTTAATTGCGGATGGTATTAATAAACCAGATAGCAAATACGTATTGAATAAGAAACAATCTGAATACATTTCAGAAGTGTTATACTTAACAGCTCAATACGTTACACTTTATAGTGTGGTGTTAGCGTTAGTAGATGAATTCTACATCTGTATTAAAACGACAGCTGCGAATTTAAAATAGCAACAAAAATGAGAGGGTACCTTAGGGTACCCTCGATTTGTGTTCCCATTATTCGTCATCAACGATTTCAACGATGTTACCATCATCATCGATCATGTGACGTGGATCTTTACCTGCACGGATAATATCTTTATGGAAATCTTTCCAATCTTGCTCTTTATAATTTTCATATTGAGCAGCAATATCATCAGTACCAAACTGAGCCGCCAAGTTTTCATTATATCTTGGTGGGGCAGGTGGATTGTCGATGATTGGGTTTCCGTTAGCGATATCATCACGGCGTTGTTGTCTAAGAAGACGGAAGGTTTCTGCCGCTTGTTCGTAAGCCTTACGATCTTTATCGCCTTCTTCTTTATCTTGAGCTGATTTGTGTTTATATAGCTCTTGTTTCTCAAAGCCATTGAGAAGTTGCATATAGGTAATCGATAAGCCTTCATCAGCTAACCAATCATCACCTTTACGTTCAATCTTCTCCATGTATTTGAGTCGACGTTTCTGAATCATCTCAAGACGAGAAGGGATATCTTTCGTCTGTAGTTCAGTCACATCTTCATTGATCATGTCTGAGGTTAATTCGCGTGCCATGATTTTATTCTTTCACTCCATTTTAATTTTTATTCTATCTTGAATAAAGTACACGTTCTAAGTTATACTATCTTGTTCTATAGGTATTTATAACCCTATATTATCTACATGAAGAAATGACATAAATCTCGTTTCTTCACTTTGCAAAGTCGTTCCTTATTATGTGCTCATTAATCTATACTTATACATGGTATTAGTATTATGCACAAACGTAAGGGTTCTATTAATAGAATAGAGTAAGTTTCCTATGGGAGGAAATCATGGAAAAACCAACTTGGTTAAGTACTCAGCTTTTTAAGTTTAGACTTAATCGATTATTGAAAAAGTTGAACCGTCCTGATATCAACGGATATGAGGAATTGGTTCTCATGTGCGATATCATCAACTTGATGTATGATTATATCGACTGCGATAATAAGGAATTGGATACGGTCTTATACACTGAAACGAACTACGAGCTCATTACTCGTTTCAATGCGATTTATGATCAGTTATCTGAATTTATTCATTTAATTGATATTATCAAGAAAGGTGGACGTATCATGACAAGTGACTTCCGTGCATTACCGAAAGAAATCAAAGTACATGCTGAAGATTATTTCGTGACGGAAGGTCGTTTCGCATTTCGTCATGCATTACGTTTGTTATGGGTGGCTGCCAATAATTTCATGCGTAGTCATGCTAATTCTTTATTAACCTGTGAAGATAAAGAGTTGGCTTATAATAACACGAATAAACTCGTGGGTCGTTTAGTTAATCTCATCAATCCGATGTTGATCACTATTACCCGTGTGGCAGAATTCCGTGTGGGTCGTTTTGAATCTATCAAGTATAGCAAATAGGAGGCGATAACATGTCTAATCAGAAAGAAAGCGATTTGATGTCGCTATTCCGCGATCCAACTTACCGCATTGGTGAGAGTAAGAATATCTTAACTTACATGATCCGTATGATCATGATGAAAATGAACCTAAGTTATTTAAACTGGTTCATGGTCAGTGAGCGTTGGTTAAAACGTAAGTTTGGTGCGAAGAAATATACTGGTGATCATAACCAGAAGAAATTGTTATCTCGTATTGCGACACATCGCGGTAATCTCAATAAAGAAATTGCAGGTGATAATGCAACGATAGCCGTATTCCAAAAGTTCACTCAGGCCTTGGGTGCAACGAAGGTGACAATGACTGTGAAACTTGAATTTGAGGATGGTCGTCGTGCTGTCACTGTCGATGCAGTTTATACTAACTCAACAAATGAAGTCGATGGATTATTGGAAGATGAAGTGCAAATGGATGTGACGCCAGGCGTGACTGAAGCTGAGATGGCTAACCCAGATGGTTATGAACATCTTGGTCGTGGTCGATATGAGGATATAGCAGAAGGACGTCGTCCAGAAGGCTACGTTCCGAAAGAGCCGAATCATTCGGCTTAATAAGAGGGTACCGAAAGGTACCCTCCATATTTGTCGTTTTCTTTTTTATTTTCGCAACAATAAAGAAAACTGTCATTTCATCATATTATCGGAAAAAGTTATGAAATTATCAAAATCGTGATTTTGACATATCTTAATTATTTCAATAATATCGTTTCTGCAGGTTCCATGATTACTTTCACATCTTGAAGGTGAGTAACCATGAAGACCTGTGAGAAATAGTGATGATCTACCATTCGTTTAATCAAGTTATATAACCGATTGCGGTGCTGTACTGAAAGGTGTCCACCAACTTCATCGAGATAAAGTGGGTAGTTCTCTAACTTCAAATACTTCACTAAAGTAATACGGAAGATAAAGTTGATTAACTCTGTTTGACCAAGTGAGGTTTCATAAACATCATCTCGTCTAATCGCATCTTCACCGATTACCACTGGGAAGAGATATTTCTTTGTGAAATCATCTTCTGATTCAATATCAATAATAATCGGATACGTCCAGACTTGACTCATTAGGTTATTCATCTCTTTAACGAAATGACGAATAAACCCAATCACTGATTTCGCAATGAGTCCTGTTTTCGGATCAAGTATCTGCATCAACTGGGTATGGAGATCAATTGACTTCTCAATCCCACTTCTATTTTCCTCATGTGAACGAATCACAAACTTAATACCTGCTTGATGCTGGATGCGATCATTACATTCATCGATCTCTGACTTCAGCTTCATTAAGACTTCACTCACTTCTTGATGAAAGAGTTTAGTCGTTTCGTCTTTAATGAAGTTAGATTGATTTTCAACAAGTTGATTAACTCTATCCAACTGTTCAATAAATTTACGTTGCAGTTCAATTGTATTATAAATCTTCTCAACAAGTGCACGGCGTTTATGATATCTAAATGAAGCTTCATCGTGTAATTGAGTTAACTGTTCGATACGACCAACCAATTGAATATACTCAGGTGAGGCTTGTGCTTTCCCTTTCTGAATCAATGCAGCTAATCCTTCAAGTTCCGTTAAGACTTTACCTGCTTCAATATAAGTTGGTATCTTCGCAATCTGTTGCTGGAATGCACCAAGATAAGCTTTTGGATTATCATGAATCAATCGCATCAATGTACCGAGACTTCCATCGTTAGTCATAGTGGCTTTAAGATATTCACTTAAGCCATGCTCATCTGATGTGACAGTTAGCAAGATCATCTCATAGTTCTTAAGGTTAGCCTGTTCAAACTCGACTTCTTTTGTTAACGTATCTATATTACCAGTCAGTTCATTATCTCTTTGAATGAGTTGAGATCTTACTAGACTTAGACGTTGAATTTCCGCATCAACATTTCCCTCTTTAAAGCGATGATAACAGTTTGGACACTGAGTCTCAGGATGTTGATTAAGATGTTGGAGCTGTTTATCAATCTCGCCAATCTTAAACTGCACACCTTGTTGTTCACCCTGTAACTTCATGAGTTCAGAACTTTTATGGTTAACCTGCTCTTTAGCTTGTCTATACGGAAGACTAAATGGTTGGAATGCAAGTAACGCATCATCAACGTATCTTAACTGGTTATTATAAGTTTGATACACTTCCGTTAAGCCATCACCACGACTAAAGTAAGGATACTGAAGAATCACTCTATACTGATCAATTATACTCTGATCAAATGAGGCGAGTCTTGCTCTATATTCATCATAACGACGTTCGAGTTCTTCGATGTTATCTTCACTATTAAAATCGAAACGATGTTTTTCATCTGTTAGTTTAACAAGTTGCTCCTGAAGTTCATTCATCTGAACACGGTCTTGTTCAAGCAATTCACTTTGAAGCTGGTACCGTTCAGTAAGATTAATCCCACCGATCCCTTCACTTTCTTTCAAGTATTTAAAGTAAAGATGTCTCACCCGTTGAGTAAGATCATCGTTATACTCAACAGGTGCTATTGGTACTTCACTTCTTGGGAACTGTTTTAACAGATCCGTTAATCCATTAAATAATTTCATGATATCAGAAAGTCTTTCTTCTACTTCAACGATTTCTTTATCATCAAGTAATTGAAGATTCGCTTCAGCGATCTTATTTTTGATATTCTTTAACGCACCGGTATTATCACGTTGTCCAGCACGAATCTTATCCCAGAACTTCATCACGAAATCACTGTCCATCCCAGAAATGTCTGCAAACCAATCACGACGTTCTTTTGCTGACATCTCCGTAAATAATAACTTACCTTGCAATACACGATGGTAAGCAGGTGTATAGTTAAAGAAGTTCTCTACTAATTCATATTGAACGGTTAATGTACCACCAGGATTGAGCTCTTCTCCATCTTTTAAGAAAGAATGTTTACCTGGTCTTTTACCTTGAGAGGTTAAGATATACTCGCTGTTGTTATGCTCGATAACAATCTTCTTATAACCATCTGCAAGATAATCATCCATGTTAGCGGGTAATGGTGAGAGTTCATTAAAGATAGATGATTTACCTGCCCCGTTGACCCCATCGAGTATCGTGTGTTTCTGGGTAAAATCATATTCAAAGCTTTGATCTTCTAAGAGATGCAAGCGATGACAATGATGTAAAATAAGTTTTTTGATTAACATTGTTTGGTTTCCTTATATAAAGTAAAAATAGGAATCAAAACATTTTCTACTATAGTGGTGATTTTGAAATGACAGAAGAACAAGAAAAATCGGGTTATATGGGAATTGGTGTGGTAGCAGAGAATGCTATCTTAGGGCACGAGGAGTTACTCCATGTTGCCCCTCAAGACCAGTTACCGAATATGCGTGGTCGATTGGAATTAAACCCGCAAAAGTTTACAACAAAAGGGGTAGATAGTCGCGGTAAGGCTTATCAGTCAAAAGTGGAAACAGGTTCTACTGTTACGGCTAAATGGTTGAATGAAGACAGTAACCGTATTACCCCGCCTCAATTAATGAAAGGTGAAACTGTACACCTTTATCGTTTTAATGGTGATGAAACCTTCTATTGGAAACCGACTAACCAGCACATGAATAAACGTGTGCAAGAAGTGGTGGTAGAAGCTTATGCCGCTAAACCAAAAGAAGCCGCAAAAGAAGAAACGCCGACTAATATCAAAAACAGTTATACCCGTACTGTAGATACCGCTAACGGTTTAATGGAGATGCGTACCTCTAAAGCTAACGGCGAAAAAGCAGCTTGGACTGTTCAGATGAATGGTAAAGATGGTAAGCTTGTTATCTCTGATGGCGATGGTAACTTCATCCAGATCGATAGTACGTTAACTTGTATTGATATTCAAAATAAAGACCGTACTCATATCCAATTGGATAAACAGGTAATCAATATCCAATCAGATAAAACCATTAACATGAAAACCGAAACGTGGAACGTAGAATGTAAAACGTTTAATCTGAAAGCAGATAATGTTAAATGGGAAGTGGGTAGTAAGGTTGAGATCAAATGCCCGACGATTGATCTTATTGGTCAAGTTAACATGGGTGGCATGGCGGTTACCGGTAATGGTGGTTCGGGTAATGGTAGCGTGAAAGGTAATATGGATGTCCAAGGTAGTCAATCTATCAAAGGTAGTCTCAGTGCATCCGGTTCTGTTAAATTCCCATCTGGTGGTGAATCAGGGCACATCCGTGGTAGTGGTGACTAGAATCTATCTAGTCCCTTATCATCTTGGAGAATTTTTATGTCAATATTACAATCACCCGAATTTTATACATTAGTCGGTACGATTGTTTTTGTGGTAGGTCTTATGATTTTAGATGTGAGATCTAAACATTAATCAATTTTTAGTTGTGGGGTTTTGATTAACGCAAATGTTTAGTCATAACGAAATCGTAACATTATTATGCCTCTTTAGTTGCTTAGGTGGTGTGATCATTATTCACTTCATTTTAGATATCTTCTCCAAGAAGAAATGGATGATGCCACCTGATACGAAGATCTGCTACCATAAGCTTAAAAAGAAGCGTAAGCATAAGAAAAAGAAAAGGAAAAAGAAATGACAGGTTTAGTCTTTAGTTTGTTTCTCATCGCGACACTGTTTTTAATCGGTCAGTATGCACTGATGAGTATCGTGATGACAACATGGTGGGCGAAAGGTAAATACCTTAAGTCCGAAAAGAAGAAACAAAGATGGCGTGGTGGAATGAAGTTCCGCTGGGATGAGTATGAGGATAAAGATAATGGGTAGTACGTTCACTCTAGCATTAGTGATGATGATGTTCATTGTCTATACTGTTGTAGGTGGAGTATTTGCTTTAGTATGGGCAGTGCGATCGCTTCTTGGTCTTATCCTACAGACTGGAAGATACATCACAGATAAACTATTACCAGGTTGGCTTTAAGATGATTATTTGCGCATTTAGTGGGTGTGGTAAATCGACCCTTGTTAATAAATACAAAAACGTATTCGACTTAGATAGTTTTGGTTGGAGTCAGAAACCTGATTTCCCTGAGAACTATTTACATGAGCTTGATTTATTGATCAGTAGTCCAGCCTATCAGGATTATGACTTTCTGATTAGCACACACCCAGAAGTATTACAAGGTTTACTTGAAAGAAAATATCCATTCATGTTGGTAGGTCCAGATTCTAATGTCACTTATGACCTATGGGCAAATCGATGGAATCGCAAGACCGATGATGATGAGTTCAAGGATAAGATGCGTGAAAACTTTGATAAGTACGTTTCCGACATTAATAAATTTGGTGTAAGTCATAGCGAACAATGTTTATTTGCTCGTTTGCAGCCAAACCAATACTTAGGTGATATTTATCTCTCGATGAAACAATACTACAAAAGTACATGGATCAATTACATCTTTAGAAAGTAAGATCAATGAGCTATCCTTCGGGATAGCTCTTATTTTGTCCGACCTCTTTTTTTTCATTATCCTAGGGAAAACCATGTTTATATTTTCAACTCATTATTTATAGAGGGAATGGTTATGGAATTTTTATATGAACCAACAGATTACTATAAAACGGTTCGAAATCTTGATATACCAAGTCAATGGAAAAAGTATACGGGCTGGTATTTAAGTCGAATGCGGGATATTCCAGTAGAAAAAGCAGAAGCCTTTTTGGATTGGGGTGTTAAGAACGGTAAGATCGATTTTAATGATCCTATCATGAAGATCTTTAGACGCGATGACATGAGTGACCGTTTTAAAGATACCTGTACTTTAACTGAGTTCTTAAAAGAGGTTGAAGAACGCAACCTTATTATGGCACCGACTTTAACTTGTTATGCACCGACAGAAGAACAAGTCAGTGAAGTCAGTGGTTATACTGAGGTAAAATACTACGAGCGTGCTCGTACTAAGAGAGAATCCCAGATTGCGAAGAGTTATGGTCGAATGGATGAGGCTGTAACCAAGAATAACAAACAAAATAAACTTAAAGAAGATATTAACAGTATCTCAGGTTTATTAACGATTGGAAGTACACCACTCGCTAACCGAAGTGGTCACTCTACGTTAACCTCAGTTTGTCGTACTGCAACCGCATTTACGAACGCCTCGACTGAACGTTTCTTTATGGGTAGACGTCACTTCTATAGTGGTCCTATCGTGTTAGAGAATATCGTTACGGTTTTAGCTGAAGTGGATTATGATGAAGCGAAACGATTGATCGATAAATATAATCTTCATTATATCACAGTAGATGAATTATTCGAAATGGTGAAATACAATACGGATACGTATTACAAGTCTCAATATTGGGATAAGAAGATTTATGAGTTCATTGAGAAGCTAACGGATCTTGAAAGAACGATTTATCTTTATATGGGTGATTTATTTCATCTTAAGAAATATAACGATAGTTTTGTTCGTGGGATGTTTGATAAGATCTTAGCTTTTAAAGATAAGGAACCTTTAAGTTTTGAAGAGACGCAAGCTGAACTTAAATTGATCGATGAGTTCTATGAACCTTTAGTGACTATTACAGTATCGCATCATTTGGATGGTAAAGGGATTAAAGATAAGACTCATGAAGATAAAGATTACTATGGTTATATTGGGGCTTATGCAAGACACATGCGCAACGCCTTATATGAATATAGTGATTATTTTAAATTCTTTATGGTGAATAAATTTATCCCAGCTGAGACAGCGTTATTCCCGTCTGTTATTCGTAAGAGTGTATTGGGTGGAGATACTGACTCAGTATTGTATACCGTAATGCAATGGGTAGAGTGGTACAGTGGTACTATCGTAGTAAATAGTGAGACTAAGTTACCGGGTTGTTTGTGTGTATATTTGATTAATGTGATTACTCGTCATATTCTTGCGATGGCGGCAGGTCAGATGGGGGTTGCGAAAAAATACATCCATAATCTGAAAATGAAGTCCGAGTATTACTTCGATGTGTTTATGCCAACTAACCGGACTAAACACTATCTTTCTATTGCAAGTATCCAAGAGGGGATGGCGTTAAAACATCTTGAGGAAGAATTGAAAGGGGTGGCATTAAAGAACTCTAAAGCACCACCAGAATTGATTAAGTTATTCCATGATGAAGCAGTTGGAATTATGGAATCAATCAGTCGTGGTGAGAAGGTTCACGTTAATCAACTCTTTGATAAGATTGCTCAAGAGGAAGCCAACATCTTCCATTCGATTATGCGTGGGGATAGTCGTTTCTTAACAAGCTGTACAGTGAAAGCTAAAGAAGCTTACGTCAATCCAATGAGCAGTGAGTATTTCTATTACGAGTTATGGCAACACGTATTTGCAGATAAGTATGGTGAATGTCCAGCACCGCCGTTTGTTGGGGTTCGTATTAAAATGAATCTTCCTAACAGAACGGCGTTAGATCTTTGGTTAAATAATATCAAAGATGAAAACATTCGTAAGAAATATATCGACTTCATGGAGATGCACGATAAGAAATCAGTAGCTTCTGTTATTCTTCCAGCGGATGTGGTGGCAAACATCGGTATTCCAGAAGAATTCAGACCTGCTTTAAATACCCGTAAAATGATCTTCTCATGTCTTGAACCTTTCTATATCTTACTTGAAGTATTTGGTGAGTATCGTGTGAATCGTTGGTTAACGTCTATGGTTTTAGATGAAAGACCTGATTTAATCGAACCTCAATTCTTAGCAGACTGGCGTGCCGATAAAGACGATACACTTGATGCGATTAGACGGAGTACGAAAGGTCAGGGCGAGGAGTATGAATCGTGGGATAAAAAATTCTACATCGAAGAGGAACAATCTGATGATTCGGAAGATGTAGAAAACGATTCAGATGAATAAACGGCTTTAAATAGCCCTCAATCGACGTATAAGACGATTTTCATGTATAACATGAAGAATCGCATTGACTAATGATGATAATGGCTCTGTGGTCGATTCAGAGCCATTTGACTAAACTAGAAGGAAGCTTATTATGGCTACTATTAAATGGCAACAGAATGATTGCCGTATCATCAAACTTGAAGCTGATGATATTTATATTGACGAAGAGGGGCGAGAACACCGCGGTGTGGATACCAGATATCTACTGATAACTGGACCCGTTCACTCACACATCGATAAATATGATGGGTATAAATACGATGGGGCAGATGATTGCGTTAGTGTAAGAATACCAGATAACGCTAGATATGAGGATAAAATAACTATACTGATAGCTTATAGACCTGATCTGTACGAATGGGCGAATGTAATTCGTAGAAGTCTCGGTTGTGAGTTGTCTACTTCTGTCATCAAAGGACTTGTGGATGCACTCGATAGAAATAAGAGCAAGACTACTGGCTGTTTATTATTGACAACCGAAGATCTGCCAGTAACACCACGTTATACTCACGATTATAACGGTCTTTGGTGTTTCTAAATAAGAAGGAATCAATGTAATGGCTATTAGTATTTTTACAAATAGAGACTGTCAGATCTTACAACTGGGAAAAGGCGACACCGTAAAACTCGGTAACAACACGCTTATTGTTGCTGAGGGAATCAAATATCTTTTAACAGTTGGGTATCATGTCAGAATCATTATAGATGATCACAAGGATATCGTTGGCATCAGTAAGATCGATAAGAACTCTGAAACAGCAACTTATTCAATTGAGTCAGAACCAGATCCAGAGGTATGGGGTACATTAATGGATCATCATCTCAGTTTAATTACCGGAAGTGTCCATTATACCTATAGAACGGATATCATGGATCGTATCCTTAGTACTTATGCAAAAGGTGAGTTTCCTACACTAAGAGGATTCTTATTCGGTATGATGGCAGGGATTCTTGTCTCTGCCATTGTCTTCTTTCTGACTCATTAAAACCGGAGCACAATTATGGCAAGCACAAAATTATCAAGCAAACACAAATGGTGGATTATTAAACTTAGTAAAGGTGAACTACTTTATCGTAACAAGAACAATGCAGTTTATGCTGGAAGTGATGTGGTAAATGGTGTTGTTCGAAAAGATGGTTATCTTCTTGTGATTGATCACGATGAAGTTTATATTAACCAACGTGAATATAATACTGATGTAATCGATGTTCATACTAAATCAAAAGAGAAACGCAGTAAGAATGCGGTATTTTATTTTGATGAAGTACCAGATGCAGAAAAATGGCAGAAGTACATTCATAAGCATCTTAACGCAATAAGTGAAGCTAACCCAAAACTAAGTTCTAAAGATCTCGAGTATCCATCGATTAGTGACATTAAAATTGCAATTGGCCAGAAGACCCCAGAAAAAATTGAGTATGATCCTTTTGATGGTTGCCCTAAACCACTTAAATATGCTGTGGTTGGTATCGCAGCTTTATTGGGTGTCGTACTGGGTTAATCGATATGCGAACAAAAGTAAGAGGCATCGTTATGATGCCTCTGCTTTATGTTGTATTACCACTTAGCGTGCCATTTAGGCTCAGCGGATTCCATTGATACTTTAACGCGTTCGATTGGTTCACCTGAAGCTTTAAGAATTTCCTTAGCTTGTTCGATGATACCAGATGATTCCATACCAAGACCAACAGGCATTGCAGCGATGTTGCGTAACATGGCTGGATCTACGGTAGCAGTATAAGACTCAAGGGATGGCGAATTATATTTATTGGCTTTTTCTAAACCAGGTTCACCTACGCAGTCCCATGTGATAATAGAAGTGGTATACTTCTCTAAACGACCATTTTGGAAACGGTCTTTCGTAAAGCTACGAACTGAGAAGCAAACGTTCATATCTGGGTCTGCAAATTTTTGGATTAAGACATCGCGATACGGACCAGATGGTTTTACTTTACCACGGATACCGATATAACGATTTCCTTTAGCATCTTTTAAAGTGGTGTCAATGACAACCTCTTTGATTGTGTGCGATTCGAATTTTTCATCGATACGCATCACACGTGCTACGTACTGCTCTTGAGTCTGACCGGGTTCAGGCATTGGGTGACCTAATTCACCAATCAAACAACCTTTACGTAAACGGCGAGCAAAAATACTATCACCGTTTAAGAGTTGTTGAACTGGATCTTGCTTATAGACGGCACCATAGCTATTTGGGTATTCTAATGCACCCAAAATCACATCATACCATCCTTGCGCATCAGGTTTCAATGTACCTGCTTTATTCACACCAAGTAGTACTTCTGAGTTGAGTTTAATTTGACTCATGAGTATTTCCTACTTTCTTATTCTTTAATAAAGGCGTTTATTAGAGATCGATTCGATTCGTCTTCCTTCATGGAAGAGGAACTCATCTTTCGTTATCTTTTCCACTTTGATATTATCACCCACTTTAGGGATAAAATCATACCCACCAATATCCAGTAAGTTAATACGATAACAACCTGGTTCTAAATCGAGTCCTTTGATAAACTTCGTTTTCTCATCTAAACTGAAATACCAGGTATAGTTATAGATACACCCATTACGTAAAAGATCAATACCGATATTAGATAAGAATCCTTTACCAGTAATCTGACCTTTATATTCACGAGTATTGACACTGGCTGCAATCAACCAATGCTCATCCGTATAATCTACATCAGGGACAAGGTCTTTTGATGGTTTAACCGCAAGAGCATACTCCATCTTATAGATATAGAGAGTATTATCTCGCTTACTATCAAAAGCATTATTAAGATACCCACGTCCAATATCACCAAAACCAAGCATACAGCCTAGTATACTTGATGAGGTAGAAGTACGGGGGATTGCTCTTGATTCACCATTGACTAACTTAGTCGAGAAACGAGGAACGAAGGATTTGATCTTATCGTCAAAGGAGATATGATAGAGCGGGGTATTTTCGTTACCCTTGATGATGGCCGCCATTTTGGAGAACTCGTCTCCATAAGCGATTCTGAGGCTCTCTACGAGCGATTCATATTCAGTCATCTCACTATCCTTAACTTCTCAATACTTTTTCGATACGAGTCATTTTCTTAGACTTATCTGCGAGTGCAGAAGTGAGTCCTTCCTCGAAATAAGAACCCATTAACTTACTATAGGTATCCACACTACCTAAGGATACATTTCGAAGTGGTACCCAAGATGGTGGATTGGTTTTGATATCATCCATGGATTTTAATTTATCGCGATACATGAACTTGTCATTCTTCGGATCACGTGCAATGTTAGCCAGTAACATCTCAAGTACCTGAGGAATATCGATCAAGTTCTGACCAATGTAATAACTATCTTTACTGTAGATATTTAAAATATCTAAGTAATTGAGATACCACGGAATACGCGCTAACTCAACGAAATAGTTATACATGTAGTAGTCCAATGTTTCATCTTTAACGATGTTAGTATTAAGGACTAATGTATCGTACGCATCTAACGAAAGGACACGATAAACATCTTCTTGATAAGTGAATTGTTTCATCTCAGTGATCGGAATTGTGATCATACCTGGAATGGACAATACAGCATATTTATTGGTTTGCGGGTCAACTAGCGCCACGATACCAAGTACGGTTAAGTCTTGGTCAAGTTTAGCAAGCTTCTTCGTTAGGTAGTTTTCTGGGTAGATAACATCAAGCGGTTTTTTAACGATGATACGATCGTCTTTTGTTTCTTCTAGTAACCCTAAGATATATTTAGGATCACGAGTTAAAACCGATGATAGGGAGATATCATCGGTGATATCGTTATAATTCATAGATAGATATCTCCTCTATTTTTATTCTGTTTTATCACTGTACTTGAGACGTCTTACAGCTTGTGAGTAAACACGGTAAACACCATGGATACCACGAACCAAACTGACGCTAACATCACTGATCGTGACTTTAAATACATCAGAGATCAAACGTTTCATATTACGCAGATAATCACGATTCAAGAAGCTTTCACCAATCCAATCTTCAATATCAGAAAGACATTTTAATGACAGATCAATATTTCGTTCAATGAACTTACTTGATGGGCCCGTGATCTCATAACGCTTCATGATCTCAATGAGATAGTTGATATCATCTTCAGCAATATGAGCTTGGTAAGCAAATGGCATCAGTGTTTTACTTTCTGCGATTTCATCGTGGATGATACCGAACTCATTATTGTGATACACAAATCGAGTTGGTTTAGAGCCAAACAGCATATACGTATCATCCATAGCAGAAGACATCATTTGAGCAACACCCTTATCGGTCATCAGCTCGATGTTTCTTGAATGTCTTAAGAAGTCGATCATACGTAAAGTTGCGGTTGCATAAGCATCATAACCATTACGGAGATCTTTTGCTGTATACTCAGCTTTCTTACCATCCGTTGTGGTGACTTCAACATTCCAACCAAGTTTAGTAAGTTTCTTCAACTCAAGGAAGGAGAAGTTGATTTCACGTGACTTACGGATATTACCAAGTAGATCCATGAGATCTTTAATCGTTACGCCAACACCCAATTTAGCAAAGAGTGCCTTGATCGTTTGCTTAATATTCTCAAGGAATCGTTTCAGTAATGCGATGGTTTTCTCAGCGAAGCTTTTTAATGCATCGCTCATGCCTTCATTTGAAACGTCAGTATCAAGTTCAATCGCTGACTCAAGTGCAATGGTAGTATTATGAATGAAATGGTCAAGTGTTACCACCTGACCAGCCCAATTACACTTTCTTAAACTAGCCATAATTATAGCCCTAGTTTAGTTCTCACTGTTGCGTTAGCTAAGATTTCTTTCACTAACTCATCTACTGCTACAGCGAAGGTTGCAACTTGTGGATCTTCTTCACCGGTTGCTTTCATTTGTTGTTCTACTTTGCGATAGAATGCACCTAAGCTGTAATGGGATAAACCGATATCTAAAATCAATGCTTTAGTGAAATCATAGATGTTGTCGTAACCTTGCGTTGGAGCAAGTGAGTTTAAGATACGACCAGAGAGATCACTATAAGAGAAACCTGTTTCAGGAATCACTGTACCAGGTTGTACAAATAAAGCCACGAAATCAGAAGGTTCTTTCTTCAATTCTTCAATGAACACTTGTGGGAACAAACGGATGTAGTTTGAACGGAAAGCCGCTTTTACTGCATTGATTTGTTCGTTGTAAGCACGGTTGAATTCATTCGCATATCGCTCAGTATTTTCAAGTAGGTCGTTGATGTTACCTACTGAACCTAATGCTACCGCACCTAATACCGCATCTGCATTACCACCTTGTTCAAGGTATTTTTCATAGTTGGTTTTGTATACGTAGATCACGTTAGTGTTTTCATCTTTGAAAGCCACTACTTGACCGCCTTGATCAACTAAGTTGATTTGGTTGACGTAACGATTTAATAAACCACCTAACTGAGCAAAAGTTTCAGATAAGTAATTGCGATATTGTACTAATGGAATATTTACAGTACCATCAATAACATCGTTTGCTAATAATGAAGCATGGATGAAATACAATATCACGATTTCATCAACTAATTCACTTTGATGCGGTGCACGTAAACCCGTTGGTACGATATTACCATTTACAAGATAACGAGTATAAACGTCAGTTAACCAGTTAGATGGATGACGGGCGATCATATCTACTAATGCATCATCTAATGAGGTATTACCTGACTTTAAAAGACCTACGATATCATCTTCATTACGATCCATGAAACCAGATTGGATCGTCACATTTTGGATTTGTGAATTAGCCAATGGTGCATGACGTTGGATGTAATCTAAGAAAGTTTTGGTTTTATAGATATCAGCGAATTCAATTTCTTGAATATCAGATACTTTATAGAAACCTTCATTGTATTGAGCACGAATACCTGCTGCTACACGATCGATGAAAGGTAACACTTGGTTACGTAATACATCTAAACGTTGTAATAGTGGTTTAGCGTAGATTTCAGCCATCGCTTCTAATTGTTGACCATGACCAGACTGACGTTGGTAGTCTTTTAGTTGATTTGCATCTAATGAAACCGCAACACCGTTTTCTTCGATAAGACCTGGCATCGTACGACCCAATAAATCTTGGAATGTACCCGCTTGGTTAAATACGACTGCTGTACCTTGACGAGAGAACTCTTCGGTTAAATCGTCTGCTAACTGTTTTGAGTAACTTGTTAACATCTTACGCGTTCTCCTCTACTGGGCACACATCAAGATTATTCTTGATCGCAAGTGCAACTGTTTCTTGGATACAACGTTCAGTGTAATCACCATCTGGGCATCCGTCTGAATTTGGAGCAGGTTCAGGTAACTTTACACCATTCCCTTCTACCTTATACATTACAGCCGTCACTAACTCAATAATGTTAGCGAGTGTGTAACGTGTGGATTCTAATTTGTTTACCATTGTTTTATAACCTTATTGATCAGTTAAGATTAATGTTTTTACTACATTCGAATGTGGTCTCTTAAGAGACCGGCTAAGTGTCGACATAAAAGCGGGGAGGGTTGAACCCTCCCCTATGTCTTTCAACAACTTGTTCTAAGTGTTATTTGTTATCGTACGCGTCTAACGCTCGTTGTGTCACTAACTGCAAGAGTGTAGCAGTAGTTCCGATTAACTCTGGGGAACCCACAATACGATCCGAGATAGAAGCATAACCAAACATAGCGTGAATCGGTAATCCTGACTCGGTTTCATTCTTACCAGTAAACACACGACCTGTAACAGATTTAAGCTGATTGCAGACCACGAGCTTATCACCACTTGAAAACCCTAGATCAGTTTCAATGTAGATACGGATACCTACTTGACCTTCTAGGACTTCTTGTGATTTCAGTTTTAATGGCTCATCGATCTGTCCTGTCATATGACGTTTATCAGATAGCTTCATCTTCGTTCCACTAAAGCGATATTTCATAATCTGGTTCACAACTTCTTTAGTTGAAGGTGAAAGATCATCTTCGTCACAGTAGTAGAAGCAATCAATCTTAATTACCTTACCTTTATATTTCGCTTTAGGTGAAATCTGAGAAAGTCGTTTTAAGATATCTAAACTACTTCCACTGAAATACCCTGCATCACTAAAGGCCTGGTCTTCGATTAGGACTAAACTATCATCGATATCGACTTCATCATTAAGCTTAACCATGTTACGTAAGTTATCGGTTGCATTTACAACGATAACTCGTTCTTTTACGATAGAGGACTTAAGCTGTTTAGCAAAATCCATCGATACGGCTGAAGAGTCTTCAAAAGTATCATTTGATTCTACTAACATTACTCTGGCATACGTCTTATCGCACAAGATCACTTGAGTAGGACAAAGGACGTCACGTTGGAAGAAGGCTTGGTTAAATACCAACACCTCACCCTTCTTGAATTTATATCCTACATCACGATCACATTTGATATCATGGCGGAAATAACTTCCTTTCGATGATGCAATTGTAATACCGATCTCTACCATCTCTTCACCAAGGTCATCTTGGTTATAAGAAACAAGAACGTATTTCGGTCCTTTCTCTTTAATAACCCCATCCCCTTTTGCTACGTAAGCAAACTTCTCATCAACACGATGAGCAAGGACATTTTCGTATCCCGTTCTTACGCAAGGTGGCATTGCACCTCGAATTGGGATACGGTGAGAGCTCTGAATCGAGGAGAATAAATTTCTCTTCTGTTGTGAATATTGTCCTTACCATCAGCTTGGGAATTACTATATGTCATTCAAACTTAACTGATGATTTAAAAGGAATCTGATATGAAAAAATTACTTAATACATTTAACAGCAAAGACTTGGTGGAAGTCAGTACCGTTCCTGGTTTCTATCATATACCAGGTACAACAAGATATGCGCTTAATAGAGATGGTCAGCTGTATTCTTTCCTGAGAAAGAAGATCCTTCCTGTGAGATCTGTTAGACCAGATACGCGGTACAGATCGACAACCCTAGCACACGAATCAGGAAAGGACGTCACCTTCCCAACTCACCGATTACTTGCTCTCATGTTCCTAAACGATGGAACAGATAAGAGTAATATGCAAGTAGATCACATCGATGGTGACCGTTTTAATAACAAGCTTGACAATCTTGAATGGGTTACTCCATCTGAGAATATACTCCGCTCGTTTAAATTAGGTCTGCGTGATAACAGTGCTGTATCTGTTGTTATTTATAACCCTAAGACTAAAGATAAAAAAGTATTCTACAGTTTAGGTGCAGCCGAGCAAGAGCTTCAGTTACATTATTCTACGATTTCATCTCGATGTAAGCACGAAGGTAAACGTGTATACCCAGATGGCTATCAATACATGTTCGGCGATGAGAATACGGTATTCCCCGATATCAGTGAAACAACCGATAAATACGGGATTGAGATACCTGTAGTCACCCGAAATGCTTTAACTGGTGAGATACTCCATTTTAAAACATCTAGAGATGCATGTATCGCATTTTCTTATTCACCTGGTATGGTGAGTAGCTATTTAAATGATGATCGACAATTACTAACCGAAGATCTTATTCAGATCAAGCCAGATGATGGAACACCTTGGCGAGAAATAAAAGATCCTTATCTTGATCTCAAAGAGACAAGCCAGTATCAGCCGGTTACAATCACTGATGTGATAACAGGGAAACAGCATCATTTTATTTCAGCAGCCCTAGCGGCAGATTTCGCCAATCTTTTAACAACTACTTTGCATTGGAGATTAATCAATGCTGATGCAGGTAAAAAGATATATCAGCCTGGCTATACATTTAAATATTACGATGGGAAGTGATAGTACTTCCCTTGTCTTATGTTGTTAATTTTAGTATTAAGTATTTTTCCTATTCCTATAGGACAAGTATTCAAGTGGACTATATCTTATCTAGATATTTCTAGATCCTTCCGTTTCGGTACTTGTAATTATACGTTCCCTACTCTACTCGTTTATTCATTTAGATATTTCTAAACTATACTTTCGATAGTCTCTGCTCCTTCTTCCCTTTATACGGATGATAAAGTAGGAAGCTTGGATCAGGATTGTATCCTTGTTATATACTTCTCTTTCTTGTTACTGTACCTAAGTGATTAGTTTAGCCACTTACCTATTACTAGAATAAGCTTAGTAAAAGAGAAGACTAGATAGTTTCCCTGAGTTAGAAAGGTTTAACGACAACCAGAAGATCGTCGTGGGTACTGAATGGTGCAAGTAAAACAGGCGTAGAGAAGAGCTGTGAAGCATCTAGATCTTGTCCTGGTTTATGTTTACCAGCCGTACCCAATTTCGTGTCGAATCGAGGATTTGCAGAAAGGAAAGTCGTGATACCTACATCTGAGCTATCCACTGTTGCTTCTGAAATCACGCCCATATCAGTATCACTAAATGTACGAGTACGTTTTACCATGGATCGTTTAGAGCGACCACCTTCACCGGTAAATGTGACGTTTTCTTTTTCTTTCACATTTTGGATTGGGTTGATATCATCGATGATCTCCATAGATGGATCTTTGGAAAGCACGATCATGACATCATTCGGTGGCATGTCAAAACGGCGTTTAGTTGTGATAGGCTTAGATTTGAATAGACGCATGTGATTTACAAAGGTCGAATATACTGCACCTGCAATACGTTCGTATCCTTTAATCACCATGTCATCCATATTGATCTCATCGACAGAGTGAGAAGTGGAGAGAAGTTCTACTGCTCGGATGTAGAGTGGAACCATTTCAGTTGGCTCTTTCATGTATTCAAGCATTTCACGAGAACTATCATCGATGAACAAGTCTTGGATAAGATCTAACTCTCGTTCATATCTCACCGCTACGCCATCTTCATGTAGGATAGCACCGTATACTTCTTTGGTATCGAAATCAAGTGCACTGTATTGTTTTAAATAACGTGCATAGTAGTTCATCCCAGCGATAATTAATTTATCACGGGTGGACATGATCGATTTATCAAATACCCATTTCTCATCGGCAAATCGGATGATCAGCTGTTTACTGTTACGTTCGATTTGTTTACCTGCTTCATATTTCTCAACAGGTAATCTTAACATTTCAACTAGACGTGCAAAACCGAGTTCACGTGCTAGGATGAAACCGACTGGCATCAATACACCTAAGATTTTCACTTCAGCATACTCATCTGGTGCTTCAAGTAAATCCATCGAGAAGACTTCATTCACATCAGTTGGTTTATTTTTCACCAACCAAGTATCGTCTTTTGGATTATACTGAACATGTTTACCAAATGATAAGATACCATTTTTATCCTGAGTGATCTTCGTAAAGTCAATCGTGTAGAATAGTTTCTTGTGATGGAAACCACGATAACGAGACATGAGTGCTTGAATGATACGAGGAAGATTCTTAATATCACTTCTTACTGCACCATACTGAATATCAGTATACGTCCCTTCACTAATCAAACGATCAACTTGAGATAATACCCAGTTGTCTAAGTTGTATTTCTTTTTATCTGACCGATTTAAGAAAAGTTTTCCGTAGTAGGTTGTTAGTGCAACACGATCACCGTCGATCTTACGAATGACACGGTCACGACGTTGAGAACGAAGATAGGTTCTTACGCCACCTTGTCTAATTGTACCGTCTTCATGGACTTTTGGTAATTTCAGTCTTACTGTAGAAGGTGAACCACCTACAGGGGTAAATTGAATTACATGGGTCTCTGTATCAGAAGCAAGGTTTGAAGTATCTTCGACTTCATAGTTGCTGACTAATACGCCGGTCTTTTGCATCGCAACGATATTACGGGCGATATCACGTTTTAAATCTTTCTTAATATAATCACGTTGCATATTCATGATCGTTGATTTAAGTAAAGACTTATCCGTTACCATTGGGATGTCAGGAATTTCCGCATCTTCTTGGTTTAGAGTGATATCTCTTTTCTCATTGATAAACTCACCTAAGGTTTTACCCTTAACAGGTGATTTCAATGTTTTATACGTTTCAGCTGCCTTTTCCCAGAAATCATTTTGTTTCTTGGTTAAACCAAGTTCTTCGCTATACTGGGTAACTTGTTTCTTAACACCTACATCAACCAATGATGAAACCGGTTTAGTGATGAGTTCTTTCTCAGGAATCTGAGTTTGAATACCCACTAATTGGTTTACTTCAACAGGCGTGTAGTTTTCTTTAATTACTGCAGGCTGTTGAATAGGATCAGGATGAGTAGGGCTAAGAGCAGGAGTAGCGGTATTAAGGTCACTGAGGTTAGCTTTGACAATTGTCTGAGCTTCGCTTGGTGTTCCTCCAGCGTGCGGCTGTTGGTTGACGCTAATAACGCTCTTAATTTCTGCTTCTGTTCTTGCTTGCGTAGATTCAGATTGTTTCTCCTCTACGATATCAGGTGGGATCAGAACTGTATCATCACCTTTATCTTCTAGGACTTCCGGATCTTGGAAGTCATCATCTTTTAATGTTTCTTCCGTGTTAGTATCATAGATAACTTGGATATCCTTAGTTTCTTTCTCATCAATCTCTAATGGATGTGGAATGAAACTGTTAGCCAGTTTATCCTTCTCAACAATTTTTGCTAAGAAACGGAGGAAACGCTTTTGGAAACGTCTTGCGGTTGATTGAGTAATATTTAACTCTTCACCTTCGATTAAATCTTCTGGTGTTTCATTATCTTCCTCATCTTCACCTAATGACTCTTTTCCGGTTACCCATCTATCCAGCAATCCTAAATTAAGTAGGACAACTGTATTGCCATATAAACAAAGTAAATCGATTCGATCTAAATCTTTTTCTTGAATATATTGAGCAAAGAAGGATTTTGATCTTGTATAAGGATCTAACCATTTCCAGAAATCAAGCAATGCTAATTTTTCATAACTATCGAAGATCTTGAAGTAAGATCGTTTCATTTCGATAGCAGCACGTTTTAACTCTGGCACTTTTGGTAATTGTTCAGGGACATGGAACATCATCAATTGATGACGATTAGTTTGTTTGGTATAATAACTAATCCCATTTAAGTATCCCTTATATTTCGCTTCGAACTCAAACAGATGACGTCTTGGGTTATATCTAAACTCAAATCGTCTACCCATCAATGAGTAGTCCACAATCATATTCCATGGTCGTCTTTCTCTGAACGAGAAGAACTTACGTTCATTTCTTGCCCAGAAAATACCTGGATTCTTTTTGTGGTAGGCTTTAATCGCAAGTCGATAGTTAAAGATTTTCTTTTTATAAGGACCTGCGATCGCACCTGCGTAATCTGTATGGTGGAAGGAAACCTGTGCTTTCTTTCTATTCTTAACGAAAGGTGATTCTGGTGATATACCAAAACTCTCTTTCATATTCGGATAGAAATAATGCAGGATGGAAAGATCGATCTCCTGTAGGTCTGCTACACGATTAACCTTTGGATCTTCCATCTTAACAAAGTAACGGATACCTTGCTGGCGATAGACCTGTGGATATCTTGCCTCTAATGACAAGATCAGTTGGTCTTTATCTATATTTTCCATTACTCACCTCGTTTTGAACGGTAACCACGTGGTGGTGCGGTTAAACCTAAAGATGCTCGAGTTACGATATCGTTTTCGATATCATAAGCCAGTTTACCAGTTGCACGAATCACGGAGATACGTTTACCAGCATTCTTATTGATCTCTTCGATTGCATCTCTACTATGGATGAAGTTAGCACTCATCTTGTCTCCGTCAACTATATTTAGACTATATCTTAGTATACACCTGGGGATCTCTCAGATATACACTCCTACCGTTTCGATACTCATATCAAAAATACTTTCTCTACTCTACTCACTTCTTCATGACAACATTCCTATTATCACTATGCTTTCGATAGTCGTTGAACTCACACGTCAGTAACGTGCTTTGCTGCGCCGATTGGCCAAAACCCTTACTCGTTTCACTATCCCCCATTGATTGATTACTCTAGGGGTATCTACCTGTATCACTACGGTAGAGTAGTCAGTAAGATGGCGTTTAGGCTTTCCCGCAATTAGATAGGTTTATGCTGACCCTGACGGAATATATTTGAGTCAGCTCCGAGTTCTGGTAAACGAGATCCATGTGGAGACATCGTTTGGAAGAAGCTTCCGTTTAGAACTGGATATTCAAGTGCAAACTCACCTGTTGGTTGTCCATCTTCATATTTCTCAAGACGGACTGATGGTGTTGTGGTTTTGACGTAAACATCACCAATATAAGAAGAGCCATCCCCTGTTACAGGATAACGTGTCATTTCGACTTTCTTCTCATTAAGTGCTTTATGGCTGATTAAGTATAACCATTCGATATAAGTGATTGGTCTTACTTTATCTTTATCCCATCCATCTGGTAATTCAGTGATATCAGATAAGATTTGATATTTCTGATCATCCTGATAGATCAACCCAAGATAATGACCATTGATCATGATCGGCCTTGTTTTGAAACTATCTTTACTGAATGCATCGATGGTTGCTTCATTACCTTCTATTGTTACCCATCTATCGATTGCGATGTCATCTAACTGGACATTAGTTCGAGTTAAACGAGTTGGGTGAACAAGATAAGCATCACCATCTCTTGATGGGAATGAAGTCGTATAAAGACGATCATTTCTCATGAGATAGACGATGTGCGGAATACTTCCTTTTAAACATTGGAATAAACCAATGAGAATTGTATCCACCGTTGGGGCTGAGGGATCACCTAAGATATCTGCGCCCATATCCATGGATGAAATGACGTTACGTGTACCTAGGAATAGATTACGTGCACCAAAGCGAGACTGTAAGAAACCTTTCTTCCCATCTAATAATGAAAGGAAGTAATCATAAAGGTCATCAACGATCATCTGCATATTCAGACGAACGTTATTAATCTCTGCACCTTGAAGTGGACTGTTCTCTAAACTGTTGGCAAGACGAAGTAAACGACGATAGTAGTCATTGGATTCATCTTCCGTGGTACGACCATTTTGTGCGACCTGTAGATCACGGAGACCTGCTGGTAATACAAGATGGTTTACTAAAGTTAATTGACCACGGTATTTTTCATACGCATCGATCATTTGATTACGTCTTGCTGAAGTATTGCGTTTAAACTTCAGCTCGTTAATATGAGAGATAAAGAAATGGTAGCCTGTATCTGCGCCATCATCACCAAGATCAGCAGGATCGAATTCCCCTGTCTTAGGATTCCAGATTGCAAATGCTTCACCACGCCAGATGCTCTCATAATAACGCTTGAGTTGTCTGATCCAACGTCTAACTGTCGGATGAATCAACTCCGTGTTAAGTTTGATATATCCAAACGTATAATCGCGATTCTGGGAACCCACTTGACCAAATAAGATCTGGCTATAGAGTCCTCCTGGATTGAAGTCTTCGCTGGTGCCATCATATATCTCCGTCGAGGTAATACGAGGAACACGAGCAAGTCGTTCTTTTGTCGGGATTAATAGTTGGACATCAAAAGGTTTAATGGGTGTTGTCATAACTCACCTTTTATTCCTTTTACATCTAAGTGTTTTTAAATTTTTTAACGTTAAAAAGTTTAGTGTCCAATACTAGTTGCCTAATATGTGGACATAGGTTGCAGGCTATGTTTTCGACATTTTGCCTAAGTAAATACGGCAAAATGTTAACTTATTCGTTATATAAATAAGCCTTAATAAAGGAGTTTTGTTATGGCCAAAAAAGACGATCTTGATTTGGATTTCGGGGATGATGATTTAGATCTAAGTGAATTTGATCTAAGCTTCGAGCCGACTGAGAAAATCAAAGATGATAGAAGCCCCATCGTAAAAGATGCTGCGAATGTCGCAGAGGGGGTGAAGAAAGCCGTCTTTAGTGAAAATTCCATGCGACTCTTATTGAAGAATGCAGCACCAAGAGAATTCAGAGATACTGCAGATCTGATTGGTGATACGGTCTATTCGGTTCAAAATGAATACGATAAGACCATGCAAAAGCTTGCTCCTTCAATAAAAGAGTTTAAACGAAGTGCAGAGGCATTTCGTCGTACACTTGGTAATGCCATTCCAGAAGGAATGAACAAGTGGTTGGAAAGTAAACTAAAAGAAGAAGGCGGTGGAAGTAAAGGTCCTTCACAGGAAGAGATCGCGAACCTTGGGATTGAGAAAACAATCTTAGGTGTATTCCAACAGCAACAACAAGCTGAGGGACAAGCAAGACAAGAACAACAAGTCATGCAGGTCGCTCAGGCTAAAACCCAAACTGATCAATTAAATAGTACTAATCAGGTGGTTAATCAATTAACCCGATTAGTGAACTATCAGGAAGGGATTAATCTTGGTTGGCAAAAAGAGATGCTTCGTGTTTCTCTACGCCAATACAACGTACAAGCAACCTTATTAAAAGGATTCAGTGAGTTTAGTCAAAACGCACTAAATCAATTACAATCAATCGTTAAGAATACGGCTTTACCTGACTTAGCAAAACAAACTGATAAAGAAGTTTTAAAAGATATTTCATTGAGACGTTTCTTTGGCTGGAGTCAAAATACCTTACGTGATAAGTTACGTGGTAATAAGCTAATCGGTAAGACGATCAAACATCTTTCTAATAAAGCCAATGACATGCTTGTTGATCCACTGCAAGAACTGATGGGTGGTTTAACCACGATCATGGATATGCAAGGTCAAGCCATGGAAATGGAACGAGAGATGGCAGCCCTTACAGGTGGTGCGGTTTCTGGTGACCAGAAAGAACTGATACGTCAGCAACTCATGCAGAGTATCGGTGAAGGCATAGGCAGTAAGTTCTTCGGTAGTATGGGGATGCGTCTTGGCACCCTTGCGATGAAGAATAAAACCATCGCTGGTGCCGCTGCGAAAGCAGGTAACGTCAATGAAGCGATTGGTGATATATTAAACAACTTCTATCGTAATGGCATCAAACCAGGTGAAGATGGTAAACTTGGATTAGTCGGTAAAGGATTAAACTGGTTTAGAGATGCAGCTGATTTAGATCAGATCGTACAACGTGACACGAAAGTCGGCGCAATTAACTGGCATACTTCTAAGAACTTACACGATCCAAGAGCCTTTGATAACTATGCGCATAAATCAATCACGGAAATTATTCCTGGTTATTTAGCACGTATCTTACAAAGTAGCGAAGGGATTCGTACAGGTCGCATGCCTGATCTTTTACTCTTTAGTAATGAACGCGATACATTCGTAAGTAGTAGCCGTCACACTAAAGATTTAGCTGATACGTTATTTAAACGTAATAGCGATGTCTTAAACGGTAACCTTGATAACTTCGTTGAGAAACTCGGTGGTAAAGACCTTACTGGTGAAGATAAAGCGCAACTTCGTAAAAACTTAGTTGAAAGTATCCGCAACGGCGAAGGCATGGATCTTCATCGCTTCATGAAAGACGATGATAAATTAGTGAAAGGTTTATCCTCACGTGGGCTAAGTCAACTTCGAAACGGTATCAACAGTCAAGTTAAATTCAACGATAAAGGTAAGATTGCATTAGATGATAAAGAGTCATCTGATAACAACTTATACTTATATCGTAGATTTGATCGTTTACGTGGCGATATTCCTAACTTCGTGGATCATGTTAAAGATCTAGCACGTCAAGGTTTAGTCAATACCGATACGCTTAAAGCCATGGGTATCGTTGCGAGTGATGGAAAAGATTCGCATTCGATTGATACTGATAAACTTTACGATATTCTTCTAAGTGGTGATTATAACCAATACATTAAAGAAGATGTATCTACTCAAGGTGCGATCCCTACGGGTGGATTTAGAAGAAGAACAAAAGGAACAACAAATGAAAGACGCAGTACATCAGCTCCGTATATATCTGGAGTTACTGGTACTAGTAGTCCTATTAGTCCTAATGCTGATTATTTATCTGCCATTCGCGACAATACTCGTTACCTTGAACAAATTGCTCAAGATGTTAGTGCCTTGCGTACGCGCGCTCAAGGCGACCAAGCAACGAATAAGAGCGAAGATACTGAGAGCGTTAGCTGGCAGACTTTAGATGCTTCTATTAATATCCAGACTTCAGCTATTTTAAATAGTCTTGCTCGCATCAATAGAAATATCATTGATATGGGTGTGGGGAGTGGAAGTATCAGTGATGATAAAGGTCGTGATATTAATTCTTCTGAGATGACGGACAGTCTTATCAACTGGAAGAAATTAAGACGTTACACTCAAGATGGCCGTGACTTTATTCAGCGTAAAGCCATGGATCTTTATCAGAAAGCAAAAGACACCACGAATCGTTTCGTCGGTGCAGTAAGAAGTAAAGTACTTAATCCTTTATTTAATAAAGGAAGCGAAGTAAAAGAAAGCGTCTTACTTAAATTTGATTTATACTCACCTGATAATCTTAAAGAGCCATTAGTTAAAGCACGTGATTTAGCTTTAGGTAAATACTGCGATATCAACGGTAAAGTGATCCGTAGTTTTAGTGAACTGAAAGGTCACCTCTGTAAGATGGGTGAAGATGGTAAACCTACTATCGTTGCGACTGTAGAAGAACTACAAAATGCCGTCGATAAAGCAGGTAACAAGTTTGACATCAATAAGATCAGAGGTCTTGGTGCCAATATCCGTTCTTGGATGCAAGATAAGATCAGTCAGATCTCATCTAACCTCAATATCAGTTCACAGGTAAACCGCGCTAAAGATTTCGGTCGTAAAGTACTTAATCGTATCACAGATGCATTGGTTAAAGATGTTTACGTTGGGGATGAACGTTCGCCACGTATTACCGCTAACCAATTAATCAATGGTATTTATTTCTGTAATGGAAAACCACTGAGACAAGTTCGTGATATCGTAAGTGATGTCGTCGACCACGATGGGAATGTCATCCTATCATTATCTGAAATGCGCAATCAGGGTTTATTTGATAAAGATGGTAAACCTTATAAAGATGTCCTTGATAATCTTATTAGTAACGTTATCGTAAAACCATTCCAGTTAGGTAAGCAAATGCTTAAGGGTGGGATTGATTTCTTAGGTTCACTTGGTAATAAATTCAAAAGTTTATTCGGTGGTGTATTTGGTGGTTGGGGTGAAGGTATCACCTTCAATACTAAATGGACGAAACGGATCTACGAATTATTAGTCTGGAAATTTGGTGGTCAGCCTGATCATCACATGAAAGATATCGCTTCTGATAATATCAGCCAAGCAACAACCGGTGATATTGTTAAGGATGCGAAGAAACGTGCTGAGTCAATTAAGAAACGTTTTGGTAATGCGAAAAACTTTGCTGGTTGGATGGCGGATAAAGCCAGAAAAATGGGTGAAGGATTTAACGTTAAAGATGGCATTCAGGATTACCTAAAAGAAAAAGCTGAAAGAGCTAAAGCGAAGAAAGAAGAACGTGAAAGAGCACGTGCTGAGAGAGCGGAGAAACGTAAATCAAGATTATCTTTAGATGGTCTTAAAGGTTTCGGTACTGGGATTATTGACCGCTTTACAGGTAAACGTCGTAAAGGTTCTTGGATGGACCGTGTTATGCAATACGGTAATAAAGATTCAAGACGTGGTGCAATGAGTAAACTCTTTGGTCGTAAGGGATCACAGGAAGATGCAAACCAAGGATTCTTATCTAAACTTGGCATGTTCATTCCGATGATCCTCGCAGCAATCAAAGGTGCGCCTGCAGCGATTGGTAGTATCTTACTTAAACCATTCCAATGGATTGGTGGTGCGTTAAATGGCGTACTGAAAGTCGTGGGTGGTGTTGGTGGCTTTATTAAAGGTGCACTAACAGGTAAAGGTACAGGTCTTGGTGCAGCAGCAGGTAAAGTCGTTCATGCAGGAGGTAAACTTGTAGGTCGTGCTGGCTTAGCGGCTGGTAAGTTTGTAGCAAATAGTGCATTACGTGCTGGTGCTGCAATTCTTGGTACACCAACAGGCTGGGCATTACTTGGTATCGCTGCTGTCGGTTGGTTCGGCTATAAACTTTGGCAGTACTATCGTGATAACTTCCAAGAAATGGATGAGTATCGTTTAGCGAGTTATGGTATCCACCCTAACAATGATGTCGGTCGTTCTAACGTTATCCTTGCTTTTGAAAAAGAGATGGATAAAGAACTCTTGGTTGATCCTCAAACGGGTTATCTCAAAGAGAAAGAAATCGACATGAATAAATGGGCGGCATTCTTCTGGAATGAAGAAGCACAAGGTGCGTTGACCCAAGAACAAATGCAAAATGAACAGTTACCGCGTTTTACCATGTGGTATAAAGAACGTTTCTATCCAGTTTATAAACGTCATAAAGAAGCATTATTTGCCATGATGACGCAAGCTGAACACGGAACGTGGAGTAACATTAAGCAATGGTTCAAAGGGGACAATGGACGTGAGCTTTATAATCTAGAAGGATTAGAAGATGGCTATAAACCATCATTCGTTCGCATGTCATTCTTAGACAAGGATAAAAATCCTGGTGTGCCTGATATCTATAGCTATACTTCATTGCCATTTAGTGACTATGAAGAGGGTGGTGTCGGTTATGACCAAGTTCGTTATTATGCTGTTCGTGTAACGGAAGCTTTCCGTGAGGATGAGAAAGATATCGTTGAGGATCTTGATGATAACAAGAAAGATGGAACTGGAAACGGTTTCCTTTATGAAGATCTCTTTGCAAATCGTGATAAACTTATTGCTCAACGTGAACAATATAAAGCGGATGTACAAAGTGGTAACATCACAGTTAATGGTCAGGATAAGGATAACGTCGTTGTAGCCGGTAATGCGGATACGAAGGTTAAGATTAAGGTCGGTGATGGTGCTGAAATTGAAGTACCATATATCGAAGCAGTTGAACAATATGGATTGAAAGATAACCGTGTAAGTAATTTACAAGCGATGCGTTTCATTGCTTACGGTTTACTTTATAATACGACTGATTACTTTAGTCGTAACCACATGGAAGTTATTCTTGAACTTGAAAAAGAGGTTCGAGAAAACCACATGCGTTCTGAATCCCGTGATGGTGCTCAGGGTAGTGTGACTTGGTCTTCTGGTGAAGATGGACTTAAGAAAGTCTGGTCTTTATTTGCTGTTAAGTTTGGTTTCAAAGAACAAGATGAAAACAACTTTAAGATTTGGGTAGAATGGTTTAAACATCGTTTCTGTGCGATCTATTTTGGTTTACTTGCAACGGCTTGGAGAGATATTAAAGATTTCCGCGGTAAGAATGCAAAAGACCTTGATAAGATTGCTGTTGCAGAACAGATGCCACTTGCTAACTTCTTAATGAGTAAACCGGTTGTTGACATTATCAAAAATGAATCTGATAAAGCTAACGATACAGGTCGTATCATCTTTGCAGGTGTGGCAATCAATAATAGCCCTGATGCGATGAAAGAGTTCTATGAGAACATCAAAGCAGAGAAAGAATCTAAGCCTTATGAAATGCCTTTATCTGAAGAGAAGAAGAAAGCCCTTCAAGAGAAATGGCAAAAATACATGGCTGATGAAGAAAAACGCCGTGAAGAAGTGAAAGCTGCCTTCCAACAAGATACTGGAAGTGGTGGTGGTCAATATATCGATGCTTCGATTATGGCTGCTGATAATACTGCCGTAAGAAACGACAGTGTTGAAGGTTATACCAATAATGGTGCACCTTTAGAAGACGGTGGTGTTTCTACCCCTTCTTATGCGGATATGGCAGGTACTTACCAAGATAGTGGTTATAAACCACCTTCAGCGTCTCAACAAGAGATCATCGATGAGTACGTTAAATTGGCTCGTGCTGATGGAGTGGACGATAACCATATCGCCATGTACTTAGGCATGATGGATGCAGAGTCTCAACTTAAACCTCAGTCTGAAAGCATGAAGTACTCTACGGAGAACTTACTGAAAATCAAACGTGGTGAAAAAGGTTGGGAAGGTTACGTTTCAGTACGCAATAAACTCTCCAGTATGACTGATGCACAAATTGCTGCTATCGCTAATGATCCGAATCGTCAGCAAATTCTCGGTAACCTGTTCTACGGTGGTAGAATGGGTAATGGACCAATGGAAGGTTACATGTACCGTGGTCGTGGATTAGTTCAGATTACAGGTAAAGACAATTACGTCAAATATGCAAGACTTGCAGGTCACCCTGAAGTAATCGCAAATCCTGATTTGATGAATGATCCGAAGATTGCTGTTGCAGTAGCTCATGCTTATGCAAAAGACCGTGGATTGTATCGTAAAGATTTCAATGGCATGGTAGCAGGGATTGTAGGTAGTACAAACATCGGCGATGGCATGACCAAACGGATGTCTGCTTATAAGAAACATCTTGCTAACATGAGTAAGTATGGTCAGGGCGCAGGTATCACAGGCGATACTTCTGAAGATGGAACAATCACCATTAATAAAGGTGATACTGGTGCAACAGTAACCAATAATGTTCCAGGTATCGCAGGTGCTCAAACTGGTGCAAATATTGCAAGTTCAGTATTGAATATGCAAATCCCTGTAGTCGGTGCTAAAACTGCTTCAGCTAACTTCAATCCTGCTCAGTATGAAGATAGTATCTTGGGTGGTAAAGTCTTTAACCCTGCTCAGTATGAGAATGTAAACAGTACAGGTGGTAATGGTCAAAGTTATGCGCCATTATTAACTCAACCTGGTCAAACCCAACAAATTAACCAAGCAATCCCAACTTCATTGGGTGGTCCGGTTAATAGTACGAGTGTTTCTCCTGCTGAATATAAATGGATTCAAATTGCAAGTAAAGAGATTGGTGTGAAAGAACAATCTGGTTCTGCTCATAATCCACGTATTCTTGAATATTTTGCAACTTGTAACATGAAAGGGGTAACGGATGAACTACCTTGGTGTAGTGCATTTGCTAACTGGGTTATTACTCAAGCAGGTATGCGTGGTACCAATAGTGCTTCATCTCAATCTTGGTTAGATTGGAAAGGTGGTCAACGTTTTAATAAACCTGTTTATGGTGCACTTGTTGTATTCAGATGGAAAACAGGTGGTGGTCACGTTGGTTTCGTTGTAGGGATGAAATCAGGTAAGTTAGCCGTACTTGGTGGTAACCAAGGTAACATGGTTAAGGTATCAGGTTTCCCAACTAATGACGTGGTAGGTTATATCTTACCAACGGGTGTTCAACCTGTTTACGATATTCCTGAATATAAAGGGGATATGAATGTTTATAACAGTGGAAGTGATGCTCGTGCCGATACACGTGGTCCAAGCGTTGAGAAAGGTGGTAATAGTAGTGAGTCTGCTTTAGCGGCTGTAACAGGTCAAGGTAGTACACAACTCGCACCGGCAAATCCTGCTGCGGATGTCGCGCAACAATTAGGTAACGATACTTCTGCTCTACCAAGTATGGGAAGCAGTATTGCACCTGAGTTAAATGTATTACGTTCACAAATGGGTACGCCTGATACTACAGGTAGTGCAGTGCCATCTGTAGATAGTAACACGCCAACGGGTGATGGTACAACTCAACCAACTGGAACAGATACGTTCAATATGGCGCCTACATCAAGCGCTCCTGTGATTTCGAGTCCATCTGATAATATCGTAAGTAGTCTTAAACAAGCCTTCGTAGAGGGCTCTGTAGAGGGCAATAAACTCATGACAGATCTACTTAAACAACAAGTAGAACTTCAAGGTATCAATAACGATACGTTAGTTCAGGTGTTACAAGCGATCCAAGCCAATGGTGGTGCTGTAAGTGGTGATAGTAATATGACGCCAAGACAGCGTGAGGAAGCTGAACGTAGCCAGAACTCTCCTGCTAATCCAAAGCAGAAGATGACTGAAAACATGACAACAGGTCCTGTTCGTACTTCGGTAAAAGCTTAAGCTTATTGATTTAAAATGATGAGGCTACTTCGGTAGCCTCTTATTTTTGTTGTTCTATCGTTTTTATAAGTATATATTATTATCTTGAGATAGTAGGTGTGAATCTTGTTATCTTACAAAGGGAATCACTCATCAAATTGAAGCCGTGACATAGGGGGAGGGTTACCTAATGGTAACCCTCTTATCATTAACATCCCGTTAAGGAGTTAACTATGGTCGATTTCAGTCGAGCATTTGTACTCATAACGTTTATTCGAAATCTTGGCCCGGATCACTTCTATTCGAACTGGTTCAAGAATACCGTAGAATGCATCGATGCACTATGCAAGGATGATTTTTCGGAATTCGAATATCAACGTTGTTGGTGTGAGTACAAACTTGCCGACAATGTATTCCGCCAGCTATTCGGCTGGTAAACCATAGTACCAGTGATGAGAGTACAGTCTCACCACTGGTACATTATATTAATCGTCACTGTAAGAATCTAATAGGGGGTTTAACGTGACTACAGTTGTTTATAAAAACGGTACACTTGCTACCGATACTAAACTTGTTTTAAACCAGGAGAATCTTGATGCTTCTGGTGATATCATCAGTGGACTATTGGATAATCCAGAGACAGATGAAGTGGATCGTGGTATCCTACTCCGTTCTTTAGATTTCATTAAAGGTGGCGTGATGAATCTTCACCAAGATGGAAAATTTATTGTCCTAGATAAGGAAAAACAATTCTACCTACATGAAGATGACATCGACAATGAAGTTGTTGCTATTGCTGGTGTAGGAAATATGCTGGCTTTTGCTGATATCAAGAATTGGATTGACGGTGCTACCGAAAGCCTTAATGAATTCTGGTATCGTTATAACACCAGAATGATTCGTGATGCAGAAAATGGTACCATTACTTATGAAGAAGCATTTGGTGCTTTAGTAGAGCTCATGTTTATCACTAAGAAAGGTTGTTATACTTGGGGAATTAACAGCGGTAAAGAGAATTGTCGTGACGAGTGTTACTACCCTAACGATGATAAACTTGCTATCATCATGGGCTCAGGTGCTCAACGATTTACGGATGAAATTATCTATCGTATTTCAGTTGCAGAAGTAGCATGCAAACAAACACCAGAAGAGTTAGTGAGAATTGCCATGGAGCACGATGAACTCACGGGCGGTGAAGTAAAAACTTTCATTTATCATTAAGGAGGTAAATAATGGATAACTATGGATTAAAAATAACAGGTGCAGATGAACTAGAAACAATTTTACCAAGACGTTGCGATGTGATTAAACCACAAGCTAAACGCAGAGTTGAGCATGCTTTGCGCTTTATCGCTGACAAAATGCGTAAGAGCGTACCCAGCTATGATAATGTTATTATCGTGGAGGCAGAATTAACTAACATTTATAGAGGTACCGATATGATACCTTGTCGTCTTACTGACCCACATCTCCAATGGTATCTCAGACAGGCAGGTTATGATTTTGAGTTCGCTAACAATAATAGTGCTATCATGATTACCTGGGGTAAAATGATCTGGTAATATTAAAGAGGCTACTTCGGTAGCCTCTTATTTTATCCATTTCTTTTTTTTTTCGGACAGAAGTAGAGGCATCCGAAGATGCCTCACTTTGTAACAACTAACAAAATTTACAAAAAGGTGTTCAATGTCTCATCAATAAACTGAACGTTGTATAATGCAATTTATACATAAAATAGTTAACGGCTTCCATACGGAGAACGCACTACACCTGTCATCATACCAAAGCGACGTTTACGTACATCGATACGTTTATCGTCTTCTTCTTTACGAACAAATGAATCAACGGTTCTTGTTTCGATACCGTAACCATCCAGTTGTTTATTGATTACATTTAAACGTTGGCTGATTCGCATTCTAAGCGCTGCATGAGAGGTTTTGGAGAATTCCTCGACTAATTCATCGGCTTCTTGTTTAAGCTTCTCTATGCGCTCTAATTCAACGAAATCATCTTCACAAAGTTGTTTACCATCCTGCGTTACATTAATCATGGCACGTCTTGAGTCGATTCCGTAGAAATCGATATTCTTACCATAACGGAGTAACCAGTTAGCCAATAACCAAGCGATACACGAGTCATCGTGTCCATCCGCACTGTGGTCAACACGCCCTGAGTCATCCACTTTGAGTTGCGCTAATTGGTTCACTAAGAACTGATCACGCATCACGTGACGGGATTGTTTTGCTGCCTCATCTAATACTTTTGAATATAAGTGAGTACGGGTTTTCTCAGAGGTGTTAAAACCAAAGTACTGGCGACATTGTTCGATATCGTCTTTAGATGGCATTCTGTTACGTTGGAGTAACATGTAAAGATCCGGTTTCAGTAACTTGTTATCGATGATACGATTGAAGATACGTTTAAATGGATTGATACCCGCATGCGTGAAGGTCAACAAGATCGTATCGATAAATGTCTGCGCTGAGGATTTCTTCTCGATGATGAGTGTGACGTTCTCATACTTACTCATGAACTCTGCTAACCATTTCGCTGAGGTTAAGATTGAACCTTGACGAATAGATACAGTTGCAACAACCGATAAGTCAGTTACATTAATCAATACTAGCGCAGTACTGTCTCGACCGATCTGTTCTGAGGTATCGACACCTAGGATACACTTATGCGTTGCCATGTATTGAGGAATTTCTTCCTGATCAATATACCAACGGATTACGTAACCAGTTGAAGTCATCTCATTGTATTTTGCCATACGGATAGATTTATCCATATCCGCTAAGATTGCTTTAGGGATGATATTATCTTTACCACCTTTACCCCAGATTAAGAAGTAGTCTTTATTGATATCTTCATCTGTTGATGGTGCAGACATAATACGAGCATAAAACTCTTCATCGGAAATCCCTAACATCCGATGTGAGAACTGCATACTCACTAATGGAACAGGTAAACCAGTTTGGAAGTTAATAAAGTTTAACGCTTCTTCCCGGTTTTGTTTATCGTAAAGCCCTTCTGACCAAGGACAGCCACTGACAAATAAATCGTAGGCATACTTACCTTGTTTAGTTGATAAGTCACCAGCAGTTGTGGTGTAAAGTCTTCCGTAAAGCATACCAGCTGCTTTCGCATTATTGATCGCCGCATCCATTGCTGAAGATACAGCAGGTAACATTACCCAGTTGTATTTTACGAAAGCGATCTCATCCACGTGGAGTCGTTCGATTGTATAACCACGAGCTGCGTTGATCGCTGATTGCGGGTCATTCTGAGCAGGGATTAAGTTGAGGGTGTTCATCTCCTGAGCATAGTTGATGTAATCCTCAATATCTTTATCCTTACGTGTTTTAATCCACATGTAAGAAGGTAACATCCCACGAATTGCTTTAAGACGTTCCGTATTCTTCACCACCAAGGGTCTATCTTTAGTAATAAGTAAGCCCTGTGTCTTATATCCATACACCATCACGTTATACACGTGGAATAAGTCCGCGCCAACAGATTTACCTGTCTGACGTGGTTGGATTGCGTAGGTTGAGAAACAATTTAATAAACACCACCACATGGCGATAATTGAACGGTTTGCTTGTACTCGGATACCATCGGTACCAGTTGCAGGAAGTCTTGCCACTTCACGTAACCAATACCAAGGGTTTCGTTTACACTCAATGATAACAGCTGTACAAAGTTCAGCAGGTAATTTGGGGTCGAATGGATCGACCCCTACGAGACGTTTATCAAAAAGTGCTAGTGGGAACAAGCAGTTCTTTACCCCTTGCTTTTTCAGTAGATTACAGAATCGAATGAACGAGGTGTTCGTTGTCTGGAAATCCGCTATCGCACCAGGATAACGCAACCAGTCTTCTTGATAAAGTATCATGTTATTATTACCTTATTAGTAACGTAAGATCATCGGTGTCACTGAAAGATGTTGCGTTTCAGTTGGAGATAATTTACGTAACCATTCGATTGTTAATGTACTACCTTCCACCATTGGGAATTGAGGGTTGTTTGGAATACCCACTTCTTGGTTCCATTTCTCAATTTCAAATTCCATTGATGTCCCATCTGGTGTGGTCACACTGAAGTGTGTTGGCACTGGTGCTTTAGCTTCGACGTTCTCATCAAACAATGGTTTAGTTTGATAGTAAGTCCCTTCTAAGAAGAGATCTAATGAACGGAAGTCAAGATAACCGTTTAAGTTAATACCAATCTCATCAGCACGTTCACGACGTGACATTTTAAGTTTAGTATTCGCACCATAACCAGGGGTTTGTGATACGTGGTATTGAATCAAGTAAGGGACATCGTAGTTCAGTGGATTACCGGATAAACCGATTTGGAAGTTCTGAACATGGCGATAGCTATTTAAACCGATATTCAGTTTAGATAACTCGAGTGCCACTGAGATATGCTGCACAGTACCAAATTTCTTACCATTAAACATTTCAGTGTTTGCACCTGGTTCGATGTAATCTGTTACGTTCAATGCGATATCACGATCAAGGTTAAATAACCAGTACTCTAATTCATAGCCTGCAGCAGCGTTTGCCCAACGAGGGATAGCGACTAAGTTCACTGAGTAACTACCGTCTACCTCTAATGTACGATAACGATAGATTTCAGTGATATGGCGATCTGCACCGATAGAAGCATTCCAGGCAAGTTCATTATCAGCTAACTGATAACGTAAACCAAATGAGTTTGTTTCACCGCGTAAGGTTGAGATATAGTGATCTAAACCTAAGATAGAGAAACGTCCACCATCGATTGATAAGACACGATCACTACCATCACTGTAGTAGACTTTCGCCATGGTGAATAAACCATCACGTTGGATATTAGATGGGAATTCAACTAGACGATCATCTGATGATGAAATAAACGGACTGATTAACTCTATACCTGTTACATAAGCCGTCGCTGCATCTAAAGCACGTACGTTAGCTGCATTTGCTACGATAAACGTATTTTCACTACATGCTTTACCTGAAGCAGAATAAGTTACTGCTGTCACTACTTCACCGATTTCAAGGTGTTCAGTCGTATGACAAACGAGTGGACGTTTGATTGCATTACTGTCATCAAAACGACTACCAATTGTCACGAGTGGTACGTTCTCAGAGTAGTTATCTAAATTACTATTACGATACTGAGAAATCACTTTACCGGTTGAGGAAGTATCACGACCTTTGAATAGCTTCATATAAGCCGTATCTGTACCGTATTGGTGTAAGTTTACATCGACCATTAAAGTGTGCGGAATCACACTCTTATCGTAGAAGATACGCCAAGTCTCAGATTGATAACCTGGACCTACCCCTCTAAATTGATTAAGCTCACCTTCATCTTCTTTTGCGAAAGTTAGGTTTGCAAAAGTTGGGATAAGTGTAGACTCATCCACACTCACCACTTCTTTAAAACGGATAATACCACCACGGATATCTTCAACGATATCACCTACGTTTGGTACGTATAATCCTTTTGAATCTTGACCCATATAGATCTGATTCATATTCCATTGACGCCAGCCGCGCTTTTCATTACGGTCTATCGACGTGACGTCTGGAGTAGCTTGATTGAGTTCATTTAACTCCATCTTATCTTATCCTTTTATTCTGTTACGTTTCGACGAGTACGTGTGACCTTAAACCAACCATTCAATCTTACCTTGTTATTTAAGTAAGTTTGATTGATATGCTCAAATAAAGCGTAGATACGATGATGTACTACAGTCGGTTGAGCTTGGTCAAATGGTCTTGGGTCAACGATAGCAAAGTCTTCATCGTAACCTTTAACACATGGATCACTATTTAATAAGAACTTAAACTTACTAATCAATCGTGCAACCTTCGCTTTGTTGTGATAGTCGAACTCGATGTATTTGCGTTCGTTAGCTAACACATGCGTAATGATTGCAGACATGAAAGGTGAGTATAATTCATATTTCCCATTTACCACAACATGTTTTGGTAATTTCTCACGTTGTAGTCGGGTTGAGAGATAATTGATGATATCAATATTATTTTGTCTATCGGATTCTTGGAAACGATAGATCTGACGATATCCCGCATAACCACGTAATGCAATATAGTGGTCATCAATCGAGTATGGTGTACCGTCTGGTACTTTCACTTTTGCTTCACCATATTGATCATCGAACTTCAAGAGATGTGGGTTATAAACACCACCACCAATCGTCACACGAGAAATACGGTTCTGATGTAAGTCATAGTGGTAATCTACGGAGAGTTTACCATCGATCACATAACCGACTTCACGTGGCTTATCCGTTGATTTACCATCACGGCTAAAGCCTAATGCACGATAGGTGATATGAAGTTCATTTTGCTCCGTCATGCCTTTGAGGTATTGTTTTGAGAAGATGATCACACGAGGGAAATCCACACGGTAATCGATATTCTCAATTAACGCTCTTCCATTTAACCACACTGCAATTTTAGCAGGAGCAATATCTAAGATCTCGTTGTTCTCACCATAGACTAAAGTAAAGTCCACTACACCATCTGAAGCAGGTACTAAGATCAAATCACGACAAAGGAACTTATCATCACCAACAACATCATAACGAACGTTTGCTGGATCACCATTCGTGAATGAGAAACCATCGTCACGTTGTACGAAGTTGGTTGCAACATTGGTTACATCGCGATAACCACCTTGGTAGGTGATCACGTTATTTAAACCGAGTACTTTGGTGATACGATATAAACGATAGTTAGAGACCGCATTAGTCGTTACGTTGATCTTGTCACCAATACCAACATCTTTATATAATGAAATCTCATGGGAACCTTTACCTGAAATGGCCTCAATATAAATCGTCCCTTCATTGACTGGATAATACTTCATGGTATCAGTACTATAATACCAACCTAAAAGTAATCCGTCTCTATCGTATTCATAAATCGTACAGCTATCCATTAAACCTACCGGAATAATGAAGTAGTTTTTATTTGGATCTTTGGTGATCGACACGTTAGGGTTCGCTAACGCTAATGAGGCTTGGTCATAACCATAAGCATCTAAAACACGTTCAGCTGTAAGCTCGTGTCTAAAACAACGCATCAGATAGTTGTAATCCGATTTCTCAAGTTCACTGGCCTTCCATACATCGATATTTGATGCAGTATCCGTCATCGCATCTAAACGTTTCTCGTAATCAAGCTGATATAACTCCATGACATGATGGCGTTCAGCAATGAGATTACGATCCAATCCTGATTCATGTACCACAACTTTTAAATACCAGTTATCAATATCAATCTTCTCTTGCATTGAAGTTAACGAAGAAAGAAGATAATCAACCGGCAATGAATAAGCTTGATGAGTCACCATACGTAAACTGTCTTCACGATTACGATGATAGTAGTTACCCATTTCAAACTCAGCATGTTCGATTGCATCCGCCAACGTGGCTTCTGGATACATCTTCATGTAATTAACAATCTGAAGTCTTGGTACGTAGATTGGGAAGATCTCAATATCATCACGATAGTGGATCTTTCTTTTATCTTGTACGTGTTTTAACATCAGTAAATACTTATTACATTTATCCAAATCAGAGTGGAATGAACGTAATGATTTTACTGAATGATATTCAACATGGGTCACGGAACCATCATCTGACATTTCAACGTAGTCACCGTAGTTGTTACCCATGATTTTATTGGATGGTCTACCGTTCGTAAAAATAAGTGGGTTATGGTAATCTTTCTCATAACGATCGTTATAAGCATTGACCATATCACTTAAGTCGGTTCCTTTCTTATAAATACGACTATCCACGTAAACCCGTTTAGTGCGTTCAGTCTGGTTATTCATTTTCCAGAAATGACTACTTCTGAAATGGAAGTAAATTGGTTCTACACCAAACTTAATTCCTAGATCACCATCTTCACGGATCGCAAATAAAATCGTACCATCATCTTCTAGGAAATAGAAGACATTACAAAGTGGAACTAAAATACCCGCATCATTATAAATACGAACAAGGAAGTCAGCTTCTAAGCACCATTCTGTAATTGGTATCCATCTTTCTTTATAAAGGGATAAGTTAAACTCATCCGGATAGTTCCCACCGATCATATACATGTGGAAACGGTCGGTGTTATTTGGGAGCGATAATAAACGCTCAAACACCATGGTATCAATAATATCCCCATTGGCATCAGTAAGCTGGGCAGCCTCGATGATGTATTGCTCATCTTCATAAGGACTACACCAAACAAGCTTAGCGGCATGTTGGATAAGATATTCTTGATAATAAGGACTAATCACAGCCATGTTTTCTGTTTTCCTTATTAAATAAAATTATTCGTATACTGGACCGAAGTATTTCGCGGTATTACTACTTACGAATGTTCCTAACGCACCATTACGATCTAAACGTTTCATGATTTGACCTAATGGTAATTTTTGATAGAACTTATTCTTCGCACAAGTAAAGTTAATCGCAAGCCATGCTGGTGGATATTCAATTGCCACGGCCATGGTTTCTTTTGGGTTACCTTGAGAGATCCAACCACCTGCAAGCATGATTGTTAAATCACCCACGCTTAATTTAGAGAGACGTGGTGACCAGGCTAACTCACGAATTTTCTTCATGAATGAATCGATGTCTTTCAAATCAGAGGCATCTAACATTTCAACGATTTGCATATGCGTACCAATATCCACTTTCATCTTACGAGAAAGAATAGTTGCGATAGAAGCAAGTTCTTCTGGTTTGATATTCTGGATATCTTTTACAGTACGGGTTGCATAGAACAATTGGAATGCTGCCATTAGACGTAACGTTGATTCTGGATCTAAACCTAAACGACGTGCTACCGTTTCAGCAACTAATGCACCATAGGTATTGATTGGTAAGTCTTGCGTTAAGATTAATGAATCTGCATCTTTCATCCATTCGCCCATTGCGATCGCATAGACCATAATGAAGTTAGTACTTTCATTAGTCTTATTACGATGGATGATATCATTTTCTAATTTTATACCGGCATAAGAACGGAAGTCAACAATAATTGTTGGTTTTTGTTCTGGTAATTCGATAATGATTGGTTGGTAGAAATAAGGAAGTTCTACATCACCCGCTACACCTAAAATACGATAGGTGTCGAAATCATATTTCCCTTCTTGGTCAATCGACTTCACTTGCTTCGTGATCACCATCTCTTTTAATTTCTGCTCGAGCTTACTGATATTAGACCGACGCAGAACCATGGTCTCATAAGGACTTTTCATGTTCATCTTTTATATACTCATTTAGCTAAATGTGGTTTATAATTCATCACTCCATATTTTTGATCACCTACGTCTAGGTGTAAAAGTCTACAGAGTTCGTATCATATGTCGTAAAATCGACCCACCCTAGATCTTAAGCCATTTCATAAGCGAAAGACCGAGGGTAGACCCCTTATGTCTGGGGTATAAAACGACATAAATTTCTTAATTAAGGAGTTTATTAATAGTGGGAACTGTAGGAATTCTAGTCACCCTACTTTATTTTACTTTGATAGCTCAAGAGCAATAACGGTTATCTCCATCTAGTACTGGGTGAGATAATAAAACTAATATATTAGTAACCAATAAATAAAGAGGAGTTTCTCTATGGTTATGGCTACATTTGAGCCGCACAATAGTACCCCGCTGATTTGGTATCCGGGTACGAAGGATGAATCCATCCGTGCTGTTCCTTACGTTGCACCAGAGATCCCGATGCATTTACCTGTGGTATTTACTTATGCAAGTAAAGGTCCATTCAATGCAGTAATCAGCTCTGCTTCTTCTGCAGTCGCTTTATTCGGGGAAGAGATCTTTGATGAAAAGAGTCCTTATGGTACTTTAGCAACGCCTTTTGCTAACCTATTCAAAGAATACGGCAACCCAATGATGGTACAACGTCTTCATCCAAAAGACATGCCAGCAGAAGCACGTATTTGTTTAGCAATCGAATGGGTTAAATCACCTCAGTTCCGTAAAACAGTTCGTACTGTTTCTGGTGAACACGAAGTCGATGCAAATAACAAAATCGTATTAAGTACTGAAGAACCAATCGAAGGTATCCTTGCAAGATGGCGCGTTATCGCAATGCCATCAGATGGTAAACTTGGCACATTAGAAACTCGTACTGGTACATTACAAGTACGTGATGATGCAACCAGCCAATCTAAAATCTCTCCAATCTTTGAATTCAAAGCACAATGGAAAGGTAAATCTGGTAACAACATCGGTCTTCGTTTCAGTGCACCTAACAAACGTGGTGGCTTGACTAATGCTCAAGTAAGCACATTGTTAGATCAAAAAGCTTACCTTTACAACATCCAAGTCTTAACACGTCAAAATGAACGTGCTGATGGGGTTGTTGTTAAAACCCAAACTGGTGGTAACGCTGTTCTTTGTTCATTCAAAGAAGGTGCATTCGATATCAATGCAGGTAATGCTTCTATCGACTTCGAAGAAATTTTCTTAGATAGTTATCAAGACTTCGATACTCGTGGCGGTAAACCAGCAACTTACGGTGATATCGGTAGCTTCCATCTATATCGTGAAAACTTAGAAGAAGTTCTAGGTGAAATGTATAAAGTTGAAGCACAAACCAACAATACTGCGTTAAGCACTACTGAAGGTGTTGAAGATGGTAAACATCTTATCAACTTCTTTACTGGCCGTGACCACACCAACCGTCCTTACAATGCCATTTACGTACAACGTGAATTAGACAGCAATGATGCGATCTCTATGGACAGCGGTAAAACCTTCTGGTTAGCAGGTGGTGGCGATGGTACGATGAATAACAAGAACTTTGACGCATTAGTTAAAGAAATCTTTGATACCATGGCAACCGGTAACGAATTACACCCAACTACTTGGAGAGACCAAGGTAAATATCCATTCCGTCAAGTATACGACGTGGGTTATTCTACTGAAACTAAAGTAAGTCTTTACAAAGTACTTGGTGTACGTCAAGAAGCTAACTTAACGATGAGTACTTGTGACTTCATCAACAACCCTAACCAAGCGCCAGCTGTGGATGCAGAAGAATCAATCGGTGCAAACCTTGTTTCTAAAGCACGTAACTACGTAGAATCTGAACTATTCGGTACAGGTGCAATGCGTGCAGTAATCATCCCACAAGCAATGAAACTAATCAATAACCCACGTTATAAAAAATACGTTCCTATGACGTATGAAGTAGCACGTATGCGTGCGCAATACATGGGTCAACCTGGTGGTATGCTTGCAGGTTATGGCTATGATGCACCTCCATACAACCACGTATTGGAAGGTAAAGAAGTAACCAATGCTTATATCCCTGTTGAATCTCGTATTCGTTCTTGGGATAACGGTGTATCATACTTCATCAACAAATCTGACCGTGTAGTATTCTGCCCTGGTCTGAAAACAGTTTACAAAAACGATACCTCTATCTTAACTTCTGATATCACAATGCAAATCATCTGCGATATCGACTATATTTGTTTCCAAGTATGGGCAGAGTTAACCGGTAACAGTAAACTTACTGATGAAGATTTCATGGAGTTATCTGACACCATGATCCGTGACCGTGTACGTGGTCGTTATGATGACCGTGTTGTGGTTGTTCCACAAACTTACAAAGACACGAAAGACCAAGCTCAAGGCTACAGCTGGACATGTAAGGTAGATCTATACGGTCCAAATATGCGTACCTTGAATAAATCATTCGTGGTTGCAAAACGCATGGAGGACTTGACAAATGCCTAGTGGTACTTTACGTAATGGACGAGTTCTCATCGCAAAAGACTCAGTTCTTAAAAATAAAGTTGGTCTTGCTAACGGTGTTTCTGATGTTGTTGCACGTCTTGACGTGGATGGTCAGAATGGTCTTAGTACCGACTTCCGTGTATTGAATGCCAATACACCATACACCCGTAATAACGTTCTCTGCTTTGTATTAGAAGTTCCTTTGTTCTTCAAATACATCGGTAACGATAACGGTAAATCAATGGTTCGTGCGTTTAAAGCATTGATGGAAAACAAATCTAAGAAAATCTCTGGTTTGGATTCTTCTATTAAAGCTGAATACGTTCAAACTAACGTAGGTGCAAACGAAGTATTCGATGTATTCTCTCGTACTACCCGTGAAAAATCAGAACCAACTCATACTTGGGATGATGTAATCGGCCGTGGTATCAGTTTATTCTTCGAAACTTGGATTGTTATGGGTATGGGTGATCCAATTACTCAAATCCCTGGTGTTGTAACGACTCAAAAATACATCACTGAAACTAACAACCGTAAATCAGCTGCATTCAATGCTTACAGCTTAATGCCTGAAAACATCGCAGCGACTTGTATCTACATTGAACCAGATCCAACTTGCACCTATGCAGTCAATGCATGGTTGTGTACTAACATGATGCCAGATAACGCTGGTGATCGTGTGGGTGAAATGGATAAAACTTCAGGTCGTGAGACAGTCGAGGTAACTGTTAAATTTACTTGTATCCAAGAAATTAACAGTGGTACAAAAGTACTTGCAAACAACATCTTGCAATCTCTTGAAATCCGCGGCATGGCTTCAGTAGACCGTCGTGCATACTTAGGTGACACCTATGAAGATATCGTGAAAGCAGGCGAAATCAAAGTTTACGATGATTTAGCTTCAGCTGATAGCACTGGTATCATGCAACAAAACTACAAAATGGCTCGTACTGAGCATACCACTAAGATGAAAGCTAACTTTGCGACTGATAAAGCGCAACAAGAACGCTCTACTACCATGGGTGTAGCAGCTGGCTAAGCTTAGTGATACGTTATAGTAATATAACGGACAGAATCAGAGGCATCCCTAGGGATGCCTCTATTTTTGTTGTCTCATCGTTTAAATGAAGATCACTATATATCTTGAGATACACTTCGAATACTTTCACGGCCGTGACCTCGTTACTCGATATCAGAGAACGCAATATAACAAGCATAGGACGACGATCTTAGTTAAGACGATGAATCGTATAGGTTATAATGAAATAACGCTACACTGCGTGATTAAGACGGATTAAACACGACTATAGTATAATGTAACTATTAGACAGGAATCATTTCATCATTTTTCACTTAATTTACAAATAAAAGTTTCATTCGAAACCAGCTCTTGTCCTAGTAACCGTCTTTAGGACATTTTATCTTTTACCTTAGTAAGAATTTAAATCAAAAAAAAATGGCGACAAAAAGAAAGGGCATCATAAAGATGCCCAGGGAATTTGAATGTTAATCAAGTAGTATTGTTATTATAGGATAAGGGTGTCACCCTGGTGAGGTTGATGAATATCGCATGACCATACGGAGCGCAAAGTTCATCCTTGTAGACCGAAGAAGGTAAAAGTAGCGATACAAGATGAACAAAATAATGATGGTACATGCTCGATGATAATCACCAGGGTAGACTTAGGTTTCGTTCTGAACAGCTACTCAAGCCAGAGGACTTATGGAGATAAAGGAAACACCATGAAACATGGTACCATCGCAAGGCTGAGATACTGTAAATAGGAAAGATGCTAGCAAACCCATGTGCCGTTCAGAACGAAGAGGGTTTGGTTATAGGGAAAGACGTATTATTAATAACAAAGAGAACCGTTCTATGCTAGGATGCAGAAGATCCGCGTGCAACCGAACCAAAAAATCTTATCCCTATAACCAAAGAGGGCGATTGACAGAAAAGTCTACAACGTCTTAAGAAAACGTGAGAAACAGAGCACAAACCACTTTCGTTGTACTTACTAGGTAATCAGGCCTTTCTATTTTCAACTTCAACTTTCATAAGGAGGATTCCAATGCAGAACCCATTATAGATAGCTTAACTGAATCATTAATTTCTTATCAAGAATACCTGACTGATCTGTCAATCAAATTCATTTCATATAATCGAGCAAGGGAGTAAGAAAATACTTACTCCCAGCTGATCTTTTTTTAGAAAACTTGTGGGCGTTGATAAAGTCAATATAATCATGACCCATAGGAGTTATCACGTTTCCACATAATAGTACAAAACAAAATAAACTTTTATTTCTTAAGATTTATAATAGTTCATTGCAAGTGTACGTAGAATAATATACAACATCACTGCAGAACGTTCTAAAGAAACAAGCTTACCTTTTAGTTTTGGTTTCACCTCATAAATAAACCCATCGACTAATTTACGTACTGACAATAACGTCTTATCATTAGCTTTACCAGATAGGAGGTTTTGACGTAAGCGATGCGCGATCTGAACTAAATCATTGGTTTTTAATCCCTCTGATTGGATTAAAGCCAGACTGTAGATCATGACATCATGACGGGCATCTAAGATTTTATTTTTCCACTTCGGTGTTAATTGATTACGCACCATAAAGCTTAAGGTTTCACGGAACGTACTTTTCACTAACGTAGGCATGGAAGATTCGATTACGTATAAGAGATCTTCTTTAATGAAACTGTTCTCATCCGTAAAGATCTTATCTTGGTAATGTAAGAACTGACTTTGTTGTCTTACCAAATCACCAAGATATAATCCATCTACGCTCATACTTAGTGCTGAGGTGGAGATCACTTTCTCTTGATCATCTAATACTTGTCTAAATACCGCATTGATCTCGACGATCGATTTATTGATCTGTGATTTCACGCTGTTAAGCTTACGGACGACTAACTCATCGTCAAAGGTATCAAACACTTCTTGCTTAGCATATTTCGCATCTGCACGTTGATCGTCCCCAATCACGAATAACTCAGATTTCATCTCGATCCAGTTCTTCCAGTTACCCGCGACTTTCAAATCAAAACGACGCGTTAAACGCTCATAGACCTCGGTGCTGATCTCAGGTGAGGTTTTACCTCGACAGAAGTAATTATTCATCACAGAGGTCAAATAACGCGCGACCATGATCTCCATGATCACAAGTTTCAATCCATCACGTTCTTTTTGGTTTAAGGTTTTTGACGTATGGGCACGATGCATCAGATACACCATCCCGATACTTAAGATATTACTACTGACCTTAAAGTCTTTATTGATCGTAGGAAGTGCATAGACGAAATCGGCGACTTCATCTTCATCGATCCCTAAGATCTCATTTAACCAAACATCATCATCACTACTCATCCATTTCGGGATATATAACCCAAATGATGCGGTAGAAAAGAATCCCACATGTTCACTATTACGGCTGTAAAAACGATTACGCCATTTCGTTAAGCTCTCAAGGAGCTTACGATTGATCTCCGTCTCACAGTAATGATCGAAGATTTCTTTTAAATTACTAAAACTCATATTCTATCTCTTTAAATATAGACACATGGCATTGGAAGGGACATAAGGCAGAGATACACCTAAAGATGTATCTCCTCAAACCTTAGTTACCTACAGCTACGTAGCGGATATGCTCCCAGACGACCTCGTTGTTATGACGAAGCCGACCACCCCGCCAACCACGACTACTCTCACGGTGGTGTAAGGTAAAACCAAATCGGTCTTTACTCGCGATCTTAGGGTTTACTCGTTGACCGGATGATCCTGTATAGTTTACCGCAAAACAGTTATTCGGAAACGGGGTATGAAATAGACACTTATCCCCACCGTTAGTGGCTGTACCCCACATGATAATAACCCCATTTGGTAATACACTTCGACCATTCTCACCATCTTGGGGTTCTGTATTGGCTGGTGCCTCTGTAATCCAATAAGTCATTTCTTATCTCCCTATGGCGATATACTGCCCGCCGTTAGCATGCCAAGCATGTTTACCCCAAGCACTAAAACGAGTTCTTTCGATATGATCTACCCGGACGTTTTCAAAGTCTCCAGAAACATCTGCTTGGTTAACCAACACCATAAAACATTCATTTGGAAAAGGGGTATGGAAATCATGCCATCCACCGCCATATTCATTTGGTATACCACCCCATTGGATCATCATCCCACCCGGTAGTATACTATAACCATTTTCTGCAGTACGAGGTTCTAGATTCCCCGGTGCATTTTCTATCCAATACGTCATCTCTTACTATCCTTCTCTCTCCTATCGACCAAATGCGATAAAGGTTGCGTTATTTAACTGGTGATCATATTTTGCCTTCGCCCAAAACATATCTCGTCGTATCTCACCGATATGCGGGTTTTCATAGTCATTACTCATCGCACTTGCATGAGGTGTGACCACCACATTAAAGCACACGTTAGGAAATGGCGTAGGAAAGTTATGCCATGCGCCATCATGGTTCCCTGGTAATCTCCCCCATTGCATAATGGTCCCACCTGGTAATACCGTATAGCCATTTGTTGAAGCATTTGCTCCCATCCCATTAGGCCCTTCTGTTATCCAATACGTCATAATTCTTTTTCTCTCTATCAAAAAATTCCCGAATACGAATTTTACTCTACTTATACTCTCTTTCTCTTTATCTTAGTATAATGTTTATTCTTTATTCAGGTATTAAGGTTAATCTATCTTTCTAGTAAGTATACTCTCTTAGTATCTTACTACTCTCTTACAGTATATCTCTTTTATCTCTATATAACAACAAAAATAAGAGAGATAAGGTTATCTCATCTCTCCATTATCTCTATCTCTTTAGTGTAATGTTAAATGTAATATATTATTATATTTTTGTAGTATATGTTACTGTTCGATTTTTTCACTATATATAAGGGGCTTCGCCCCTTATATACTATAGTTTAATTTTTGGTGGAAGGATGTCGTTCATTCGTACTATACTCAATCCGTATATTACTCATTCACTCCTCTCTGTATTGGAACCCCAACCCAGATAATTTATTCCGTTTCATTCAGATTCGTATACACTCATCTTCATTACACTACATAAATTATCTACCCTTCCCCTTAAGAATTTTTATTTTATAAAAAAAATTAAATAAATTTAATTTTAGGAAAAAGGAAAGATGTTACAAAGTAACATCTTGCTTATTTCATTCCTGTCTGGTAAGAAGTATCTTACCAGGGAATGATCTTTATTTGAGTAAATCCTTTTTAATCATGTTTTAAGAAAGATTACTATGGCGGTTTATATACCGCCTAGTATACACTAAGGATTTACCAAATCAATGTTTACTATATCAAATAAATAAAATCAACAAAAACGTATCAAGTAAACGTTTTGATGATTTTATTTATTTGGATTACCTGAGAAATGTTTTATTGCTTTTTCTTAAAAGAGAAAAAGAAAACCTAAGAGAGATAATTGAGAGCCGGCGGTCGGCGAAGACGGCTGGTTGGGTTTGCGCATGCCGGTGGTGAGACCGCTCGGCTATCTGATGCTACGATGCTATATTATCTTAGTGTAGTGTATAAGCTATATGACTTGATGATGGATGTAATGATCCACTTTAAACTTCTTTTACTTTAGTACGCTTGTAGTGATATTAAACTTTCTTAACTCTGCTTAAAGCAAAACCAAGATTGAAAGTATCCAGACTCGGAGTATACCAGTATGAAGAAATCGAATGGGTGCATTTATGCAGCCTTGTTGAGTTTATTTCTCTTACCAGGAATAAGTGAAGCAAAAGCCTATCCAGACACGCACCGTCTAACGGGTGTCTCGTCTTATTACGGTGGATTCCACCATGGACGTAAAACTGCAAACGGGGATGTGTTTAATATGAATGCCATGACGGCAGCGCATAAGACATTACCCCTTGGAAGTAAAATTAAAGTCACCAATCTCAGAAATGGGAAAAGTGCTGTTTTGAAGGTCAATGACAGAGGCCCTTATAAACATGGTCGTATCCTTGATGTGAGTCAAGGTGCCGCCAAGAAACTAGACATGATCAAGACAGGGACAGCCCAAGTGCGTATCCAAGTCTTATCATCGCCTAAATCGTAAAACCGATACTTAAACCTGATATCACGTATCAAAGTAAAGTAAGCCTTAAGTAAAGGTCATTTGCGGAAATCATCAAGTCACCTTATATCAATCTGAGATACGTGGTTTGTATCTCTCGATTATGTCCGCATATTCGATACAGGGGTAAGTAATGAAGTGTTATTGTCCCTTGTTATTTTTTTTTTTGAATCGAATACTTAGTTAGAATTAAGTTAAGGAGTTTTGGATATGTCAGAGAACAAAGAAAAAGGACTCGTGTTAGTCAAGCCTCATCGTATCCGTGATACTGAGACCATCAGTCGAGTCGGTGGTTTAATGAAACGCTTTGGTCGTTTGGATTTATTAGATATCGTCAACCATGGTGAGAAAGGTACGTTGTATAAGATGAAAGCAGCGGATCGTATCTTACATGAAACGAATCCTAAGAAAGCCCAATACCAAGTGAAAGTAGAAGAAGGTCGTATCCAAGTAGATTACATCGTGATCGATCGTTTATTTAATCATTTCCGTTTATCGGCGACTCAAAGTGGATACGGTTATGAACTTCACTATGAACCTACTGAAGTGAATGTATTAGATCTTACTAGTAAAGCCACAGGCGAAGCTTTCCAAATGCGTCAAGTGGTACCAAGTAAGAATGGCTTTGATCCTGCTACCATGAAAGAAGCTGAGTTTGGTTTTACCACTTACTTCTATGATTACATGAGTAAGCTCATCTTACGTATTTTCGTGAATGAACAAAGTAAGAAAATCATCCCGCATGTTTATAGTCTCTCTTCTCATTCAGAAGAACAGCTAAACAACATCAAAGAGAAATTAAAACAATATCTCGATAATGCCGGTAACGTTCATCAAGATGGTTATTTCATTGGTGATGTCGACTTTGCGGATTTCTATAGCAACATGATGGGTTATGAGAATCAACCTTTAATCAATAAAGGTACGATTGGTGCGAAATGTGGATTCCAGATCCAGCATGAGTTGTTAAACCCACCAAGTGAAATGAAACGTGATAACAAGCCAAGTTACAATAACAACTCAGGTGGTAACTATCAGAAACCACAACAACCTCAAAAGAGTTATGGTGACTACATGAAGAACATCCAAAATACGAAAGCGTATCAGGATGCCAAATTTGATGACACCTATATCTAATCGAGTTGAATAGGTATTAATATACGGAGGATATCGAAAGATATCCTCTCTCTTTTGTCCGCTTTTCTTTTTGGTTTAAATATCATCTAGAATGCCCCTAAAAAGCTCTCTAATGCATTTTATTTATAGGTTGGTATAATTTATCATCCCTATACTAAATAATCGCTCTACGGGCTTTATATTAACGATTTTAAAATAACGACAGAAATATGAGACTACCGAAGTAGCCTCATTTGATTAGTCTTTGGTCTTGGCCTCTTCTCTGGTATCATGCATGGCGATCTTATCGAAGATACCTGCATTCCAAGAAGTATTTAATCCAGCGTTATTAACTGGTGGGTTATAATGCATAACAGTTGAATAGATATCAGCAAACTCCACATCGATCAGATAGCGTTTATCATCCCCGTCCGTCACTGAAGCAGTCGGTTGGATCAATTGATTAAGATGTCTTTCGATTTGTTGGGTTCTTTCTTGGTCATTATTGTTTAATGATAGGATACGAAGTTCAAGTTGATTGTTATCTTCTCGTTTCGTAATGGCAACTAACCACTTAGCGGTATAATCATAATAGAAACTGGTTACACCAAAAGGAAGATTGGGAATTGAGTTCATATCAAACCCATTTGTTGCGGGGGTAATCTTATTTACCACATAAGAACTTCCATCTGGTCTAAACATCTCAACCGGTGTGACATTTGGTGTATCGTAAGAGACCATGTAATTTCCATCATCATCTAGTAATACACCGAAATAACCTAAAGCACGATTATTCCAGATATAGTGACAACGTAGTGCATTATCGTTATTCGTGAAAGCTAATTTGAATGGTGGTGTGTTCTCTTCAAATCTTGCTCTTACAATCGTAGGTAACTTACGGATTAAAACATTCTTCGTATGATCATGCACATCGATTAAGTCCAGTCTACTGTAGCGTTTTAATAACTTGGTATTATTTAATACCCCTTTCCCAATCTGAACTCGTTGTGCTGCCAGTAACGTAATTGATTTAGTATTATCATAGATATTGCTCATAGTACAATTCCCTCCTATATAGATAAATATTTGCCTATGTATATCAGAAATTCCTATATAGCAGTAAGCCTTTTTATATGGATTGCTACAAGTGTATATTATCCTTATGAGAATAAAGATGTTCTCATTAAGTACTTAATTAAAACATTTTAACTTTATCTCTAATAGGAGGAGATATGGAACATAATCAAACGTTAGTGAGAAAGCGTGTTCGTATTACACACAAAGCTGACTTATCGTTACTCAGTGCATCGCTACTTAATCGCCTTGAAGCAGCATGCCGTAACTCTCGTGATCCAGTTAAGGTCTTATCGATGGGTGGTAACATCTACATCGAAGAAGGTCAAATTGTGGTTCATGTGAATGTTACACTGGAACCTAAACAACTGGGCTACAATTTCGAGTATGATGAAATTAATATCCCAATCAAAGCGGATGAGTTCATCAAATTCAAATACGTTAAAGGTACTAAGTATGATCACATCGAAATGGATGCAGCTTTGCTTGATGATCAATTAGGATTCTACATGGATAAAGAATTTAAAACCTATCCTGTAGCAAGAAAGATTAACTTTGAGTTCTATACTGGAATTACTGAAGGGTTCTAGTAGGAGGTGTCATTATGACTATTGAAATGAGCCGTAACCCAACCTATTTTCCTCAATATGCTAAACAAGCTAGTGTGTTACGCGGTATTGTTGTAGATTGGTTGAATGATAAGCTCGCATTGTTTGGTGGAAACATCAGAATCAAGAGTGTCGCTTTACCTTTCTTTGTCAATGACATGAATGTGAAATTTGTAATATCTATTGAGTTAAGTTGCCACAATGATGATGGTGATTTTGTTCTCGATAAGGTAGGCCATCAGATTACACTAGATGATAATCTCTTTATCTTCTCAAATCTACCTGATTTTGGTAAACCCATACTTAATCCATCGATCAATCTTAGCTCATTGTTTTTTACTTTAGAGTCTGAGGATGGAGTAGTTTCAGTTAAACCATCAGCAAGAAAGATCATGATCGAGATCTCGATTAAACGACAACCACTGTTTTCCACTTTGGGATATGAATGTAATCCAGGAGATAAATAATGAGCAATAAATTAAAAGATGTTAAATTAACGTTTACTGAAGTACAGCTTGCTCGTGCTGTATTTAATATTGCGAACGGACGCCATCTTGATGCTGGCATCGAATCACAGACTGATGTTATTAAGTTAGAGAAAATCCAAGAGCAGATTAAAGAGTGTAATCTTGGTCGTGATGTGGCTAATTCAGCAGTGAATTGTCTATATCTGCTAGGTTGTCGCCAATATGGCAAGAACCTGAAGTTTGATGTCTCCTATCGTTCAGACATTCGCACACTCAGCATTGAACATGTTGGATTTTATATCGATGAAGAAGAAGGTGGTGAGGACTTTAAAGTCAATTATGCTGATCCTACCACCCGTCATGTAAGAGCACCGTTAGACTGTCTTGTTACTCCAAGAAATTTGATTAACGGAAAGGTAGTATTACATGAGACCCTACAATGCGAACTTGAAAAATGGTTGTGTCATCCATTTATATTGCCGAATGGTAAAGAAGTATCAACTATTGCAAGTAAATGCATATCTATCCAGTTCATTGATGCGCAGGAGGGTGTATGACACGGCTTGATGTTAGTCTCAAGGGTAAACTAATGATGACCCTTGAGTCAGCAGGGGTAGTTAAGGAAAACCCTACCGTGAAGAAGGATCGTGAGTTTAAATCTAAACTTACTGATGATCTTATTGGAGATGTCGCAGAAAAGTATATTCCATATACTGTACAATCACATCTGAAAGAAGTGACTAAGCAAGCTTACAATATCGATCACCTCTTCAGCGTGGATTTTGATACCGATACGAATGCTATCGTTATTACGCATCATTGGCAATCTGCAGCAAAAGATGGTATTCGATTTGTTTATCTTGAAGAACGAACAGAAGCTGATCTAGAAGTGCGTAGTATCGAGCATTTCCTTAACTCCATGATAGCGAGACAATATAATCGTGAGTTTAACCAGATTGTTGACAATTGGTTGAAAAGACCGATCCAGTTACCACATGGTGGTGTTCTTTCAGTAATTGCATCACCTTACCTCACGATCAACCTCAAACCAAAGAATCCGGAGAAGTAGTATGGCGTATGATGATAACTATGATGATCCAGGTCAGAAACGGTTAGCGACCAATGCGACTGCTCTGATCTATAATCAACTCGTAAACAATATCCCAAATACTCAAGTTCTGGCCGATGGACACTACCCCAAGCTTAGATTCCTTGAAGAATCGATCAGCAAACTACTTGTTTGTCATGATATTGTTCATGGGATAAACGCTTATCTTATTGAGACAGCAAGAATGAAGTACAATGATGAATTCGTATTTCATGTTGTTCCAGATCTAGTTGAGGGTGTTATCAATATTACTCATTGTGGATTTACGGATGATGATCATGAGTTCGGTGAGTACAGAGAAATAAATTACGGATATAAAGAACCAACGAGTAAGGTTGTTACAATAAACAAATTCGATGTCCACTTTGATGTTCGTAAAGGTCAGTATTGTCTCTCTGATGATATCAGAATTGTGCTCGATAACTGGTTGTTCCACAAGATCACGTTACCAGGAAATTGGAGTGCAACAACTCTGATGTCTCGTGAGTTTAAAATCCTTATTGGTGGTGAGGAAGTAGCACGTCCATCTAAGGAGTAGTCATGGATCTCATGTTAGTATCCAGGAATGTTCCCGCACCTTCTCGTGCAGAGATCATGAGTTTCTTAAGTAAGAAGATATTAAGTCATTGTGAGAAAATCAATCATGATCATTTTCGTGATTGTTTAAAGTTTGAGTATGTTCAGTTACCAACAGGATTTACCATCCTTGCGCAAACCAAACATAAACAACTTGCTCTCGTAGATGACTTTGATTATCGGCTGGATATGAATGATGGGAAAGACTTTAAAGGTCGACCGAATGATGCTATAGCGAATATGCTTTATTATCGGTATACCCGTTTGTACGAGAACCACTGCCAGGGAAATATCCCTAAGAAGATAGTCCTTAAATTTGAATAGATTAGGAGGCTTTATATGGCTGAGAGTATTGTCATATTTCGTGATATCAAGAAATCGAAAGAGGAAATGCGTACATTCGCTGATCTGATTAAAGATTATCTTGTTCATCGTATCATTGAAGTTTATGGTTATGAAACAACCATCATAACTGAAATCAATATGAGCGAAGGTGAGATCTCCATCATGCCATATGGAGCCCACCAATCAAGAGGTTCAGATAGTTGGCCGTTCTTGACTTATATCAAACAAAACGAAGTCTACATGGCACTGAGTAACAATGTTGATATCGGTAAGCAACCAAAAGGTTTCAGAAAGGAAGGTTACGAACTGACTGAAGCTTTAAAAGCTAAACTAGATGAATGGCTTAATGTCAGTCTCCGAAATAAGATCGGAGAACACTGGCGCGCGCTACAATCTCGAACCTTAATCATCAGATAATCAAAGAGGCTACTTCGGTAGCCTCTTATTTCTGTCATTGTTTTTTTTTTTTCGACAAAACTAAGAGGCATCCGAAGATGCCTCACTATTAACCAAGCTGATGACCAGGAAGGTGGATCGTGAACCACGGCATATAAGTATCGGAAGTATTCCGACTACTTTTATTGGTGCGATCTTTCACTGTACCACCTGATTTACTATATAAATCAAGATCTTCTTTATGCAAGTTAACACAACCGAATAACCGAACGATCTTTTTGTTACGATGGACTTTCTCGTTGTCTTTTAATTCGACAAACTTACCATCCACTAAATGACCAATCTTACCCTGATGGATCCTCTTAATCACATTCGGATTAGATACTGATTTGTCTCTAAAGATACTATCACTCGTCGCTTTCATCATGATACCCATCATCATAGGCTACGAAAGGTTTAACTTTCAGTGGTACTAATTGCTCGTGGACTTTATTTGGGTCCATTCTTCCTTCCATTGTTGGATTTCCAATAAATCCATTTAATGGCTGATTGAAGTCTTGTTTGTCTTTAACATGTTTAAACGGATAGGTCATTTGTGCATGAATCTCCCTGGTATTTTGATTCCCGTCTCGGCATGATATTTATCTTTATATTGTTTCAGATGAAGATGGATCATGTGATTTGGGATCTGGTGAACTTGGGTTTCTTTCCCTACGATACGGCCATTGCAACGGGTTTGATAGCCACTAAAACGATCTGATTTATTTTCACCTATCACGTACATCGGGAGATGTGTTGCCACATGTCTTGCCATTTGACATTTAGGACTAAATAAATCATTTTGGTATAACAACCCACTATAAGGACTGATTTGTTCACGAATCCATTTATAGGTAGGATGTTTGTTTTGACGACACATTTCAAGATACTTATAACAAGTATCACGAAGGAGTTCATCTAAACGAGAAAGTTCTTCAAGACGATACGGTAGGCTAAACAGCCATTCATCACGAAGACATTTATTTTCATGTAATTTTAAGTTTATTCCTGATTCGAGATATTCAAGCGATAGTGCCACTCGTCCATCTTCGCGACAGAACTCCACTATATTAATTTCATTCATTTTTGGTTCAACCTTAATTTTAATTATAATAAATTTTTATATTGGATACATGGTATTGGGTGGGAGGGGTTTATCTCGGTTTAAAAGTGTATATTATTTCCATGGTAAAGTACAGGTAAAAGTACTTATCTCTCAATTAAATTACCCTTAATTTATCGTCTAATAGGAGGACACCATGGGTTTAATTTCAGGTTTTAAACAAGAACGTAAATCACCAGTTAAGACATTCTTAAAACTGACAGGAATAACACTATTTGTGATATGGTCGCTTTGTTTGATCTTCTCAACATTCGCATTATACGGTGCGGTGCATGAGATGGAAGAACAAAGAGACAAATTCGAAGTCTTAGTCAAAGATTACAATCATCTTGATGATAGACTTAAGCTTGTCGAGGAAAGAGTTGTCCAGATTCCCGACAGAGATGCACAAGATCATGTTAACCAACGCGTAGAAGAAAGACTTCAGGTGTTGGAACATTATCTCGTTGAACAACAAGAGAAGAAAGGAGCTCGCAATGTTCGTAAGCGATAAACCAAAGAAAAAGGATACGCAGTTTATACCGAATAAACCGTTTATCCGTGATGAGAAACTTCTGAAACTGTATCAGAACTACACTGAAGGCAAGAAGTTTACTCGTCTTAGTTTAAGTGAACCTGTCGTTTCATTTGAACCTGCCGTTACAAAAAGACTTAAACCAACCAAGTTTGCTTTAGTTCTCATTACTGATTTACGTAGCGATTTATTCGTCGATAATGTCGAACTCATTAATCGTAAAGATAAAAAGGGTACAGGTGTTGCAGGCCGACCTAGCGCAAGTTACTTATATGGTTGGGTGGCTGACGACACTTATCGATTCGCCGTAATGTTATTCGATCGTGTTTTACATGTGATTGATTTCGATATAAAGACGCTCGAAGCAAAAGATGTCACTGATACCGTGGATCTCACCGTAATCAAGTTATTCCCATTTGGTTATGATGATTTCTACTCGGTAGAGATCTCAGCCGTGTACTATGACATGGTTAGTGGCTACTTCTTTGTCTTCCATCGCCAGACATCACTGTTCGGTGCAGCAGAATATGGCACCGATGAAAATAGTAGACCAAGAGGTGAGTTCAATACAGGTATCTTAGGGTCGAATGGTTACCTCAACCAACGTACCAATAAACTTGAATTATTATCCAAAGCACTGAAGTTTTATGGTGGAATTCTAACGGAAAATGATTCACCGATTGTGAGTAATGAACTTGCGGCATTCTGGCGTAGTAGTATTGACAGTACTCGTTTATTACCTAGTGCGCCTATTGTTAACCACATCCTAGCTGGTCGTGTTAATGATGAGATCTACGAAAGTGGAAATCCAAAGCAACTCGTTTCAGAAGCGCAATGGCCAGGGTACGATTACGATGAACCACCTTTCTAAAACCTAACCGTTTCTATAGGTTATTATAAAGGTATATTATCTACTTGATGATAAGGTAGTAATCCTTTACTATCTTATCTTAAATCATGTACTTATCTCGTTCCGTTATAAGTATATATTGCAATATATAAACTTAGCTAAACAAATTTAAATAGGAGAAATCTCATGGCTAAATTAAGTAAAGTTGAACGCGTTAATCTTATCTTAGAAAAAATCAAAGGTAAAATTACTGTTGATGAAAATGGTGTCGGCACCGTAGAAAAAGGTGCGATTGCGGAAGCATTACCAGAAGGTATCACCGAAGCTTCTATCACCGCTCATGATGAAGCGAAATCTGATGTAGCTGCAGCGGTTGCGATCGAATTCGGTTCTTTAACGAAGAAAGTCTTCGATAAAAATAAAGAGTTAGAACAAGCATCACTTAAAGCAGGTATTGGTAAACACAGCCAAATCCGTGTTTTACAAAAACGTGAAGCTAAATTCAATAACTTGAAAAACCCTGATGAGAAAATCGTTCGTAAAGGTTATATCTCAACTTCATTGACCCAATATGCTTCATTGAACAACAATGACATCATGGATCATGATAAAGTGAAGAAAGTGTGGGGTGGTCTTTCAGACTAATCGGTAGCGGTTTACTCATACTCCTGGATACGGGTGGAGGTTTAATTTCATTGGCCTAACTGACTATAATACCTCGGTTGGTTAGGTTATCTCCTTTCCTCCACCCTTCTTTTAGGGATAGCACGTGTTTTCCGCTATCCCTTTTTTTTTTTTATCAAATTACTAATAAGGTATTTTAAATGACTGAACAAACAAACGAAAATGTGGCAGTAGAAGAAGTCGAAGCTCAAGCAACTAGCGATGTACAAGAAGCACTTGAAACTCAAGAAGATGTACAACCGGTAAATCCAGCTATTGAGCAACAACAACGTGATCAATATCGTGTTTTAGCTTGTGCTGAAATGGATCGTCAATTATTCGACTCCATTAAAGCATTCGAAAATGAAGAAGCGAAAAACCAATATGTTCATGACTATGCGGTAACCAGCATCTTCCGTTCTATCATCGGTTATGCAAATGGTGCAGGTATTAACTTAATGCCTGAGTTCACTATCGAAAACTTACTTAACGATGAAAACCTTGAAAAAGTATTATTACCGGCATTAGTGAAAAACGGTGTAGTAATCAGTGCAAACAGTGTACTTGGCCACCAAGCACCGGTATCATTCCGTACTGAATTAGTCGACCAAGGTGCAGCAGGTAACACTGCGAAGATCGAAGTGATCTCTAGCCACTCATTAGCATTACACGTTGTTCGCGTGATGGGTGCATTGCTTTGCCGTCAAGTATACAATGTAACTGAATACTTCCGTACTGCATCTGAGCATGTATTTGCGGTAGATGAATACGAAACATTCGATGATTTACGTGCGTTCATTGATTCATTCATGGGTGCACCAGAAAACAACCAAGTACAATAATCAGGTTTAGGTTTAATTGATCGACCTTATCTCTTGTTGTATGCACAAAGGAAAGACACTATGGCACTTCAATTTGGAAATAGTTTAATTCAAGTCTGCAAACCAATGGATAAGGCAGATCGAGAAAACTTCATCACTATAGTTGTACAACACGGTACAGAAGGCATGACATCAAATGTCTGCTATCTTTACAATATCCCATTAGATTTAGCACATGAAGAACACGCCCCATATCGATTACATTTCGGTAAAGAGTGTGAAGAAACATGGCTAAACTTCTTGGACAATATCGTGGATAATCTAGACTTAACCGTGTTAGAACACCTTCCGTTATTCACTGAACTTGAAAGAGGTCAGTAATCTGGACATAGGCGAGGGACTCATTAAGAGTCCCTCTATTTGTGTCACTATTTTTTTTTTTTAGCTAAAGTTCACTAAAGCGCCTTTCATATTTAACCAACGATTATGACGTGGTTTATCAGACATTTTCTGAATCTTCGCCCAACGCCCTTTCACGAGTTCATTGAACTGTTCATTGCTATCTGCAAACTTATCGATCCATTCTTTTACACTACCAAGATCCATACCACCATCTAAGATCGCTTTATCGCTCACGATAGAGAGTTTCTTATAGATGTAAGCTTGAGTAGCCAATAAACACAACTCAGCGAATACAGCAACGTGAGCACCTTGAATGAAGCTAAACTCTTCATCACTAGATACTTGGCATCTTAATTCAAGGTTAGAGATTGGCATGCGATCTTCCACCATGATCGTATTTTCATCGATCAAGTAAACATTGCTGGTGAAGTTCATATCCATTGGCTTGGATGCATCCATAATCTCACGAGCTGATGCAAGATGGATATCGTTACCACAAGCATTATTGGTACTACGTGTTGCTACACCTAAACCAAATTGAGAAACACTTCCACCACCTAAAAAGCCTGCACCTGTACCTACCATACCGACGTGAACAGAAATTACGTGAGTAATCGTACGACCACCTGTTAATCGTTTAGGGATATGGCAAGTCCAAGCTTGACCATTGCCCATTTCTACTTCTTCGAATTTTAAACCACTTAATGGAATAGTAATTTGTTTTGCCCCTTGGCTGTCAACATGACGACGAACACGTTCATTGATCACATTGAAATAGATTTGACTGTCGATACTCTTAGGGGTAAAGCGAGAACGACTTAATTTATATTTAGTCTTCGGAATAAAGGCGAGTTCTAAGATTTCATCCGGGATGACTGAACGAATCTCAGCAATCGCAAATTGTACTGGACTCATAATAAAAATACCTTTGTTTCTGGGATAATTAAATTCTATTACTTCCTATAAGTCTATATTATCTCATTGAAGTAATCTCACAAATCCTTCCTATCTTAGCAAAGTATATGGGAGTAGTCTGTCTGATTACTTCGTTAACGTTAACTAAACAATTTAAATTTAATTAAACTCATGAGGATTAACTATGAAAAATAAAATGGTTATTTATGGTTGTGGTGGTACAGGGATCAACGTGGTATCACCTTATATCACCACTCCATTAGAAGAGAAACCAGGCTACGCGAAAGTCGAAGCTTTCTTAATTGATACATCTGAATCTAACATCAATACCACTAAAGTGCGTAACGCATTTTATAAAATCAAATTAGAAAAAGATGCAGAAGGTTCAGGTTCTATCCGTGCAGAAAACGCACCAGAGATCATGCAACAGGTACCTAACTTTATTAGTGAAAAACACCCAGGTGATATCAACATCGTGGTCGCTTCTGCTAATGGTGGTTCTGGTTCTACTATTGCACCAGTGCTTGCGTCTGAATTAATCAAACGTGGTAAACCTGTTATCTCGATCTTATTCTTAGATGACAATAACTTAAAATCCATTGAAAATGCTTATCGTACTTTGGTGTCTTATGATAGCATGGCGAAGAAAGCCGGTGTACCATTCATCACCCTATTGATTCCAAATGTTTCTATCAAAGAAGCGAACGAAGTCGCAGAAGAATACATCAGCATGCTTGCTATGTTATTCAGCAATGAAAACCATGGTTTAGATAATGCGGACTTACGCAACTTCTTAAACTTCACGAAAGTAACCGGTGCAGCACCAGGTGTGGCATCACTGATGATCACCGATAAACTTGGTGAGAAGTACAACCGCAACCCATTATCCCTTGCGATGCTTCATACCTCACTTGATGCACAAGAAGCATCACGTGGTAAATTCGTAACAGGTTATTCATGTGATGGTATCTTCCGTTTAAATGATGGTCAAAAGATTGAGAACCGTACTGTCTTCTTCACCACTGAATATGATGAAGTATTAGAGATGATTCGTCATCTTAAAGACAGAACTGAATCTTTCCAAGCTGAGTTATCAGGTGTCGTGAACTCACGTATCAAACTTGATGCTGATGGTGGTTCAGTAGAAGAAAACGGTCTTGTTCTATAATTAGAATAAGGATATTCCAAAATGAGGGTACACCCAACGTACCCTCTTAGTTTTGTTATCAATAGGAGATATAACAAAATGGAAACTCAACATCCAATCCATCGGAGCAAACCAAGAACACTTGATAACTTTACGATCTATGCGATTCCTGGTTTTAGAGCAGGTGTCCTATACTGTGGGCATGAAACAACAGTCAGTCATCGTGAGAAACGTTTACTCACAGGCGGAAGACTTGATCTTCTTCATGTAACATGTGGACTCATTACACGTGATGAGAACGGAAATACTTCTTATACCGCTTATTGGCATCGTTTTAAGAATGTAGAAGGTGAACAAATCACTGTACACTTCCAAAATACGATCGATGAGCTATTGAAAGAAGTGCCAATGGAAAATATATTAGCACAATTCTACTTTGCATCAAGAAACAATGATGAAGAGATCTCAGAAGAGTTCATTTCAGGGAAGTTTGCGGAGTGGGGTGTTTATGAAGCACTCATTAGTCAAAGAGAAAAGACACTCAACGATCTAATAGATGCCCATAAACCTGTTAAAAACAATTAACAGACACAATCAGAGGGTACCAATTGGTACCCTCTATTTTACCCGAATTTTTATTTTTTATAAAAACCCTTTCTATCGATTTTATAAGTATATATAATTTACATGAAGGAATAGAGTAATATCTTCTTATCCTTTAGCAAAAAGAAAGAAATTTAAAATGCGTTTTGTCTTCCTCTAAAAGAGTATTACTGCAACATAAAGCGGGAGGGTTGCTGGAACAACCCTCCCAGATTTTTAATTACTCCCAAAAGGAATAAATCATGTTAAATGTAAAACGTATTTACATATTAATCAACTATATCGAGACCATGAGTCCGAATAGTTGGTACTATAACCAGTTCTCAGACGTAGTAGAATGTCTCTATTGCTTACTTAATGAGGACTTCCGGAAATACACGTATCAGTACTGTTACCATAAATACAGATTTGCTGATATAGTCATAACCAGTATAACAAAAGAGGTTTACGTATGAACACTTCAACTTTCAACTTAGTACACAAAGTAATTATCAGTGTAACTGTTTTAGCAGTAGCTTCATTAGGTTACTTCGGTGGTGCGTCAGCAGACTTACCACCATCTGCTCAACAAAAAGCAGAATACCGTGCTAACATTGTTAATACTCCAGCTGTACAAGCGGAAATCGAGTTATTAAAAGCTCGTCATTAATATGGCCAATAACACAGGCGATTTGAAATACAGTCGCCTGGATTATTGTTCATATGTTCCTTGTTAGGATCAATTGCCCATATGGGCACGAGTAAGTTACACTTCCGGGGCTGCCGAAAACCCCGTAACTTACTCTTTTTTTTTTGCTTTTTTATCGATAACTACAACCCTATATTATATACATGACAAGAAGGTTATAGACATGTGTTAAAATGTGTCTAATTAAGCCGTAGAGCGATTTTAGATAGAAAACTATAGGAGTATTCATGTTTAACGAGAAGTATGCTGTATTGACGTTTGAGACGCCATCAGTAGAAGATTTAAATTATAAGAAGGATGAGAGTGATGTCTGGTGGGATCATTCCTTTGTATGCAGCTTAGTTAAACCTATTGCAAGTTATCTTGCTTATCGTGGAATTTATTTAGGTTGTAATGTAAAGTGGTTAATCCAACAGAAACAAATCAAACCTGTAGAAGGTAACCAAGTCTTCACAAAAGTCAGAGATGAAATTTTTGATAGACTTCATCAGATGAATACGGAGCACTCAGTCGTTAACGTTATCACAATAACAGCTGATCTTAATTTCATTTACGTATTGGTGGAGTTTGTCGAATTCGATAAATAAAGAAGGTACAACATGGCAAGAAGAGCCCGTTCACTTGAGAACTTACACTATACCCCAACGAAGTATATCGTAAGGCAATCAAGACAATACCTAAGACCTGCTTATCCATTTTGCGTTTGTTTAGATGCAGATAGAATGAGTAGACTAATAGAAGATAGCCTTTTAGATAACGTGAGAATCAGTGAGTTTCATTATGATCGCGACATGTTTTTCAGAACAGAAAGATATCAATCGATCTTAACTGAACTTACTCGTGAGATAGAAAACAACTTTATCTTAGGTGCATCATCAAGCTACGACACTGAAAGACTCTATATTCAGTTATATCAATATATTGCATTAGTTGAGTACTGTAATGTAGAAGAGATCCAAGGTGATCGTGTATCTGATATTCTAGATAATGTCATGAATGAATTATCGGAGCAATTTAGTATCTATCCAGTTAATTATGAACCAACGGGATACGAGTACTTTGAGATACGCCGCCGTGGCTATGTATTAGAGGTGAGATGTATTGGTGATAAACGCATCATGATTTATCATGGTGAACTAAGAGATGAAAGAGAGGACACTAGAGATGCGACCCGCAATTATCGACGTCCGGTCGTTATATCAACACCTTGGGATGATTTACCAGAAGCTGATATCCAAAGCTGATGATTTTGAAATCAAATCCGAAAAACTCAGTGTATTAAACTTCTTTATGATTATCTATCATTATCTAGATTATCACTCAGATGATGAAGTGGTAGATGTGTTTAAAAGAAGCCAGATTAGTAATTATGATATCGCATGGGAGTTCGTGGAGAAATCCTACGATATCATCGATAACTTCTTTACTAATCAGTTAGATGATTTCCACCGAACAGATTTCCGGTTCATGATAGCAGATGATTCTGATCAGAGAGATCTCTTCATGTGGAAAGTCATGACGATTGCACAGTTTGAGTTTTACTATAAGAATAAACACTTCCCTTACGAGATGTATCGGGGTGGGTCTATCTTAAGATATTAGGAGCCAAGATGTTTGAACACGTACCAAGATGTCAACAACCTATCGGGTACCAGAATGTTAACGTCATTGATCTCACCAATGTAAAGGGTGGAGGGAATACCTATCCACCCTCCCATTATGTCGTCTATTTGGAAGATACTGAAATAAGACGACATTTTGAAGGGATCTTACATGGTGATATCCCGATGTTAACAAATACCGAAGATATAGAAGTATCAGCTGCAGTAAGAGAGGTGAGATATGGATGTATGTTACTTTTACTGAACTACTTCTTTAGATTAACCGTATTAGGTACTGAAGTAAAAGATGGAATGATGGTAGGTCATGGTAGAGATGTATTAAGTTATCTTGAAAATACACTCGATGACCTCGAAGTGGAAATGGATGAGAATACCCAAGGTATCGTCTATGAGATGACATCAGCTATGCAAAAGGATGGCTACGAGAACTGGGAATTCAACGATGAAGCTTACTATGACTTTCTCCAACAAGATGATGTTAATGATTTCTTTAATGCCCTGATGCGACGCTATATTATTGGTATAGAATGCTTAGGGATTATTAATGTCTATCAGGATGATGGAGAACATGAATGGGTAGGTATGAATTGCATCCAAGACTTCAATTACAGAAACGGATTTTTAAGATTTACGATATCCTAATAGGAGGGATAAATGAGTTACCATGTTTATTGGTTACCTGAGGTACTGACGGATTTCATCGATAAACAATTCGGTGTAACCAATGTCCCAGAAACCGAAAAGATTAATTACATCTATTGTATCTTAATGGAGCTAGTTTCTCTTGTTAATAATGATGAGAGTTATGATATCTATGAGGACATGCACTGGTTGTTCTTTAGTGGTGGAAAACACTTCGATAGCATGATTGATGATATCTCAGCCATCAGAGAGTTCATCCTAGAACACAAGCATGAATTACTGCAATCATTCGATGGGATTGCTCAGTATCTGGATATCGGAAGAATTCCACCTGATATTGAACGATTCCATCTTAATAAAAACTTCTTAGTACACCGGAGACCAGAACTATGCACGTCATCCAATTTGATGTAACAGGCTTGATGGATAAGATAAGGGAAGTACAAAGACAAAACGACAGATGGGAGTTTTCTCCCTCTGAAGTAATCTTGTACTACACCAATCCCCATCGAGTTGCCGTCCAAGGTCTTCGTGATACTTGGGAAAAACTTGAACTCCACAAACTCATCAGACAATACCTGCATCCTGTTCTTTATGAATACGATGCCCATGTAAACGATATCGTCAGAACAGAGTGGGTTGTAGAGGATTTGTTACTAAATATTTATTTAGATAAGGATTAACACATGAAAGAGCTTCATGTTAACTTTGCTGAGGATGGGGCTATCGAACGCCTCATCAAATCAGTACACGAATATAACGACATGGATACTCAAGATATTCCTGTAACGATTCCAACTGAACTTATTGAGTTGTCTGATTCAGTTTGTGAACTTCTCTTCATTGCAGATGTAAATGAACTTACAGATGAGCAACGTGAAGTTCGTATGGAATGGTTAAAATATTTTGATGACCATGAGATTGAATATAACAAAATAGAACGGATCTTCTTTACAGATGAAGGTTATTTCTATTTCACATTAAATGAAGGTGAGGAAGACTAAATGGCTTTAAGTAATCCATTTACACTTGGTAAGCGTTACAACTTTGAACTCTACCCAAATGCAGTAATGCCTACTAAAGTAACTAATGCACGTGTTACCTCTATCGTATCAGGTAACGTAGCAGAACAGCTTAACTACCAAGTTGCAACTAAACATGCTCAAATGTTTGCATCACTACCAGAGGAAACATCTGAAAAAGATTTTACCTCACAACTCTACGTGTTAGTAGAATACCCAAATGGGAATACCGATGCAATCGGGTTATCTTGGATTCGTTATCCAACCATCAAGTTACTATCCGTTTCTAACTATACAGTGGAACTACTTGATGTAACACCAGAATCAGCGGAAGCGTTATCACAAGTGCTTGCTGCAAATGGTTACCGTGTTAAACGTATCCAACAAGTGGAACGTGATCATAGTTAATTGAACTTGACTTCATCTTAATAGGAGGGATGAAACCATGCTTAAAATCTTTATTACACTAGGTGTCTTGTTAATCATTGCTTTAGTTTCAGGTGCTTATGGTTATTACCAAATGCACCAATTAACTGAAGATGAAGCAGTTGTACCAACGCATTACCTTGACCACAGTAAAGCAAGCCTACGTTTTAGTCTTGCGTTAGTTGCATTTATTCTACTAATTATTTTAGTATTATTGGGATACATGCTACTAAACTATAATTCATATAAAGGATGGATGTAAAATGGTGACATGGATTATCGCACTTGTGCTTTTATACATTATTGCAAATTCTAAACCGTTCAAGTTTTAATGGACATAAGCAGAGGGTATCAGCTGATACCCTCTTACTTTTGTTGTTATTTTTTTTTTTAGCGTCTATCCGTACCTGGTACAAAGGCAGAAACGAATTTCCCTGGTGCGCTTGCCGCAATACGTTGGATAAAGTGATCTCTATCCCAATAACTTGTCCATTGTCTTTGGTAAGCATAAAGGTTACGCTTAAAGTTATTACTGCGATAAATCATATCCGGTAATGATAATGAAGCTAATGTACTTACGTAGTCAGCCATCGCGCCTTCATTACCAATTAGGATACGTTCAGCCGCATCAAATGGATTGAGACTATCTAAGAATCCCATTGTATTGATTGGCATGTGAATAGTCGTATCTAAGTTCTCGATATCAATAGTAATATCAATCCCTAAAGGGAAACCTTCCGCAGTCCATGCTACGTTAGAAGTGGCACGTTCGACGCTGATACTACTGACGATACCGTTTTTAATTACACAACGACCTCTATCGTATACTTCACAATAGAATGGACCACCGTGTGCATTACGACCTTGACTTAATGGTAGGCCCATACCAAGGATCATCGCTAATGGAAGATATAAATCCTGTGCCACACAAAGCGGATGTTTATAAGGTGTACGAAGTTTAATCGTATAACTTGCTTTCGGTAAAGAAGCACTACTACTTCCGTAAGTTTTCGGAATATCTACCTTAGCCCCAAATAAGAAACCAGTTAACCCTTCCACTTTAAATGATTTTGCTAGACCACCAACAAAATCAGCTGCACCATTCATGACAGACTGCATGATATCACCAAACATGCTACCACCAGCCATATTAAACATGAGCTGCTTACGAGAGTCTGCCCAACCATTAATCATGCTTGCAATCTGAGATTCTTCAGAAGTATTACTAAATGATTCAGAAATACTGCGAGTACCATCAACACGTAAAGTGACCCAAGCACTACCATCATTTAATTCTTTCATGAAGAGATTTTGAACATCATCACCCGTATCGATATCACTCGTATTACTGTTGGTTTTCGTATTCGTATATAAGGCCTGCATGGAGTCAGCATCGTAGACAGATTGACCATCTTTACGGTTTTTCTCAGAGATCTCAAAACCCACCGCATTTTGTTTAGTATCTGAACTACCGAGTTTAGATTTAAAGTACTCTTGCGTATAAGCACGTAGAGAGTTCTTGTTACTTACACTTCCACTAAATCCAACTTTACCACCCCATTTACCAAGGTTCTGAATGGCTTGCATCGCTTCATCGTAGATGCTGAACGCTTTATCCGTATCGTAGTTACGAGCATCTTGTAACTTACGTGATACGTATTGGTTGATCTGCATTTGGGTACTTTGAGCGCGAGAAGCCACACGTCTTACATCGATATTAAAACCTTCTTCATTGCTACCCCATGCTTCTTGGAATACGCCTGGTAATAATTTAGAAACTTTCTGGATATAACTTAATCCATTACGAGCAGCAGGGCCTGACCCTTGTGTTCCTTTTGAGAACTTCATGTCATAAGCATCATCTGCCGTAGTCGGTAAGGTTAAACCCATAGAACCGGTAATTTCATTGAAGATGTTGGTTACTGCTGTCCAATATAAAGGCATAGCAGGACTCACGTACCAGAAACGACCACCACCTAATAAAGCAAAGAACTTAATCATGAAACCTACAGCAACCACTTGTGGTGCCATAAATCCCATTACGATCCCAGCTACTTGTCCGATCTCGTATAAGATAGAAGGTGTACGACCATGTACCGCGACAGAGTGAGAGTAATAATCAAACCAGCTACTGAAGAAACTGATCCCCGTATTAAACTTCTGCACCCCTAAACGGATGTGGATATCATGGGCATTATCTTCAATACGTTCTTGATAAGCACGTCCCATCTCACCACCAAGACCTGGGAACTGTCTATCTACTGCGATATCTGCTGTTGGTGTATAACCATATAGCGTATTAATTGGGAAGTTACCACCTAATTCAGTAGAAACGAAACTACGCCATGCTTTACGGTGTTTTGCTTCGATCACACCAGGCGCACCAGATAAACCTTTAGCTTGGTGATTCTTATCATAATCACGTTGTGCTTGACCATAATCACGGTCAGTGTTGAAGTAATGGAAACTTCGACGTACCCAGTTACGGTCTGCCTGTACCTCGATACGATGATTATCTTCTCTTATTCCTTTAACAGGATTAATATTCGCACTGACATCACCCGGATATGGATTAGTGGGGTTCTTTGTGTCCCCTTGGGCTTGTCGATAGTCAGTGACTGGATCATATTGACTCATCTTTATCTATTCCTATTCTGTTTATATAAAACTGATTAAATACAGAGCCTAAGTAAAATTGACGACATAAAGGTGTGGGGTAGAAAACTACCCCACTTATTAGCTTAAATTAAAAGAGGTGCCTAATGCCTATCATTGGATTCAAACTCATTGACAAACTCGTCGTAGATGTCGAGTGTCTTGTTAAAGTCGGGTAAATTGAACGCTATTCTAGCATTGGACATAGCATTGACTCGACCTGCTATTAAGTTTAAGCCTAATGTATAACGGTCACGCTTATGAATACCCACTAATTGACTGACTTCAATCTTCGTTGTCCGTCTGGACATGTTCATGAAGATGGTACCCCAAGGATAACTACTGGTGATATCACTATCGGCATTATGCGTAAAGACACGAGTTTCCTGATCAGGATTTTCAAATACGCATTTCAAACCTTGATGACTATCAAGATAAGTTGTATCCAACGCAACAATCCAACCATCTAACGGAGGAAGTTGTCTATCCCACTCATTAAACATCGTATCGGATGTACTACCAATTACCCCACCTCTTTCACGTAACATGTAAGTATGGAAGTTACATGCCGCTTTAGAGGGGTTAGATTGATAATCACGATAGTCACAATCACCTAGCAAATCAAAGAAAGTACTTTCAAGGTCACCTAACTTCTTATCTAACTGATCATAAATAATCGTATCGATTAAGTTATACACCGTATAATGGACAGGATATTGAGTCTGCATGAAAAAGTGTTTACGTAACCCCACGTACTTTTCAGCTTCAGGAATTTCATATTTACCAATCTTCAGATGCAGATTAGAGATATAATCAAGACTATATCTTGGTAATTGACCTTTCTGCTTACGAAGACGATAGTAAACACACATCCCATCGACCCACATGAATGAAGCAGGTGCAATCACTTCATGCCATCTTTCGATAGGCTTAAAGTTCATTTTCTTCCCGCTATCACTCACGGCAAAACGACGACCTTCTTTAAAACGATATCCTTTATATTTATCTGGGATACTTGGATCAGAGAAGAATAAAGCAGGGTCCTGACCTAAACGTTCAAGTCGTTTCGCAATTACAGCTTGGTCGAACATCATGACGTTCCAACCTGCGACGATATCAGGTTGCCATGCATGTAAACGTTTAAAGGTTTCATCAATAACTTCAAGTTCATTCTCAACGATCACTAACTCGACATCATAACCCCATTCACCTCGTACTTGAGGAATGTCTTTATCTAAGATCTCAAAGAACTTCTCATCACCATTGACATTATTCTTAAATAGGAAGTCACGTCTAACGATTGTGACTGCTTTACCATTTAAAGCAATAGAACACATTAAGATCTCATCTTCTTCCCCGTCGACCACATTGGTCTCGATATCCAGTTTGCATACTTCCATGCGACCGGCTTTATAACCACCGTATTTATGGCTGTATGCTTCTTTTAAGATATAAGTTGGACTTAAGTCCGTACCAAATACGTAAGGGTCACGGTTGACCATACGAATTTGTAGCTTAGGGTCAGGGTTAAATTTACCTAAAGCTTTTTGAACGGCAAAGCTTAAATTGTGGTGAGGTGAACGAAACATATCCACTTCATCGAAGTAAGCCCATTCACGTTTGTCCTTAAACTTACGAAATCTTGGTTTCGTAATCCAAAATGGTCGAGGGTAGTTCTCAATCATATTAAGACGTTTATGAAGTTTCCCTTCCTCATCTAACCATTTCTCTTTGACCACACAAAGGTCACCATGATCATAACGATAACGACCCGCATTAATATTACGGTTGACCGTGTGGTAAGTTACAAACGCAGCTTGCTTTTTCTGTATAGCCGGTACCACAGTAGTTAAATCTTGACTCATAATAAGACCCCTCCTATCGAGTCTATTATATAAATAAGGTATTACTTGATCTTCGGAAGTAATTCAACTAATTGATTGAAACGGAGCTGTAAACGATTTCCGAATTTACTTGAGACCGTACTAAAGAGTTTTCTGTTATTAATTAAGAATAACCCACGAGAAACATGTTGGATTTCATTTCGATTCCAACGTTGCATTTGTTTCTCATTGACTAAATTCAACCAGACTTCATACAAAGGAAGTACACTATAACAACAGATCAATTCAGTTCGTTGGTCAAGTCGTATATCAAGTTCTTTAAAAAAGTTTCCATAGCTATTACCTGCGATTGTCGGTAAATTGGAAACGATTTTATCAAAGTCAAGACCACCGTATTTCTTCATGTACATGATACTATTTAAGATACTGTTATCCACGTTCATATACGTATTAATATAAGCATGACGCTTATTGATAGGACGACTACTACCAAGTGGTGTACCCATGAAGTAACATCTTACTCGATTTAAGTAAGCCACTTGCATTTGGCTATCGATAGCGTTCGCCAAAGCAAAGCGCGTTAAGAAGACGGTTCTTGGATACTCGTAAGTATTTCCTTCACCATCCGTATCTTTACTGTAACGACTCTTTCTCCAATAACGATACTGCATATAAAGAAGTGCCATATCAATCTCAATGATATTAATCCCATCTTTATCACAAGGTACACGAGGTTCATTACCATAATCCTTACCCATGATCCAATAATCCATATCCGTATAGACATGGTAACGAACACGGATAGGCTCCCAGCTCATCCAGTAGTTCTTATCCTCATGCATAGTTTGCTCAAGAATCAATTTCTGCGTATCTTCAAATTGACTACTGATAACACACTCAGGGGTATTAGGATCTAAGAAGAACCAAGGTTTATCAAGTAGTCTTCCTTTATCCGTACCACCAAAGAAACCTAAAGCACCCGCAAGACTACTTACCTGTTCACGTAATAATAAGAAAGCACGGTAATCATCATCCGTAACTGCATTTAAGTTATTCAATATCTTAATTAAAGGATGACCACCAGGTAGCTCCCAGTTATCATGCATCCAATCTTCTATCACACGAGTCATCACTCGCATGTGTCTATATCTCACTTCACTCTCAAACTTATTCTTAAATATCCTGCCACTATCTTTATAGTTGTCAATTGGGTATAAGAAGTTCATATTTAAATCCTTACTGATAATTCTGTATAGTATGTTTTATGGTGCTACTTTTCAAAATAGCCACCTGGTATATCATGGGTATCCCTGTGATGTACCTTTTAGATCTGTCCGAATATCGATATTTTATCGATTTTTACACAGGTTATCGCTCAAATGAGCATTACTAAATCTTTATTAGCCTGTATCTGGATGTGTATTCGTATAAATACCCGTTCTATTGATATTTATAAGGATAAATTATTATAGTGAAGAGAAGGTTGTATTTCGTCTCTTCAAAATAATAAGCATCGAATACGAAGCTTAAAGATCTTTAAACTTTATTAACCCATCATCTACAATAGGAGTATAAAATGGGAAATCAATTCGCAAACCAAGAAGCTGCAACACAAGCAGCACCAAAAGTTGAAACTGCATCAACAGCATCTGTAGTACGTGGCGCACAAAAAGCACCAGTTCGTACTGATGGTCGTGTAGCAACTTTAGCTAACCCGAACGCATTGTTACGTCGTTCAGTTTCTCGTAACCCAGTGAGCGGTGCAATCAGCACAGCTATCGCTGCTATCGAAAACGTAGCAGACATCGCTGGTGAAGGCTTCAAACGTCTTCTTAAAGAAAACAAACTTCAATTCTTTCCATTTGATGGTGAAGTTGAAGATGCAGATATCTCCGCATTAATCGTTGCTCGTCGTGAAGAAGACACCGTAGCAGCAGTAGCCGTTACCTTACGTGGTACAGCAACTGACTTAGGTGAAATCTACATTGATGATAAACGCCTTGAAGCAGATCGTAATGCGACTCCAATCCGTATTCCACGTGTACCAACTGATGTATTTGCTGAATCAGTTGAAATGCGTAACCGTATTTTAGATATGGTTGAAGAAGCATTCAAAGAACCGCAAAAAGAAATCGATGTTGAATTAGCTGGTCAAATTATCACTGCACCAGGTATGGACATCGGTGATATCGATGAAGTTCGTCGTATCGTTTACCGTGCTGTAGAAGCATGTGAGTCTTTATTGGTAGACTTAGGTGTAATCGATTCTGAAGAATTTAACTTCAACGCTGTACCTGCTGATGGTAAATTGGCTGTACGTACTAAATTCGGTGCGATCGATTCAGTTGACTACTTAGGTAATACCTTCCGTGGTGATGTGACTATCGAAACTGTAGTGCGTCAAAACGTGGATAAGAACGGTCGTAAATCTACCCGTATTTCTCCGCAAACTGTAGCACGTGGTTTCATTGATGCATTATACGTAGGTCAAGACATTGAAAACACCCGTTCTCAAGTTTGGACTGAAGATAATACTCAAACCTTCCAACCAGTATTCGTGATTACTGACTTAGATACTTGCGTTAACGCAGTAACTTTAACTCAGTTAATGTTCGCGATTGGTTCTGCAGGTTACTTATCTGACTCTAACCGTTGGATCGCGGCTTTAAACCCAATCTACGCTAACGAACTTAAAGAACGTTTCGTAGGTGCATTAGGTCGTGAAGTACCAATGTTAGATACCCCGATTCGTCGTGGTGAACCAGAAACCATGGGTGTATTATCTAACGATGCATCATTCGATTATATCGAATTCTGCCGTACTGCATTCTACTTAGACCGTTTAGTAATCGCATTAGATATCGAAGAAGGTGGTCAATTATCACCAGTTCAAAATATCATCTTAGATGCAGCTAAAGGTGTACGTGAATCAGAAGCAGCAGTGGTTGCTTCTTTAGACTTCTTATTTGGTGGCAACACCTTCTCAAGCATTTGGGAAGATGCAGGTAAACCAGCATTAGTAACTACTGACTATACTCGTATCCCACTTGGCTACTACATTGATGGTCAAGGCCGTAAACGTGATGTTCGTAACATCGACATGATCAACTTAATGAACACTGTAGATGACGTTCAAACTATCGGTAAATTAACTGATGCTTACTACAACCAACAAATCGATGAACAACGTCGTATCTCTGATGCGATCGAAGTATTAAATACCATGAACTCTACATTCGAGTTAACTGGTTATGCTCAACGTGTATTCGCTACACCTGAGTTCTTCGATTTATTCCGTGAAGCTGCTGAGTCTGCACATGTTTCTATCGGTCCTGATGCTGCATTTGACATCAACCGTGAATCTCGTGGCAACCGTGCATACTTATCACGTGGTGTGGGTTCTGCTGGTGGTTTATTCCAACGCCGTGCAGCTTACTCACGTCAAGCTTCTACCCGCTCACAAGGCTGGGGTGGTTGGGGTGGCCGTAGCCGCTAATCACTTACATTCGTAAGTAAACAACTGTATCGGGGATGTCTTCGGACATCCCCGTTCTTTTGTCCTTTTATTTTAAAAATTAAAAGGATGTTCTCTCATCAGAAACTAACTAAAGGAGTAAGTTTAAATGGGTGTAAATGCAATACTCCCCGATCTTAACCGAGATCTGGAACACTTAGGTGGTGAAGTCGTCTACCTAAATGACCTCGATCCGATCAAAGATCATGAACTCATCAAACGCTTAACTATCAGTATCTTTGATGGTGCAAGCTTTAGTCTTATCCCATCTTGTAGTTGTGGGATGACATCACTTGCTTCTAACCCTGAGCTGGAAATTGGTGACAGATGTCCGTATTGCCACACGGAAATCAACCTCCAATCTTCTCAAGAGCTCAAACCCATCGTGTGGATTCGGGCACCAGATGAAGGTGGTAAACTCCTCTCAATTTATTTCCTGGATATCCTGATGGATGCCTTCAAAGCAGGCACCACTCGATCAGGTAACACAGGTCACCTTATCCGATACTTATTAGACCCGTATTATAATGACTATACGGATCATACAGGTATCGCATATCTTGAACAAAATAAAATCGAACGTGGTCTTACCTTCTTTACTGAACACCTTGACCTTGTCATGTCAGTGATCCTAAACCCAAGTGTTTTCAGAATCAGTGAATCTAAATGTGCTCAACTTCATGAGTTCTATGAGACCTATCATGATGTTTGTACTCCTTATGCAGTACCCCTACTTCATAAGTCATTTAACATCATCGAACGTGCTCAACTCGGAAGTTACGTAGACTTTAAAGCTTTCAACCCTTACATGAACGTGATTAATACGATCACTACCATGAATAATCTCGGACGTCGTTTAACCAAACAACGTAAAGAGTCTATCATGGCGAATGTACTAATTGAACTTAAAGACTACATCAGCGCTAAATTTGCTTCTGATTATAATAAGAAAACAGGGGAATTCCGTAAACATGTCTATGGTTCTCGTATCCCTTGGACATCACGTATGGTGGTCACCTCCATCCATGGTGTACACGATGCAGAAGAAATGCATTATTCCTGGCCTGCAGCCATCCCACTCTTTGAAGTCCATTTAACTAACCTCTTCATGAAGAAAGGGTTAAAACCAAATGAGATCAAAAGACGGATACTTCATGCCGTAAACAACTACGATCCAGAAATCCATGAGATGATCAATTATATTATTGAATCCTCACCTCATCGTACTCGTCTATCGGGTAAACCTGGATTTATGGAGATCGAAAACCGAAACCCTTCATTGCGTATGGGTTCAATGAAATCCCTTTTAATAACCAAAGTAAAAACTGATCCTACCGATATCACAACAGCTATTAGTGTTTTGATATTAGGGTCAAGCAATACAGATTTCGATGGTGTCGTTCATTGTATTGGACGTTTAAACGCTCAACGATGACATTGCCTATGGTATGTGATAACATGCCATGAAACCCCGTTAACTGCGGAGATAACCGAAAACAGGTATATACCAAGCTATCTTAGCAATAAGGTAGTGGCAAGGAGTAATGTCCAAGGTAAGGTAATAAGTATACTTGTAGGTCAATCCGCAAGCACTCATCTCCATGAGTTAGAGAGATGAAGCTTCAACGAGCATCGAAAGCTATACCCAGGCTGTAGCATTAGGTCTAGTCGAGCCTATTAACTGGTGAAAGTAAGCTTGGTTGAGATACCAAGTGAGGCAAGTAGAGTATGGTTACCATGTTCCCAGAAAATGGGGGTGCCTACCTGTAATGGTAGGAGAAGATGTGCTCTGAAAAAACATGGACTATGTATCACACCAATGTTAATTTCTTTTTAATAAACTTATCAGAGGTGTAAAATGAACTTTTATAATTCTTATTCTGACAAATTACGTGTTTCAAATGGTGTATTAGGTATCGATAAAGAGCCTATTGAGGTGGAGAAGGGCTGGTATTTAATACCAGGTTATTCCAGATATCTGATTAGTAAAGACTATAAACTAAAAGATACGTTCACTGGCAATATCATACTACCGAGTATGCGCATGAATGACTATCCAACGGTTTATATCGCTTCAGATACTGACCGGATGAAAAACAAGAAAGTGGATTTCCATCGTTTAGTTGCCCTAGCGTTCCTTCCTGTACCTAAGACTGATTACAGTGAACGTATCGAAGTTGATCATGTTGATGGAACAAGAACTAACTATAAGCTAGAGAATCTTGAGTGGGTTACTAAGACGGAAAACTATAAGCGTGGTAGAGTCGCTAGCAAAGCAAACAGCGTAGGTTTAATATACCGAGTTGTTAATAGATTTAATGGTACTGATTGCCTTCGTGCCAATCTTGACGAGGTGAGTAAGCTTGTTAGTGTTCAGCCGAGTCTAATGGTACCTCAGATTGAGAGATCTGGTCGATACAGTAATGCAAGTGGTTGGACTGTTGTTGAGATTGATATGGAGCGAAACAGTGGTTATCGCAATCCTATCTACGTATGGGATTATACTGACGGTAGTAGATTCATTTGTAAGTCGTTCACTGACGCAATTGATTTAACTGGTGTAAGTAAATCTGGGATAGAGGATTCATTAAAGAGCTCTTTATTACCAGAGTGCCAATATATCAAAGGTTATAAATTCTTCCGGGTTGGAAACACGCCAAGCGAAATGAAAAAGATGTCATTGGGCGAGGCATTGTTCTGGCAATACGTTAGAATATATCAAACTAATTCTGCGATTAACACACCAGGGTATCTAGTTCACAATACCGTATCAAATAAAGTATATCCGGCTTTATCGTTCAGTGATATTGCATCTCGTCTTGGTTTAAGTAACTTAGATATTAAATCAGTGAGAAGAATGTTTGAGAACGGTAAGGACTACAAGGGTATTAAGGTGTATCCGATTTACAAGAAAATCGGCAATGGACTCAGCCCAGACGTAACGGAAGAATATACTGAGTTCATGAAAAATTTTAACGGCGAGATGGTATTGTCAGACCAATCGTTCGAATAGGTGCATAGTGAAAATCCCAGCTTGTAAAAGGATGAGACCAACAAGCTGGGTGTATTAGATGGATTCCAAGCTGCATCAGCGGTGCACTTGCATCCAGCTACTACAGTGTTGTCCCATGCAACCCCAGATAAGTTATCAGGTGATGTGGCATTACCTAAACAAGTTTGGGGTATGCTGGGATGTTGGTTAGAAGAAGGGATGGAATGGAACGAAATCATTGGAGGTGAAATTCGTGGCTAGTGTCTATTATGGTAACGACAACGTTGCATCTGGTTTAATCTACACGCCGATGTCAGAAGGCTTAAGTCGATTTATCAGCTCTGCTAACGAACGTGCACTAGAAAGACTCGGTGATATCGGAAGACGATTTGCAGATCGTGCTGCAGATTTATATCGTCGTTCTGGTTTTGATACCTTGATCGATCTACGTGACCACGTAGACCGTATGCGAAAACGTGCAGTAAAAGACTACGATGACATCCGTGTGATTGGGTCTTTAGAGGATATCGTAGAAGCGACACCGAAAATGCGTCGTTGGATGATGGCAAATCCAGTGATCCGTAAAGGTGTGCGTGAGAAAACGTTATCTGGCTGGGATAATGAAGTCGAAGATGACTTACAGTTTAGCCCAGATGAACATCCTGACTATAAATATATTGTTAATGGTGAAATTGTGAATGACCAATTTGTGGAGTTCATTGATTCCTTCGTTGACGAGATACGTGATACTGAGAAGTTAACCGATGGTGAACGTTTCGATATCCGTTTAGGTTGGGAGTTCGCTGACCACGCAATCGCAAATAAGTATGACCCAACTTCAAAATGGGGCGCAATGCTTGAGTAACATCAAGTGATTTCATGAAATCATTTAAATAATAAAGAGGGCACTTGTGATGGGTGTCCTCTTTTTCATCACAATTATTTTTTTTTTAGAAGGTTTCTATGGCAAGAGAAACAACCTATACGACGCCATATCCAAATCTTGATGCTTGGACGATCACACTAGAGTCTAAGGTAAGCAGCATGCTACTGGATTACTTTACGACGAATTATGATCAGTCTACGGTATTTACAGGTAAGATCATCAGCTTCCTGTATACGGTCTCTGAGTACAACCATAATCCGGTAGGTTGTGCAGATGCAGTCCGTGCTGATTTGGCAACCTTATGCGGTCGATACTTCCAAGACAGTGAAGTCATGGTCGATTATATCGATGACCCATCAGGCAATGGTAAATATGACCTGGATATCCGTATCGAGGTAAAAGATAAAGATAGTGGACGTGCTAACTTCAATCGTATCATCAAGATTGAAGGAACCCGCCTTGCTAGAATGTTAAAATACAATAACGAAGGAGTGCTAATCGATGAGTGGAAATCAATCGCCTGATGAAATGACACCAGATCAATTACGTGAACTCGCCAATAGTGAGATCAGCGATGGTGAACGCGAAGCCCTAGAAGCGCTTCGTATGGTAAATGAAAGTTTACTTATTCAAGCTAAACGTATCACAGTAAGTGAGTTTAGACATCGTTTCTACCCTGGTTTAATCAGTGAGAACAAAGACCACAGTGAGTACAACTACAAGAAGATGTCTGAATGGGTAGGTGGAGAACAAAACGGATTTTTAATCGTGGATGATTTAGATCTCGATAAAATCCTCTTTAATGTTCCATCGCTTACAGTCAGCTTCAAACATGAGTATATTACTGATGTGGAAGAGAAGTATGAATTTGGCTTTACTCACCAGTATCGTCGATTCATGGAATCCCAACAAGCACGCATTCCAATCAACCGCCAACGCTTTACTAACAGCATGGTGCAGAATGCTTTAAATATCCTTGATTTAACGGATTCTAAAGGACTTTATATCCTCGCTTGGTATGAGATCATGGATTTCTTTGGACCACTTCCTATGGAAGATGAGCGCGTGTATCGTAACTTCCGTACGTTGACTGAACAAAACCATGGGTTCTATCAATTCTGGGTACAGGATAAATCGATCCGTGATTACCTAGGTCGTACGGATGACTTCTACACGAAAGTCGAAGATCCTGTTGAATCTGATGTACAACAAGAATCCCAAGAAACTGAAACTCAACACGATGATTACGAGTCTACGGATGATTGGGAGTAGTGTTCCATTTTAACTAAATAGAGAAGATTATGCGGTTCCCTTTAAGATTAGTCAGTCTCCACGATATCCATCTTTTTCATGATAAGACCTCCACGGAAAAGATTATTGATAGATTGGAGAATCAAATATTTAACCCTGATTATCTTAAAGGGGTTAATCTTATCTTGTATGCGGGTGATTTATTAGACCAGGTCTTATTAAACAGTGATGAACGTGTAGGTTATGCTAATATGCATTATCATCGTGTTTTAAGTTTAGCGAGACAGTTTGGTATCTCCATCCGCTTACTCCATGGCACCCCATCCCACGATGGTAGCCAAGGAAAACAATTTGAAACGATAGCGAAAACTTTATATCCTGATGTGGATTTTAAATATATTACGGATATGGAAATTGAGTATATCGAGAAGTATGATCTTAGTATCATGTACGTACCTGACGAATGGGCTGAACGTGACGTGATGTATCTGACTGCACGTAAATTACTCCGTGAGCATAATCTCGACCAAGTAGATATCATCTTAGGTCATAACCAATTCGGTTATCAGTTTAATGAAAGTATCCGTGATAAGATCTCTCATTTAAAAGAAGATGATTGGGATGAGATGGTGAGATATAACGCATTCTTTGGTCATGTTCATAAGAGAAGTACGTATAAGAAGATTGAAGTCGCGGGAAGTTTTGATAGACTAGCACATGGCGAGGAAGAGCCGAAAGGTTTCTTAGATGTCACTTATTACGGCGAAGATAATCGTGTTGTGAAGTTTATTGAAAATAAAGATGCAGAAGTTTATACTTCAATCACTTTAACGAAGAAATTCGATAGTAAAGATATCGAGTCTTATCGTGAATTAGATAAACAAGTCGAAGCCATCAACCGAGATAGTGGAAATATCCGTTTTATCTATACTGATAAAGAAATCGATATGAAAGCATTATTGGCTTATTTCAGAACCAAGTATAATCAGTACCGATTCACTGAGAAATACGTTTCAAAAGAAAGTCAGTATACACCTGTCCTTGAGGTGACTCAGGGATATGAACAAGAATACGTTGCATTAACCCGAGAGAATATCTTATCTTTAATCCTTAATGAAGTCAAAGATGATTCCATTAAAACGGAAATAGAGAAACTCTCGTTGCATTATATTAACCAATGTTAAATTAAAGGAAATCAGCCATGTTTGATGAACTTCTGGAGAAGTGGTTTGGGATTAAGCGTGAAACCTCAAAGACTTCTCAAGACCTGTTATATGGTCGAGTACTTGGCGAAGTACTACCCGTATCGATCGGGACATCACTCATCGCTGATGGTCCAGCGGCAAATCCATCCATGTGGAACGATGTCCTCTTTGTTAATCTATTAACACTATCACGTAACGTTATCCAATCGATCCCAGCTGCTGAACAGCATAATCTTAAGGCTGATGACGTGGTAGAAGTAATACTCGCTGAGATGGATGTACTAATCCAAGCCGTTCCTCAGTTGAATCCTAATACAGTCGCTGAGTTTTATCTTCCTGATTATAAGAAGATTTATTTGGATTTCCCAATGGCGAAACCTCGTGAGTTTAATACGAAGAATAAGATCTTCGTGCAGACCATGATGTTAACTGTAAGAGATAAACTTGAAGATCTCTTAGATAAAACCAATAAAGAAAGACAAGCACAAGGTAGACCACTTCTTCCTGTTCGTATTATACGTGGATGGGAATTAGAAAAGGATAACCGAAGTGTTTCTTTATTAACCTCGTTCCCAACGGATTTACTCTCTCAATACAGATTCCCTAAGATGAATCTCGTTGAATCCCATACAGGTGCAGTAAAACTAAGACGGAGTTGGAATACCAAACTGAATTACCATAAGAAAGAAGATATTGAAAATATGCCGTTCAATAAATTTACCCTGCAAGTCTTCGGGGATAATGTCTTCTTTATTCAGCAAAACTTAACTGTAAAACGTTTAGTGGTAAAAATGAGTCAGGATAACCATTGGACTGTGATGACAACAGATTCCACGATTCGTAATAGTATCCGTAAACTCAAACACAAAGCAGACCAAGATGCCTTATTGCAATTTTTCTAAATGCTAGTCTATTTTGTGTATCAAGACAAAATCAATTTTATTTATTTTTAACAGACAGAATTAACTTAATAGTAAGGAGTTCCCTATGTCCGGATATGGTCAAGGTGGCGGTCGTTTCCAAGCCCCACAACGTGAAAAGAATGCTGCAGATGCTCGTGAATTAACCCTATATGGTATTGCTGCACAACCAGGTGGTAAACCCGCTACTATGGTATTTTCAACGTTTAACAACTCACCTCGTTTTCGTGTTTACCGTACTGACGGTAAAATGCTTGAGTTTAAATTAGACCAAGTATCACTAAACGAAGTGTTAACTACTTTAGAAGACATTGCTCGTCGTAACCAACCAGAACAAGTGCGTTGGAACCTTGATGGTTTCGTGGCACAAGGTAAGAAAGGTATCATCGGTACTTTGATTGCGGGTCGTGGTGAAGATGGTTTAGTCTACATCGGTGCAACTGGTTTTGGTTGGGATAAACCCGAACGCTTCAATTTCCGTCCTTATTTCCGTTTTAAACGAGTGGACGCCCAAGGTAATGAAATCCCTGCACAAGATGTTTCAGCGCTTCTAGCACGCTCTTGGGCGCGTTTAGTGCGTGATATCTCACTAAGTGTTTATATCAATGAATATAAACACCCAGAACCAAAACAACGTCCACAGCAAGGTGGTAACGGTGGTTATAACAACAACAATGGTGGTGGTTATAACAATGGTGGTAATGGTGGATATCAAAGTCAAGGTGGTTACAACCAACAACCATCTCAACCATCATCTCCAGCTCCAGCGGCTGATGCAGGGTTTAATGACGACAACTGGATCTAATCCAAACATACTCGAGAGGCATCCTTGTGATGCCTCGATATATGTCCGTATCAATTATTATATTCCTATATTATCTTATTGTACTGAGATATGAAAGTATCTTTGTACTTTATTTCGAAATAAAACAACTAACAAGTATTAACAATAGGAGTTAATAATGGAATTCCTTTTACGTCCGTCAGTTAACGGAAAAATCAAGTCGGTCACCATGGCGCATAATGGTGAAGAGCTCGATTGGATCATAGAGCTATACCGTAAATTCAAAGCTGATCACTTTGTCTTTGGGGATATTAACCGACTTCTTGCTGAACTCCCCAAAGAAAAGCAAGATATCCTCTGGAATGCGTATAAACAAATCCATGAGGATTTTATCAACATCCACAACCCAGATAGATTAATGAATCGTATCCGTGATAACCTTAAAGTGATCTCAGATACTTTTCCTTATCGTACGGTATTAAAAGATGTTGTTGCAAAAGATACCATTTGGACTCCACCTGAACGTGAAGATACCAGAATGCCATTATCTCGTATCGCTCAGAATACGGATCAAGCGGAAAAGAATCAAAAGTCATTATCACTCACTTATGATAAACACGACTATCATGGTTTAAATAGCTTGATTATTTATTCTAAGTTATACATGCCAGTATTGGCGCATTATTATACATTAATTGGTGATGATGTTTTAGATTTCTTCCGTTGTATGAAAACGGTTTCATTATTAGATAAAACAGAATTCATTCATGAGCAAGGTTATCAAAGACTTCGTGAATTTATCGTGAGATTCTGGTCAGGTAAAAGTGATTATGAATTAGCCCCACCTATTTTAGTACATGGCCTTGCAAAAGATGGTGCAGTAGATTGGATTATGGCAGATGTGTTCATGAAGAAACTCTTACCAATTGGGGTATCGCACAAATACGAGAACCTTGAACCATCTCAACGCCCATCTCTGATTTCATCTTTGTTCTATTACGTACAAGGTGATGCAGAGTTCTTAACCAAAGGACGCGATGGACGTGGTGGTAGCAGTGAATTCTTCATGAATAAAGATGCACCAGGTAAAACGGATGAAGGGGAAGAGAATCAAGCTTCCACATTAGAGCGCTATAAGATTGCAGGTGAGATGTCAGAGATGAATCTGGTGATCAATAACCACTTCTTATCTGATGTCGCTAATATCATCCCGCATCTTGATCCGACCTTATCCATTGAACAGGTAGAAGCAATCGAATATGATAAAGACTATCACAAGTCTTATCATCCATTCCGTGCGACACTCATGAAATGGTTAATGGCATCTGCGGTATCACCGAAGTATATTGAATATCTTTCATCTGTTAAGCATGGACCAGGTGTTCAAGTACAACAAGGTGTTCAATATCGAAATTGTTTCCGTGTTTGTATGGCATTATTAAAACACTGGGGTTTTGATGAACTTGCCCGTATCTTTGATGGCAAGTTATTGCGCGACATCCAACCAGAACCAATCTTCGATACCACTGATGTCACAGCAGATCAATTAAAACAGATCTCTGAATTCTATCCGCACACGATCACCAGCAACCGTGTTAAAGGTGAATCAAGACGCAGTAGTAGTTATCCGATTCTAGCTTGTATTAAGATGGAAGACGATGTACGTGGTGCGTGGTTTGAAGGGGTGAATTATGAAGGGCGTTGGTGTAACCGTTATCATGTAAAATATATCTTAGTTGAGTTATTGATTTACATGAATAAACATCAGCTCATCAACCCATAATGGTTCTAATATAATCTACGAGGTTATATTATCTTAATGGGATAACAATCCGCTAAAGAAAGTTGTCCCATTATCTAGAAAACTAAGCTTAGTATTTTTAACGACAAGTTATATTTCAATAGGAGTAGTATAAAATGTCAATTATCGATTTAACATCTGATGTGACTTCTTCCAGACGTGGTGGAAACGCATCACAACAATCTGACATCTATCACACGAATCGTGAGATCGATGACTTCGTAAGCCGTGGTCAAAACTTTCAGTTTAATCGTGGCATGTTCTTGACGAGAGCGATCTTTGTTGCAACAGGTTCTTATCATGAACAAGTACGTCGTTCATTCACCGCGAACGTAGGTGGTAGTGCAGTAAACGATTTAACCAAAATCGTCCAGCAAGATGAACAAGCTGATATCATCTCAATGAGTAATGTCGCTAACCGTATCATCATGCCAAGTTCTACGATTGATAGACATGTGGGTATCGCCAATGGGTGGGCTGAACCACGTTGTCGTTTCTATCTGGAGTTTGTTAAGCCAGTGGGTTCAATGAACTTGATCTACTGTTATACCGGCTATACCGATTATGCAGGTGTATCTGAGAATGGGAGTATCGATCCTGCGATGCCACTTCATATTACTAATATGATGGTGATCTCAAATGCAGAAGGTCGTAATGGTAACCGTACTCGTTCAGTTCGTTCTGATAATACAGTTGTAGTTTCTTCTCGTTATTATGAAGATAACAGTATTCGTGATAGAAATGGTTTTGGTTATCAAGCACCAAAAGATTATTTGATTGATCCACGTGCAGCAGTACTTGGTGCAGCTTATACTCGTTCAACCCATCAAGAAGATGATTGGCAGTATGATGCACAACCAGTGTTTACACCTGATCATTCGACTGTCGGTGCCTATGCTCGTAATATCGAACGTGCTCACCACATTCCAGCATTCTATTTAACGAAGCTTGTGAATGTAACTCGTGCAACCGATAGCGAAGGTGATTTACATGATACTTCATCTAGTCTATTAGGTTACAGTGAAATGGATCGTACTAAACGTCTTAATAACTTCTTACGTATTGATGACTTTAGTGAAAACCCATTAACTAACTTGTTATCTGAAGATACTGATATTGTATCAGCAGCAGCATTTACATGGGGTGATCTCATTGAGTACTTCCCAGATGCAGAAAATGATAACATCCTTTCTATCATCTTACCAGCTGGCATTCGTCAGACTCGTGGTGGTAGCTTGGAAGGTCGTTTACGTATCGCAGGTGAAGAAGATCTTGATAGTGATAGCTGGGATGGTTCAACACAAGAAACCATCATCGCAACCATGATTGCACAGCAATTACCAAACCTCTTGTTATCTGAGTTAATCGAATCGATTCGTTTTACCGTAACAAATGAAACGCACTCTTCATTGGAAGAACGTTATCAGTGGTTATTTGGTGACCATCGTCGTAGTAGTAACGATAACCGTGATGCGGTGGTATTCTTAATCCCAAGATTGCCATCTCAAATTGAACGTCAACGTTTAGAAGCATTTCGTTTTAAATTCGAAGAAGTGATTTTAGCACCAATTACCATGAATGGTTTAATTGATGTTTCACTCATGGTAGACTGCGATGTTCAGGGTAGCTGTAAGATTGTAGTATCATTGGGTGGCGGACGTGAATATCGTTTCGTGGCACCAACCTTTGCGGGTAGCTTAACCTCATCATTATTAACATCTGACCTTGATCACTATAATGAGTTCACTAACTCAGTGGTTAATCTTGTTGATGAAGCAGTAAATGCTTAATGCCGTAATAAACGGTGATGTAGAGATATAACACTAATATCTCTACGCGTACATGTACATGAATCAAAAAACTAAATTTAGTAAGGAGCATAATTATGCAACCTGTCGATTTTTATCGTGGCCTCTTACTCTCAACTGGGCTCGTTGAGAATAAAGAAGGGTTAGGATTCTTAACTGTCTCTGACCCAACTCCAATTACCATTAAAGGTAAAGTACTCGTCCTTCCGACCACTGAAGTATTAGAAAACTTCAATAAAGAAGGTGAAGCGTTCCACGTATTCCATCCAGCATGCGAAAACGTGATGCGTAAAGATAGCGCAACATTTAACTTCTTAAAGAAATTATACCGTGCTTCTATCTTTATCGATCTTCAACACCTCATGTTGGATTTGATCGAACTATCAGCGGATGCAGGTAAACAAAAGAAACTGAATAAGTCTCAACGTGCATTACTTGCAAACTTAACTGAGTTCGATACAAAAACTAAATCTAACCTTGAAGCGATCTTTGATAAGATCGATATCAATGGTGAAAATAAAGCGGTAGACTTCACTGTATTACGTGGTCATTCTATTGGTGGCGAAAAATACAACCGTGTTGGTGTAGCGCGTCTTCCACTCTATAAAATGATCGAAGAAGCATTATCAACTGGCGATCACAAAGTCGCTGGTGTAAAAGTCCGTAAGAAAGATCTTGAAGCATACTTGATGTGTTTAAATGTGATCTTCTCTGATACGATCTCTCGTCACGATAATCGTATCTTTGAAACTGGTACCAATACACCAACTGCACCAAGCTTTACGGCATTGACTCAAGCTTATCTTGGTCTTAAAACTGAGATCATCAAGTTCTATAGCTTGTTCAAAGATAAGTTCCACTCAATTTCATCAGTTGATGTATCTTGGGTAGATGGGTTAGATGAACTTGAAGTGTATCGTGGTTTAATTCCGGCATTACCAGGTAATGAAGGTGAACCTACTATCGCTGAAAGTAAAGAACGTAAACACATCCAAACGGAAGTGCGTGAACCACGTCGTGAAGAACGTGCATCACTTCGTTCAGTACGTCAAGAAGCAGTACGTGCAGCACAAGCTGCTAAACCTGCTGTTGATGAATCCCCACTTAAACATCAGTTAAGTTGGGCTGACATCCAAAAACGTCGTGCTGAGTTAAGTCGTGGTGGATTACGTGGTAGTCGTGGTGAACAAGACTCAGGTCGTTTCCTTGGGAGTAATCGCCGTCGTTACAATGACAACATCGATTTATCCGATGTCGATGAAAACCAAATCCGTGAACGTCATTTAAATGAAGACCGTTACGTAGATCGTTACAATGATCGCCGTAATCGTTATTCTCGTTATGATGATCGCGGAAGTTTCTATCGTAACGATGCACCACGTACTTTAGGTGGTCTACGTCGATAAGACGACACAATAAAGAGGGTACCTTCGGGTACCCTCTCGACATGTGTTGTTTTTTTTTTTAGCTCTCACCAAGATGGTTATAATACTGAATAAACCATTGGCTTAGTGTTTCATCACTAATCAGATTTAATGGCATGGATCTTTCTTGGAATTCCGTTGGATGTTCATATCCATTTAAAATCAAATTAATCCAATCGGTCTCATTACTATAGCCCAAGAAACGAAGATAACCAAAGAAATCCCCTCTAAAGCGCCAAGCTTCATCTTTTTTCACTTCTTTTAAAGAAGCACTTCTTAATTTATTTAACCCGCCTGTATGATCACGACAGAAAGCATCCCATCCATCATCCTCATAGTGACCTGTCTCTAAGACATGACCAGGGAATAAATCACTTAATCTTGTACTCATCTTATTCTTATTACCCTTTTATAATTTATTATATTCCTATATTATCCTATTGTAGTGGTGTTATCCATTGCAAAGTTAATTAACTTTTTAAACAACAAACAAAAATCAAACAAGGATTCAATAGGAGAATTACCATGTCTGATCAGATAAATTATACACAACCTGAAGAACATATCCGTCCAGATGTTCGGCTAGCAGGAAGTATTACTGGACTGAATCCGTTTTATTTGAATAACTCAGCGTCACGACAAGCGATGGACGCATCGCACGTGGCACAAGCTGTAGTGTTAAAAGAACCTGATATCATGAGTGTGAGTAGTGGTATGGATTACAACTACGCAGAACATGTTATCGATGTTCGATTTGAGGGAGAACCGGATGAGGATGTTAAAGTCCTCAAGATAATCAAGAAGTATACACGTACAGGTGGGGACACCTCCGTTGAGACTTGTCCTGAAACTTACGTGATTTATGAAAACTTATCAACCAATGTCATTGGGGTAGCAATATTACCGAAGTATCGTTTTAACCACATGCTTTTCGGTTATGACTACATTCCAACTGAAGTTTGTCAACGTTTACGTGAAGGTGATATCTATCCTGCTGGAACAGTACTCCTAACCACACCAGGTGTGAATCAAACATCTGGCACTTACTGTTATGGTAAAGTAGGGATCACAGCAATGGGAAGTTTTAAAGAGGTCATCGAGGACGGTATCGGTATCTCCGAATCCTTTGCTCAGAAACTCACTTCTCGTAAATACGGTGAGATGGTGGTGAACTACGGGAAAGAAGCTTATCTTCTAAACCTTTATGGCGATGAGAATAACTATAAACCTTTCCCAGATATCGGTGAGAAAATTCGTGATGATGGTTTACTCTTTGCTTTACGTGATTTGGACGAAGAATTATCTCCAGTACAAATGACGCCAAAAGCATTGATGACTATCGATTATGGATTCGACCAATTGCATTATGCAGAGCCAGGTGCGACTGTCTTAGATATTACAGTACAACACTCTCATAATCCATCGATGTATCATTCACCAACGGATATGAACCAACAACCTCATCGTTATTGGGTTAACCATACCAATACAATGGAAGCGTTACGTAAATACCATCGTGAGTTAAGACGTGTTAAAGGTGATGGCTTAATCTTATCGCCAAGGCTACATCGTCTTATTACTATGGCATATCAGCAAGATCATGAGGTATTAAAGAACTCTGTTCAAGTGACTTATCGTAAAGAACAGATCCAAGAGTATCGTGTTACGATTGCATATGGTAAAGACTTTCCAATGACGATGGGTTCCAAACTTTGTACGTTAGCAGCCGATAAAGGGGTTATCACTGCGATTATTCCAGATGATAAAATGCCTCTAGATGGTTATGGTAGAAGAGCTGACGTACTAGTAGACGCTAGTCAATTTAATTTATACTACTAGTACGTCAGCCAGTATTCATATTGTGCTATTATTCTAAATGAATTAATGTTAAAGTAATCGGAGGTTATCTATTATGACATTAATTCATGAAAGATTTAGGGAGATTCCAGGTCATCCTGATTATCTCGCCCGCGATGATGGCATCATCGTAACTAGAAAAGGACTAGATATAATCGCCCAGCATATCCACACTGGATATTATTATTGCAAACTGAAGGTTGGTATGACAAGGTCTAGATATTCTAGACGTCTGAACGAACGCGGCAAGATGCGTGAAATAAAGCAAGTTGTCGAGTTTCGTAACCTATCGGTGCATCGTCTAGTGTGTAGTGCTTGGTATGGTGAACCAACATCCGAGACCATGCAAGTCAACCACAAAGATGGTGATCGAATGAACAACCATATTTCCAATCTAGAGTGGGTAACCCCGCACGAAAACGTGCAACACGCTGTAGATAATAATCTGGCAGGTGTTTCGCACGAGTGCATGGTAAGGGATTTTGAGACAGGAAAAGTCCACTATTTCATTAGTGTATCTGAAGCTAAGAATTTCATGAACGTTCCCATGGCTACATTGACGAGCCAACTGAACCCAATACGTTTCGGTGTGCTACTGAACGATAGATATGAATTTCGTCATTATGATGATCATCGACCTTGGTTTTATGAGGGTAGAACTGAAAGGGTAGAAGGTAAATATTGGGCGAAAGTGAAATTCAAAGATGGGAGCGTTAAAGAGGTATTTAATCTTAAGATGCTTCGAGATCTATTCCCAGATACAATAAGACACGTGGAGTCATTAAAACCATACTTATTGGATTTACCAAATAGATACCCAGATCTTGTAGAATCGGTCTCCGTTAGGGATGCCTATGAAGAAGATCAATATAAAGATATTAGGGCGTATCAGAGAGTAAATACGAATAGATATTGGTTATATGATCTGGAAAATGGAAAAGAAATCATAGCAAATGATAAGCACGAAGCTAAAATGATACTTGGTATTAATGAGTACAGGTTATCACAAATAGCTACAGAACCAAGAGCTTATCAAGGACGCTGGTTGATTTCTAATATAAAGAAAAGATCCTATATTGAATTGCTAAAACGCAACTATAGGATAACCGATGGGCTAGCGTAATACTCCTCTAACTGCGGGAAATGCACAGTTATAGATCTTAGTACGACTTATATTTTGAAAGGAATATAATAGCCACGACGTAATCTTGTCAGTGGTCAACGTGAAAAACTAAGCTTAGTGTTAATCGGCGCAAGGAAGTCCCTAAGTCCAATTGGATATGGGATGACTTCAGAGACTATCGAAAGGGTATCTTAATTAGGAATAATTAAGAGAGTAACTGAGTAGAGTAGGGAAAGTACTTTCAGTACAAGTACCGAAACGGGGAGCACTGATAGTAGAAAGATCTTTTACTATCAGTGAAGATATAGTCCAACTAGACAACATACGAGCAGGATTCGTATTGTTAGTCTTTTTGTCATCGGTGCATCGCATGAATTCGGGAAGGTTGTGGGAAGGTGAATTGGCTGAATCACTTGAACAGCAACGAGCTTTCGTAAGAGAGCTACTTGAAGCGAAAGGATGGGAAGCAGCTTACGATTACCTATTGGGTTATTACCAAATCATGTTTAGAAGTTATTATGAGATTATCTCAAAAGGCTTAGATGATAAGGAATCCCAAGAGTATCATGTCCACCAGTTCATTGAGCATGAGATTAGTCCTATCTTACCGATTGGTTCAGACTTCACAGGAAGTGAAATGTCACTTCGTTTACAAGAACACTTCCCATTGAAATATGGTAAAGTAACTTTATATGATCCGAAAGGAAATCCAGTTGAAAGTAAAAACGATATCTGCTTTATCCCGATGTATTACATGCGTCTAGAAAAAGTGGGTAGTAACTGGGCATCTACTTCGGTACCGAAACGTCAACAACACGGTATCATCTCTAAACTTTCAGCTACAACGAAAGATAGTCTACCTTATCGTGCACAATCAATTCGTATTGCAGGTGAAACTGAAGTCCGTTTATTAATGGCTGCAGCCAACCCAGCATACGTAGCAAGCTTATTACAACTTGCGAATAACAACGTGATGTGTAATGATGCGGTACTCACGATCTTACGTGCTGAGAATCCAGCAGTGATTCCAGAATTGATTGACTATAGTAAGTTACCTTATTACAAATCAAGAGCTCTAGAACGTATAGAACACTTCTTATATTGCTATGGATTGAAGTTGGAATATGTTGATGAACGTCAGCATACTTTCGATAAGATCTCAAATGTCAATATCGATGAAGTGGATTATAGTTTTGGTGATACTGAATAGGAGCAGTAGAAATGAGCTTAAGAGAATTTGATGTTTATGAGTTCGCAGAAATGGATAAAGAATATCTTTGGACACATGAAAACGAAAAGATCGTTCTCCATTTTCCAGAAGGTGAGCCGATTGTTTGCTATTGGCGACAAGCGGTGTTATCAATTCCTTGTTGGAAACCTTTCCGCGAATTCAAATGGTTAAAACCACATTTAACCAAAGACTTCGTGATCCCGTTCCCAATGGGTAAAAGTTCATTAGAAAAGATGTTTAATAAAGTATTAAGCTATATGCGAAACTTTAAAGAACGTCATGATGTAGATGAACCAACCATTGCGAATATCATTTACTTAGAGATCAATAAGGTGTTTAATGATAGTATCAAATATCTGACTCCTTATATCCCATCAACAGGGGCACGTGAGTTACGTGAGATCATCCATCATCCTGAGATCGATAAGATCTATCAGCGTCTGAAAAACGGAGAGATCCGAATTAAAGATGCCTATAAACAAGGTGATGAAATCATCCGTAATTCACCGATCTTTAAAGATAACACGTTAGCCCGTGAAGCGAGATATGGTATCGTAGATAGTAAACAGTTTAACCAAGTATATATGGCTCGTGGGGTTTGTACGGATATTGATAACGTACAGTTCAAAGATCCAGTACTTAGTTCATATGGACGAGGTATCCACAATATCCTTTGGTCAGCACAAGAATCTCGTGGTGCTTCTATTGCAGCGATCCAAGCAAAAGACCCTGTACAATCTTCAGACTACTTAAACCGTCGTTTGCAGATCATGACAGGTATCTTTGATAAAGTTTACCCAGGTGACTGTGGTACAACTGAAACCATTCCTTGGGCAATTAATAACAAGGATGACTTGGATGCAGCAACAGGCTGTTTTATTAAAGATGGGACGGTCTTCAGACCAATCACCCAAAATGATAAACAACTGATCGGTACGACAGTAGAACTTCGTACGATGGCGTGCTGTCATAAGCTCCATGAATATGGGGTTTGTGAAACCTGTTTAGGATTGGTATCAGATAGTATTCCAAAAGACTTCTCGATTGGGCATATCTCGATCATTGGTGCGTTAGGTGACTTCGTACAGAAATCCTTATCTGCGAAACACTTGATCGTATCACGTGAAGTAGAAACCTTCGAATTAGATGCAACTACATCGAAATATTTACGATTCCCTCGTAAAGATGTTATCGATGAACTAGTCATCCAAACGAAGTTACTCAATAACCCGAAATGGAAAGAAATCAGTTTGACCTTTGATAGTCGTGATATTCCATTCCTTGCTGATTTAGAATCCAATATCAGTGTGGATGATATCCAAGTATCTAACTTACAGATCGCAAGCTGTTCGATTTCATTATCGGATAAATCACGTGAAGTAATCATCGAACCACTTAATCTTTCCGACCGTTCACGTTGTGCAAGATTATCTCGTGACTTTGTTAACTACATTGCAGAGAACCGAGATCTTGTTGATACGACACGTACTAATAAGGTAACTGTCATCTTATCACCAGAGAAATGGGATAACAAATCGATCCTCTTTACGATCCCGCATAAGATCTCATCTGTTGAAGACTTCATGAAGTCATTTGAATCAACGATTAAATCTGCAGGTCGTCATGGTATCGATGCGAATAAACCAGTCGGTATCAGTGATATGATGCGCATGTGTTATGATATCGTTATGGGTGTGGTCGGTATTCCAGTCTCTCACTTAGGTGCAATGATCTCGTCACTACTTGTACGTGATGCGAAGAATATGGACTATCGCCCACCACTACCAGGTGGTAACCGTGATTTTGAAACTATGGGTAATATCTTTGGCTATCGTAGTTTATCACAACTATTAGCTTATGAGAAACGACCTCAGTACTTCAAATCACCAATCATGACACTGGCTAAGATTCGTGCTAACCATCCATTCGATGGGCTCTTCTTCCCTGAATCGTATAACATCTACGAGGATGTGGATAAAGCGCTCGAGAGAGGGACTTATCATGATGACTTCATGCCAGTACCTAAAGATGATAATACTTCGTCTACGGTCGATTTAACGAAGTTATAATGCATTTTAAGTAGTCTAGACTAATAAAGAGGGATAGTAAAGCTATCCCTCTGGTCTATGTTGCTACTTGCGTGTATTATATTTTGTTATATGACGTATTTTATTTTTTGGAGGATTGAGTGAGATGAGAAAAAGAGGAAAACTCGATATCTATAGTCACTTTGTTCGGTTCTATGATTTCGACCAACAAACACGTGAAGCATTCCGTTATTTCCTAAGACAGAAGCTGATTGCAAAACAATTAGTGAAAGAGATGGGAAAATGGGTGAAAAAAGATGGTAAGCTATTTTGCTTTACCTCGAAAGACAAAAGAGAAATCCGTTTTCATATCAATGTATTCGCTCAGTTGTCCGAACACTTGAGATCGTTTAGTGTTGATGTGGAAAATGATTTCGATAAGACAGTGCACACTTTTAAGGATTACTTCGAACATCCAGCTGAACTTCATGCTCAGCCAACTTTCGTTCCATATGATTATCAAGTCAACATGATCGAGTATATCCTAGAAAATGGTCGTCGTAAGATCTTGAACTTGGCAACAGGTTACGGTAAATGTTTACCCCTTGATACACCCGTTCGTATCCCGAATGGCTGGAAACCAATTGGTGAATTGGAGATAGGTGATACAATCAGTGCACCAAATGGTGGTACCACAAACGTTGTTGATGTATTTGATAACGGTGTTAAATCACTTTACAAGATCACCTTTGAGGATGGACGTGAAGCGATTTGTAGCCATGATCATCTTTGGAAGGTTTTTGATAAGAAAAGTGGTAAGTGGTCTATCGTGAATGCAGAGGATTTGAATTTCGAATATAATGAAAATCCTGATTTCTGCCATTACTATATACCGATGATTGCTCGCCATAACTCAGCGGATGTTGATCTTGTTACGCAAGGTGATATCGATGCGTTCATTGAATCGTATCGACACGCCACACCAGATGATATACCGACTAACTTACTGAATAGTTCATTCCGTCAACGGAAGGTACTTTTAGATAAGATTACTGATCTCTATGAGTTCGAATCCGATTCTAAAGGTTGTTTCGTGACTTGGACAGAACAACTTGGTAAAGATCTTGTTGAACTTATACGTGGTCTTGGTTATCAAGCAAGCTATACGATTGGCCCAATGGGTGTACAGGTAAGCTTTGATAAACTCCCAACTAAGCTACTGATCAAATCGATCGAACCACACGGTGAACAGGAAGTACGCTGTATCAAAGTAGATCATCCAGATGAGCTTTATATCATCAATGACTACATCGTAACGCATAATACTTCTACGGCATTAAAAGCAGGTGAACTCATTAAGAAACGTGTCTGTGTTTGTGTATTACCAAAATACAAAGATAAGTGGATTGAGGACATCAGCAAGTTCTATGAAGGTATTCGCAACAATCCAATTGGACAAGATGAGTTACTCGTTATCGATACCACAGCGAAGTTGGATAAATACATTGATCGTGGTGTACCTGAGTATATCACCGCTATCGTATTAACATTAACAACAATCCGTGGATATATCGATGCGTATCGTGAAGATCCAAATTCGGTTCAAGTTCCACCAGAACAAATCTGGGAAAAGCTTGGTATCGGATATCGGATCACCGATGAAACCCATGAGCATTTCCATCTGAACTATACGATTGATTTGTTCACGCATTGTCCTAAGACACTTTACTTATCTGCAACACTTGATCCATCAGGTAGCTTTGAAGATAAGATGTATCGTACCATGTTCCCGAAAAACGAACGCATGGGTGGTGATTTATATAAACCTTATATTAAGGCGAAAGCACTCATCTACCATCACATGAACCCTGAACGTTGGCGTTATATTCTCAAAGGGGCCTATAGTCATATTGCTTATGAAGCAAACTTCATGCAAGGTCGTATTGCTGAAACCATTCGCATTCAGTATTTCGATATGATCTATGAACAACTTAAAGAGAATTACTTGGATATCCGCAAGAAAGGACAGAAAGCGATTATCTTCTTCACCACGATTAAGATGTGCTCGATGTTTGTAGATTATTTGGAGTCTAAAGTAAAAGATGTCGATATCAGACGTTACGTCGGTGAGGATGATTATGATAATATCTTAGAAGGTGAGATCATTGTATCGACTACAGGTAGTGCAGGTACAGCAATTGATATTCCAGGATTAATCCTTAATATCATGACAATTAGTATTGATTCACGTCAAGCTAACCTTCAGATCATGGGTCGTCTACGTGAACTCAAACAATGGCCCGGACAAAACCCATTGTTCATCTACCTCGTAGGTAAAGATCTTGGTAAACCATGGGATTATCATCTTAAGAAGAAACAACTTCTGAAAGATCGTGTTATCTCATTGGATGAAGTTGATACTGGCGTCGTGTTACGCAAATAGGAGTTACTAAAATGAGTCATTTCGAAATTACGTTTCACTGCGTCATTACATTCTTTCTGATGTTTGTTAACCAAGTGAAATGGCGATTGAGTGTATACGAACGAGTAGCTTATCTACTTGAGAAATACCTTGGTGTCGTTGAGAGTAAAGATGATAAGGGTAATGTCATCGTAGGAGTCGGCTTTAGTTCACTCGAACGTTTTACCAACGAATCGATTTACTTTTCAGCGATGCATATGCTCTTTACGCCGATAGTAGGTTTACTATGGATATGGTCTATCTATATGGTTGGGTCAAAAGCCTACCATGATGGGTTAACGTGGATGGTTTTAGCATCGGTACTACTTGCTGTATACATCTTAGTATTGATCTATAATATCTGCTTGATGTGTTACTCGTATTGTGATACGATTGATCTGATGGTTAAACCAACCCTAAGAGGTGAGTCAGATCGTGGTAAAACTAACGAGACACGATTCAACTTTAATGGAGTTATGGATCGACTCTACGATAGAGAGGAGAGTAATAATAAATTACTGAAGTTTGGATTTGTTATTATAACTATTTATCTGACCTTCTTCATCGGTACAGTGAAATATTATTGGTAATATCAATGAGGCTACTTCGGTAGCCTCTTATTTCTGTCGCTTTTTCTTTTGACCATTCTTATTATTTTTACAAGTGTATATTATAACTATGAAGCTTAAGTAGTAGTAAGCAGATACTTTAATTGTTAATTATCTATAGGAGATAATAAAATGCTAATCGATAGAAATGAAATCAATAATACATTCAAGATGACACCAGAGATGTTATTTGGTAATTATATATTCGGATGGAAACAGCTGGAAGATGAAGACAACCCAGCTGTTGCTGGGGATGTGTATTCTAACATCATGGTCTTTAATGATAAGGCCAGGGTATTGGTGCATATTCAAATATTGTTTAAACCAGATAATACTTGGACGTTAATGATTGACTGTGAGCCGGATGTTCATCAGCCAGTTGTCCTAAACGGCAATATTGGTGCTAATAAGGATACGTTACTGGAAGATATATACGCTAAATTTGTCAAAACATCCATGGTAAGAATGGGTGGATTATCATCTATTATTCATCGTCTTGCTCGTGCGATGTATATTCATAGAGAGGATATCAAAATGGAGAAGAGAATGGCAACATGGCCTATCACCAATACTGATCTAGGTTGTAGTAATGTAGTTGGTTGGCACTTAGATGAGGAGCGTGAAGAACCACCTGTCTTAGATAGTTACTACGGTGATATCATCGTCAGAAATTATGCGTATAAGGAAAAGTATCGTATTAAAGTAATGCTAAAAGATGATGGGAAGTGGATGCTTAATGTTATCTTGGTAAATCACCCAGCTAATACAATTGTTACTAGTGGACTAATTGGCGGTAATGTAGAATCCTTAATTGAAAGTATTCGCGGTAGAATCGCTGAGATAGATTCGGATATATTGAACGAATTAAGTGGCATCATTATCAGATTAGCAACGATCATATACCGCCGTAAAAGTGGTATTCCGAAAGTTGTTAAATATGATAGCGATATCCCTCGTTGCAGCGATCTTATACCAGATCCGCAGCACTATTCGATTTCACGTATCTTGGACTGGATTGGTCGTAGACTAAGACTTGCTTGTATCCATAATCCGTACATCAGCGTAAGTCAGAGTGATATCTGCATGGTACTCGATAGTGAGTTTATTGGACATGGTGAGCATAAGGTTCACGTACATGATCAGAAGCTTATTGATGCATTAACAAGTTTAGGTTATATCGTGGAGATCCTCGATAATCTAAACGCAGTGGATTGTATTCGTATCTCAGGATGGAAGACATTAGAAATGTTGAAAGGAGGAAAAGAGAATGTTTGATTTCTTACCGCATGCCCATGAGTTAGTAAGAACGACATTTGAAGTTCAGCTTACTGCTATATTAAAACACATTGCGGATGCCGTTAAAAAGTACTCACTAAGCAATACACGAGTTATTGTATTACAATCTACCGTAACTCGTAATGTAATAAACAAATTACCTGGATTACGTGATAGTAGCCCAGTTCTTACAATCGATGACCCAGTGATCTTGATGATTTTAAAAGATCGTGGGTATGAAGTTAAAGTTATTAACACTGAATCAGGTATGGCGCTTGATATCAGTGGGTGGAGAAAATAATCATGTCAAACGATAAACCAATGGAATTTTGCGAAGGCCAATTTCATCCTGCAGCTAGTGATAGTAATCCTAGTACTTCCCGCACTGCTCTTGGTAGTCCAGAGTTCGATTACAACAATGGACCAATGAGTGGTTTGGTCAGACAAAAAGAGGTGGAACTTCGTCATGTAGTTCCAACTCCAAAACCAAATAAGAAGTTTAATTTAACTTTCACTTCTGAGGATGGGCTATATTTACACTTCGGTAGTAATAACATCGGTCAGATTATCGAAGAGTTAAAATCTCTTGGTGAATTGCTTGAAAGTAAGAAAATCAGAATGGATCAACAAAACTAGAGGGTAGTCATCTACCCTCTTATCTTTATAATTTTTATAGGAGAAATAAAATGATTGATTATGATAACATTGGATTACCTCATGCTAAAGAAGTAAATCAACTATCATGCGATATCGCATATGACCTAGCACTACGTGCTTTAGGTCTTATTGTACTTCAATACCGATTTGGCAGTAGCGTTCAAATAAGTAATCGAGATTTGAATGACATGATGCGTACGATTGGATCAGATAAATATCAGGTTTCGACCAGTGTCACCGATGAAAGAATCCAACGGGCGTTGAAAGACAAGGGCTACGCAGTAACGTGTATTGATAAATGTACAATTGAAGTAGAAGGATGGTAAATATGATCTAGGAGCAGATATCTAGCCTCTTTAATAAATAATATTTCTATAGGAGAAATAACATGACAGGTTTTACAGAAAAATGTAAATTAAACATCCAGACCAAATATCTACTGGAAGATGTACTCGGTGGTTATTGCATCATGACCAACGATGATGGGTTAGTGGATGTTGGATATCATTACGGCGAAGTAATATTAGTTAGTAATGATAGCAAAAACGATGAGTACAGTATCGAGTTACATGTCAACGCCATCACAAAAAGGGTGAGCGCGACTATAATTCACAATGGCAATTGGGAGACCAAAACGGTATTTGAATTTGCTGAATCATTGATGCATGAAAAAGATCTCAGTGAGATCTCCAACATGCTTTATAAAGAGATCATTCGTGATGGTAAGATCCCAACAGCTATTGCTCGCATTACAATCGGTCTTTACCATTGGATGTTAACAGGTGAAACGAAAGATCCTGAAAATAATTATCTGCCACTCGCTATTCATGTAGATGATGAAGATACCAATGTACTGCGTATCGCTAATCGTTTACATGTTAATACGAATGGTGCGAGAATGACATCTTTAATGGAAGAGGATAGTGAGAAGGATTTCTTTTCATTTAGTATTGATAAGGAATTCAAAGTATTTAAAGTATCGAATGCTTATGGGGATGTAGTGGATTCTCGTTTGTTTGATGATATCTCTGAGTTAGAAGGAATTATCACAAATAACCAAGCACTCTATAAATTCATTATGGGTGCTTATCATGACTTCTGTGAAATGACACCAGAAGTATTTGATGCACGTTATAGTGTTAAACCACTTGAAGATGATGAGGATGGAGAAATGGACTTAGACCCTGAGAAATCACCGTATCCAAATCTTGATGAAATCGTTGGGAATTGGACAATGGAACTCGATGATCTTGGATACAATGAAAAACAAGCAAGCTATAAATTAGTTAATGGTTTAACTGACGAGTGCATGCTTGTTACATTCAACCACAATGTAAATCATATTGCGGTAGAGGTCAACAAACCAGATGGTGAAGATCCTTATTCACATCAGATCGACACCAATCATTCTGATTATGACAAAGGCAGTGAATCTGAGTCTGGATCAGCTATCATCAACTCAGTTAACATCCGTTATCGTAATCTGTTTGCTGCGGTGTACTTTGCTGAGCAATACCGTAAACAAACTAACATGACGATTCCACTTATTGTTAAACCAGAACACAATGGTGTTATATTGGCTAACAGTGTAGCGGCGTTCTATAATGTAGCTTGCTTGGATAAGGATACAGATAACGCGTTACCATTGTTCTTCTGTAACTTTGAGTTAGAGTTCTTTGGTCCTTGTGATGCTGATGGTGCATTACGCCATATGACAAGTATCGAAGATGACTTATTGAAGATACAAGGTGTCTACATTAAAGACTCGATTGGTTTCATTAGATACTTAAGATGGATCGAGGATATTTATTATGAAAGCGGTGATGATGGTATCACTAAAAAGTACAATCACATGGTAGATAAAAGCTTTACTGGGATCTGTAAGCAAATCATCGGTCAGTACGGTAGAAAAATGTCTGGTGATGAAGGTAAGAAGTCAACACTCCAGACTATCCTTTCTAATATCATTGGTGGCATCAATAATAAAACTGAGATTGTTAGTGCAGATAACCCAGGCCCAGCAGTTAAATTCGTCGGCATCAGTGATGCTAAAAGTTTGGCTAGCCAGACCAATCGGATTACATCTAACCTTAACAATACAATCGAACTTAAAGCGAAAAAGCCAGAAGAAAATAAATCGTTCTTCGACATGGCAAGTCACTATAAGTTCGAGAAAACTGCTGATGGTGATGTGACTATCAGTATTACTCTACCACGTATTCAAGCTGAACAACTTGAAGAATTTATTAAGCACTAAATAGGAGGTGCATATGTCATATAAACAAATTAATTCAGAGAATAGCCCGTTCTCCGTTATTAATGGAACATTCTTAATTCGTTCTGCAGGTGGCAGTGGGATGACTTTTTACGATTACCTCACAGAACGCGAATACACTTATCGTTCTTATGATGATAATCGTCATGAGCATGGTGTGGTGATCGATGGGTTACGTGGTGAGACCATCATTAAATCTAGACGACGTGATAAACTTGAGGAGCATGTCTGTGATTTTATCGAGGCTTTTGAAAATCACATGAAGACTATCGGTAATACAGGTGATATGACATCGCTTTGTATTGAGTTCAAACACATGCGTAAATCTAAGTCATTTAGTATGGTGGTTCAATCTGAGCTTCAGAAGGGTTTATGTAGTGGCTTGAATTACTATCCATTTACGATCCTTGTCTCAAGAGATCCAGGTGGCGAGTGTTATTATGAATTAACCTATGGCTACGGCTATCATGATAAAATCGCGGCAGGTGGTTATAATGTCATGGAGTTAGTAAACAATAATGCTTTACTTGATGCAAATCAGATTAAGCTCATTGTAAAACAACTTCGTGCTTATCAAGAATACATCGATTACTAATAGGAGGTTTAAGATGGCAGTTAGACATCTCTTTACTAACATTAATGATCGGTTCTTGGTTAACCGCATCGATGATACGGTAGTCGAGTTCAGAGATAACCAAACCAAAGTAGATTATCGTTATGATATCACAAACAGAGAAAACATTTCGGTTAATAAATTTACGAATTGTCGATCTGGTGAGTCACATGAATATGGGATTGCTCGTATGGGTCTATCTGAACCAGTACAGCAGTTCTGTGATAATTTACTTAATTATCTACGTGATGACATGGGTAGTCTTAAATCCTATCGATTTGAGATGAGTTGGTTTGAACCTACCCAATGCGCTCGTATTAAAGTCCAATCAGAACTTCAGGCCAAGCTTGCATCTGAGGATGCTTATATGCCATTGGTGATCCGGGTAAAACAACCTAAAGATAATGACTATCGTTATAATGCATCATTCTCGGACTACAGCGGTATTATGGTAACAGCAAGAGGTAACAATCTTACTGATATCCTACGCCAAAACTGTCGTATCGATATGCGCGATATCGAATATATCGTCGCTAATGTCGATAACTACTGTAAGTTCCTAGAGCTTTAATAAACGGACAAAAGTAAGGGGTAGCAAATGCTACCCCTCTTTTTTACCGCTATCTTTTTTTGATCCTTTTGGACTCTCCAGCTCTTGATAGAGTTTCTTTTTAATCCGCATGGCTTCTTTCGCTGTCTCTAACATGTTTACACACGTCAGGACATCTGCGCTAATAAACTCTTGAAATGACATGCCAAATAATTCTGCCATGCCATATTGAGTAAAGTGCTTAAGCCATCTATCCATCAGACTACCACTTGTAATTTCCTCTTTAGGATGAACACCAATCTTCCCAAACTGGTCTCTTAGATGAGGATCAAGATACCCATCATATATCCCGTAAGATAAATCATAAGCTTCATTCAATAGATAGTGCATGAAAAACGGGTCATCCAGATCTTCCTTAGGGATATTATCTAATGATAACACCGTTTCCATTTCATTGTGATTAGGATTATCCAAAGCAGGTCGATAACTTAACATCTTCACTAAATTATCGACCGGAGGATCAACTAAGACTCTTCCTTCTCGTTCGACTCGTTCGAGGTATTGTTCGAAGAAGCCGGAGTCATAGACTGCAGGATCGCCTCTGCTTCGCTTTGATAACGCGATGTCTGTTGCTGGCAGAGGATCGTAAAAACCGATACTGGATCGATAGGTACAACATGCCGACCTACTTCTTCCACCTTATCAGTCTCATGATAGCCACCACACTCAGGACATGGTACATTTGGAATTGCAATGATCGTATTAGTAGCACGGTTGATAAATTTATTTACGCCGTTCATGAATACGTTAGTGAGTAACTCATCATTGCTGATGTCCACTAAAGCACCAAAGATTTCTTTCTCATCGGTGATCTCAACACTTTCTTCGGTATCAAGATCTTTTACGATGATGCGGTTAACAAAGTGCGCATATTTCAAACAAGTAGTAGCTTTCGCTTGTTCAAGGATATACGTTGCACGCTCTTTGCCGACTAATGGTAAACCAAAACCAGTCTCTACTTGAGTAGTAATCGCTTTGATCCATTTATCTGCAGATTGGAATGCGTAATCAACCGGTGCATTAGCAAGTTCGATCATGACTTCACGACCTTCGTCTTTTACTGGGAACTTGATGAATTCAGCCCCATCATAATGAAACTCACTCCAGTAGTCTTCATATTCTTCAGGCGTTTGTTTACGCATGATCGAAGCAATCTGACGTTGACGTTCAGTTAATTTGTTTTCATCAACCAAATACATCTGACGTGGATCAATGATACTATACCAACTATGCTGACAGGTATTCGGATTGGCTAAACAGCTCATCGCTAAGTTAAAGCCAGTAGGATATTTCGCACAAGCCAATACCCAAGCAATCACTGGGATATCTAATACACTAATCGCGTGTTGTAATTCATTACGATCCATCACACCAATCGAGGTCTCAAATAAACAATCATAGAAAAGATCCATGATCGCACGTTGAGCATAAGTCGTATCCGCAGAAGCAATTAAACCATGAGTCTTACGACCAAGCTCTACGTTATCCTGACTGATCTTACGATCTACCATCATGAACTGAGATAAACTTGGTGCATGGAGTTTCACACTAAAACCACTGTGGTATAAGAAGAGATCAATATCTTTACCGATATTTAATACTGACTTAAATAAGTTAGTTGCTGCAGACTGACTTGTCTTCGCTCTATCTAACGTTGGCGATGGACTGCGGATACCACGAGGTTTACCATTTGGCAAGGTTAATCCATTGCGCCATTTCGCTGTATTATCATTATTTAAATAACGATACTGATCATAGCGAACCATAGAAGTAATCGTTGCATATTGGTAGTTATTAATCCAATCCAATTCCTTCATGTTCTGAGGTGCACGTTCACCAAAGATTAAAGGATTAGGTTGAGCTAATACTTTCTCACCGATACTACGCATCCCACCATTACTTAAGAAGATGGTGGGATTGGTACTTTTAATGCGATCACTTGTAAAGAGTTTTTTCAGATCAACATCCAAGTTCTCTTCGGTCATGGTATTTTTATAACCATAATCAAAGTCAGGAATGTCATCGCTTTCAAGATCATGACCGACATCAGGTACTTCGATATTAAAACCAGACTGAGCGAGGATTTCTTCGGCTGCTTCATTGGCAGTCATTTCTTCATCAGTTGCTTCTTCAGTCACACCTGGCTCTACGACTTCTTTAGTAGCAGGTTCTTCTTGTGCTTCCTCGGTAGGTTTGGTCTCTTCTACTGGATCGACTGCTTGTACCTTCTTACGAGTAGCACGTTTCTTAGGTGTAGGTTTTTCCTCTACTGGAGGAGCTACCGCTACATCTTCATTATTTTCATCATATAAATCTGCCATTATTATTACTCCGCATCATCAGGGTGAACTTCCGTTACTTCACCCTCAGTAACAGGTTCATCCACATCGATTACATTTTCATCAGATCCTTCATTTGCAGCAGCAAGTTTTTCCGCCCGCTCTTGTTCAACCTGTTCAGCAAGTTTAGCTTTCTCTACTTCGTACTCTTCTGCCATCTTAATAAGACGATCATTAAACTCTTTCTCATGTTCACGCCAGTAAGGGAGCACCTCATTGATCCACGCTTGTTCGAGTTCGTTGAGATAATCGATCTTACGTTTTTCTTCATCAGAAGCAATCGCTTTAGTTTGTTCATTAGCAAACTGATACCACTCTTCACCGTAGATATCTTTAAGATCATCGAAGAAGTCTTGAACTTTAAGACCCATTTCAACCGATGCATCTACAATCGGATCGCATTTACCAAAGATCTCAGTTAATGTTGCACCCCATTCAAACAAGGTATGCTCATTTAAGGTATCTGCTGTATTTTCTTTACGGCGATAAGCCTTAACAACATTAACAATCGTATCCATCAGTGCTTTTAGCTCATGTGGAATAGTACGATAGAACTCATTGAGTTTAGTTACGGTTTCCATACGAGAGAAACGGAACGCATAAAGATTAAGATGTGCATCTTCAAAGTCTTCTTGGCTAAAATTGATTTTAACCGGGTTCTCACCTAAGATGCGTTTTCTCACTTCACTGTTTTCATCTAAAAGATAAGCACCAGCAAATAATCCCACCCAACGTTGAAGTTGGTCGGAGGAAGCAAGATTTAATTGCTGTTTCGTTAAATTATCTAACGTCTCTTTTAATGTGTTTATCAAACTCACTGCTTCTTTAGCATGGTTTGATAACGGACGAGCTTTCGCTTTACGGGCTTTTTTATTTCGAGCCATATGAGTAATACTCCTATATAAGTATTGTTTAGGGATAATAAAGCGTCTAATAACAACATATTGCTACATTGTTCATACACGCTTTGTGAATAAGGTGTTTTTCATTTAAAACATATTTTCGTCCATATTTGTAACTATCCAAATAAATAGAAAGGAATAAACCATGCTACATCCATATAAGCATCCTTTATTTAGTCAGTGGTTATCGACCGTTATGCTTCCAGAAGCCCAAGCTTTATTTGAAGAGGCAGAACTCTTATTAGTTAACCACTACAATACTGATGAGGGCATGAACCTCTTCAATGATAACCTACTTTCACAAGTAGACCAACTTGATACCGTAGATATGGTATCACAAGCTCAAGCTTACTTGATCGATAACTGCATCACTGCAATCCAAGAATACGGGATCTTAATTGAAACCCCAATCGACAGCAGTAAGTTTGAGATCTTACTTGCCATCTTCCGTACGGCAATGACGATTGATACGTACGAAGATCCAATGGCAATCAACCAGTTCTTAGAACTCGGTAACAGTAACAATGAGCTCTTTGGTGAATTTGTTCATCTTCTTTATCCAAATATCCAAGTTGAAGAAGTGCTTCCTCTATTAAAAGAAGTCTTCGCGACATTCATGGATACCATCCGTGCGAATATCAAAGAAGTGGTATTGAAACAACAGGAGTTAGATGAAGAAGATCTTCGTGAAGAAAACCAAGCGAAACTCAAATTCATCCAAGGATACGAGAAAACCCTTAAGGCTTATGGTATCCAATTACCACAAGGTGTCAATCGTAAATCCTTAAAACAAATACTTCGTGACTTCTTTACTAACATCACTGATAGTGACGAATATGAAGATTATCTTAATGAAGCGTTATATGAGCTTATTAACGGCTTAAATCAACGCACAGTACTGTTTTATGCTTGTACCTATGCATATCTATTCTCTGCGGTGAAATCGATGCATAGCGAAGCTGAGATCGATTATAGTGGGGTACCTGATTATGATATCATTGATGATCAGGATAAGCTCCGTAACTTCGTCCAATCTTGCATGACGATCTTAAAACAACTTGAACAACAAGGGTAATGAATAAAGATGAATAATGTTGATTATTTCTTGGAAGCAGTCAGACATGCCTATCCTTATCGAGAATGGGTGCTATCTGTTTTCATGGTGACTACATTACCAAAACCAGGTGAAGGGAAGCACTATAAAGGTCGCCTCTATGACGCCAATGGTTACGTAGGATTCATGACCTCAGATTTCAACCTTGAGATGGATGAGTCAGATACTGATCCAACGGAAAAGGAATTAACCCTTATCTTATTTAATGGTAAACCAATTCCAATTGAAGGACGTACTGAACCATTACTATACGTCGATGAAACCATTAAAGTGACACCGGATGATATCGATAGTGTTACTGAACCTTTCATTGAGACTACACCAGGTACGGTATTTGTGAACTGGTATTGTTTCATGGATACGATTGGTGCAAAACATCCATTCGAGAAAGGACCGAATATTTCCGTTGGTAAGATTGCGCAGAAACTTTCTTCTCATGTGGTCGATGATGTCCCACCTGAACAAGAAGAGAAAGATAAGATCTACGTCCATCAGTTTAAGAAGATGTTAAATGCGATGGCTTCTCTATCTGGCTTTACGATTATCAATAGTCCTTCTGCAACGGAGTTTACAGTACAACAAGCACCAGGTACAGAAGAACTTAAAGCCCAGCTCTTTGAGAAATATAAAGATCACCTTGATGATCCTGCGACCATCATTAAGATTGAAAAAGAACTTATCCAACACGATAAAGACTTCATCAATCAAGACCCAAATAAGGGGTTCTATATCAAAGGTAAATCTTTTAACGTGTCTCGTAAGAAATTGCACATTATGCAAGGTCTTCAAAAACGCATGGATGATACGAAACCTGCAGTCCTCATCAAAGGTGCATTAAATGGTGAGCTTAACCAAGCGGATATCCCAGCGATGATTGATGGTGCCCGCGAGGGTTCATTTAACCGTAGTGCAGCAACAGCACTTGGTGGGGAATCCGTTAAATTCATTTATCGTATCTATGGTGCATCTGAAATCATTAAAGAAGATTGCGGAACAAAACTCGGTATTCCGAAATATATCAGTCCAAATATTAAAGCTTCGGCTTTCATTGGGACGTATATCATTGAGGGAAGTAAACTCGTATTATTAACAGAAGACAACATCAATAACTACGTGGGTAAAACTGTTATCTGCCGTTCTCCAGCATTCTGTTTAGCAGGTGAAGGCGGTCGTGGTTATTGTAGTAAGTGCTTTGGTGAGAAGATGCGTGGCTATGAACAATCATTGGCATCCTATGGTGCGATGGTGGGTTCTGTGATGAATACACGTTTCATGAAATCGATGCACGGTACCTCAGGTGATACGAAAAAACTCATCTTAGATGAAGCGATTTCCTAGAGTTTCTCGATAAAAAGCTTATGTGGTAGACCCTGTTCTCTTTTAATATGTTAATAGGTGTTTACCACAAACAACGTTACGTTAAACAAAAACAAATTAAACTTCGAAGGAAAAATAAATGCCAAATTACAAACTTACACTAGACAGTTTGGCCTTATCATTACCAAAAGATGATAAAGGTTACATTGGTGTCACAGTAACCAAAGATGAACAACCGGTTACTGACTTTACCAACTTAACACTTCAATTAGTGGACAGTACGGGTAAAGTAATTTCATCTGCCTTCTCTGACGACACTGGTGATACCATCCCAGATGTATTAGTCGTAGATGGTACTGCGGAGATTAGTCCTACTGAAACTTACAAGGTGAAATTAACTTCATCTGTAGAAGGTGATGATAATGCAACAGCAGAATCTGATCCAGTGACTATCACTGTAGTAGAACCAGGTGAAACACCAGCATTAAAAGCAACAATTGCTAAAACTGTCTCTGGTACTACTGTAGTATTACGTGCTACTGTAGAATCACGCTTTGAAGATAAAGCTTTCACCTGGTATAAAGATGGTGCAGAAGTAGAGCAAAGCACAAATAAAGCTGAGCTCGTATTAGAAGCAGGTAAAGAAGGTAGCTATACGGTTAAAGCACAAGCAGATATCCGCCGTAATAAAGCACGCCGTAGTATCACCTCTGATGCAGTAACGGTAGAAGCTTCTGACTTCACTACTGCTGCAGCTCCAGTGAATTCTGAAGATCATAGTGCTGATCATGTAGAAGATACTCATGCAACTGAAACTCACACCGGAGAAAATCATGGTAGTGAAACCCACACTGGTGAACCAGCTGCTGAAACTCATGAAGGTGGTCAGCCAACTGCAGGTGAACACACTGAACAACCTGTGCCAGCGGCTCCAGTTGGTGATACTGCTGTAACTCCATCTCCAGCACCAGCGCAACCAAAAGCATTACCAGTATTCGATCACGCTGAAAACTATGCGATGATCGACCTTGCTCGCAAAAAATATACAGTAGCAGCAATCAAACGTTTCGTAGAAAATGCTAAACGTGCTGGTTACCGTGGTGCGATCTTACACGTTGGTGACAATGAAACTTTTGCGGTTAAATTAACTGCATTAGGTGACTACAACGATAAAGTTGGCGCATACCTCACTAAAGAAGAGGTGAAAGGTATCGTTGATGCATACCAAGACACCAAATTCTCAGTGGGTCTTAAAGTGGGTATGCCATCTCACGCTGCCGCGTTACTTCGCTACTTCAATGGTACCAACCCATCTGTAGTAGGTGGACGTAGCCACTTAAAACAAACTAAAGAAGCAGCTGATGCATTAGCACCAATCTTAACTGAATTGTTAAGCACTGGTATCACTGTATTCCACGTAGGCGGTGATGAGATTGAAGGTTACGATAAAATTGGTTTAATCCAATTCTTCAAATCAATCAAAGATACATTACGCTCAGTTGAATCATTCGGTCAACAAGGTAAAATCTTTATTTGGAACGATGCAGTAAGCTCAGACAACGTAAATGAAATTGCTGAGTTCGTTGATGGTTTCTTCTTCTGGCAACACAAAGCAGATCGTGCTACATTAGCGCAAATCATGGCTACAGGTAAACCTGTATACAACGCTAATAGCTACTACTGCTACAATGCACCAACTGGTGATAAAGATAAATATAAAGGTGATGCTAACTACGCTGCACGCGATGCACTCAAAAACTGGTCATTAAATCAGTTCAGCAATGAAACTCGTGATTACACTGTGGAAAATGCTAAAAATGTAGCGGGTGCTGTAATGGCTCTATGGTCAGAACGCTCTGGTGATTTAAGCGGTGAAGAAATCGTTAACCGTATTAATCCATTTATGCGTTCTATCGCTGTAAAAGCAGATGCAGTATATAGCGAAGATGCAGCGACTAAAGTTGCAGATATGATTGCAAATGATTTCAGTAACTACGGTAAAATCGATACTATCGACGTTGCTGCTTTAGGTATTGATACTGCATTACCAGCAATGGATGAACCAGTTGACTCTCCACGTGGCTTAGCTTCTTTACCTGAAGAAAAACCAGCTGCAGAAGAAACTCATCCTGCACAACCACCTGTACAACCTGCAGATCCAGCAGTAACAGGTAATACTGGCGATAGCCATGAAGCACAACCGCCTCACAGCGAAGATACTCATACTGAACAACCTAGTACGGGTGATGCTCATGCCGACCAACCAGTTGTTCCACCGTCTGAAGATGCGCACACTAATCAACCAGTTGTGCCACCATCCAGTGAGGATAGCCATGCGGGTGATACCGAACATAAACCAGCTGGAGAAGATACAACTCACACTGGTGAAGATGCAAATACAGGAAACACTGAAACAGGTCACAATGACTCAAATGCAGACACTGGCCACGCAGGTACCGGAAGTGAAGACAACGGTCACGCTGCTGAACCTACTCCGGCTGACCCAGGTCATACTGATGGTGATACTACTGTAAACCCACCAGCTAACAATGACACACATCCAGCTGATCCTGTAACACCACCAGAAAACAGTGGTGATCATACAACAGATCCAGCACCAGTTGTTCCGGGTAATAATGGTGACACTACAGTGACTCCACCTGAAAGTCATGAAACACAGCCGGCTCCAGTCGTACCTACGCCAGGTACGGGTGAAAACCAACCTGCTCCTGTAGATCCAGTATCTCCAGCACCGGTTACACCAGCTGCGCCAACTCCGGGTAATGATACTGAAGGTACATTCAGCATTGAGTTATCTCAAACCAACATCGGTGACATCACCGAAGGTGAAACTCTTGAGATTCATGCAGTAACTCAATCCGGTGCAAGCTTGACCTCTTGCCAATGGTACCAAATTAAAGAAGGTATCGCTGTTGCTATCGATGGTCAAAATACAGACACCCTAAATATCGTGATCTCTCCAGAACACGGTAAACAGTTCTACTTATCTGCAATCGTAAATGGTTCACAATTAACCTCTAAAACAGCAGTGATCTCTAACTTACGTTATAAAGATATTACTATTGAAAGTTCACAAGAAGATCGTATTAAAGATCTTAAAGTGGATGGTGAGTTAAATGTGACTGCAGTGGTAACACCAAATGATAGTAACTTAACCTTAAAATGGGAACGTGAAGTATCAGGTGTTCGTGTACCAGTGGTAGGTAATACTACATCAAGCTTGTACATTTCTCCATTAGCATTAACTGATGCAGGTAACTACTACTTAGTTGCAACACGTTTCGATAAGAAAGTTGAGAAACTTATTACTCAAGTGACTGTAACTGAGAAAGAAGTATTACAACCAATGGCTGTAACATTAGACTTATCCGGTAATGTACAACGTCCGTTTGGCGGTAGCTTCCAATTAGTCGCAACTGTGACTAACCTTGGTGAGAATACTGTATATCAATGGTTCCGTACACCAAACGGTGGTCAACCAGCATTACTTCCAGCTCAACAGTTATCCGTATTATCGATTGCTGATCTTAAAGCATCTGATGCAGGTCACTATTACGTTGAAGTATCCGATGGTGTTCGTCAACCAGTACGTTCAGCTTCAGTTTACTTAGATGTAATTCCTGAGCCTAAAGCGGAAGATAACACTGGCACTAATACTGGTAATACTCATGTTGATCCAAATGATCCACATGCTGATTCAGGTCGTGACTTTACTTTCACTAACTTGAAAGTATATAACTTCCGTCAATATGCTAACGTGATGCAACCGGTTAACCGTACACCACCAGCAATTGGTTTATCATGGCAAATCCGTTTATACGGTGACTTGATGGATATCTTAAAATATCCTGATGTTGATGTATACATGGATGCGATGGATGCCGCAGTAGACTTCTTCTATACTTATAAAGATAGTCTATTCTCGATGGATAACCGTGCTCGCTTCTTACAATATGCAACCGATGCAGATTTAACCAAAGATGATCGCGAAGCATTGTTAGAAGTATTCAACGTGTTTGCTTCTATGGGTGATCCTGAAACTAACCAACGTTGGAGCTTATTTGAGATCAAAGATATTTTACAAGACACTGTAGCTTACGCTCGTCTTGTTCAATACTACGATCGTAAATTCCAATCAATGAAATCAGCGAAAGTACAAGGTAACTTCCTTGTCTAGTCTGATGTGACATAATCAAGAGGCTATCCTATGATAGCCTCTTACTTTTGTTGCTAATAAAGGAGAACAGGATAAATGAGAGATTATACTCAAGAAGAATTGATTAAAAGAGCAGATGAGATCTTTGAACTAGTAAAAGATAAACAAGATGATTATAATCGTGCGATTCGTACGGATATGAGTACACTATGCCTTGTTAATCTAGCACTGAACTATATGCCATATCAGGGTGATTTTGTGATGGGATCAAGATCACGTTGGTTACGTGTCGGAAATGCGCGTGTAAACGCCAGAGAAGGAATTTCAGCAGGTAGCCTAGACATTGTACCAACTGACATTAAACCAACGCATAGTAATGATGAGCTTGCGGATTTGATCGCCAATGATACTTTTGTTTGTTTCTATGATAATACAGATTGGACTGGAATCGAGATGAGAGTATTTACACGTGATAATGTAACGGATGGAAACTGGAACGCCATGCTTGTTAGAATGCGCTATAATGATAAATAAAGAGATGGAATCACTTTAGGGTGGTTCCTTATTTTTGTCCGAAAAATCGAAAACCCTTTCTATTAAATTTACAAGTGTATATAATCTACATGAGATAATAGAAGTAATTCGATTTATCTTAAAAGAGAGAATTAAGAATGTGCGCTTTGTTTTGTTAAAACATGGGTTGATCTACCTGTACAGGGAGTGACACTCGCTGTTGTATTTCACTACAACATAAAGCGAGGGATTGTTGGTGCAATCCCTCATGTTTGATAACTAATTAATCTAGGAGTAAACTATGATTAATGCTTATCGTTCAATCGAACTAATAAATTTCATTATGTCATTAGACCAAACTAACTTTTATCACCATTGGTTAAAAGATAGCACCAAGTATATTGTTGCTCTAACCTTAGGCGATTACTCCAGATACGACCACCAGTTATGCTACTGGCATTTCAAACTAGTAGATAATATCTATCGGCAATTAACTGGCTTATAGATAAACCGTAGCAGTGTCACCAGCACTGCTACATTACATTAACTATCATAATTAGAATCTAATAGGAGATTTATATGAGCATCTTAAATTTAACATCCGAGGAATTAATAAAATACGTGGAGGATCAATTCAAAGCAGTCGTAGATAGCGACTATGAGGATAACGATACTGCGTATCGCCAAAAGATTACCACTGACCAACTAGGTAAAGTAGTAATGACATTCGAACCAACTACACATGACAGCAGTGCAGGTAACCGTCGCTGCTTCATGCGCATCGGTAGCAATAGTCGTGTGAGCTGTTTAGATGGCGTAGCGACTGATGGTTGCAACCACATCGAAGATAGCATCATTGAAGCGACTCATCTAAGAAGTGAGTTACTGGACATGTTAGAGGATAGCTGTCTAGTGGCGATCGATGATGATTGTGATTGGCGTAGTCATGAAATCATCATGTACCGCCGTAATCCAGGTGATGACTGGTGGGATGTTACTACAGTAGAACGCAATTACTAACGACATAAAAAGGAGGACTCAATTGAGTCCTCCATCTTTTATCCAAATCTTTTTTTTTTATTTAAAAGACTTGATCTTTTCCATCAAAGCAGTTTCTACATGACGGCAGAATGTCAATGCGTTATTGGTACCTACTAAAGATTCGATAGCCGGTGCTTCGATCTCTAATTGGTGTTTATCAATAACGGGTTGTACTGCTTGAAGTAACATCTCAGTTTCAGGTTCATTCATGCCTTCATGCTGACGTACTGAATCAAGCAATTGACCCACGAAAGCATGAGATGCAATCAATTCACCTTTAATGCATGAACCTTGTGCATCCATCACCGCAGCTTGTGCTGCATCGATGGTATCAGAAGCACATTCCATCGCGACTTTGATGTAGTTATATTTACTAATCATGTTTAGTTTATTCCTTTTAAGAAATGAAGATTATTTACCAATTCGTTTATCGTGGTTAACAAAGATAATTTCGATATCTTCACGTACACGTAGATGGTTATCTTCCGTTAACGAGATCTTACGTCTCACACTACATTGAGAACCTTCATCGACCATGGTAAAGGTATTCACATCTCCACCAAGACCCATATCCATGATATTCACACCCAGGATATTCTCGACCCCGCCACGTACACGTAATGCATTTTCAATGATGTCTTTACTTACCGTACGGTTAGTGAGCATTTCATTGATTACCTCATAGGTCATCTTACGGATAGACTCTTTTAAGGTTTCATTACGCCATACTTTATCAGCTAAATAATATTTAACTTTAAATGGTAGACGGTTGAAGATTGAACGTTCGATACCATTCTCAGCGATGATGTTAATATAACCCATCGTCCGTTTAGGCATGAAGTAAAGCTCACTGTGTTCAAGTAAGTTACGTTTCATTCTGTCGATATCAGTTTCTAACCAGTTTACAATTAAACGAGGAATCGTTTTAATGTAAGCTAAGTCATCTTCGTGGTTACTGAAATGATAGATCCCATCATAGAAGAAAATATCCACGATACGCAACGTTTGTTTCGGTGATTTCTGAACAGGTTCACCTTTCTCATCGAGCTTCACATCACCTGCGCGATGTTTTAATAAAGGCTGACCTTCTGAGTTATAGATGATATCACCACGTTGATGGGCAAGCTCAAAGACCATACGACCATTTTGCATGGTGTATTTCGGTAAACCTGTTGCCGGATCGATTACAGGAACATCTGCATTATAAGTTAATGGAACATCTTCTTCATATTCCTCAAACTCAATCGTACTTAAAGTGGTACGGGTATTATGCCATAAGTTCTTTAAGTTATCCCCAAAACGAATCCCGATCTCATTTTCTGCGATCACTGTATAAGTACGATCACGTTCTAATAAGAAAGTACCAGCGCGTTGGTTGATTTCGATATCTTCATCGACACCTTTCGGATAATCATACGCACCCATGATAACACGGAAGTCTTGTTTTAATTGACAAGGCAATACACGTTTCTCACGAGTCAAGATATTAAAGTTATTTAACATCAATTGGTGATTACTGTTAAAGTCGAATGTGGTCTTGATGTGGAACTCAAATACCGGGTTCTTATCTTCGTTCCCTACCCACTCACCATTTAAGTAAGCATAGTCAATTTGTTCAGGTGGGATATAAGCCAACTGCATGAACAAGTTTTCAGGATCGAGTTGTTTTAACTCTTTATTACTACGAGTTACTATACGAATCGTATAACCATGATCACGATAATGAACCGTAATCTTATCCACAGCCATCAATAAGTCAGTCTTGTTATTACTTTGAATAAATGATTGACTCATATAAGTTGGGTCCATCATGTAATAAGGTCTTACCTCAAATGAAGTACGACTTGCGTCAAAGCAATAATGGAATGGTGTCTTGATGTATTCCAAGGTATTAATACGCTGGATGTAACTATCGATCGTACCTTCACTTTTCAGTGTTGGGATTTCACTATCGTATAATAAAGTCGTTACACCACCCACCGTTTTAAATAACGCATCTGGTAATAAGGTTAAACGATCACCATGACTATTAACGAAATCGTGTTTCTCAAGATCAGCCATTTTAAATGGAACAGATTCAATCGAACAACCTACCCCACGTTTAAAGTCACCATCTGGACTCGGTTCGATTTCACGTGTTGCTTGGAAGATACGGTTAGTTAAGTGGTCGACATCCGTTACGATGTTATACCCTAAGATCTCACCATTCACACGTAAGTTAGCATGAGTGATGGTTTCACCTTCATAGCGACCTGCATTAATTACCCAACGTTTCATAGTTGAGAAGTCCACTGCATCACGACCACCTGCTGTATCACTGATCGCATAGCAGACCGTATCCATGTGCTCAAGCGGCGCCACGTAGAAACTTTCTTTCGGGGTATAGTCATCACTATTGTAGTTAACACCAACACCATTTTGTTGACTTAAGTGTTCGGTATTGATACGTACTTCACCTAATGAAGTATACAACTCCACTTTCACTTGAGCTTGTTTGATTTGCTCAGAAGTATAATAAATAAGTGGTAAATGAACATGTAAGTTATTATCATCTAATACTGATAAAACAGCGGTAGGGGTGGTTGGATCATAAACCAGATTACTCATCGTGGTTTTCAGTTCCGTTTCACTACCATCTTCTTTGACCAAGTAAACACGTGCTTTTACAAACTTATGCGCAAATGGAATAATTTGATTAAATGGTTCAGCTAAGTGCGTTAAACCGAATTTGTGGTAGCTTAATGTTACTTGTAATACAGGTACTTCAATCATCAGCCATTCTTCATGGGTGTCTTCTGGATTGATGGCTGTATCTTTACGATACCAATAGTTTAAGATATTGGAACTAATGGTTTCAAGATGATCTAAACGATCCGTATTATAAACAACCTGAATCGCATCAAAATCATTTACTCGGATTTCAATCGGATGTAACGTCGTGAAATCGGTACCATCTACTTGTAATAAAGTCCCACGTGGAATCATGATCTTACGGATTCCATCGATATCACTTCTTTCAGCTAATTTTAAGATATCAACAACACGATAACCTAAAACGAATTTAGCTCGTGTTGGTACCGTATACATCCCTTCATATAAAGTCAAACTCATATGCGGATATAAATCTTCCATACGGGTCGCTAATACAGGATAATGTTTCTTATCCGCTGCTTTAAAGTAACGGAAGTTATTAGCAGCTAATGTTGAGCTAAACTCCATTAATAATGTTGCAGGGTTAGAGGCATCAACGAAATCCAATCGTCCTTCTGTTTCATCAGAAAGATAATCAAGACCTGCCTTGATCATTAAAGCAGGATTACGTTTTGCATTCTCTAAAGTTGTCGCCCATTTTTGGCGATTAAGAAGATACGCATCAGAAACGTTATCTTCTAACTTTTCGTAATTTGTACTCATTTGTTATTTGTTTCCTATCTCTTACGTGTGTCATTATAATAATCACGCACATCACGAGTTAATTGTTCGGATGGATTATTGAGATCTTCATTTTTGAAGTTGACATCGATGACGTATTTCATGAAGTCTTCACGTCTTACCCACCACTCCATTTCTTTAGTATAGAGATTGATTAAAGGATAAGCACGATAGTTTGCTTTCAGTTTCTCATTTGGTAATAACTTCACGTAAGGTGCATTCGGTGTATTGTTGTTTCCCTTATTAGCAAAAGGAATATTGTCGATCAAGTCATCCGTAATGTTTTTGAAGTTACCATTACTTACACCATACTCGTTATAAAGACGAAGTGATGGGTTGAATTTCCCTACTACACGATTGAACTCATATAACGTAATGATGTCATTATAATCGGCATAAGCAGATTTAAAACTGATATTTAATTGATCAATACCCGGATTAACCGTAGAGGAATAATCATAATCGAAGATCTTACCAAATGGGGTATTCATTGGTGCACTTGCACCTGTTGCTGCCCAATGTACAATATACTGACGATTTGAGTCCAATACGAAGTCATAGATACGTGTATTATAATCTAATCGACGCCATGCAATAAACTCAGGATAAGGATCAATGGAGTTGCGAAGTTCACTCATGTACATCTGCCATAATAAGAAGATAAGAAGTGTCGTATCCCCTTCAGTATTTCTAAAGGTGGCATCGATATCAAAAACTTCATTGATCTCAGCAATCCCATCATACATGAACCATTGTTCATTTCTTATCCCACGATCAGAAACAAAGGCATCCCCACGCATATCTGGCCAACCACTTAAACTCATTAAGTTATTGGTTAAGATATTAATGAAGGCACTATTGCTATCTACCAGTGGAGAAGCGAATGTATGCAAGTCTTTTTCCATGTAAGTCCCATTTGCATTTTTCGTTGCAAATCGACTGTAGTTACTCCATGGATCAAGATAGGCTCTTGATATGCCTAAAGTACTATTTGGTGTACAATCCCGCCATGGAAAGAATCGTCTATTCTTACTGAGATTACCATATGTTAAATTAAGTAAAGGCCGAGTAAAGAACACCATTCCTGTCGTTTGTCGATTCGGGATGACCAGTTGTTGGCTCTGTCCACTTAAATTTAACCCATAGGTCAAATCACGGTTAGCAGCAGAACGCGTACCTCGACCTGATATCCTTACGATATCATCGATACTTCGAACGATGCTAAGTTTTTCATCGTTCCCATTTTTGTTGTTTGCCATAAATGTGATATCCTATTTTTACCAACACGTTTTAAAAACGTTATTAGCTAATAATATTTTTAACTGAGGAAATAAGTTATACTTAACTTTATCCTGCATTATTCTAAGATAAATGGAAATATAAAAATTTTTCATGTGTCTAACTTCTTAATATTGATAATCTACGTAGACATGAGAAGTGAATATAATAATGAAGATGAAATAAGAGTGACTTATCCTTCTTTAGAGAAAAAGAACAATAAGAAGTAAGGAAAAGAAGATGAGTAAAGATGGTGTTAAAACACTGTTTAATGTTGCAGCTCTTGCAACAAATGTGCTCTCAGAACGAGGAGAGGGTTCATTAATTGAATTCGCAAGCTCCACGCAAAATATCATCTTAGTTACGGTAGAAGACACATTGACACATCATGCCGTGACCCCTGAGATTTTGAAGTTCTGCACGAACATCTACATCGGCTATTACTTACAAGCTGTTGCATTACTGAACACCATCGGTGATGTGTCAGTACGTCAAGTATTAGACCGTTTAAATACCAATCGCAGTGTAAGCTCAAATGCAAAAGACACTGTAGAATGGATTGCACAAGAATCATTCTTAGACTACCCTAAATTTAACTTTGCTAAGAAAGTGGTTTCACTTGAATCATTTGGTGATATCGTGAGCAAAGTAAAAGGTAAAGTGATTGACAATGTTAAAACAATGGATGACGGTACACCAATGAAAAAAGATGGTGAAGTTAAAAATGGTGGTCAGTCTGCTGAGAATGGTAGTGCAGGTGAATGGATGGCAGATGCCCCAACACTTGCTCAAGGCAAAATCTTTGATGTGAAAATCCAAAACGGTGGAGCAACCGCATCTATCCCAGTGACTGTACGTTTAAACCCAGTTGCCGTTAACCGTGAAATGTTGAAATCAATGTACGCACGTGCTAACCAAAACAATAGTTTCTGGAACCGTCTCCGTCGTTGGAAAGATGGTGAGTTAGAAACCTTATCAGATATGATCTTCTGCAATGACATCATCGCAGATCATGCTCGTCTGATTAAACAAGACAAACTTAAACTCACTGAGCAACTTGAGAAGAAACGTCGTGCTAATAAGATCTCTACTTTATTAACACAGAAAACTTCTTTAGCTACTGCTTCTACTATCTCTTTAATCAGCAAAGCAAGTCTTCCTGAAATTGAGTTAGCAGTAGGTGGTCGTATTAGTGATTTCAAAGTACGTGAAGATATCTTCGCAAGAAGTGGTCTTATCATGTTACTCGTTGTGGATGACATGTATGAAACTGTTACTGTTTATTACCGTGGTCAAAACCGTGGTATGGAATTAACATTCGGTGAATGTAAATCCGTTTCTAAAGGTAATGGTCCAAACGTCATGGAAATCTTACGTGCTTTCCAAGCTGGTCAAACCCCAAATATTTAATATATAAATAAGAGGATAAAAGAAATAAGATGAAACTATTACCTGGTTCTCCTCTTTCGTTCTTTGTTCGCACCTTTTTACCATCTTTCAGTAAATCAACTGTTTCTCAACAAATTGATGTATTGAAAAATGAGTTAGCGACAAAGACCCTACCTGTTTATGCATCTTTAATCGATGAGTCAGCAGGTTTTACAAAACCAAATCCATTTATGAGTAAATGGAATAAGGCATATAACGACAAAGTAATGTCTTCTCGTACTATCAATTTCAAAAACCGTCAATTCACGGTGAAATCTGATAACATGATTTTGGTTGTATACAACGTCTTAAATCAATTAGGACAACGATTAAACTACCTTGAGTCATTGATTGATAAATCATTCGGTGATGATATCATTGGTAGTGCACTTTCATATCAACAAGCTAACTTATTGCGTCTCGTTGAAATGAGTGAGTTCTTCCTTATTTATGCACGTCGTTTAGCGATCTATATCGTATCAAATGAATACGAAGAGATCGAGAAAAATCCATCTACTGAAAAACCTTTTACTAAAGGTGATATCAAATGGTTGGAAATGAACATGCAAGCCTTCTTAGGTATCTTAGGAATTTATAGTGTTGATGAAGAAAACTTCATCCGTGCAGTAAAACAAATCCCAGATATCCAAGTACCAGATAATAAAGAAGAATTAGATTTGATCCAAAAAGTACACGGTGATAAACTAGACGGTTTAGGTCTTGGTTTCGTACCGTATGTTTTAAACCCAATCTACCATGTTCGCATGAAAATTGTGGAATGGAGACACAATCGCATCGAAGCAGCAAAACAAGAACGTGAATTGTTGGAATTGCGTATTCAGCAGTACATCATGAAACGTAACGGTGCTGACAATGCGAAAATGGATCAAGTTATTAACAATGCTCAAGAGTCACTTAAGAAATTAAACAAAAAAATTGCCGATATGGAAGCCAGTTATTCTGCCGATTATGGTGCGTAGAGTAATTTGGTTTTTGGTAATCTTTTATGTCGTTATTTCTGATGTGATGAAATAATGAGCAATTCATACAACGGTAATGTTAGTACCCCTTTATTGATATGAAACATCTTAATCGGGTTGTCGAAATAAAAAGAGGCTAAATAGCAAATATATGAAACCAACTTTTACTTCAGCACGAGGCTTTCGTTTCTATACTCAGGACGATAATGCAGGTGCTTCATATCACTATGGTTTATTACGTCGTTACTTCGATCAAGAAATCCGTCAGGAGATTCGTAACAAAGATCGATTAGACATCCTCCGTCACATCCAAGGCTTAGTATCATCTTCACAACCCCAAGCAGATGAGCCACTTGATACTTGGTTCCGTGACATGTTAAGAGAACACGAGCATCGTGATGGTCACTTACGTTTCCTTCATGATACGTTAAGTTTTATTTCTACGGGTCGTCGCAGACTCCCAGCAGCAGGTTATAAAGCTTTAGTGGAATTTAACAGTGGCATTGACGATGTAGCTAAACCAAGAAACGTATCAATTGGTGATAGCCAATATGATGCATACCTCCGTAAACTATCCGATGAGTGTATCGAGATCTTAGTTAATCATGAAAGTGATTTACTCCAATCTTGGTTACAACATGAAGATGGCTTTATGGATTTACTGAATACTTTTATCTTTTTACTGGAAGAACCCGCGAATCGATAGGAGTATGATTAGCTAATCTTACTCAATTAATCCCGATGGAGTAATAGTACTGTTACTGCATCACGAATTAAGAGGAAATTTTATTATGAGTCGTAAATTACGATTCGTGCAACAAGTGGTAAATAAGGTAGTATCGATGGAAGGCGTCGATGATACTAAAGAAAACGTACAAACAGAAGAAGTACGTCAATCCGCTGATGCAACGATTGAAGTCCGTCAATTGAAGCTCGAGAATGAGGCACAAGTACGTATCTCTAGTCTTGAACAAGACCTAGTTGAAATTGAAGGTTTACATGAAGCAACTGATGAGTTAGAAGCCGCTCAAGAAGAAGTCGGTGATCTTATCGTTGCAACTGAAAGCTACCTAGAACGTGGTGGCTTAACGAAAGATGCAGCATTCTTTGCTAACATCGCACTCAAAAATGCAACCAAACGTGTATTCTTAGATGCAGCAATGCCATCTATGGAATCTTTCGCTGGTAGCTCTGCTGACCGTATGGATATGACAGTTGTATCTTTAGAAGGTTTTAAAGAAACAGCTCAAAAAATCTGGAAAGCGATTGTTGAAACAATTAAAGTTATCATCACTAAAGTTACTTACTGGTTCAATCAATTCTTCGATACTACTGCTAAGAACGCAGAAGCATTAATGGAAACAATTAATGCTGTTAAGAAAGCAGAAAAAGAAGAGATTGATCTCGGTGATGCGGCTAAACAACTAGCTTTAGTTGGCTTATTTGATGGTAAAGGTAAATGGACTAACTCAGGTGAAGAAGTATCATTTACTGCGGATGATGTTTTAGAATCATCAATCGCTCATACCTCAGTATTTGCAGAAATGCAAGATGCCATGGTTTTAGCTGGTACTTTACAGATTAACCAAGAAGAACTCAATAAACGCTTAGAAGCCGCACTTGGTAAAATCGGTAAATATTACGATGTTACTAATCCAACTTCTGGCCGCAGTAAAATTCCTACATTAGGTGGTGCTGGTTACTCACTTGAAAATAAATTCGAAGGTGAGGGAGCAAACCTTAAGGTTGATGTACGTATCGCTGCTGATACTGTTGAAGTTACAGATGCTCCAGCATCTACTAAATTGACTAAAGAAGATTTCTTGAAATCCGCTGAAAAAGTGTACGAGATCTTAACTAAACACTTACCGGAAGCTAAGAAATCAAACGGACATGCTCAAGAAGAATTTACTAAATTCTCTAAATTGTCAGATGCTGAAGTAGCAAAACGTTACACTGACACGCAAGGAATCGAGATGGACCCTAGCGACCCTAAAGCAGTGGAACTGATCAAACATGTTCAAAAATTATCACGTCAAGGTGCTGCTGGTGTTGCGACCCCAGCGATTTTACGCATGTACATGAGCATCACTAAATCAAGTAAACAATACTTGTCAGTTGGCGGTAAATTCGTTAAATAATCTATAGGTGCTTATTCTCATGAGAGCACCTATTTAATACAATCACAATTCCATATTAAGGTATATTTATAATGGCACGTACTGTTGGTATTTGGGTTAATCAACCTAAGAAAACCCTAGCATTATCATTAGAAAATGCAATCGAAAACGCACCAGAAGGTTTTATCGAAGACCAAGAAACTGGTGAATTAGTTGACTATAGCGAAGAGTTCGCAGCGTTAGTATTAGAATCAGCAGAAATCGTTGAAGATACTGAAACTGTAGCTGAAACTGCTGATGCAATCGACAACGGTGAAGTTGTTGCTGAAATCGGTGACGCTATCGAACAACGTGGTGAAGCAACTCCAGAAGAAGCAGCTTTAGTACAAGCTGGTGTAGCAAACACTTTAGATGCAACTGATGCACCTGAAGAAGTAATCGAAGAAGTAACTGAAACTGTTGCAACTGAATCTGCAAACGGTCCAGTGATTTCAATGGAAGGTTTCAAAGAAACTTTAAAACGCATGTGGGAAGGTTTAAGAGCTTTTGTTACTGACTTATTAGCACGTATCGCAACTAACTGGAAACGTTTCTTCAACACCACTGCTGGTATCGTTAAAGATGCAGCTAAATTAAATGAAAAATTAAAAGATCGTAAAGATGCTGAAGATGCACAAATCAAATGGTCTTCTTCTTTCGCTTTATTAGCCGTTGAAGGTAAAAAATTCGACGCTCAAGAAGCAGTGAAAGCATTCGGTAAATTAGAAAACATCGCTAAAAGTGCTGGTACTGGCATGACTCAAGCAATCGGTGAAGCTTCAGACGGTGTTGTTGCTATCAATGGTAGCACAAGTGACAAATTAGGCAAAGTTGTTGCTGATATCTTAGCTGGCATGATCGCGAAATTTGGTGCTAAAGATGCGTTAGCAGATAACGTATTCGGTAAAGCATACAAAGGCGGTTCAGTGAAATTCGCATTCGGTGATTTCGCTCTTGCTTATGGTTACAATGCAAGCTTAGACCAAGAAGGTGACGAAGCAGCATTAATCAACAGCTTCCGCGTAACTTCTACTAAAGCGCATAAGGATTTCGATGCTAAACCTGAGAAAGCTGAATTTGCTGCATTAACTAAAGCACAAATCGAAGATTTAGTGAAAGAAGTTAAATCTGTAGCTAACGCTTTAGATAAATTCTATAACGGTGGTGCGAAACAAATCCATAAATCAATCGATGCACTTCGTGACATTTTGGATAAAACTGTTGCAGCTGTTAAAGATGATATCACTGCTGAACAAAAACACAACTACAAAGTAGCGCAACGTTTATTCAACGTACCAGTTCAATTATTACGCGGTGAAGTTGAATTATCTATCTACGTGATTCGTGTATTAAAAGCATTCATCACTTTAGGTAACGTATCTGCGGCTAAACTAGTTGCTGATAAATAATCGTTAAGTTTACTTTACGATAAGTTAAGCGATATAGCGAGGGTAGGCTTAGGTCTACCCTCCGCTTATGTCCGTTTATCGATTTTATAAGTGTATATTATTTTTATGAAGCTGACAAATCAAATGTCGTATCTAAGATAATTGGTGTCTTGATATGACGATGTTAGTTTTAATTTAATATCAACTAAAGTGATTTTCTAAAGGAGGGAATCATGTTTAAAACAATTTTAGAATCGATCAGTAGATTGTTTCGTAAAAGCGAACCTACTGAAGTGAAGGTGGAGGAACCAGTTGGTGATGCTGTCTTTATCGTAAAAGATGACTACACTAAGATGAAAGCAGGTGAGTACTGCGAGTACACCGTGAGTAGTCTAACAGAAGGGTCTCAGTCTGGAAAGATCCGTATGGGTAATTCCGTTAGATTTGCGATTAGATGGTTAGTTGAGGCGAATGGGATGAATGTTATCAATCAATTGCATCGTCAATGCGCTGGCACGCCATTTCATGCGGTGGATTATTTTCTTAGTATGGGCTGTGCTTGGTCAGGTGATCTATTTACATTAGAATGTGCCCCGAGACCAAATCCATTGGTATCGGCTTATATGGATTGGTATACCAAACAGTCAAAAGGACTTAAGGTGAAGATTGAGAAGTGGTCTGGAGATAGACTTGTGGTTATCGTGGATACAGTTTATGGTGACGGTAAAAACGAAGTAATCACGTCTGGTAGTCTTATTACGGAGGAGTTACTTGATAGAGCAAAATCGGTCAATGAACTATTTAAAGATAAGATCATTGATGATATTCGTGTAAATGGTCAACAACGTGGTTATATCGATATTAACAAAGTCGTGCATTGTATTCGTAGTTCATTGTACTCTAAGAAGTTCGATATCGTAGGTAGTAACATCTTATTGGACCATGATAACAACATCCAACTTACATTGAGTGAGGAAAAGAAAGATGATCAAGCAACTCATTAGATCAGTCAAAGATCTTATCGACGGTAAACGTCATTATAGTCTTCAGTTATTACCAACTGATCTTGACTACACCTCAACCGTAGGTGAACAGTTAACGGAAGCAAAGCTTATTGATCATGCTTCAGGTACAAGCGATATGATCCGTATTAAGCTAACTGATCATAATCGTTTCGTATTAAGATGGATCAGTGCAACAAGACAGATGAAGAATATCGGTGAATACTGCACAGCGCACCGTATCTCACCATACATGCTACTTAATGATATCTTTAGTCCTAAGTCGTATTATCGTAAATGGAACGCACCTGAGCTTTATGAGAGTTTTAATAAGTGGTTTATGAACCTTGGTGGGTGTAAACGTGGTATCCGTGTGGATTATGTTGAAGAAGAGCAGTTTATTGTGGTGCAAGTATGCAACCCATATGGCAATCGTTATATGGTCGCCATCGATGCACAACCGCTACTCGAGTCTTCAATGGAAACAGCGGATAAGCTATCTCGTTCATTGATGCACTCTGAAAAGGTGGGTCTTGTTACGATCAATAACGATAAGAGCTACTGTTCACTTGAGGATATCGCACTTCGCATTAAACGTCTTATTGAATTAGGTGCTGAAGTCATTGATCTAGGCAAGAATGATATCACTACACTTACTTCAAGTGATGGTACGATGATCATCAATAAACATTATACCCCATAGGGAGGTAACATGATAGAGTTATTTACAAACTTAATCAAGAAAGCAGTAAATACAGGTAAGAGAGAATACGATTATTCTCTTTATGCAAATAGTGATTATTTTACCGTACAACATGGTACAGTAAACAGCTATACGTTAATCAGCCCAACACGTGGTTCACATCAAGGTAACTATCGTGCCTGTGATTGGTCAAGATGGATGATGCATTGGCTTGCAACATCGGGTGGTATGCAAGTGGTTAATGATTACTGCACACGCACTAATCAAGATCCATCTAAAGTCGTACCATATTTACTCAATAGACTTGGTTCGGCTTATAGAGATGAACCTAACAAGTATCGACAAATTACGAGTGTGTTCTTAGGTTGGCGTTTATCTCAGTATAATAAATACGCTATCTCAATTGATAAATCAGATGAGAACGTCGTCACATTTAAACTGAGTAATCTGATTGGGGATATTGTAGTGACCACCATCAACAAAGTGAGAGTACCAGACAACGCAATGGCTGCCATCGATGTACTCATTAGTTGTCTTGATGGTTGCAAGATCCATGATATCAGTTTCTCAAAATGGCACGATTGTCAGTATCATTCACTCGAAGAAATTGTCTCCGTACTATCTAAATCATTCTACAGTGAAGATGTTCGAGTGCATAAAGATTTTCAACAGGAGCTTGTCTTTATTGATGATACATTAATACTCGCAACCGAGCGAATTGAAGCTTAACTTAAACTTAACGACAATCACAAGTGACGACCTGATAGGCGGGTTGATTTGTGATCGATTAATTTTCTATTGGAGAAAAACAAAATGAAACTATTAAGCAAAATCAAAGCATATTTCAAATCTAAATGCATCAAATGGAACATCATTGAACCAGGATATACGGTAGATGTAATTGGTAATAGAGTTATCGGTAGTGATGAAACTATCGGTGGTATCAATAAACCAGCTTCCGGTTGTTTGACTTTACGTGATCCAGAAACAGGTATCCAAGCACAACTACTTTATACTTATATCGAGTACAACCAGATCATGGTAGAATGGATTACTGGTAAAGCAGGCGGTATCGATATCATCAATGAAGTAGCACAACGTGAACAAGTCTCCGCATACGTCATCATCGATTGCTTACTCAACCGTTATGGCTCAGGTGAATACCGTGGTATCGAAGCACAGTTTATCGATTGGTTTAATCGTCAGACTGTGACTTATGATGTTTCTGCTTCATTCGCAGGTAAAGAAGGTCATCACCTTGATATCACCGTGAAAGCTAAATTCGTTACTGAAGATGTTGAGACAATTGTTGGTGAACGTAATCTGACTGTTGTACCACGCAGTCTTGTTCGTGCTTCATTCTTAGTAGATGAACTCAATGGTAAAACCTTTACGATTTATGAACCATCTACCGCAGTAACCAGTGCAGCCCTTGCTGGTGCATTAATGCGTTGGGTAAATGAAACCACAGTTGATCTTGCTTATCAATTAAACGAAGATCATAAGTATTATAACCTCCGTAACAAGTTCGAAGTCTATAAATCTAAGAACAAAGTGGGTCGTTATACTAAGAAAGAGGAAGTGAAAGATGGAGCTACTCAACAATAGTCTTGTTATCCTATTCGTGGTAACAGCAATCACCTCTGCGTTCGGTGTAGTGATATTGGATACTAACCGAACACTTCTTACTGGTCGATATATGAAGTATCGTCAGTTATTAATTAAAATATTGAATATTGTTTTCGGTGTTTCATTGTTCATCGCTTTTGTGATTACAATGACTACCGTAACAGTACGCCCATTTGGAGGTTAAACATGGCCAAACGAAATAAAATATTAAAGCTTGCGGAAGATCCGATTCAGTGTGTTCCTTATAAAGCACCGATCATCTCACTTCGTCTTTACGTTAACGAAGAAGATCTACAATCTACCATTACTCTAAACTATAACCACGCTAAGAATCAACTCATGGCGTTTGATACAGTAACACAATGGCCTTTGTTTGCAATTGATCTGATCCCAACTTCATCCATGCCACTTGGCACGATAAGTAAACATCGCATCGATTACTTATTTGGTTATGAAGTACAGAATGAACGATTGGTTGAAAGATTAATTGCTGGATTGAATGAGTTTAACAAAGTAGTCGCTGGTGCAACCAATCAAGATGATGTTTTCTTGATGCTCCGTGATTACTATAAGTTTAAGACGACAATCATTCCACGTTCGAAAAGATGGGATACAACATTCCGTATTGGTATGAATGGATTCTATTCTGCGTTCTTGTATAATCCAACTAAACCAGAGAAGAAAAATACAGGTGGGCGCGAAGCGAAGTTTAGTATCAATATTGGTTCTAACTTTAGTATCGCTTTCTACCATGATTTCTTTAAACCTTATCCATTACTTTATATTGTGGATCGTAATACAAAAGAAGCCTATACCGCACACTTGGGTATAACAGGTTTCTTGCGCCGTCACCTTATTAAAAGTGAAAAGCCTATCACATTTGAGTTACGTGATGCGGTTTTAAATGGTGCAGGTGTGGAGAAGATCAATGAGATCTTTTCAAGAATGGTGAGTTCAGATCTTAGATAGAGGTATTTTTATATGGAATTTATTCGTCCAAATTTGGATCTACTTAGTGGTGGGATTGCATTCCTGATTGTAGTAGTGATTGCAGGTCTTATTGCCCGTAAAGCAAATCAGGAAGACATGTCGGTTACTGAATACATCATGGATGAAGTGGCACCCGTTATTGCGATGTTACTTTCAGCTGCAGCTCTTATCATGATTATCGCAGTTGTTATTCGTCATTTAATATCATACTTATTTGGTATGGGAGAAATGTAAAATGGATAAATTGATTTTATCACCTTATACGATGATGACGATGCCGTATCGTGCTCGTTACTTATCGCCAGTTTTAAGCTTCATCTACAAAAGTGATGGGAAAGATGGTTGGGGCATTGATTATGATCATAGTACTGACCTACTTTCAATATCGATGCCTTTTGATATAGGTGGGTTTGTTGCGATTAGTCGTGTCGCTGAAAATATCCAAAACTTCATTGAAGAGTCTTGGGTTATGAGTGTGTTAAGTCGTCTCAATATCACAGATGAAAAACCAATCGCGATAGTTAAAGAAATCCTTGCGCATGTTTATGCAATCGCAAAAGAATCTTTAAATAGAGATGATGTTTATTATTATCTTTGTAAGTATGCTGAGTTGGAACCTACTCATAATCCGGCAACGATAGACTGGCCGCATAAACTTCGTGAAAGTCTTGACCAGATGTACCTCATGCTTAGCCGACTACCACATGGTATCGCAATTCGTGAACAAGGTCGTTTGGGTAGCATGATTGCAACAATCAACGATAACTATCGCTGTCTGTTATTCACTGAAGAGAAAAGACTATACCCACAACTCTACGTCGTTGATCTTGCAACAAGAGAACCATTTATCTTGCGTATCTCTCAGCAAGGGTTCATCCGTAGTAAACGCATCCGCCGTATGAATGAGGTCAAACGTCAACTTATTGATGCGGTAGTGGGTATGGCTGATCTTGAAAGAATCAACACAATCCTGTCCAAAACTGTGGCTACCGATTTTAGATAATAGGAGTTGTAAATGCCAACAGAAAAACAGATTAGAGAAGCTGACCTTGCTTATTGGAATTGGTTACGGGAAGATTATCACTTTACGCTTAATTGTGGTTGTAGTGAAAATCTGACCATCCTTGATAATACGGGGAAACCTGTTGCCACTGCGATAGTAAATGAGCTGAGAACACCTGCACAGCAATTACGTAAGGGTTACATCAGTCACTTTATTATTGGCAATAAGATCAAGTTCATTAATGTCAATAAGATTGTTCAACCTGAGTACTTTGCTGAAGTGATTCAAGACTTCGTATCAGGTAAAGAACCTCAGTTATTCTATACGGCTGAGATTACACTCGACGGCGAATCTTTTAATTGGAGACAAGAGTCCGATAAATATTTATATGGCTAGCGATCCTGTGCCACGTTTTACTTATAGGAGGGTAAACAATGGCAGAAGTGAAGTACAATGAGGGAGTAGAACTTACTCCCCAATTAACCATTAAAGTGTTACGTCTATTGGGGATTCGTGGAATGCACTATGACCCAAATACCAACCACTTTAAATTAACTTACCATCATTTCGATGATAAATTGGAATGGGAAGTAAGAGAGGTAGATGTTTATCTGCATATGCAAGAGCCTATTTTTAATAAGACGTTCCGTTGTGAGTTATTGGAGCTTTCATGGCAACAAAAACAAGCTCTGCTTATTGCACGTGATATCTACTTCAGCACGAAAGATGAAGCGACCTATGATAGTAACTCATTTTGTGCAATCGTGATTACTCGTCTAGTCGAGCAAATCATCAAAGAGAATTATTATGATAAAGATCAAGGTGTCTGGGTTATTGCAGTAAGACGAAATATCTATTGGTATCTCAATATGAATGACTTAGATAAATCGTTGCTTTATTGTCGTAATTATTTCTATCGTAAAACGCCAGTGAATTGGTTTGAGAAGTATAAAAGACTTGATGACTGGTATGCGCTTGAGCTAGCAAACCCTTTTGTAAAAGGGATGGCACAAGCACTTAAAGAAGGTATCATGATGGGTGGGTTAGACCATACCACCTTTGGTAACAGATTAAATAGACATTTAAACTACTTGGAGGTTTAAAATGGAACAATCAAATGAAAAACTCACTGAGTTTACAAGTAACTTAAAATATAAAATTGAAGCGACGGCGCCAGATACGAATCATCTTCGTATTGTTAGACGTCATGATAATGGTGAATCACATATCGACCTTATGGTTGGTCGTGTGGTAGTGCTTGCGAATCAAAAGTACACCATTATCAAGCACATCTCTGAGCACACCGAGCAGACTATTTATGGTTACTCACCAAACACTCACGTGCAACCAATCTGGGATTATGATTTAACTTATACTACAGGTGATGCTGATTACACTATCGCTGCAACAGTAGAAGATGCTTACTTCATTTTCCACAATAACATCGGACTTGTTACTATTGGTTCAGTCGTAAGACTACAAAACGGTAAAGATGCGATTATTACTGGTATCGAATATAATTTCTCAAGTAATATCATTATTCATGGCAAAACTGTTGATGGTAGCTATATCTTAAAATGGAACCGTGACGGTAAGAATAAATCGTTCATTACGCCAGATGCAGATATTGCTTCTGTTGTAACACGTAACTTCCGTGGTGGATTCCCAATATTTGAAAACTTCCAAACTACAACAGTAAGCGCAACTAATAAGGAGCAAGCGATGAATATGGGTACTGAAGATGCACCAGAGTTCGGTTTAAAAGCATTACCAATCGATAAACTCGATATCAAACTCGGTAGTCAAGTTAAATTGACCAATGGTAGAGTAGCATTCACTGGCCGTATTCCTAGCGAAAAGAATCCGTACCACTATTACTTTGTTGAGTTACCGGGTGGCCGTGAGCGTAAAGTCGATATCCGCCCAGATCATCGAGCTGATAACCTTGTTGGTGTAGCGCAAGTACTTTGTGGTCCAGAAAGATTAACGGAGTACTACTTCGACTTCAGTAAGATTGAAGAAGGTAATACCTACAGCTATATCAGTAACGGCATGGCTCAAACCAAGACTTATCATAATGATGATACGGATGCATTAAATGCCTCAAATCCACTGGTATTTGATACCCGTTTCTTGGCGGTATGGCGTCTTAATGAATTTAAACGTGTATTAAGTGCCACTGGCGATATTTCAGTAGAAACAAAACAGGAAGATGAACGTAAGTACGAAATCTTACCTGAACCTATTGCTGCACCAAATGGTGAGGTTTGCCATCGAATCAAAGCACTGAAAGATATTCCAGTTATTGGTGTGAAGAAAGGTGATTTAGGTGGTTGCGTATCTAACGCTACATCGCTATCTCATAGTGGTAGCTCATGGATATTTGAAGGTGGCTTTGTTGTGGGTAACGCAATCGTCGAGGATGATGCGATTGTGGGTGATGGTGCATTAGTAGGAGATACTGCTTGTATTAGTGGTACAGCTGCTATCTGTAAAGGTGTCGTTGTTGATAGCAATGCACAAGTAGGTGGAGATGTGGTGGTTCGCCATGGTAATATTGGGAATGGTGCAATCGTTACGAAACAATATCACTACCTATACGTTGATAACGTAAATGGACGTGGTGATGAATGTACTATCTATCTTACTGAAGGCGCTATCGGTGCATCTGTAGGTGGTCGTAGTGGCGCACTCTGGCAAGCACTTTGCTTAAAACCGGAAGTGGCATGTATCACATCACCTGACCTCATGCAAACCTACGTGAGATTGTTCGCTGATAACTCAAGAGGGTAATTACCATGTATAAGCCACTTGAGACAGCTGAACCAGGTGATGTACTGTTTGATATCAGATGGGGTATGCCAAAGATCACCAAAATCCAAAAGATGGATGATAGTAAATATCAACTTAGTCTGGATGATGGTAACACGCATACTGTGGATGCATACGGCTACATGGATGGTGATGAAATCTTACGCATCATCAACATCATCTATGGTAGACCACTACTCTGTAAACTTACCAATGAACCAAACACTGAACCAGTTGAGATATTTCAGTATTCTGAGATACTTCCGTGTCATGAAATCGTTGGTCGAGTAGACGACTAATCCATGGTTTGTGCTAGGATATCCTATAGTAATATGGGATATTCTTATCACAGGTTAATTATGGATTGCAAAGAAACGGTGATGACATGAAACAATCAACAATCGATTTCTTAAAAGAACTTGCAATCGATGAGTTTGAGTTTATCAAAGTAAAAGATGTTGTCGCAATCCAATTTCGTGTTTGCGATAGTCGTACTGGATATGCTCGCTTTGGTGTAATTCCATTTACGGAAGATACTGAAGATAAAGAAGCGGTTCGTTTCAATCGTGCTCATCGTATCGAAGTTCGATTAAAAGATATCTGTGCAGACAAAGGCTATTTGGTTGTTTGTGATGAAGACTTTGGTAACGGATTGATTAAATCATTCATTAATTACCTTGGTGAATTCTTCTTCAAAAACCAAACCTTTATTGCTGATATTGATGCGATTAAACTCGCATTTGAAAATGAGTTAATGGATTACGTCGTAAAATTACTCCAGGAAGAAAGAATGGATTTCAAACAAGAAACCTTCCATCTTGGGCTTAATTTTAAACAATAATCCAGACAAATATGAGGGTATCGAAAGATACCCTCTATTTTTGTCCCTATTTTCTTTTTCTATGGTTTTTTACAAGGATATATAATTTATATGAAGGTATCTCAGGTATCTTCCGTGTAAATAAATAATAGGGTTTATTTGTACGTTAAATGTTATTAACATTATACCGATGTCGCTCATCGGTCAATCTCTAAAAAGGAAATCTTAAATATGAAAAACACTAGTGTTAAATTATCAGCATTAATGGGGTCATTACTGGTATCTGCAGGTGTTATGGCAGCTGACGCGACCGAAACTCCAATGTTAAAGCAGCCGTTAGTTTTAGACAACTACACCCCAGATGCACGTACATCTGAGAACAAAGAAACCTACAAAAACACTGTTGCACCTTCGGTGGTTGCAGGTCCGGGTCACAACGTAGTGGGTCAATCAAATATTGTTAACGCAACTGATGGTTCATCTACTGTTATTGGTGGTCAGAACTTTGTTGCTGATACCGCAAAAGATGGTAACATCTTTGGTGATGGTTCATCTATCACTGGTTACCAGTCACAAGCTGGCGGTGATAACAACCATCTTATCGGCGAACAAAATAGTGCTTTCGGTATGAATAACCAAATTAATGGTAACCATACCCATGCGTTTGGTGGCGGTAACAATGTTACCGGTGACCAATCAACTGCGACAGGTCACTACAACTTAATCACTGGCCACAACTCAAGTGCATTTGGTTACGACAACAAAGCACTCGCTAATGAAACTACCGTAGTTGGTCATCAATCAAATGCAAGTGGTTTAAATGCTAGTGCATTCGGTTCAAAAGCAACCGCAAGTGGTGAGTCTGCATTAGCATTAGGTACTGGTGCAAACGCAACCGCTGACTCTACTGTAGCAATCGGTAATGATTCAAATGCAACAGGTAAATCTTCAGTAGCAGTAGGCGAGTCTACTAATGCAACGGGCGTATTTGCTACTGCATTAGGTGATAGCTCAACTGCAACCGGCAACCGTACTATTGCAATCTCAGTAGATGCGAAAGCTAAAGCTGATGAATCAGTTGCTATCGGTTCAGCTTCTACATCTGAAGGTATCCGTTCTATTGCTGTAGGTGCTAACGCGACTGCGACAAATGAATCAGCAACAGTTATTGGTGCTCACTCTACTGGTGATATCCGCAGTACTGTAATCGGTGCTGAATCAGAAGCTCACAACCATGGCTTTGCTGGTGGTTACCAAGCTAAAGCAACCGGTGAAAGCTCTACGGCAATCGGTGTTCGTGCTAACTCAACTGGTCTATCAACTATTGCTATCGGTAGTGATTCAGTAGCAAACAATAAAGCCTCAACTGCAATTGGTCAAGGATCTCAAGCTGATGCGAGTTACTCAGTAGCTTTAGGTAAAGCTGCTACAGCAACCCACGGCTCTTCTGTGGCACTTGGTACTGCCACTACAACAAAAGCAGCTGTAGCGGTAACTGAAGCAACTGTAGGTAAATTAACTTACGGTGGTTTCGCGGGTACTGATGCGACCGCAGTGGTTTCTGTAGGTAAAGAAGGTGATCACACTCGCCAGATCGTTAACATGGGTGCAGGTGAAATTTCTGCTACATCTACTGATGCAATCAATGGTTCGCAATTATACGCAACCAATGATGTTATCAATAATGTAGCAACAACTGTAACCAGCGTGTTAGGCGGTACTGCTAAAGTTGATTCTAAAGGTAACATCACCATGACCGATATCGGTGGTACTGGTGAAAATACCGTTCACGATGCGATTAAATCTCACACTGTGAAAATCAACCAAAATGCGGAAGACATCAAAGCACTTGAGAAGAAATTACCTGAAGTACAAGCGGGTGATAACACTGTTGTCACTTCTACTACTGACGCAAATGGTAAAGTGACTTACACTGTAAGTTCTAAAGACTTCCAACCTGCGATCGACGCAAATACTGCTAAGATCAAAGAAAACGCAGATGGTATCAAATCAAATGCGAAAGCAATTACTACGAACACTGCGGACATTCGTTCTGCTGAAGGTTTAATCAAAGCAAATGCTGCTAATATCGCTCAAAATACGAAAGATATCGCAGCGAATACTGATTACATCAAAGCAGTAGAACAAAAACTCCCAGTCGTAGCAGCAGGTAAAAACACCACTGTTGATGTAGTGACAGATGCAAACGGTAAAGTAACTTATACAGTGAACTCAACCGATTTCCAACCAGCTATCGACAAAAATGCTAAAGGTATCGCGGATAACACAAAAGCAATCGGCACTAATACAGCTAAGATCGCGGATGTAGAGCAAGAAGCAAAACGTCACACTGCCGTAGAAGCTGGCCACAATATGGAAGTGACTTCATCTAAAGATGAAAATGGTGCAACGGTATACAAAGTGGCTACATCTAAAGATATCGGTGTAAACTCTTTAACTGTTTACAACGGTCCTAAGATCACTAAAGATGGCATCGATGCACGTAACACCAAAATCAAAAATGTGACTGCTGGTGAAGACGACAACGATGCGGTAAATGTTTCACAATTAAACCAAGTGAAAGCACGTCAAGATGCACAATCACGCGCGCTTAAACAAGTACGTCGTACTGTGATCAACCACGGTGCTCGTTTAGCTAACGTAGAAAACCGTGTAACTGGTTTGGAAAACAAAGTTGATCGCCTAGATCACGATGTGAAGAAAAACCGTAAACGTGCTGATGCGGGTATCTCTGCAGTTGCAGCAATGGCAAATATTCCACAAGTATACTTACCGGGTAAATCTGGTGTCGGTGTAGGTGTGGGTTATAAACACGGCCAATCTGCAGTAGCAGTAGGTTACTCACGTTCATCTGACAATGGTCACCACATCATCAAACTTTCTGCAGGTGTCGATACTCAGAAAGATGTGACTGTGGGTGCAGGCTACATGTATCAATGGTAGTCTCACGATTGTGGACAAAACCAGAGGGTAGTCATCTACCCTCTTATCTTTAGTATTTCCATAGGAGAATTAAGCATGTTAAAGAAAGCCGCTGTAGCACTCATGGCAGCATTATTAGTAGGATGTGGTAACTTATCACAGGTAGATGAAAATGGTCGCTCAGAAAGCCCGGTATGGCCTAAAGCTGAAGATGCTACTTTCAATCATGATGGTAGCCAATTCGGTAGCTGGGTGAATGTGGAAAACTTAAACACGGTAGAACGTGGTATGAATAAAGACCAAGTTCAAAACTTGTTAGGTCGTCCACATTTTGGCGAAGGCTTATATGGTGTATCTGAGTTCGATTACGTATTCAACTACAAAGATGGTGCAGAAGTAAAACACTGTCAAGTGAAAGTGTTATTCGATAAAAATCACAATGTTGGTGATATCTATCGTATGCCAACTGATTGTTTGAAATAATTATATGGAGGGAGTGCATATGCACTCCCTATAATTACCGCCATATTTTTTTTTTTCAACAAGGAACAAATAAAAATGAAAAAGTTGCTATTTGGATTACTACTCGGAAGTTGTAGTTTATTTAGTTATGCTGAGCAGTGTCCCGATATCGAGACGGAACTCTCAGTAAAAGTCACCGACACTAACGACATCGTAAAACTTTGCAATGATCAGTATATCTCTTATTTCAGTAAAGAATGGAGAATGCCTGTATTAGTCGTAGAGAAACTCGAGAAGGATGATTTTAAGCGATTTAAAGCCCCTAGAACGAACGATTTCCGTTTAGACGATAGATTGTCTTACTTCGATCAAATCAGCCCTAAACAGTACGCTAGAAGCGGATATGACAAGGGTCATCTTGCCGCCTCTTCTAACACCTCAGATTATGAGACTGTAAGTCAATCTTATTTGATGACTAATATCGTGCCACAAAACCCACAATTAAATCGTGGTACTTGGAAACACATGGAAAACTTTGCGAAAGATCTTCGTAAATCAAACAGCAAAGCAAACTACGTGATCTCTGGTATCTTAGTAGATAATTGTCGTATCACTAAACGTGTACGTGGATTACCGATTCCAGATCAAATGTTTAAAGTAGTGGCGCACGATCGTATCAGTACGGTATTTGTGATCGATAACATCACACCGAAGTCTCGTACTATCGCAGATTATACCTCATCATTAGGTATCGTGAATAGTCGTCTATGTAAAGTGAAAATCGCTTACAATGGACTATAAGCAGACATACGCAGAGGCATCTTAGTGATGCCTCTTATCTTTGTTGTTAGTTTACTGTACCATTACCTGAAAGATCGAAATCCACTTTATCGATCGATTCGATCTTCGTTCTGGAAACTAAGCGTGCTGTCACTCTACCGCTAAGCTTAATCGCTTCTAATTTAGCTTCAGCTTCTTCCCAACTCGTAGCAGGTAAATCGATAGCAAAGGTACTATCGTTATACTCATATTGCACTTCATAAACTTTCATTTCGTCTTTGTTCTCTGGGGTATCTTCAGGGAATACAATCGACTCATCTTTAATCATCATGGGCTTTTTCCTCTTAAAATTTAAATGATTATTTCATCACAATATTGTTTGTAATTAGGGTCATTTAGGTGGCTCTCAATTTTATCCCTAATTTCATAAAAATAACACCATAAAACAAATAAGGCAGTAGCACATGATTGCAGATTACACACCCCCTAAGCTTGAGACACGTGATGTGTTAATCACGACACCCGAGCAAGAACATGAATTCTTCAAGTACATCGAAGTCGGTTATCACATCCCTAAAAATGATACACCCGTTGAAGTGGATGAAGGTTTAGTTTTCTTAAACCATCCAACTAATGATGTAGGTCAAAAAGTCGTCGACATGTTCAAATTTATTAATAAAGATAAGGAAATCGGTACCTTACATGTGGCACATGGGAATAACCGTTTAATTAGTGTGGGTAAGAATAACCCTGTGATCGTCTTTATTAATGTATTATCAGAGGGTAAACGTTTCTATCGTTATACCTTAAAAGAATTGACCTCACTTTATAATAACCAGATGGATAAACTTCATCCTGAAAATAAAGTACTGAAGTTCTTAAAACAATAGCAGGTTTATGAGGATATCTTAGGATATCCTCTTGCTTATGTCCGCTCTTTATCATATTTATAAGTATATATTATTTATATGATGATAGAACGCTGATAACAGCATTATCTTACATCACTCGAGTGATTATTCATCTTAAGATAAATAATCGATTACAGTGCGATTTAGAGGCCTTATATCGCATATAACTTAACTATACGAATAGGAGTATAGCATGTCAAGTAAACCAAAACCTAAACTTGAAAATCAGAACAAGTTTAGACGTCGTCCTCAGACGTTTAATGAGTTTTTTGATAAGAAGGTATTTACCACTTATCTTAATGTCTACGGGATCAAAGATGAAGAGATTGAGAGCATCCCTCATCTTGGTACACACATCCAAACGGTGCCATTCACTGGATTAAATGGGGAATCCAGTGTTTGCAACCAATATATCCAGATCTACGGTGATGGATACTTCCATGACCAATTTGATAGCATCATCCAAATGTTAACGAATTTGGATGTTCATCCTAGATGGAATATCATTCGGTTCTTTACCACGAAACGTGGTGATGTGGATAATCACTTATGCGTATTCACCTTTGAAACCACTGAACCGAAACTTAATGACGGAATCCGCTATCATGTCTTTTCTGTGGATTTCAAAACGTTTTTAAATTTAGCATCACCAGATTATAAGGAGAGATTATTATGACTACTCAAATCAAAGGCTTATTAAACGAAGAAGAGTTTGGTAAGAAAGCAGAAGAACTTAAAGCAAAATACGGATTAACAGATGAACATCGCCAAACAATCCGGACTAAATTCATGAACAAGGATTTCTTGATTACCATGTTCAGTAAATCTGATACATTAACAATCGATCATGTATTGGAAGGGATTGACTTTGAAGGTTACATCAAAGATAAATACTATCGTGGTGAACGTCGTTTATTTATCTTCGTTGGATCTGAATTAGTAGATGGTATCCCAACTACCATTGCACAAGTAGGTTTAACGAAGTATGGTTTAAATGGTAAGCCAACCACTAACCTACGCCGTTTCATCTTAGATGGTAAACAGATTGCGAAATCATTCCATGATAAACATGAAGATGAAGAGGTCAAACCGCATGCTTCTGAATATGATTATCGTTGGGCTGAACCTAAAAAGGCAGAAACCAAAACAGAAGAAACAGGCATAACCAGTAAAATGAGTAGTCTCAAAGACCGCTTCTTTAAATAAGTCAATTTAACTATAGTAACGAATAGGAGTTACACCATGACAACAGATACTAAAAATGATGACCTATATTTAAGTAAAATATTTGGTTATACTAAACCGACCGAATATAATACCTTCTTCGGTCGATACATCGTTACCATGATGAATATCGATGGACATGTAGGTGACCTTGGTATTCTAGATATTGACCAGCACCCAACTACCTACTACCACATCACTGTAACAGCTACACCGAAAGGCGATGGTACTGGTGAGGTATCAGCTAGGGTATTTGCATGGCGCAAACCAGCAGAAGGTTTACCAGTTAGAGTAGTGATCGAAGGTGACCCATGCAATGAAAACACGCAGCTTGGGTGTATCCTTCGTGGGTTCTGTGACTGGGTAAGTACAACAATCCAAAATGGTGGCAAGTATGAGCCATTTGTCATCACACCACGTGACAATGGTGATGTTGTCGTTGGACCAGTCGTTAACCTTGTTGCTGGCGCATCACTGGCTTGGGCAATCGAGAATAAAGAGGTATTAGTCGCTCAGCGTGACTTCTACTTCCCGATGTTTGCCGTAAATAAAGCCGATAAATTCTTTAGTTACAGTAAAGGGATTCCAGGTGAAACCATCGTTGACTTTAGTGATATCAATGAGTTTATCAACTCTGAGTATTACTTAACAGGTGATGATATTCCACCTTACGTTCGTTTGCAACAAAAAGAATGTTTATTGGAAGTCGAAAGACAATTAATGGGTACCATCAACTAATAGGAGTTAAACATGTACACTACAAAAGAATTACTTGATATCGCAAGCAAATGCACACCTACTTCGTATAATACCGCATTTAATAAATACGTAGTAGTAAACAGTGAAACCAAAGGTGAAAATCATTTCATCCATATCGTGGAACTGGGTAAAAAGAATAATCACCTATATGAGGTGGTATTAAATCTAGGTGATAAACTAACGATCAATAGTATCGTAAGCTTTGCATTAGACGGCAGTCGAATCAATCGTGTTGGTACGTTGACTGATGTGAGCCAATTAACGAACTACGAATTACGTAAGTTTATTCGTGCGTTAGTAGATGCTTATCAGTTTAGCCATATGGAGCTATTAGAAGCAGGTGGTGGGTTACGTGAGATCAAGATTGGTGATGTACACAAACGCATCATCATTCCGTTCTTCTCGATTGTATCTCGTATCCTAGGTGATACTGGAGAAGGTGAGGAACCATTCTACCCCCAAATCTATTTTGCGGTGAGTGAATCTGGTCCGATATTCTCATATACTGAGTACCAATATCAAGGTGCGGATACGAAAGCAACCTCACCTTATCGATTTGGTACATTCACCTCAATCGATGATTTCATGGATTCGGAGTTTTACTTATCTGATGAAACGAAGTATCCTAAATTTGTTCTTGATCAACAACGGGTTTGTTTATCTATTGCAAAGAAATATACAGACCAAAAAGTGGTAAGAGAACAGGAGTTGGATATTGAAACGAAAGTCGCTCAAATGCTCAATAATATCAAACCTACTGGATATAATACGATCTTAAATCGATTTGTTATCTTGGATGTTGAGCATAATCCATCTAATATGACTCGTAAGGTATACGTTGTAGATATTAAAGCGAATCCAACTCGCCTTTATATCATCAACTACTTCCTCATCTACAATCAGATCAATGCAAGTGTATCGATCTTTGAGAAGGATAAAGAAGATAAACCGAAGTACATCTCCCATACGAACTATACTAATAAACGAAATGATGAAATTCGTAAGTTTGTGGAAGCGTATGATATCAATGCAAGAGAGTATAGTATACAAGGTGTTCGTGATGCGAGACTTGGCTTAGCGGGATATACGCTCTCAGGTAAACAGGCTCACAGCGGATGGTTTAATCCACCAGCGCAATGTATTGAGAATGTGCTGATCAAGAATCATCCTGCTGATGTGATAGATGCTTCTGAATGGCCAGTATTTGTCGTATCAGAAGATTTCGATAAAATCACTTATACGACTTATGATCCTGAGACAAGTGATGAGGTGGAATTCAAGTTTAATACTGTTGATGAATTTAAGGAATCTAAATTCTATCTTGGTAATCAAGAAGGCGTGAGTCCTTATGCAGTAGCACAACAAGAATTCTGTCTTAAAGAAGCGATGTTTTTCCTTACAGCAGGAGGTGAGAAATGATGCCACGTGATCAACACGCAGAAGAGGAACTTGAACTCGAAGCATTGGCGTTATATCTTGATGTGTTTCAACCTGAAGTAAGACAACATCTTACCGGTCAAACATTAAAACGGTTATCAACTTGTTTAATGGAAATTGATCAAGCAGATGTAAGTGGTGATCTGATTACTAACTATAATTACCTTGGTTCAACTAAGAATGACCATAGTTGGTTATATCCAGGTCTATACGTCACACACTGGATATCTGGTGAGAATGCATCATTTGATATCGTGTACTATGAGTATAGCGTATATGATTCGATGTATCGTCATGCGATGATTCAAGAAGGTACAGCGAAGCTTTATCGGGTCTATATCAATGCAAGTGGTTGGGTGATGGATGCAGATGGTTGTCCATTTGATCTTGAGAACCTACCACATGATACAGTAACGATGATAGAACACTTACGTCAGTACGCATTTGAACATCAAGGCGATAAGTACGTTGATATCGAAGCAGCTTGTAAAGAAGTTTATAAGCGTGCGATGGATCATTTGATTCTTCAAACGACATTAGCGCACAATATCCCGTTCTAAGATAGCGACATAAGAGAGAGGGTACCCTAGGGTACCCTCTTATTTTTGTGCTCTTTTCTTTTTACCCATTCTATCAAAATTACAAGTGTATATAATTTACATGAGATAATAGACGTGACTCTATTTATCTCATATAAGAGGCGTTTAATACACAGTGCATTTGACACCAGCAGGAGTTGTCGGGACTCCCTTTAATTATAATTCTAATTAAATAAGGTGAAATTATGCCAACTATAGAAAGAACACTAGAACTCTGGAACTTTATCAATACAATAAAACCAGATTGTAACTACTATCATATAGCCATCAGTATTAGGCCATATCTTAGCGCAATATTGCGCAATGACTATAGTGAATACGATGAAGCAGGCTGTATCTGTAGGTACAGAAGACTGGATCGCATATACAGATTTGCACACCGCTAATGATGGTCACTATGGGGATCTCTTATATCCCCACATTATATTAGTTGGACTAGTATATATTAACATAAAGAGAGGGTACCAATCGGTACCCTCATATCTTTATTTATTTTTTTTTTACTCTTCAGATTGGTTTTCTGATGGAGTAGGTTCAGCTGGCGCTTCAATCGTATTCGCCATTCCCACTAAACGAACTTTCTCGTTATTGACGATACCACGGATACGTTCCGTTAAAGGTGTCGTTGCATTAACGTGTTCTAATTCAGTAAAGGCTTCTTCTTGTTGAGCGATACCAGCAAGATGAGATTGCACCATCTCATTTAACTGAGACTTCTCATTGGTTTCGTAAACGATCCCCTCTTGAGATACCGTCTCTTCAGGTGTCACATCACCCATCTCTTCATGAATCTCAACTTGATTATCAAAACTCATTACTCATCTCCCTTAACTGGTGTCAATGTCCAACCTTCACCCATCTTGTATTCCATATTCACAGCAAACTCATCAAGGTTATCTAAATTAACTGTTCCGTCTTTATTGAGGAAACTATTGATTTGTTTATTTGCTGCTTTAGCAATCGCTTTTAATAGGGTAAAGTATTTACCACCTTGTTTGTTATAAAGATACATGAAACGATCATAACTACCTGCAATCAACATGTACAATTTAAGTACCGCAAAGTAGCACTTCATGTTATCACCAAAGTAAGTGATGTACTCTTTAAGTGATGCACCGACTTCTTTCGTGATGGTTGATTTCTCAGCCACTTCTTTAAGTTTATCAAGATGGCTTGCCGCTTCTTCATCAAAGGTTTTATTTTTAATGAGAAGACTGTCTTTAGCAAATGGACCGTATTCCATGATCTTATTTAAGAAGATGATGTTCTTACGAGTTTTAATCGCATTGTAAACCATCTCTTCGGTTTCGCTATTCCAAGGTAGGATGTGATCACGCATGCCTTCTGCTTTATCGAGGACATCTTTGATCTTCTCAAGGTTCTTACGAATCGCTTGAGGCGCAAACTTACGATAGCAATCTTTAACCTTACTATCAAACCAGGCTTTCCCTTCAGGGGTTGCACCTTTCTCAGGAAGATCGGCAATTAACTCACGAGTAGTTGCATTACACTCTACTGCAGTTGAACTGTAGTTAGGCATGTCATTGAAGATACCATGGATGGCATCCATACGACTACCTTTAATGAACGCTTCTTGCAATAACTCATTCCACGCTTCATGTAAGTTTTGATCTGCTTCATTGCGATTAGCTTCATCTTCAAATGCATCTTGGAAACGTTTTAATTGTTCACGGATCACATTTGATTTTTCAAGACGAAGGATCGCTTTCTCAGCTTCTTCCTCACGAAGTGCAACTTGTTTAGTGTAATCAATGGCTTTCTCACCTGGTTTTTGTTCTTGTTTACTAAATAGCTTACGAACAAAGCCCCAAATGATCGCGATCAATTTAACTACTAAACCTACACCGACAGCAGCGGCTGCACCTAATGCAATATTCTTTTGTTGTTCAGTGATTGCTTCTAATGAAAGACGATTAACGTTAGATGGAACTGTAGTAAAAGATTCCATCGTTAAACCGCCTTCATCTAATAAAGCCGGGTTCTCGGTTTCTTCGATCACTTGTTGCACTAACGCACGATTTACCCCACCTTCTTGGATCATCGCTTGAACACGTTCGATACGCTCTAAACGTCTTTGGATTGGACGTAGGGCTTCTTGATGTTCAGCGATTGCCTGTTCAGATTCTTCTACCGCATCTAAAAGGCCACCATCTGTTTGGTAACCTTTGATGATCTTACGGCGAAGGTCTGAAATATTCACGACTTCACTCATCGCTTTATACTCCCTTCTTTTATCTGAACTTAAGGATTAAGCTTCAGGTTTATAGTTACCAAGATTAGTTGCTACTGCAACGATGCTGGTATTCGTACCCATTAATGCAGTTACTGCACTAAATAATTGACCTAACGCAGTTTCTTGTGCTTCAGTTGGTTCATCACCTAATGTTGCTTTATCGGCATCAAGAAGTTCAACTAAGGTTTTATCCCCCTCGTAGTTTAAGGTACCACTTGCAATCGCAATACGATAGTCTACTACTTTCACGACTTGCTCAATGAATTCTTCACCAATGAAACCTACGATATTTTCATTGATATAAGAAGCGAGTTTAGTGATACCAAATTTAAAGTGCATACGAGTTTGTGCATCTAAACCACCCGCTAAGATGTTAATACGGCAACCTACGTGAGTCGCCACACCGCGAGATAATACAGTACGGTCGATACCGCTATTTAAACATTGGCGATATGCCAATACCACAGATTGGATGTTTTCCATAATTGTTCTAAACCTTTATTTTATATTTTTAATGTAAAAGAGAAATGATTTATGCAAAACGAGCTGCTGAGACGTAGAGTTCGTTATTCAATAAATCTTCTAAAGCTTGTTGACGTTTCTTCGCATCTTTCTGACGAATGAATAGGTTATCTAAACGATCATAGATCAGTTTACCTAAAGTTTCATTCGCATTATAGTGCTTATCGTTTTGTTTTAATAATTCATCTAATGAATCAAACGTTTTCACCAGCTCTTTACGTACCACATCAGAAAGATCTTGTTTTTTAAGGCGTCCGATCATTTCAGTACGGATACGTTTTAAACGATCACGTGGCGTGTCATAGCTACTTAATGCATCACTAAATGCGCCCTGAATTAAAGCCGTCATGTAAGAGACCAGACCAAATAAGAAGAAGACAGGATGTAATGCACCAATCGCAACAAAGAGCATACTCATAATTGAGATAGCAACAGAAACAAATAACCCGAAGTAATATTCAAATGCACTTGAGTTATATTGCTTATAGATCTTCGTTAATGATTTAGCGAGATATAAGCCAGCCCCTTTACGGATCGCAAACTGATCTGCTGCGGACTCGAACGTGGTGCTATTATGGAAGATACTATTTGGATCTTCTGCGATCATGCGTTGACCCATGGAGATTACTACAGTGGTATACTTATCACCAGCATTCGCTACACGACTGTCATCAAATTCTTTTGGTAATAACTTCTCCGCTTTTAAACGAGAGATGATACGAAGTCTGGTTTGTGCATCAGAGGTATCACGGAACTCAGCTACGTTAGAAGCAAGAATCACGTTCTGACGGATATATTGAGATAACCCTTCATAATAGCTGAATGCATGACCAAGCTCATGTAAGATCACCGCAGCGATTTCTCTTGGACTGAACTTGTCATTATTAAAGAGCATACCACGGGTGATGTAGATTGGATGATCGATCTCAGATAAGATACCCCCTAAGCGACCTTCTTTACGATCCACTAAAGCATAAAGCTCTTCTTCTTTTACAAGTTTATCTAACACGGTACGGTTACCAGTGGTTAGATTAGCAAAGCGATGAAGAATTGGGTTATTGCGGTCGATAGCAGGGACTACGATATAAGCATTAATACCATTACTGTTATCGATAGACAGCGTAGCTTTCATGCCCATATGCTTGAGTATCACTCGACCAAACTCACTGTGCAATAATTTCTCTGCCGCGAGTTCATCACTTGCTTTAACTTCAGAGCGAAACTCAGAGATGACACGAGCGATATCATTAAAGAGTGTACCGTCATCATCCCACTCAACTGCTTCCATGGATAAGCGAGCTTGAGTTGCCTGAAGAATGCGTTGTTTTAACGTACTCATAATTGTTGTTTTAAACCTTTTAATATTTGCAAATAATAAAATATAGCCCGTACTTCTCTAGTTAAAGCAAGGGCTACAAAACATGGTTCTGGATTAAACAGAAAGATTGAGATATGGGTAAGTTAAGTTCAATCCTTCTTTTACAGTAAGCTCAGGATAACTCCCTGCAATCGCAATAGTGACGCCATATAACGCATCATTACCAAATAAGGTTTTCGCATCTTCACTCATCGCCATCCACGGTTTTGTTTTGTAGTACGTTTTACCGTTGATCACTTCTTTATCCCAGTTTGGATCAACTTTCTCAAAGATACGGAATAAACGTTCTTTCTCTTGAGCAAGACTATTATCTTTCCAGTTACTTGGTAGACGGTAGTTTAATAGGATGCGGTTAATCAGATCAGGGTTGATTTCACCTGCCATACGACCATCGATGATTTTTAGGATTTCATCGATTGTATCGACTTGACTGAATGACGCATTTAATGCAAGGTTAGTGGCAAGCGCTTGTTCGAGTCCAGGATACATCCCTTCACCAAATAACTTACCTTGTAGTTTAGCAATTAAGTCTGCACCACCATATTCTTGGGCAAGTTGAACAAGAGCACCAATCTTTGCTTGCATTTCACTAATACCTAATGCATCAGCCATGTTAACACCAGTGACGTTAGAAACGAAATCCATTAAACCTGCAAAGGAATGGAAATCCGCATTCTTAACAAGGTCTCGCATCTCAAGACCATATTTACCCATGTTAACGAGGTTATTCCCTAACACCCCACCAAGACTATCAAGAACTAAACTGTAGTTCCCTTCTTTAAATTGTTTATAAACTTCTAGACCTTGAGATGCTGCTGAAGCAATACGTTTTCCCTGGTCAATATAATCCTTAACTTTATTTGGATCGATACCTAATGATTTCAAATTAAACTTACTAACAAATCCACCGAGTAAACCACCTAATCCATTTACACCTTGTTTAAATAAGGTATCAAGATTCGTGATACTTTTTTGTTTGAACTCACCTAAGATCTGATCGATATCTTTACCAAATGTATCCCCGATACTCTTACTCTTCTCGGGTCCTTCAAACCAAACACTCTCGATTGCTTTATCAAGAATACCGGTTGATTTAGAGCTATTGCTACTGTTGCTTGAGCCAGTATTTAGTGCCATAATAAAATATCCTTTAATTACTCATGTAAACAGAGCCTTACGAAAAATGACAACATAAAAGCGGGTATATGGATGACCATATACCCTACTTGAGATTATGCAAAAAGAGAAATTTAAATGTGCAGCTTGTTCTACCAAAACGTGAATTTCAAAGAATCTGTTGCTCAAAAAAAATTACGCATATAGTAAATTACTACAGATTATTTCTCAAATAATAAGAAGTTAAAATATTGAGAGTAAGTTCTTGATCAGTGATTTACCCACACCAGAAGAAGTCGATTGATATTGTTTCTTCTCGGTGTTATTAAACTGATCTTGGTCGACCATGACAGCTAGACCTACGCTACCTAAATGTTTCTTACTATTAGTACCACCAACTAACTGATAAGCACCTGCTTCTTTTAATAAGACACCGGTGATTTCGTATTTCACTTCATTTTTAAAATAGACCACACGCACTGGCATGCCTGGTACTAATAAATGCGGATTCGCATATTCCCAAATAAAAGTCAGTACGATCCCATTACGTTGCGCGATATTACTCATCGCATGTTGTAATGAAGTTGTTAGTCGATCTTTTACCATCGGTGCATAGTTCAAATCATCCGTACGTTTATTCTGGACGAATTGTTTCTTCGCATCGATTGGATTAAGATAAGTACCCTTCTCGTTTTGGATCACAGACTCATTACGAAGTTTAGCCGGATCAAACATGGTTGCACCATCCCCTTCGTTAGTAGTACGAGCATTCGCATCATCGGATACCTCTACTCCACCACCGCATAAGATAGTCACATCACGGTTATAAACATGGTACGTACGAGGACTATCCATGATCTTCGCTTTCGGGATGACATTGATCGTTAAACGAGTGTCAGACTTCTTGTATCGATCGTATTGATATAAAGGATAGAGATACCACGTATCTTTACAAAGATAACTGCCTAATCCGTAATTATAGATACCATATCGATCTTTCTGCACAAAACGAGGAAGATCTAAGATCGGTGTACCATGCGGAATCAAAACGTCGGTGGTGATTTTCTGGTTATCCGGTGGTACCATCTCAACCCCTTTAGGTTTCTCATCTGGTTTACAATCTAACATCTCAATAGATTTCGATAGCATTCCTTTGACAATATCACCTGGAACACCGTGGAAGTTACCCCCAAAGTTAGAACGCATGATATATTCAATCGCAGGATGTAATAACTGGATCTTCACGGTAACGGGTGTCTTCTCTGCATTCGGATCAGTATTGCTATCCGGTGTAGAAGATTGACTGGTGGATTGACCCATATCAATCGGATTAACCAAAACACCCTTATAAACACGCTGATAAGTTTGAGGTTTGATTAACTTCATCCCTTCTTCTTTCTCAGTTTGCTGGGTTTGTTTTAAGATGATCTTAAAGTTATTACGAAGTGGGTACAACGTTTCGATATAAAACTTCTTCGTACATTGTACTTCAATTACAAAATTATCGGTAAAACCTAACTCGTAATCTTTTACGATATCAAATCCCATCACCTTATCAAAAGCAAAAGAAGCATTATCCGTTTTCAGTAATGCTTCATAGTACCAATGAATCGCTTTGATATCTAAGTTACAAAGGTCAACGACACCTTTATAGTAAATTTCTGATTTAGATGCCATTTATTAATCCTCCGTTGTGTTACGCCATAAACGAGTAGCTTGACGTAAACGATCACTCATGCCATCTGTAATACTGACTCGTTTCGGAATCTCTTTATTATCTTCCTTAATACCTGTATTACCTTGATAACCAAAGCGAAGTGCAGTACGACCAGAACGACCTTCAGTAACGAGTTCATCCGGTAAGATACCAAAGATACGATACGCCTCTTCACCAACTGTCATTTGTACTGTTATAAATAAGTGGTTAGCAAGATTAGCCAATCTCTCACAGTCCTCGATGATGTGCTGGAAATCCTCATTACGTCGCATGCGGTTTGCACCCACATTAGCACGATCTAATAGAGCGACCATAAAACCATTATATTTCTTGATCATATTGAAGATATAAACACTATCACTTTGACGATGGATATAAAACGGGATTTCATCAGCTACCCAATCCGCTAAATTACCGATTGTTCTTTTGGTGACGTTATACTGTTCAGCCATTGCCATATCCCATTCATCACTACCGGTCATTGGGATACCTGCCACTTCTAATGTCCAATCACTATAGCAGTACATCTGCTTAGCTTCAACATCATAATACGTATCGAAAATCTCTCTCCACAACAACTTCGCCTCATAGGGCGTCAGTGCATCTAATTCTTCTCGTGTCATATTAAGACTCCCTATATAAAATAAAAACCTTTAACAGAAATTTAGGGACAAAAGTAAGAGGTAACCGAAGTTACCTCCATCTACTTTATCATTACCAAACATCCTCTTCACCAGAGACACTACCTGTTCCTCTGAGTTTACGAAGATCTTTCACGTAAGTTTCTTTATCATCAGGTTCATTAAGGTCAGCAATGATACCACAGTCCGTAAAACGAAGTGCACCTGATTTATGCTCAGGTTTCGTATCATGTACACGACGGTTCTTACCAAGGCAAAATGTCAAGAAAGATTCCGTTTCACCTTTACGACCACCGACTTTAGGTAAGGTCACAATGTGCTGAACGATCTCCACATCCACCTCACGGTCGATCTGTTTACTCTTCGCCCAATAAGATTTACCTGCCACACTTTTCACGAAATCCGCTTGATAATCATCACGGTTAAGATAGGTTGCTTCCGTACTTAACTGGTGAGGTGTGATTAATGTAATATCACGTTCAGAACAGAAGTTACGCATCAGCCTGAATAACTCTTGGTATTCTGTCCCATCGCCGATACGACTGATCCCTTTTAATGAAAGCATACTTAAGTAATCCACCCCTAATACATGGACTTCATACCCATTCATCTCAAATTCCATCACTAAGTTTTGCACATCGATATAACCAACGTTACTTGGGTTGGCTTTCATATAGAAATACGTCCAGCCATTTTGTGCTGTAAACTCGTTGATGAGATCCGATACCTTTTTAGGGTCTTCATTGATACAATCTTGAAGTGATGGCATCTTACCGTATTTTACTACGTAAGCACGTTTATAAATACGCATCAAGTCATCACCTGCATTGTTCTCTAATGAAAGATGAAGTATAGCTGCTTTCTTCTTATCCGTAAAGAAGTGAGGTTTGTTAAAACGTGGGATATCAAATAAGATATCATCAAGCATACCGGATTTATAGTTATGCTGCAATGCACCGAGTAAAATCGTATCCCCACGAAACAACCCACCTGGTGCACCTAATGCACGGTTGATCCCTTTATAGCCTGTCTTCATGATAGACTCAGGTGAGATTGCAGTTTGTGTTTTCTCCCAGACTGCTTTTACGGTATCTTCTTCTTCAGTACTAAAACCTGCGACTAAGATCGGATTATGAATCCCCGTACCACCTGTACTATCACCATAAGTACTATAAGGCTGTAACATCGCAATCATTTCACGGGCTTGTTCCATGATATCATTACGACTATCACCATATAACACGTTACTGGTATACTTACGAACGGATTTAGTGAAATCTAAACGTTGGAAGTAAGCACTGATCTCACGTTGCCACGATAAGCACGCTTCAAGTAATTCATCATATTTATATGGACCTTCAAGTGCCATAATAGCTGCATCGTATAGCTCATCATCTTTCTTGATCGCCATACGAATAGATTGTTTCATCATGCTGAAACTTTGCGGTTGTTCAGTATCAAGTAGATAACCTAGCGTAGACGCCAAGTTAATTAAATTGTCTTTACTGAGACCATCATCAGCCACACTTTCTTTTGGTCTGACTTCTTTTAGTACTCGTTCACAAAGTGCCCGAGCTCGAACAGGTGGGTTCTCACTATTGAGCTCCCAATAACGGAGTGCAATCGCATAAACAACGACCTTCTTCTCATTTAAGAAACTATCACTCATAATTAAAATACCACATTGAAAATAGAAATTCGTTTTCGTTTTTATCTAGTCATCCTGTATATCTCGACAACTTATGTCGAATTTAAGACTTAAGATAATCGTATCCTTGTATAGTATTGATCAGCTATATAACGATACTTGTAAAAATAAAATAAATCAAAATCTAGAGAAAGGAGCTCCCTCTATGATGAACAAAACATACGCCCCAATCAAGGTAATTTTTATACCAAGTCTGATGCGTGAGGCGTTAATCAGCCCAGAGGATGAATCATTAGTTGATGCCGCTGGCCGTCCTAAACGTATCTTAGTAAAAGATCCAGAGACCTTAGCCACTTTATTAAATCCGAATGATTTCTTAGATTTCGTTCACTTTAACTTTGCTTTGGCTAAACTACAAGGTGCTTATGCGGTACCATTTGGTGATATGATCCCTTATGCTACACCGGGTGAAGCATTAAACATGGTGAGTGAAGATCAAAAACAAGCTTGGGCGGATGAAGATCTTGTTAAAGCCAACAACGATAAGAATCACTATAGTAAATATCAATTCCCTGCATATCAACACATTGAGAGTGCAACTTTTGATAGCGCTAACCGTATTCTTTACGTTTATGTTGAATTTCAAGGTCAATTTACCACTATTGTAAATCAAGACGATTACAATAAAGGTTTAAAAGAAGTGCTTGATGCACTCGGTCAATATATGACCTTCAATGAATTAACCAGCTATAATGTCTTTAAAGAATGGCTCCATGAAAAACCATGGCTGCAATCTAAGGCTGACTTATTAGCAGGACGTGGCTAATTATCTATGTGATATAGTCACACACGAAAAAGAATATTGCATTTGATTATTAATTTATTATTTTGTTGTTACTTTTCCGTAGCTTGGGGAAGTTTAACGTGTACGAAGTAATGATGGGATTTAAGTTAATGATGGGATGCTTTATATGCTGCACTTAAAAGACTGCGAATGGTGTCATCTTATCTTAAGGTGATCATTTAATAGCACTTTGAGGTGAGATGATAGAGTAGTTATTCTACTCAAAATGAATATTCAATTTATTTCCCTCATTATTTTTATAAATAAGGAAAAAGAAACCATGCGTTCTTATTTTAATGCAAAAAGTCACGGTGAAACTAAGTACGGTGACTTACTTACTCAAGTTCAAACAACTTTAAACCAAGGTGGTTTGTCTGGCGCAATGTCTGCTGACGTAGCTTCATTAGAATCTTGGAGCAATCCGGCAACTGCTAGCCAATTAGTAACCAACCTTAAAAACAATGCAGCAACCATCGATCAAATCATCAACATTGCGACTGATGGTAAAGGTTTAGTTGCATCTTTAGAAAGTTTCGAAGAAGCAGGTATCGTTTCTACATCTGCATCTAACCGCGACTGGATCAAAGCTTCACAAGAAAACGCATCACGCGCTGCAGCAGCTATCTCTTTAGAAGCAGCTGGTAACCCTGAAGCTTACCGTGCAGGTTTCGCTAAATCAGCAGAAGCTTTCAACAAACGTAATGCTAACCAACACTTCGACTATGTAGCAGACTACACCAACGGTGCTCGTGCTTCTGCATTAGGTATTTTAGCACCTGAAGAAGTGTCAATGGAAGCATTCGAAAACAACAACCTTGCAACTTCAATGAACTACTCAGTAGTTTATAACTTAGTTGCTGCAGTACAAGAACCTGCACTTGAAGCGTTGTTCAAAACTATCGTATTAGCACCAGACCAAGTTTGTTTCTACTACGAAATCCAAGTTGACCGTTTCTGGAATGGTTTCAAACACACAACTGAAACTGCTAAGAAATTAGGTCGTAACTTCGACAAATACAACTTAATGGACGCAGTACGTAAACCATCTATTTTACGTCAAGATGTATTAAACATCGTTCCATTCTACCGTGAAACTGGTGCTGACGCAGCTCACTACCAAGCATTATTCATGGATAAAACTATCTCTGCTCCAGTAACTCGTACTGTTGCAGGTGTTGAAGTTCCAACTCAACCATTAAAAGTGGGTGTTGAATACGATTTATTAGACATCTCTGCACATCCAGGTTTATTAAACGGTGGTGTATTTGATGAAACTGATACTATCGATAGCTACTTAGCTTTAGATAAAGTATACATCACTATGGGTGCAACTGCATCTGCAGACACTGTTGTTGAGTTCCCAGTTCGTCACTTAGAACGCGCTAACTTCTTCAAATCAGTACAAGGCCACGGCTTTGATATGGACTTAAACTTCCGTACTACTGATTTATTAATCGATGGTCGTACCATGTCTGTAAACGGTAAAGTACCAGCTGAAGTTAAAGCATTCGTAGACGCAGGCTACCGTGCTCGTTTAGAATTAACTGTAGTAGGTTCTGCTAACGTAGAAACTTCTTACATGCAAATTCAACACGCACAAGTTAAAGTAGTTGACGTTTATAAAGTAACTAAAGGTACTAAAGGTCAACCAGACATCGTTGACAAAGTAGACATCAACGATCCTACAGTAGCTGGTGAAGTGAAAAAATTACACTTAGCGTGTGAATTCTTCTACCCATATGGTAACCGTACAAACCGCAACTTACGTAGCCAAGGTTTCACTGTTGATACTGATGTATTTACAGCGAAAATCGCTATCGGTGTTCGTTCACCAGTTCGTTTACAACGTCCAGTTGGTTCAGAAGCGACTTACCCAACAGTTGACAAATTAGTACAAGTAACTCGTACTCGTCAATCTGCCGATGGTTGGTATGAATTCTTCCAATATCGTGATACTTTAGCAGCATACGTTGCTTCAGAAATCAACGATGGTATTCGTACTTCAGGTATGATCGGTTTCGGTAAATACTTGATCAAACCACACTACGAAAAATTAGAAGTGAATTTAGCTGAATTAGTTAAATCTACTGAAACTCGTTACAACATTGAAAATGCTCGTGAAGGTTTATTAGCAATCCTTCAAGAAGCAGCTGCACGTGCAATCGTTAAATCTCAATACAACGTTGCATCTACAATGTTAAACGACGGTAAACAAGTGAAACCTCACTTCGTTATCGTAACTGATAACTATCTACCATTATTGTTATCAGCTCGTGGTGATTTACGCTTATTAGGCGAAAACTTCGGTCACACTGTTGTAACTACAACTAACGAAGAACTTGACAACAAGATCTTCATGACTGTTGCTGTACCAGAATCAGACGAATTCAACGAATTACGTTTCGGTCACTGCTTCATGTACCCAGAGTTAGTAACTACATTATCACCACATAACCAAAATGGTGCATATAAAGAAACTGTAATGGTTTCTCCACGTTACCAACACGTACCAAACTTACCTCTATTAATCGAAGTAGATGTTAAAGGTGTTCAAGAATTCATGACCACTTACAACAAATACCGCGTATTATCTCAAGATGTAAAGTAACAAGCGGTACTAGCGGTGCAGCAGCTGCCGCTGCGACTCCTGCATCACCTGCTCCAGTAACTTCTGGAACGGGTACACCTGGAGCCGCACCAGCGGTAACAGGTACACCTGTAGCTGCGGCTACGGGTCCTGGAGCTGCGGCTGCAGCACCTGGCACTGGTGTAGGCGGTGCGCCTGGCGCGGGTGGAGTTCCATCCCCTGGCGTATCACCTTAAGTGATCGTTACTGTTTAGTAACCGCATATAGCGAGGGTAGCATTTGCTACCCTCTGCTTATGTCCGGATGAAATATATTCATAAATATATTATGTATATAAAGACAGTTTAATAGCCTTTTTGTACACCAATGATGAAATTTTGCGAATAGATTTTTTCATTAATGAGTTTCCTTTTTAAATGTTAAGTTAATAGTTAAGCTGGGACACCTGGATGGGGTGTCCCTTGCTTATGTCCGCTATTTTGGGAAATCTATCTAAACTTATAAGTGTATATTATCTAAATGAAGAAGGTACACAAGGGGTCCAAGACCCACCGATTAACCTAAATAATTTTAGTATATAAGGAGTTTAGATATGAACAAGCCGTATCGTATCTTGCATGAGGCGAAGCTGCTCAATCCTACTCAAGCCCGAACAGAATTCAATCCAAGATATCTTGATGTCGAAAGATTGGTTGAGGGATTTGAGAAGACAGCATCTCGTGAAATGAATTATGATTTTCAGTCGAATGACCGTAACAAGGATACTGTAGAGTTAGCACTCTGTCCAAGTGTTTCAGATGACTTTAACAGAGGTAATCCAGAAACTAACAGCCCAGGTTCACTGCCGTACCGTCGTATTGATATATATCACGACGAAATGGAGATCATGAACTTAAGTAGCCAACCTGTTATCATGACGACCCGTAAAGGGGACATCGTGAAGCTCGATAATACCCCACCTGAATATATAAGCGGTAAACGGTGTTATCGTTTAGATTGGAAATTTGATATGCATGGGCGTCGTAAACCTAATCGTACGATAAGACAAGGTGATGTTGTACCTGCTATCAGAGAGGGCATTTATATCCGCACCTATAAGTACGTAAGTTTAACTGGACTGAATTACAAGAATGGGGAGGATGATGTTTCTCGTTTTAGTCATACGGGGAGAACATCATTACTTGAGAAGAATAAGGATAAGAACTGGAACAATGTATCTGCTGCTTTATTAACTGCGGTGTATGGTCGTCAGAAACAACCCGATTTTATTGTTGATGGTTGTAGTACAAAGACTATCCGTTATGAAGACGGCATGACCTATCATCCAAATGAGAACAAACTCAGACCAAAACTAAATAAATCAAACGTCGATAATATAGAAGCAATGAGATTGATTCTTAGTAATGACCGCGAGATTAGATTAGGGCCTACAGTGTTCAGTGGTGAATATTTGAATACTGACTCAGATAGACGGAAGTATTCAACGAGTCGTTACGTCGAAGCATTCCGTGTTGAGTATTTTATTCCAATCGAGGATATCATTGGCGGTAATACAGAAAAACCATTGTTGTACGTAGATGATCTTGATCTCGCCTTTGCCTCTACGGCAACGAAATCGGAAGATATCTATCACCCATTTAGTCGGGAGGGTAAGCTGATTGTTGAGCATTATGAACAAAATAATGTGATAGATGAAGGTGCAACCAGTGTCGCAGGAATCAAGATTCTTAATGTGGATAATACGAATGGCTCAATGGGCCCCACGTATTATTGCAACCTAAGTGATGTTATCATTGAAATTAAGCCGCAAAAACATCCATCATTGGGATCTGGGATTTACTTCTTCATAGATGGATCATTGAACTCCGGTAGTAACAAATGGCCATCAAATAAACCGAAGTATATCCGCATCGACCATAACGATGCGATAACTCATACTAGCCCAGATGTACCTAAGCTGTACCATACTGCAGATCAGGCAAGAACATTAGGGGATATGAAGAAGAAACTTGAGGAAGACCGTGATGAACGCAAGCTCAACAGCGAGATGAGGAAGTATGATCACGAGATGAAGAAGTATGCCCGTGCTGACACGAGCGAATTCTTTAAATGGCTACCGACGATCGTTGGTAGTATTGTAAGCATTATAAGTATTATTGGTGCTTTCTTTCTTTAAATAGGAATTATATTCCTATATTATCTTAAAGAGATAAGAGATAGTATTGAGTTCAATTCGGGACTCAATTTTTAATTGATGAACTCATACTAGCCTTATTGAACTTAGGATACAACAGCTGTAACAACATTTAAAAAGAGGTATTCATTATGCGAACCATGGCGCGTAATTTTAAACCAAAGAAACTGGCAAGAGATCTTGTAAAAGAATCTATCCCTAAATTCAATCCTACGATTGCAGATGGGGTAGCCTCTGATCAGTTTAAGGATCTTGAAAACTATATCCGGAAAGTGTTTCGAGATGCCGCATCCTTATTTCCTCCTGAGTTGAAATTTCTTGGGATGAGACGAGTAGACCCACAAACTGAAGCGAAGCATGTCTTAGAGAAATGTGAAAAGAGCAATAACCGTACGGTGGAGATTGCTGAGAGTAGTGTTTATCTGGTCAGCTTTGACTTTGAGTTTAATAGTGAGAAGATTGAACATCGTGTTTATCTTCCTTACCTCGTGGGTAACAATCAACTGTGGATTCGTGGTGTATTGCACACGATTATACCCGTCTTGACTGCCCCTGTTTTCAGTGTGACAGTACAAGGCGGTAGCCCATTAATCTTCTTGAAGTTATTGGCTGCGAAGCTCACCTTCAAGCGTATCAATCTCTATACGTTCTTAATGAATGGACAACCGTCTAGTCATGGGATTGTGTGGAGTCAGATATGGCGTGGTGATAGACGTAAGATGACGCATTATGAAGAGAAGAAAAATGACAGCGTGCAAATTAAGCACATCCTGGCGTTATATCTCTTTACTGAATTCGGCTTAACAGGCGCATTCAAGAAATATGCGAATACGGACATTAAAGTCTTTTGTGGAAATATTCCAAAAGAGTACTATGATGAGAGTAAATGGGTGATCTGTCAGACTACAGGTAAGAAACCAATCTCTTTCAAACGTGGGGTTTATATCCCGCACGAGATTTCGATTGTCTTTAAACGTAAGGATAATCGTAGTCAAGAAGAGACCAATATGCTCAATGCATTACTAGTGGGATTCTTCTATCTTGCTGATAGTTATATCGTACAAATGCCACAACCTGATAGTGACCGTGATGTTTCAGAATTTGAAGACTTTAACTTCTGGGCTGAAATGATGGGTCATGCGATCTTCTGGACGAATGAACATATCTCCACTTACGTGACTCAGGTGACTCGTCACATGGCACATGTAAGAAACATGCTCGATTATCATCAAGTACAAGATTTAAAAGGTGCTGAGTTGAATAACATCGAAGACATGTTTGATATGCTCGCTTATGTAATGGCAAACTTTGCTAATATCATTACAGAAAACGATAATGGAAGTTTATACAATAAGCGTCTATTGATTTTACGTAACGTACTCGATGAGTTAATCAATGGGATCAACACGATTCAAAGTCGTTCACTCTCAGGACAAGAACTCAAAGACAAAACTGTGCGTAAAGATATCCGTGAGAATCTGCAAGAAGAGAAAATCTTGAAGATGGGTAAGAAACCATACGTCCGTACGGAAACTTCTCCATCAGATAACAAGATGTTCGGTTATACGAATAAGTTCTTGATGCAGAATAACATCACAGAAAACAGCAGTCCAGATAAGGTGAACCCACAAGATCCAGATAGTCGTTTACATGCGTCTATCTTAGAGATCGGTAGTTATCTGGCAATCAAGCGCTCAGAGATCTCTGGTCGTTCTTTATTAAATCCTTATCAGATCTTAAACAGAACAGGGATTACGTTACAGAATAAAGAACTGAAATCTCGTATCGCTTATATCAGTAAGATGATCACTCGTGATTAAGTCGTCTCATCTTAAAATCAGAAATCGGAAAAAGAAATTTACTATAGGAGTAAACAAATTATGGCTAGTAATTTAGATCAAGCATTTATGCGTGATGCAGAAAACGCGATTTACAGTATCGTGGATAAAAATCGTGACAGAGACGCAGGGTTCGATGAGATCGGTTATCTTTTACAAGAAGACCGTCGTTTCATTGATAAGTTGCTTACCAGTGTAGGTGATACTTATACGTATTACGTTGAAGAAATGTACCGTCGTCAAGATACAGGTTGGTGTTTCGATGAAGCGATCAACTACGTATTAGATGTGACCCGTGCAAGTTTAATCTTAAAAGATCGTAACCTTCAATCAAGCTACAGTGATCGTCAGTTAGATGACATGGATAAACTCATCCAAGACTATCGTGTATTATTACGTGACATGGATGCGTTTTTCCGTTCAGGTCCTTCGTACGATCGTCGTGAATCACTTAACCGTGGTGTGGGTAGTCGTGCAGTCAATAACCGCGATGCTCAACGTCGCAGTGGTAGTATGTTCCGTGATGATAATGCGCCGGTATATAATACTCGTGCATCTTCAGAAGCTGCAACGACTTCTCGTGCTCAACGTTTAGCGGCTCGTAATGAAGCACGTATCGTTGAACAAGAACAACGTCAGGTAGAATCTGAACAACGTTTCTTACGTGGTCGTTCACGCATTAAACCGATTGAAGTTGAAGAACCAAGAACTTTAGCGGCACTTAAAAGTCCTGAAGAACTTAAACAAGTACGTGAAGCTTATGCGCATGGTATCAGTAATCGTACACCAAGACGCTGGACTTGGCCAGTTAAAGATGTGGAATATGCTGAACCATTCACTCAACGTCAAGTCATTGAAGAAGATGGTGATGGTTACGTCATTAAAGCTGTTGGAGTAGAAGACATGCATCCAGATGCACATGAACGTGTTATCGAAAATATGATCGATAAACACAAAGACCGTGAGTTTAATAACCCACAAAACCGTGAAGTCGTTTATATCGTAGATGGCATCGAGTTACCACCATCACTTGTGGAAAACTCTCGCGTGGATGCAATCTTACAACGTATGGTAGATAATAAGGAAATTGAAGAGGGCACGCCTTTCATGAAATTACTTGAAGATGTCAAACGTCGTATCATCCAAGAGTCTACCGATGTTTATGAATTTGAACGTCGTGAGCAATATGCGAAAGAACGTGCTGCACAAATCGAGAAAGGTGTCACTAATGATAAAACATTAAGCATCACTACGATCAGCAGTAAACGTGATGTATGTAGTCTTGATGAAGCCATTAGCAGTGCGAAAGTACTCTATAACTATCAGTTGTCTACGATGGATGATCCATCTAAAGGTTACCTCTTACCATTCAGTCTGATCAATCCATTATACCACTGTGGTTCGCCGGCTAACTACCAACTTCAATCTAACTTATTGGTGGGATTAAGTAAACGTAGTAGTACGTTAGATAAGATTGCATTAAGTCTTAAATCAGCAGGTCTTGATAAAGATCTCTTAACTAAACTTAATGATCGTGCAGTCCGTGCAGTTAATACAGGTATCACGTATATCTTAAAACGTCCTGGTGTCGTAATGGATAACTTTGTTACTCAAATTGATGATTTTATCGAATACATTGATATGAATCTGAAAGATGAGAAATTCACACATGCTCAAGTCGATTGCTTCGAACAATACGTCGTGGCTCAACTTGGTCGTATGGTCTCTATCAGTGCAGAACGTTTAAGATCATTCTATCCTGAATTCGAAGATTACAAACTTGAAGAAGTAGTACAAACTACTATTCTTGAAAATGTACTTGGTAACATCTACTTCCTACCGTTTACTCGAGAGGAATTAGGTTTCGTATTAGATGTTAACTGTGTAGACATCAGTAAACACAATACACCATTCTTTAATACGATTACGAAAGTCGCGGATGGAACAAACATGGCCTACCTTCAACTGAAAGATGGTTCTCGTTTTGCGGTCTATAAGATCAACACAACGGAATACATGTTCCAAGAAGAATAAGCATCACGCAGATAAAGCCAATGGGAGTACTTTCGGGTACTCCCTTGATTATGTCTGCATCGGATAGCATACATGATGATTCTACCATAGCAAAGATCATCGTGTATCCTATCTCATGAGGATATATCATCTTCATGAGAGATATCAGGTTAAAGGAAATGAAACTTGAGTTATAGATGTAAGATAGGAAAAGATTGCGGCATTACGACCGCATGCCGGCTACGCATTCCTCACTCGTATTGTGGAGAGGTAGTTCGTGAGATTTGCATTGAAAAGTTTAAGACGTGGGTAGTGCTACAGTTTTACTGTACGTATCTCCTGGGACGGTCTGGATGAATGTAGAAGTTTATCAGGTGTTTTCCTAAATACGCTTATATTAAGCTCATACACGCATTTTATTATCATAGATGATAAATTGTATTAGTTAACTTAAATATATCGAATATGAAGCATTTAGATGCGTTATAATTGATATATGTGATTTGATATCAATCAATTGTCAGATTAGATCAGATATTGAGGATTTCTCACCATCTGCAAACCCGATAAAGTTACTCTTGTTCCGTCCCGAAAACAAGCAAGGTGATTTTATCATCCTGGAAGGAAATCTGAAGTAAATGAAATAGTCGGACAAAAATAGAGGGTAGCAGATGCTACCCTCATTCTTCTCATCTTCTTTTTTTTTTTTTACACTTTTTACCATTAAAAAGAGGTGGGCCTACTGTGGCTATTCAGCCCACCTTAAATGGCTCATCAGTATCACTCCCCGTTCCAATGAGCGAACTGACGTAATCATTTCTTATATTAGTTTTTCTTTTTCGTGAACGCATAAGAAATGGTTAACAAATGAGAGAGTAAATAGACGTTAGGTGTTTTCCATTTAGTAACGGAGGTCACGGCTGACGTAGTCGTCATTGTCAGGCTGGACACATCCAGTCAGTTCAATATACTTGTCCTAACATAGGACAGAAATGAAATTGCTCGTATAAATTTCATTTCAACTATTTTCTATTTATTGGGTATCTATCATTTATTAACATATATTAATACGTCAGTAGACATTTACTTCACTGGCGATAAATTAGAAGAGGTGGGCGATGAGTGCCACCTCAGTACTGACAACCGCGCAACTCATAACCCACATGCCAAGTATTAGAAAAAATAATCTAAACATGTCAGTTACTATCTACCGTCTGCATATGGATTTCCGTTACTTGGTGTAGAGGTTTCTTCGTCAGTGGCTTTTGCTGGACGCTCTTCTTCTACTTGAGTATCAGTATCCATCTCATCATCTTCTTCATCTCGACGATTACGACGACGGCGTGGTCTGTCATCATAGCTATCATCATAACCACTGTCGTATTGGTTATAACCACCACCTTGATTTCCGCCACGGTTCCACGGAAGGACATTACCTAAGATCTGAGCGATACCACGTGCATTCTCGGCATTAAATAAGCCAACTTGTTTCCACATGATAAATCCTGGGATAATCAACGGTGGAGCAAGTAATGCCCAATGTGGGTATTCTTGAGTAATGTAACCAATTGCACTAATCGCAATCAACGCAACAAAGCTACCAAGCAAACCGGTATAGAAAGCAAATCTTGCAAGCTTACGGGTTTTCTTTTGCTCATCAAAAAGTACTAACTCTTCCAATGGAAGTTTTAAATATTTCGTATAGCCTTCTTCTTGAAAACACTTCAAGACCTCATCTGCACGCATGCCATTATCCACTTCGCTGTCTTCTGGTGCATACATGATAATGAGCCGACCAAAAGGGACTCTTTTAATCGGCATGTCGAGTGCATCTTTAAGGTGACTAAATACGGTTGGTTTTCTTAAACGCATATTTATCCTTCATTCACTCTTAAAATTAAAAATTAAATTTAAATGGAGTATACCCCACTATACTCCAGTACGACCACGGGCTTCTAACCACTTACCGAGTTCATTACGGCAAGCATTAGCCATATGGTCTAATCCATTCTTATCCATCGCGTTGAGTTCATTTTCAATCTTACCTAATGGATAGACTTCCTCATGACCTTCAAGCATACTGATCACTTTATCAGCGAGCATCGGAGAGATATCACTGTTTGGTGTACAACCTGTTACCGGTAAACGAAGATAACGTTCGGAAGGTTTTACAGCCATCGCTGGATGCGGTAAACCCCAATAAAGAATCGCTTCATCACTACGTTTATTCCAATGTTCAAGGATTTTCTTATACTGATTAGAACAAGCGACAAATACTGCCATCACATTACGATAGTCTTCATGTAATGCTTTAAGGTTAGTCTCATAGCGATCTGTTTCACCAATGGTTTCTTCACGTACATTCTCACTACGTGCTTTAATGATCTCCCAATCTACATCAAGTAGAACAGTCACATCCGGCTTAGGTAAATCATGGATCGCTTCATATAAAGGCATATTACGATAATAGAAGACATCTTTAAGTTGACCGACATCAGGGGCTGCCTGATAAACATGCGCACTGATATCCCAGCGATCACAGATCACGATTTTCCCTTCAGCCAAATCTTTCTTTATTTGATGAGAAAGACTAACACGGTTAGCACACAATAACAAGAAATCTTCCATACGACTACGTGGAACATCCGATTTAAAAATCTGACGTAGTTCCTGACCAAATGGGGTACCACCTGGGTTACCATAAGTGACCACTTCTTTACCTTGTGCTTCGTATTTCTTCTTCAACTCTCGAACAAGACTACTCTTACCTGAATAGTCCATGCCTTCTACCACAATAAACATAATAAACCTCATATAAAAGGAAATAAAATAAAATCAAACATAAATAAGGGGTGATAATATCACCTCACCCCCACTCATTTATTAAGATGGATTATCCACCAGTAACTTATCGATGATCATTTGCGTATAGCCGATACCCATCGCATCGATCTCGTGTTCAGAGATCTCATCCAGACTTCCAGTAAAATGGATCATGCGTCTGTCGATTGATGCTTGGATTTTCGTTTTCACAGCAAACTTATCTGCTTTGGCCAGTTCCCTTGAAATCCCGATAGTACGTTTCATCTGTTGAGGTGAAACCGTGACCATCATAATTCCATGATTCACACAAGCCCGTTCAGTGACTTGCATAAAGCGAACAAGCGGGATGGCAGCAGTAGGACGTCTTACGTTAAAGAAATGACTTTCATAGATCAGCAAATCAATACACTGGTACTCACTGATTTTCTCAGTCAGGTATCGATCTAACTCATCTTCCAATCGTAACATCCGAACCGTTTCAAAACCATGGCGTTCTTCAAGATAATCATAATTATGATCAGGTTTACGAATGTTAATCAGATGGGTGTCTAGTATTTCCATCTCATTGGTTAAATCATTGATCTTAAATAAGCAAAGTCCTACTGTATAAGTACCGCCGTCTACACTCAAATAGATCGAGTCTCGTCTACCTGGTGTATTGAAGGGTAACATGATTAACCCCCAACACCACGACCTGCATCAGGATCAACACCGACTGTAGGTAAGATCGCAGAAGTCGTTGGTAAAGGTGTTTTCTCACCTAACTCGATGACTTCTTCGAAACCGTTATTGTTACGGGTCAATAATTGGTAAGTATCTGCAAAACAGATCACTGTTGCAAGCTTAAGCTCATTAAGACGTTTACCATCATCAGGTGATACGTAAGTCGCATCATCCACACCTGCCACAATAGCAATTTCAGTAATCACAGAGTAACGGCTGTTACCTGTAATGATTTTTACTGCATTTGCATATTCACGTACATCATCTTCCGTAAAGACAATCTTCGCACCAGTTGAAACTTTAATTTTCACATTCGATGCAGTGACTTTACGACCGACGGTTAATTCAGGCTCACGAGGACTTAAGTTACTTTCGGTATATGCATATGGCATGACTTCAGTTGCACCTTTTTGAACACGTTCGGTTAGGATACGAGTGGTGTTTTCGTATTCCATTAGACGAGCATAGTACGCATAATAATCTTGACCATTGTAAGTCTCCTTACGACGTAGACGATAACGTTGACGTTGTTCATCGGTTAAGTCGTTATTCACAGGACGCAATACAAATGGCATATGGTGATATAGTGCACAGTCAGTTGGATCATGATCAATAAAATCGGGGATCACAGGCTGACCTGCTGTACGGTTAATAGTGACACCACCATTACCGATACAGAAATAAATGGCTTTGAATACATCACCTGTTTCAGTACGGGTTTTCACGTTAATGTTGAACTTCTCATTTAACGTGGTATACTTCGTCACTTCGACAGGCAAGCCAAGGAATAAACGGGATTGGATATACTGACCGATAGCTGTATGCTTCACACGGTCAAGTGTACCTTCATCACCGAGGATGTTGTTTAATGTTGCCATCTCACTTCTCTCTCAAATTAAATATGATTAACTTGCGACACGTAAGGAAGATTTTCCATTTCAGCCTTATAACGTAATGCATAAGGTAAAGCATTTTCTTCCTTCGGAATCATAGTATAAAGCTCGTCAATCGTCTTATTTTCACCATTGGCTTTCTTATGAAGACGAGCAAGCTCTTTAAATGCATCTGAGATACTGACCCAATCCAATAGTACATGCACTGGGAAGTCTGCATAAGTCGTTAAGGTATCCACTTTAATTTGGATATCAAAACAGTAAGGACTTTTCTCGGTGACGAAATCACTAAATGGACGATTGCGGATCTCATCAGGGAACTTCCATTCACGGATATCAAGAAGTTGCATGATATCATCTTCAATGGTAGAGATTGGCTCTTTCTCATCTTTAATGCAAATGGTAAAAGATGAAGTCGTTGCTTTCTCTTGCGTCCAAACATTACGCTCAATCGTTAATAGGGTTTTCTCTTGACTAAACCCATTGACCATTTTCACTTCAACCAATTCGGGTTTACTACCATCAATTTTTATTGTTGGTTTAGCGAGACTGTAACGACGAGATAAGAATCTTGACATGTTCTCACCCGTTAAACAAACTGCAGTGTAAAACTCAGGATTTTTCTCTAACTCAACAAGAGGAATCAATCCAAACTTCTGGTTAATTAATTCGATATCAATACCCATGACTAAGCTTGCTCCTCTGTATAAATTTTACCATCACGTAAGCGTTTATACGCTTGAAGTGGATAACGCAATTGAATACGAATCAGTACTTCACCATCTTCAATGAACATGTGGTTAGATGCCACCAAACGTAAATGGATGTTTAGGATTTGATAGTCTAATGTACCATCTTTTTCTAAACTGTCTACGTTCTCGTAGTATTTCCAACCTAATTCGATTTGATCTAAAGTTGGGACGATCAGTGCAAGTGGTTTCGTACCATTTAACACTTTACCATTTGATTCACCATTAAAGACCATCACCCCGTCATGGGTAAAGGTACGACCAAATTTATACCCAAGTACACGGTGAATTAACGTAGTTAAACTACCATGACCTGCTTTAACCGCTTTTACCCAACGATCATAGTTGATCACGAGTTCTTTATTACGACGATGAGATAAGATCACTTCATCGATGTTAAAGTACTCTTTAAGACTGACACGATGGTGATGGATTTCTGATTCACCACGGACATGACCAAGATCCTCAGGCAGTTTATATTTCACGATGGTGTTGGCTTCGTGGTTATCGGTCTGAACAAGACCTAATACTTGACTCGCACCAAGACGTTTTCCAAATTCAGGATCAACTGCTTCGATATGAGAAAGTACGAATCCTTCTTCTTTCTTAAGATGTTCATAATAAGTCCTAAAGAGAGAACGGATATCGTTATTGGCATAAGTACTCACCGGAAGTTTCTGAGAAAGTTCCAAATCACGATGGTACTTGATATTATTGATAATCATAGTTATCCTTCTTTATTTTTATTCTTGTTATAGTTAGTCAGTAACTGTTTCACCAGGACCGATAACACGGGTGCAATTATTTGGTGTATCTAAGCGATAATAATCACTATACTCACCATCATCCAATCCATTAAAAGCAGGATAGGTATTTCGATCCACGAGTCGATAAGCGACACGAGGGTCAGGTCTTTCACCTGTTTTACCTTGGGCAAGTTCTGCTTCTACCCCCGCCATGTCCTCTTCTCTATACCATCTAAATAGCGTACCATTATGGGTATAATAGAAATAAGGTTCAGTGTGCACAGCTGGTTTACGGATCTTACGAATGGTTAAGATACCAAGTGTACCACGATGGTAAACACGGTTATAGCCATCAACACCAAATCGGATTGGCGGCGGAATCGTTAATACATCAAATCCTTTATCATGGACCTTGAAACTCTCTGGTCCGTATAATACACCCGTGTAAACACTATCTTTACCTTTACCACTAAACTGATTAAACTTAATTAACCAATTGCGATAGTGGTGGTGGATAGATTTACTCATGGTCATGATCTTACCAAAGCGTAACCACGGCATATCTAAAATACGACCATTCGTTGCATTGGCTTTGTGAGTAAACTGAACTGAGTAACTACTGAGTTGTCGCATGATACCGATCATGGCTTGTTGTATCTCAGAGAGTGAGGCTTCATCATCGATTGCTTGACCTGTAAAGGTAGAATAGATTTGGTTAGCCATCGTCACGATATTTTCACGACTTAGTTCATCGATCTCCCAGTGACGCATCTTGAAGTACTGACCAAATGTCATTTCAGTACTGACGAGTCTCGTTTTCTCCTGATAGAATAAACGATCACCCAGTTGTTGGATTTCACCTGCATGGAAAAGATCATGGTAAACCCCTAACCAATGACGGATACGCTTGAAGTAGTCATTGACTTCTTTGACGTAAGTGTGGAAACCTTCTGCACTGTAGTACTGCCCTTTACGAGGATAGTTTTCTTGGAGGTCATTGAAAGCAAGATTGATATCGGCTTTACGATCTAAGAAATTCGATTTAAGATCTTGCCAATCGACTTTATCCCAAGTGATATCTTTTGGTGTAAAGGTTGGGATCAGCATGTTTTCGACTTTATGCTGATTAGGCCATTTACCTCTGTTCTCATCATCCAGATCACGATCATCGGCAATCTTCATCGCACAATATAACCAAGTAATGAAACCATCTCTGGCATCCATACTGATCGGTTCGCCAGTTTGTGGATTGGTGATACTACCAACAAGACTGTAGCGATTAGTGAAAGCAAGATGTGCCCAATAGTTCGTTAACATCACACTCATTGGTTTGACTTGCTGGTTAGCATAGTCAAAAACTTCAGATTCGAGTACTTTAGATTTCTGGTTCGAGTGTTTTGTTCTATCGTATCGGTTTTCAGATAGTTTTAAATCTGGATTACGGAAGGCATCATTACGATTCGCTTCTTTGACTTCTTTATCAATTAACTTCGCTAAACTTAAGTGGTCTTCATCGGATTTATAGTCGATGTGTTTTAAGTTAAGCTGTTCACGATAAACATCTGGTGTATCAACATGATCTAAGATCTTATTCGTATCACGACCAATGTGATAGCCATAGATCGGAATACTGCGACTAGTTAACATCCACTTGATGATATCTAAGAAGGTATCTTCTTTACCGGCATGTCTGTCGATATAAGGAAGATGTTTATATAACCACATCGCTTGTTCATGGGTTAAGAAACGACGATATTTATCTAAACCGAAGTAACTACCTAAATAGTTCCAGATGTGGAAAGAGTGAACTTGTTCAGTTTTAATGTACTGCTCACGTAAAGCAATAATCATACCCGGCAAATGGATCGCCAAGATACCAAGTTTTAATGCATTAAACGTCGGGTCAAATGCACCATAGCCACGACTATGGAAACGATTACAGGTTTCAATAATCTGGCGGTTAAGTTTCGGGATAAGATCGACTTCTTGTTCTTCCACTAAACTGCGGTCATAGTCAAGGATAGAATATTCTTCTGCATTATAAGCGGTTTCAAAATCGATCGGATTACAGATGCCATCTACTAAAAGATGTTGGTCTGGATACTTCGCAATTAACTCATAATAATACTCACCTTTATCCTTGTAATGTATCCATGTGGCACGGTGTAATTTCAAGTTTTCAGGGGTGAAGTCAATCGTCTGTAACGTATCCAAACTTCTTACTTGCATCAATTCGTCAGTATAATGATACTTTCCCTGTAGATGGCAGTAATATCGCCATGTTTCAGGATGCAACGTATCCACAAGGTAGCTCGTATTATAAGCCGCAAATTTCGCATTGACTTCATTGTTCATTGCGATAGCTGTTGCAGTTGACTTAAGCACCATGGACTTAGCAAGTTTCATACAAGACGCATGATAAAACTGACTGGCATCAAAGCCAAGGTCTTCATTCAAAGTCATGAGTCATCCTTTTTATCATTAAAAATAAGCGGGTAGTCAGATTAACTACCCGCGTAACAATTCTATATGTTTCATATTACTTTAATATAGGTAAAATCATTATGGCCAATACCAGTTACTATTACGATAATGTAAAAGGTAGAAACCTCTCTCAGTCAAAGCGACAGCTCACTACTGAAGAGGATCGTATCTACAAGTACCTTATCAATCAGCCGGCTGAGATCAGAGCAGTCACAACCAAGTTAGTTGAGACAGCAGAATCCAGTGCTGAGCGTAATGCGACCTTACCACGTGATGCCGTTGAAGGTATCTCAAATAAAATCAGTCATGATTTAATTGACATTGTTAATATTAAGAAAAACCTCCCTGAGTTGGAAACGATCAGAGATATTTTAGTCTCTTCTATTTTATCGCCTCAGGACATGATCAACGAAAATCTGACCTTTACTTTAGACGGGGAATTCCCGCATAAATTAGGGACAGATTTATTAGCTATCATAGAAACACATTTCACAGACCATTATTGCTTGCAAGATAAGCTTTATCCCATGCTGACAAATGCGTTATTTGATCGCGGTAGCCATATTCTTGCGATATTACCTGAAAGTAGTATCGATGATATCTTACACCAAAACAGTGTGACCTCTTTAGAAAGTGTTCGTGAGAAGATCTCCGATACGATTGATAAAGATGGGAAGTTCATTGGTCGTGGGATCTTTGGTCGTGGTTTAAAAGAACAAGCTGGTGTAGATGGGGGTAAATTAAACCAACACATTGCACTTGAGCATTTCTTTAAAGATAATTATCGTCGTGATATGAAAGCGACGAACCATGAGATCATCCCAGGTTTATTATCCGTCGTCGATAACTTGGATATCTTAAAATCAACTCGATTGATGCGTAAGCTTTCTGATTTACAGATCCAATCTCAGTTCCAAACTTACAGTGCGGAAAGTGTGATGTGGGTAGACGGTAAATCTCAAGAAGAAGAGAAAGTCTTGCCTGTTGAGAAGTTATACCGCGATGTAAGACCTAAGGGGACTTATGATGGTGTAACAATTGTAAATGACCGCGATGGGAGTTCTCGTAAATCGATTGGTCATCCATTAGTATTAGATCTTCCACATGAATCCGTGATCCCTGTATTTACACCAGGTAACCCAGAAGATCACATCGGTTATATTGTCTTATTAGATGAGAGTGGTAATCCGGTTACTTATACCGATGAGATGGATCGTCTAGAGCAGATCAACCAATTTGCTTCTGCAGTCAGTACGCAAGCCAGTACCGATGGTGGTAGCCTTGGTGGTCATTATGGTGTTGTCACTCAAACTCTCTCTGAATTAAATTCTCTTGCAGGTCAAGGTGAGTGTAAATGGGGTAAGATGACAGCCAAACAAATGACCGCTTTCTATGCTTCATTAATTGAACGTGATTTGATTGCGCGTTTAAATGATGGGGTATATGGTAAGAATGTTTCGATCCCAAGACCGCTTGAGATTTATCAGATCATGTTAGCCCGTGCATTAAGTGGGAGTAAAACCCAGTTAGTGTATATCCCTGAATCATTACTGGAGTATATTGCATTCTATTATAATGGATTAGGTATCGGTCAGTCATTAATCAGTAAATCGAAAACCACTGCAGCGCATCGTATTGCGATGAACTATGCTAATACTCGTGCATTGATTCGTAATGCTGTTGGTACTAAAGTACTTAATATCGAACTCGATGAAGATGACCTTGATCATGAAGAAGTCGTCGCTAAGATTGTTAACCGTACGATGGAAGCCAATAGTTTCGCTCGTTTATTCAGTAGCTTTGATCCACGTAATATTGAATCCTCCATGTCCATGTTTGGTTATGAAGTCAATGTAACTGGTGGTGAAGCAGTTGACAAAACGAACGTGAATATGGAATACCGTTCTGGTGATGTCCCATTGATCGATACAGATTACATGGAACAAATGAAATCTGATTATATCAGTGGTTTCATTCCACCAACACTATTAGATAGTGCACGTGATACTGAGTTCGCGGTTGAGTTTATTACGAAGAATGCGTTATTCGCTAAACGCAATATTATCATCGCTCGCACGTTTAATCGCATGTTAACCTCATTTGTTGGGAAATATACATTACACGATGGTGAGTTGATTCAGGCGCTTTCTGATGCTATTCGTGATAGTTATTCTGAATTATCTGATGAAGTGCTTGAAGAATGTAAAGCAGAGAAATCAACGGTTCCTGCGATTAAAGCATTCTTAAATGATCTTAGTGTTTCTATTCCATTACCGGATAGTAATAGCAACGAGCTTTCTAACCAAGCGATGAAGACCTATGAGGAACGTGTTGAAGCAGCACTTAACTTCTATATTGATCAGGATTGGTTAGATATGGTCTTTGAGGATCTTGATGAAGAACGTAAAGGTGAAGCCATTAAAGCTTTCCGTGAACGCATGAAATCTTTCTTCATGGTTCAGTGGATGGATAAAAATAGTTTCTTCCCTGAGTTTAATGATCTTATTCGTCTTAACGATGAAGAGATGGGTGATAATAACCTTATCGATCGTATCTTTAGCCAACAAGCTGAATCCGCCGATATCTTTGGTGATATCGCCAAACGTATCCGTGATGCTTTCACCCCACCAGAAGGTGAGGGGGAAGGTGATGGGGATGGTTTTAGTTCAGATGATGATGACAGTTCAGCATCAGGTAGTGATGATGAATTTAATCTCAATGGAGATGATGATACATCAGATGAAACCGATCCATTTGCGGAAGATAACACTGATGATGAATCTACTGAAGATAAGGATGAAGATAAACCTGAAGAAGATACTGACAAAACAGATGAAGAAAATCCAGATGAAAATTCAACTGATGAATCCACTTCAGATGATAGTATCGCAGATGATACAGGTTTAGGTGATCTTCCTCAGATCTAAGAATTATTACAATCTTAATTAATAAACATGTATGGGAGTACTTTATCGTACTCCCTTGTTTATGTTACATTTAAAAAGGAAAATCAATATGGCATTTTCGTTATATGATGCACTCGATAAAAGTCGAGCATTTACCGAAAGTTTTATTTGTAAGCTTCCACTTGGTTCAAATACTTCACTTGTGGTAGCCAGCAAGAAGGCATCAGGTTATGAGATTGGTGTAACTCGCAATAAGTCTAAGGCTATCCAGAAGATATATGACGGCAGATATGACTCTACCTTGCCAGATGACTTAGTTGAACGTGCTGATATGGTCGTCTATTTGGTGGTGCTGGGATTACGTGATTATTTCAGTATGGTCAACGATGTCGTTGGTAAAGTAGAAGAAGCCATGATTAGTGGTATTCGTATTGGTCGACACCCGAAAACATCAATCGATGGTGCGTTAGACAAATTTAGCGAGATCAATGATAAGTTTGAGTTCATGACTCAATACACCCGTCATTTAAAAGAGGGAATCATCAGTTATCTTGAAGAAGTATACTACCCAATCATAGAAGGTTATCTTGGTCTGCATAATCCATTCCTCTATAGAAATATCGTCAAACAAGAAATCGGTCGTTGGGGTGAGGATAAGATCCAGTACGCTAATATCGGTATCCCCGATCCGACAGGTGGCAGAAAGGATGAGTATATCTATATCACCATGAATGACAGCACCAAACCAGAGTTCGATTTTGCGTTTGGTGTGATGGATGATCGTTATTACTTTGGTGCGAATGTTGGTGCATTAGGGTGTGACTCACTAAGTCGTGGTTTATATCACTATATTGAAGCACTATCAAATATGGCAACTTGGACGAAGGGTATTAGTATAGAAACTCAATCTGGTATTCGTCATCTCCTTAGTATTGTTTCTAATGTAAATTTCAGATATGATACAGTCAATGAAGTCTTATTACTTGAGAAAGCGTTCAATGCTGAGGAGTTAGCTGTCTTTTATATGAACATGCTACGACAACATATGTCGAAATAGTTGACGGTTTGTACCTCAACACAGACGGCACACTTAGCAATGTACAGTTTTTTATTAACAATCTTGACTTAAATAAAACGCATTGTGTTGTGAAAAATGACAAGTAGGGGTATCCTTGTGATACCCCGCCCTTATGTCGTCTGTCTATAAATAAGAACAAATTTGAATAGGAGCTATAGATAAATATGGCAGGAAAATTAACAGCATTCGTTACCGAAACTGATCCATGGGATGCAAAAGTTGACATCGCCAGTAAATACGGTAATGGTTGGATGCGATTAAATAGAAGTGGTAACTACAAAGATACGATCAATGTATTGCCCGAAGAAGTGAAACTGAGTGAACTTGCTAAGTCCGATATCAAGGATATCAAGTTAGATATTCTAAACGATTATTTTGGTAGAACATTAATTACCCCACAAGGTAACCTCGCTCGTATCATCATTAAGACTCATAAAGATCCAACTTGGCTTAATAGAAAAGTCAAACCTAAATTCCTTTATTCGATCGACGCAGCAACAGGTAAAGAAGTAAAAGATACTGAGAACTTTAAGCCTGGCACTGGGTTTGTATTTGCCGATGATCCAGAGACTAAAGTGCGTGCTTCTTTCGTAGAAGAAACAGTAGGTGAAGGTAGCGAGAAAGTTACTTACCACGGATTTAACCGTGCTCGCTATAAGAATGTTAAAAAACAACTTTACCCAGCATGGACCTGTACTGAAGAGCCTGGTGTCGCGACGATGGCATTTGTTGGTCGTAAAGGTAATGATAAAGTATACTCCGATATTGTATTTTATCGAGTCAACAGACGTCAATCAAAAATTAACTTCGTTCAATTAGATGGTAATAATGGAACAATTAGTAAAACGTATTATTCACTCAATATCGTAGAGGATAATACTTTCGGTATCGATGGTAAGCAATATATTGCAATATATCAACCAGAGATGGCGATGATACGCTCAGGTGACGGTGAATTGGTTCCACTTAAAGTAAGCGCAACTCCAGCTGGTGATTATATTCCTGCACCAAATGACTCATTATCTGAGCTGATGTATAACGATATCGTCACCCAGCATAGTCTAGCAACGAGAGCGAATATAAATAAGTATACGCCAATTGGAGGTGAGTTACCTGGTGTGATAACGACAGCTACCAACTTCTGGTGGTTTGATAGAACAGATAGAATCTCCAAGTCAGTGGTCGATGTCCCTATATCTAAAGTAGACTATACGCCATCTAAACTGGGCCTTAAAACAGCGCAAGAGTGGAATGAACTTGATGAAGCTAATCGTCTATATGATGGCACACCGATTTGGTTAGCGGAGTTAGTTATTCCACTAGGTGAGGGTGTTTATGATCTATTTGATAATGATGGGTTAGGTGGATCAAGTAATGATCCTTATTTCTCTCGCATGGATGTACTGAATTCGAGTGATGCGTTATTGCGCATTCCTTGTAAGCCAGTAAGTGGCCCTATCTCTAAAGACTTGAACAACTACTTCGGTTTTGTACCAATCAATGACCAGTATCTTGAAATTGCAAATGGACCTCATTTATGGCATGGTCCACTTAGAACAAATGCTGGCGATATTAGTAGACTTGCTAATGAAGCTAAACAGCTTAAAGGCAAAGTGACTTTTCAAAACGATGCACTTGGTTTTATGGGTGTAATCTATCGTGGTTTAGTGAACAATTCGATAGGCGCAAGAAAATGGTTAGAGTGGCAGGTGAATCTCTGGTTAGCTACCTACATGGGTCGTAGAAATAATATATCCAACGGTGGAATTAGTGATGTGAACTGCACACTACAGACAACCGATGGCGTGGTCTACAATGCTACTTTCAAATTCTCAACCCGGTCTGGTAATGGGACGAAGATAGTCAATAACTTTATCAATCTAAATACGATAAATGTCATATATCACAAAGACATGGCAGCTTATCGAGATAATGGTTTTAAACAACGCGATGGCTTTATCAATAGCATGAATTTAAACAATGTTGGTGAGATAGCCTATTGGCTTGAATACGCTTGGGGATTTAGACTAAGCCCAAATGATACGCCAAATAAAGAGTATTGGATGAAGTACATCATCCCAAGAATAAATTTCAGGGATCTCTGGATGCGTGTTGCGGTGATGATCGATGGTGTAAACCTGAAACCTACTTATGCATACCAGGATATTCCGCTTCATGGTTTCATCCATACTGGATTATCATTCTTGAATCGGATACCTGAAAACAATCCCGATGATAGAAAATCAAATACTGTCTATAAGATGTTTGATAATAATGTCGATCCAACACAGAGATCGGAGTATCTTCATTTGGGTGGACCGGATTACCTAAATGGTAACCGCGGTAATCTCAATAATCCTGTCGGCTATTTTAGGCTTCCAGCTAACACCGAGGTGCAGTCTATAGTGAGTCGATATAATTTCGATCCACGTAACACTAACGCGACTTATATTACGCAAGGTGATGGCTGGGGTTACACGGGCAATGCGGATAGGGACAGCTGGCATCGCGGTAATCTTCATCAATTAGTCAATTTTGAACCGGCTGCTTCTGCAAGATTATTTAGAGATAAACCAATTTACACCATGATCCCATGGGAGAATGGTCAGGTCGACTACCAATACATTCGTGGATACCTGCATGGTAGAGTGAGCTATTCTAATAGTGGTATCGTCGGAAAATTGAGTTACAGAAACAACAGCGATAAGACAAGTGGTCAGAATACCCGCCATGATGTTATACTAGGTGGTTATTTCCCTTGTTTGGCGGGTAACTACTTCAAAAATAGATATAGTTATGATGTTGGTGCGCCACCAGAGTTACGGCAATCTATTCGTGCAGAGTGTGACGTAACGCCGCTTGTACGTGTAATTTCACAATCTCCATTAGTTCCGCATGAATGGAAGCCATACGAGGGAAATGTTGCTGAGCTGATTGATGGCGCATCGAGTGCGATGATCGAAAACCCACTCTATGATTACATGGATGAGGGTGCGTGGTATCGTAAAGTATTTGATGGCTATACTGGATCAGTTGTCCCTACTATTCCGTACGGATATTCTTTCAATAAGAAGGATCACCCGATAACGACATATGACCACCATATTGATATGATCACTCTACAGGATGGTCCGATGGGATTGATTAATCAATTCATTTTACCAAACTATAATAGAGCGGATCATATCTATAACCTGAACAAGCAGAACAACCCTCGTTATCGCTCCATCCTTTATACGAGACGGCGTGCCGTAGTGCTGGGTATCGGTAAGACCTATGGTGCTGATTTCGATCCGATGACAGTCGATGATCTTCGTGGCGTAAATAATACTCCACAAATAGAGAACTCACCACAGAGTTGGCTTATCACAGTTGGATTGGATATACTGATAGAGCATGCGAAACGTACTAAAGGTACACCTAAAGATCTTAAATATGCTTTCGCCAAAATCTTTGCTAAACACGGCATCCCAGACAGCAAATGGCTATCGCAATGGGAGCAAGGTCCTGAAGTGTTCTTCTTACGTAACGAGATATGGTTAGATTACTTTTTTGCGGCATCTAAGCTTGTTCCAAAAAACATTATCACCAATGGCAATTATGTATCATATATCAGTGGCGTAAATGTTGAGCTTGGCATTAATATAACATCCGATACACGTGATCTATATCACGAGTACATGGATACTCTATAAGAAATAAGAGCTTATTATGGCAGATGAAAAGAAAAAGATCGAGTACTATGGTGAACCAACTACCATAGCAAAACTCTTAAGTATTATCGATGGTGTACATGGTTACTCGAAAGGGTTGCAGGATAGACCGTACGACATCGACATGGTACTTAAACCTTTTGATGATTGGCTTATCCATACGAAAGACAATTATTCAGAAGCGGAGAAATTCAAAATCGATAAAGCTAATTTTAAGGTCGCAGATGCGGCCTTTATTACCGAGTCGAATGTCAGTTGGACAGATACGAACTTCTTTAAAGCATGGCGAACTAGACACCGTTTCGTGCATCGTATCGATGGGGTTTATTGGGATGAGAGTGGTAGTTTTACTGCGACTAAGAAATTCATGGCTGATAACAGCAAATACTTCGATGAGTTCTACCCGCAAACAATGAACTATAGTTCTGGTTTAACAGATGGGATTACTTATAACCACGCAATTGAAAGTATCACACGTGATAGTTGGCATGGTCACTGGGATGCACGTTATAACTTTGATAACCCAAGTAGTGATATCTTTGAAGATAAAGAATCCGAATGGCCATACTTCTATGGTCCATTTAGTGTCTTTAGTCAAGATGAAGTGATGAGTGATCCGAATACTCGTATCATCAACACTACACTTCCAAATGATGATAAGATGCTTGAGATATTAAAAGGACCAAATGGATGGCGTATTGTGCATATGCACTACTTCAACCGCTGTCCTGTAGCCATGTATCATACTGGTAGAAGTAAGTATTTGATGTATCCATATTTCGCTCACTTATTCCCAATCGGTATCTCCGATGAGGCGATATCAGATTTCTTTGAGAACCATGTTTATACAGGTGAGGGTGAGAATAAATATCTTCAGTTCTATGCCGATTATCCACCAACTGAGAAAGGGTTCGAGAAACTCTGGGAAGATACTGGGCCGAATGGTAAGTTTAAACAAGCCGCTGAGACGGTTATCAATAAGTATCTTTTAGTTGAAATCAAGAAACTCGTTGGTTTAAATAACGCTACTGAAGAAGATTTCATTAGCATTATTCGCAATGACTTATTAGCAACGAAGAATAACACATATGCATCGAATGAGCACCATAATCTACGTTACCCAAGATACTGTCGTGTGGAATGGTCATGGTTATACCAATACGTGGCTTATCGCTTATTTGTTTACCAATCAAGACCTGGTAAACCATGGGTTCCTCAGGATTACGATATTCTCTACTCGATGATCGTAGGTCCGCGATGTTTCAATAAGATGCGATATAATATCAACCATTATCGCGATATTCTCGCATCAGGTCCTGATTCAGAAAACAGGGCGATTGCTTGTTCTATTGACCATCTGGATCTATTAGGGCGTACATGGTGGCGTGATCAAAATGATACGAAGTTTGCGGGTTGTTGTTCACCAGATGGTGCACCAACACCAAGATACTTTAAGATCGAGTTACGAAGCCGTCTTGAAGATGGTAAGTTGATTGGATTTAGAGATACGATTATCTCCTTGGCTGAGAAACGCGATAAAGTCACCCAAAACTTAAATGGCCACATGGCTAAGATCTTTATGGCAGCACGCGATGGTAAAATTGACTTCATGGGTCTACAACCACTAGTTGCTTATCATCTTGCAGTAATCAATTTATATTACCATAAGGATAAATGGAATAGTAAAAATAAAGATAGTGCGTATCGACAAGTACTTGATCCAGATTATGAGTTTATGCTGGATCAGCGATTTGAGGTAGGTAAACAGTTTAGTGAGGGTGCGTCTGGTGGCGGTAAATCAGATGATGATCTTGCAAGACTATACGTAAAACTTGCATTGGATCTTCTTACCTTTACGACATGGGAAGGTGCGCATAACTGGCGTCCATATCGACCGCAAAAGATGACCACTGCAGAAGCTGAATTCCGTCAGTTAGGTCGTGTACCGAGTGTGAAGTATACGACTTATGACCATAATCTCTTTTATCAAGAATCTGTTATCGAGAAAGCGAAGATTTATAATATCCTTCCTTCATTTGATAACTACCTTGGTAAGATCGAGATCAATCATACGGCGATTCCGGATTATGAGGCAGATAGTCGTTATAGAATGAAACCTTGGGTGATCGCACTTAGATCTGACCGTAACGTGTGCGTTTCAGGTGTAGATGGTGCACCAACCCAGATCGGATGGATGTTTATCCCGAGTCGTTATCGTGCAGGTTTGAGTACCAGTGTACTTGCTCACTCATATATCTCTAAACTCGCAGGTTATACGCGATCTAAAGCAGTACGATTACTGCAATGTTTAACTGAAGTTTATGGGTTTGCATCGGTAGGTCGTGATGCAGCTTGTGGCCCAGCGACGTTTAACCTGGTCATGTTGTTATCGAGATTTATCACCTCGAATAGCCAGACCCAAGGTGAACAAGGTGTGCCATGGACATCTGAGTACATTGTTCCACCAAACATGCCAGGTACGGAGCATACATTCCTATGGACAATTATCATGTCTAGAATGAATGGTTATCTCATTAACAATGCAACAGATATCGCTAGTACGATCAGTCGATCAGATATCATCAACTGTGTTGTGGATCTATATGATGCCTTCGCAGATGGAGACTATGCTGAGATTAACACGGAACGTGCTGAGTTTAGAGCAACGAAACATGCACTACAACGAGTGATGCCTGTTCTAAATCAAAACAGACGACTTGACTCTAACCTCCAGTTAAACCGTTCACCTGATTACAGTAGTGCACTGTTGACAGCGCAAGATAGTGCGAAGTATAACGATATACTGGCGAAAGTAAGTACGAGTGCACAGTTACGTAATAGTGATTATACGCCATTTACGTATACAATATCGGTAGATGTGCCAAGATCAGATGCGACGAAAGGAAACTTGCTAGTGCCGACTTCCTTCTTCTCGTCGAGACCAACTATAATTATGGTGAATCAACCTGCTACCATTTACAGTAAAAATGATGTTTATCGTTTCTACCGTGATTATACATGGGCAGGCAACCGTACGGGTTATACTCAAACAAGTATGATCAATCGTCCGTTTAACTATCGTTATTCAAAACGAGATGTTGGTTTTGCAACTAACTCGATTGACTTATATCGTGGAACGAAGTTGACATCGGATAGTACTGTCTATACGGATTCATTCTTGAACTTCAGTTATTTCAAACCGAAGGGTGAGGATAATGCGTGTACGATTCGATTCGATGACTATAATCGACTTAACGCAGGAGCAAATGGGTATGATTATGGTTCGTTCTGGGCATTTTTAGGACTTAATAATCAGCCGATCAAGATGATGTACGGTGGTTATCGTACTAGAGCAAATGATATTCCAATCATCCCTTATAACTCTCATACCTCGAGATCATTATTGGGGGGTTGGACCCAATACGTTGCCGCTGCACTTCATCCGATGTTAAATACGATGCGTGCATTAGAGGTCTATAGGGCCACGGCAGATGCAGCAGGGGATAATCCAGACAATATCCTTGATATGGTAAAACGTATCCGTAAGGATGGTCCAAATACGTACGAGGATGAGGAATTACCACATCAAACCTATGGTGTTCCACACTTAATACCTGGTATGGGTCGAGTCAACATCCCAGTTAAGTTGTTCTGGTATTTTGGCTACTTACTTGCGAAGACCAACCGTATCCCGCCATTCCACCCAGCACAGCACTCTGCAGTACAGATAGAGCGATTACCATTAGATATGGCAATCTATTGGGGTGTTTCATCGTGGCTCAATAGAAAGGACAGTGCGTGGTTCGGTAATAATGGTAATAATGGTGTTCCATGGAAGTTCAACAGTGATGGAACTGCAGAGATGGATGTGACGTTCATCAACCGTGTTCTTGAGTTATATGATCGTTTCAGTGGTTTATCACCTTTATACACCATGCAATCATTTGGTCCAGACTTCGGTAAGTTATACGGAATCGATGACCTGCCGATTGGTTCAGGTGGTGACTATAGTATAAGAATGCTAAGCTTTAGCGAAGTGAAGGCATTAGAGAAAACCATCAAGCCGTGGGGATCATCAAATGATAGTATTACCACAGTAATGGGTTGGATGGAATCCACTGGTCGAACAGAAACAGAAATCCTTGAGGTAGAAGGTGGTGAGTTTGAGGGGATCTGGTTACCACGTTGGTTATTGGGTTCACTTGACTGGGATAACCGTAGTAACTATAACTGGACGTATGCCTTCATGGATACCCCACAGGCTTACGATCCATCAGGACTTACTACAGTCGTAGATAAGTCTAAGTTATCCAAGATGGAGACTAACCGTCAGTTAATACCTAGTAACAGTGGGGATATTGGCTGGGGTATCTTTGGACCGGCTAATAAGTTCCCATTATTCCTATCACCTTGGTATCGTGAGATCAATGGTAAACGTATCTGGATTTATGATATCAACCCGATGTTCCATTTCTCATGTTTCAATACGAAATATGAGGATAAAGCATGGGTGATTGGTACCTTCCCAACAGGTAATACTGCCGATGCGGAAACTGGACGTATCAACGGTCCTAGATCCAATAACCTCATTATTAACAGTGAAGAGGTATTGGTATATAACAGACAGGATAAAGATATCAATGCTGGTGGTCTGTAGTTAATATCTTTATGTGGGTGGTGATCCTATCACCCACATCTACCATTATAAATAAAAGGAGTAACAACCAAGATGAGTTTCAATCTTGCTAAGTTTAAAACTCTTGGCGATTTCACACCAACCAACATTATCTCAGAAGTGATTGAGGTAGAGGGTGGTTATGTGAATAACCCAAATGACCGTGGTGGTGAAACCAACTACGGGATTACTAAAGCCGTAGCAGTAGCGAATGGTTATGCTGGCGCAATGCGTGAGTTAACGAAAGCAAAAGCTTACGACATCTATTACAACGTATACTGGAAGAAAAACCGTTGTGATGAGTTAATGGAAATCCATCCATTATTAGCTTTCCATGTTTTTGATATGGCAGTAAATAGTGGTTCAGGTGCCGTAATCAAACACGTACAACGTTTACTCAATGTAGTAAACCGTGGTGGTAAAGATTACGCAGATGTATCAGTAGATGGGGCGATTGGTCCTGGTACAGTACGTGCGATCCAGGATTTCGTTAAACGCAATGGCCAAGCTGGTTTACGTTATTTCATTATTAACTTAATTGCGATGCAATCTAATTTCTATATCAGTATCACTGAGAACCGTCCACAAAATGAAGCATTCACCAATGGATGGTTATCACGTGCTGCAAGTAAATTAGAAATCGCTGCAAGATTAGTTTAAGGAGTTTGAGTGAAAACAGGTAAGCATGAATTCTTCTTCCATGAAGATGCCGATGGTAATAAAACAGCCATCTATTTCGCAAATGGACGTGCGATTTGCTCTAAATCTGCAATGAAAGATGGACGTCAAGTATACAGTACGGCTGAAGGTTTAACAGGTACTGTGGATGAGCGTGTAATTGGGATGTTAGATGCGATCTTAACTAATACAGTTAAGATGCCGGCGGGTGTTGACAACCCAAAGCTTAATCCGGAAGATTTAGTGACTGGATTAACAGAAGGATTTGATCCTGTCCAGAACGGACTTGATTTACTTAAAGCAAGTTTCGAAGAACTTAAGTCTTCCGTTTTAGAAACCGGTGTGATCGATATGACTTTAGCAAAACCGTATAAAGTGGGTACAACCAACTATAACTATGCGACCATTGCTAAAGCAGGCACTACTGTAACAGGTATTTCTGAAGGGACAGATGTAGACTTCGTCTTATTCGCAAAACAACTCTCTGATCTAAATGATGAGATGACAGTGATTACACCTAAATCAGGTGATAAAGTTGTTGTTAAACCATTAACCGCTGAGTTACGTGAATCTTTAGTAAGTCACTATATGGCTCAAAAACAACACTAATCTTTGATATAGTGGACAAAATAAGAGGCATCCCTAGGGATGCCTCGATTTATGTTGTTGGATTGAATTAACATCAGAGATTAGTGTAGTACTTATCGTATATCTTAAACTGATCAGCTTGTTGGGCTTCCCAGTACGAGTGCTGTAAGTCCATCTCAATGCAACCAAATAAGGTTCTGCGCATTCTGTTCTTGAATGTCTCTTCGTTGAATATAATACTTTCAGAGATATTCTGGTTTTTTGGTCCTAGGATATAGACAACATTTTTATCTGGATGATTTGATGTCATCGTAAAAACAGCAACAGCACCATCATCCGAATTTGGATTACCGTAGAATTTAAGTTCTCTCCTTAATCTTATCACTACGACATTTCCTGTACCACGGATACCAACAAGTGACAAATATCTAAGTACTGTTGGATCAACATTGTTAACGTAGACGTTACCTCCGTAATCCAAGTCTATTTCTACGTAGTTATTATCACCCTCAATAGCCCATAGGCACATGTAACGAGGGAGATATTTACCTTTCGGATAGTTAGACCCAATTCCTAAATCCCCAATACCAGGTGTATACTTAAGACCTTTGAATGGGTCAAAAGTCGCGCCACCTATTCTAAGTGATGTCTCTGGTATACTTGGACTATATCGATTATACTGTATTCTGAAGTGGGCATTGCTTAACTTGAAGTTCTCACAAATAGGATAGCATACCCTGTTAGCTTCACGAGGGTTGTGGCCGATAGGCAACTGATCGTGCATCTGCTGCGAGTTATATCTCCCCACAATGCGCTCATTATAATTACCCAAAACCATGCGATGCAGTACACCATAGTCAATTTTTTCCGCTGTAGTTTTATCTCTGTCATGTGCAGAGAGTTCCACATGTTCATTATCACCATCAAAATTAAAGATAGCGTACTTGTGTTCAAACGGTCCAAAATTCTTATTTGGATTAATGTCCAGTCTCGGAAAATCATCAACGTTGAGTCTAACATCATTCACCTCAATACGATAAATGAGATCGCTGATTTCCTTACCTGGGATATTAGCAGAAGTCATCTTAATATTAAGGTCCGTACCAATACGAGAACTAATCGAAGTTGGATAAGGTGCTAAATCTATCTGAGTAGATGGCCATACCTCATTTGGTTGTAAATAAGGTAGATTAGTCATCAGGATAGGATCTGCTAATTCTAGCAGCTTATCACTTAAATAACTTGCTCTATCAGAAGGTCGACCAACAACATTATAGCCAGAACCATATCCTGCATTCGATACACCATCGTCATTGAAGTGACGATGGAAATTATCCCCGCCTACTTTTATACCACTTATATAAGGGCCGCGGTCATTATTCGTTAAATACTTAAGTGTACCACCGATTAATGCTTGGGTTCTCAACTGCGTTACATTGGTTTTATCCAATAGATTTTTACCAATCATTGGATTAGATCGATTAGCCTCGGTAGCACGACGGATGATTTTCAGATCTTTCGCAACCCGTTTTACTTTTAGTCTTGCGCCATTCAAGGTAACTGTTCGTTCACCTAAAGTAACCTGGTTAACGAAATCAACCGTATCAGCATACTGAGATATTCCAACATTATCCATTGGGACGTTAGCAAATACATCATTTGGATTTGTGAATTTCATTTAACCTCCCAATTAGAATGGTGCGATGACAGAAGAGTAAGCACCGCCATTCCATCCAGCAGCTCCCTCGGTGACCAGTCGGTTATCTGGGTCCCACCAACATCCAGTTGCACGATTGCTTTGTGAATTCTTAAGCTTAGAGATAGGATAAAGTGCTCTACAGTCTACAGGCATATTCCCTTCAAACGTGAACGCATTATGTTTATCACTACCATCTTTAACAAAGATAATCTCATTGGTATCATTGGCTGATAAACCTGCATACCAGAATACCTTATTATCAGCAGTTTCACCACCGAAGAACGTCAACCCTTGACCAATATGGATAAATATTTTATTATTTACTCCACGGATGTTACAAAGGTAGAGGTGTTGAATACTTGCTCGGAGTCCACTGATAAATAATACATTTGGGATATGGATCTCAATGATACTATTATTTGCTTTAATGTCGAATACGCAAGCATCGGATGATGATGACCATATCTCCGTGCTCTGACCCGTCCCTATGTTTCGATTTGGAATATAGCAGACATTCGTAGTGAGCGTATCAAGTTTAACGCGTTTCATTTGATTAGCGCGTTGGGCATCGGGTACTGGCCATTTTGTTGCACTCGGATTACCAGACATTAGTCCAGTGTACTCAACAACCAAAGATCCACCATCCGCTACATTAAAATGATCAACCCAATCTAAACCTACACTACCACTACCGAGCCCGATTTCCCTATAGCCCGCACCATTATTATATCCGACACCGTTAGGTCTGATCACCTTAGTACATTTATCGCCAGGAAGCACGGAGTCTTCACGTGTATCGACGTATTCTCGTATTTCCTTGACCCATACTCGTCTAGTCCCTTTCGAATGTCGAGCGATTCGAAGATCGAGTATACCAAATCGAGGGTAATTATTTTCGATAGTATCCTGTCTAAGGACTCTCACGCCATTGAACCAAAGGATATATGGTGAAACCATCTTAGAGACGTCAGCATTCACCATACTCGTAGGATAGACTAATATGGATGGATTATACCCAACGGTTGGATGGAAACTATTCTCAAATGTGAGGTAATAAGGACTTTTACTTGCGCCAATATCTTCATTATCGTAAGGGAAGTCTCCAACCATGACCGCACCAAAGAAACTATCATTTGGTGGATCGATGACTCCATCAACACACTGGCAGGTATGGTGAATGAACGTATTCTTCGTCTCTCTTTTACAGGTATAACGTAATAAAGAGAAATTGGTATTACTCACTTCAATCCCCGTACCAAGTAAAGCTAATGCGGCACGAGTTCGTTTCGATCCATTAATGAAGTCAACATTTGGTCCAGGACTTCCTGTGGTTGAAGCGGTAACAGTGAAACAGGGTTGGCCATTTTTACCAACCCATTTTGCTGTAGGATAAGTTCTTGAGATGTAAGGCTTAAATGAGTTATCTATCTTAACACCTTTGTTCTGCTTAGTCACCGTCATGGAATCAGCTGCAGGTGGGGTTCTAAGATTTCCAACTGATTTACTCTCGGGTATTACTGGATAGGCCATAGTGCTTGTTCCTTACTTTTAGTGAGTTCAGAAACTTGTTCCTCTAACTTCTCAATTCGTTTAGACTGTTCATTGACGGTTTCAACTAATAAAGCAATCACCGCATTATAGTCTAAGGATAACATGCCGTCATCTTGTTCAACCACTGCAGTCGGTAAAACTTCTTTTACTTCCTGAGCTAATAAACCAGCCGTAGACACGTTTTTATCTTTAAACTGATAAGTGTATCCATTTAACTGAGAAAGTTTCTCTACGGGCTTCTCAATGCGTTTAATCGATGTTTTAAGTCTCTTATCTGAACGCATTACTAAAGAAGTCACAGTAGCTTGGTTACCAAGATCAAGAACACTGCCTGTTGTCACAGTTAATAGTGCATTACCACCACCGTTCTTCAATCTTAAGCTTCCTACACCAATACGACCACCGTCGAATAATTTCACGACTTTATTTGGCGTGATATCATCAAGATCGTTTTGCGTATTGATGTTAACTTGAGTACCAGAAGCTGCAACGACTTTTCTTTGGAGATCGGCGAGTTTATCACCTAACCCAAATAAATCTGGGAAGTTGTCTTTAAGATCGCGGTGAGTAATTAAACGATCGACTGTCCACGCACTTGCATTAGTATAATCACTACTACCTACACTCGCATCGTTACTCATGATGTAGTGGTTATTACCACCGAGACTCATGAATGCAGTACGCTGATGTGGGGTGTGCATCATAAAACCAACACCATCGTAGTTCTGTGCTGATGTCCACATGGCTTCATTTAATTGACCACGTGAGAACCCTGGCATTGCTGGAAGGTCTGACATATTCTGAGTGAATGCAAATACTGAACTGACGTTACGGTCACTTAGGCTTAAGTTTTCATTCCAAGCGGGTTGTGATACTGCTGCGACATCCCAACGATTTGGGAAGGTCACAAATTCACCGTTTACTGTACCATTACGAGTGAGCGTTAACCCACCGATATTTAAACGTTGATAAACCACGCCAGATGACTTATCGCCGATGACTTCAAGGACACCCTTAAGGTTGGTATTACCATCTAGATTCGTCCCGTAGAACTTCAATGATGGCATATTACCGTAGCCTGCTGTAATGCTGTACGTACCAGGCATAATGAACTTATTAATGTCATTGGTTTTATCGGTATAGCGATCTAATTCATCATGGGTTAAGACTTTAGGTTTACTGGTTACTTTCTCCCATTCTGCTTTCTTCGCTGCTTCTGCAATCTTCGTTTCAGCATCCGTACGAGACATCTTCTCATCAATCAATGGACGATAGTTAACGATCTCGTTTTTCTTCGCATACTGAGCCAGTAATTGAGAAATACTCTCAGATGATGGCAGATTTGCAATCGCTTGGTTAATTTGATTGGTGACTTCTTGCTGTGCAGTTTTCGTACCAACAGTAATCTTAAGATCAGAAAGTTCTTTCTGAAGTTTCACGATATCCGATTGATTCACCTTAGCCATATCCGCTTTTACACGTTTTAATTCAGCGTCTAATTCACGCTTCATGTTATCCATGTAAGTTTGGAGTTCGTTAAGGTTAGATAACGCACGCACTTTGGCTTCGATTTCAGCAAGACTATTTGCAGTAGATTGTTTAAACTTATCTACCGTACCGATAACGTCACGAGATTCACGCACCAAGTTTTCCATCGCTTCTAGGCGAGCTAATAGTTTGGTTTGGAAGTCCCCAACGAAAGCATACATCCCACGATCATGTGCGATACGTAAGTTCTCAATGACCTGAGTAAGATTACGCAGTTCATTCACTGCACTGTTCCAGTAGATCACTTGACCGATTGGGTGTCTGTGTGGTGCGGGGTTATAAGCTGAAGGACGATTGATGATATTGTTAAATTTAACAGCTTTCTCAACGGTTGCTTCTTTTACTAACTGAGCAAGATAGTCAGGTGTATACTCATCACCACGACCGTAACACTGGTACGTTAAAGTCACGTAACCCATGATACTTTCTTTTAGTAAGATGATCGCACTGAATATTGCTTTACCCGTTTCTTTAGTTAACTGATCATTGATGTCATCTAAACGATAGTCAACACCAAGTTCCAGTTGAGTCTCATTGTTACGTACCACCATCGACTCCCCATAGAAGAAACCTTCACGTGGTACAATGGCACGGTTTAATGGGTCCACTTCGTGACGTTCATTTGCCACTAAGTTATCTGGACTTCTACCTGTCGTATCAACAGGATATTTTTTAAGTTGGACGGTTGCCATATTTCACTATTCCTTTCTATTAGAGGAGCGATTGTTGACGCCAGATCTCAAGATGGCGTTCAAGTTCATCCAGCATCTCATAAGTCGGTGCATAGTTGATACGCTCTTCAAACTTCTGCTTCATCCCTGTAATATAACCAGAGACTTTCGCAAACTGACGGACGTGTTCTTCAAGACGGTCTACTACAATAGAAACAGGTAACCCACGTGCTTGACAAAGTGCTGGTAAGAACCATAGATCTGAAGTGGCCTCACCACGCTCCACAGCACGGTAGTTGATCAAGTCTTGGGTTTGATATGGGAATGTCATGATTTCATAGTAATCATAACCCGATAAAATCAATCCCATCTTATCTGAGTAAATCTTGATATTCTTTTCAAGAATACGTTCTCGTTCTTCATCGAGTGGTAAACGCACTCGTTCAAAAATACCTTTATCTGGACGCCACTGGTAACCGACTTGAACCACGTGTTCTTCGGCAGCCGATAACTGAATCCATTTTACTGTCTTCTCTGTGTTATCTTTATCTTGTTTAGTCCCGATATGCGTGACGATATTCCCATCATCAAGCATGGCATATTTCGTCATAATCTATTTATCCTTTAAAAATAAGTGGGTGCATACTAGCACCCACCGTATTACATTTATTAAACGACAATCGTAATCAACGCTTCTTGGATAACGTTAATATCATCTTTGGTGACACTGACACGAGGGACAAGTGCATCAGAATAATTTTGGTTAACGTTAACCGTTAAGTGATTACCAAATGAGGTCAACTCACCTGCAAGGATGTTAATCGTTCCGCTTGGTAAAGTTACGAAAGCACGACGTGTGCATGAGTGGATAATACGATTGTTTTCTGAGTCAAGTTTAGACTTAGCACGAATCGTAATTTCCGCTTTACGACCTACAAGTACACGCGGTACTGTCCAGGTTTGTGTTTCACTAACGTAGAACACTTGGTTAGGTGCAAATACAGCAGATGTACCACCGTCGTAGTTCTGAAGGATAACCCCTCGAGCACGAATGTTACCGTACTGATCTTGTTCAACCGATGACCAATCTTCCGCACCAGGCTGGATGGTAAATTTCTCCGTAATAAGATCAGGTGCATCTTGTTTCATATTCTCACGAATATAACGACGAACCTCTGCTTGCACTTTGTTATTGAAAGCATTAGGGTCTTCGCTTGCACCGAAATCATCATCTGATGGAATATAATCAAAACTGTTGTTCTGATAACTCAAACAGATGTGAGAGATTGTATCGGTTGTGGCTGGAGATGATAAACCAGTAAAGTCTACAACTAACTGATACTCACCATCCATCGCAGTTGACGCAAGCTCATACTTAGCACGAACATGGAGTTCATTTCCTGCCTTGTTTTTGACAATCATGTTACTGCCATTTCTGTAGCCAAATACTAAAGTTTGGCCATCAGTAACACGTCTTAATGAGAAACGTACTTGATCTGAGATAACCGTCGTACCAATTGTATCTGATTGTACCGTGATCATGAGATGACGTCTACGACCACCACCAGCAAAACTGATTTTCTTAGTATTTAGGAATACACCCGCATCTTTCAGTTTAACTGAGGTTTGGTAACCATCTTCAAATGTCACTTCTTTCTTACGTGAAGCGGTAATATCATCCGCAGTTGCGTAAACCTCCCAACCAGGGACTTTACCACCACGAGCTTGGAGTTTACCACCAGAGATCATATTCTCACTGGAGGCAATTCGATAACCGAAACTTTCAGAAGCGCAAGCACCTCTGATATAGGAAAGAATACCTGGAGTTGCAGTAAGGCTTGTACTATTACCGATATCAGTTCTCGCGATCTCATGAGTCGATGTACTACCACTCTCATTTAATCGATAGAAATAGACATCAACTACGGCGCCATTACAGGTTAGAATACCAATAGCACATCTTGACTCGTTTTCCATTATCATACTGCTTAATAAATTCTGCAGTTTGGTTAGATTAACGTTGCTATCAATACCCCTGATCCACCAGTTAACGAAGTCGGAGCTTCCGTTAAGAATCGCATCACTATCGCCATAAACAGTTAAGAAACAACCATTTGCTCTATTCTTGCCATCTTCCCAGAATTTCGTTACGGTCATGTTCTCAACTTTTGTGATCGTCGTTTCTTGATCGTTAGGACCAGGAATCTTATATAAATCACGAATTGGATAAGTACCACTTGGCATGAGGTCACCAGGACTATAAGTAAATTTTCTAAATTGTTTACTTAACTTCGTTTCGATCTCAGTCACTTTGGTTAACGCTGTCTCACCTTTTACGACACGTGGTTCAAGATCGTTAAACTTCGCTTGTACTTCAGTGTTAACACCTTGACCTGCAGAAGTCTTAAGTGATTCTACAGTAGAAGTTAACGTATCGTAGTTAGCAAGTTTACTATCCACTTGGGTAAGTTTAGCATCTAACTGGCCTACTTTCTGAACGGTTGCGTCTACCTTACTACTTACGTAGTTTTTAACCGCTTTAACAGTAGGAACGTTGTGGTTTGGTGTAGAGTCTTCAATCTCGGTTGACTTATATTTATCGGTCAATACTTTATAAGATTGTCCACCCGACCTGTACATCAGGTCTTTATTCGGGAAAACGTACAATGATACGGATTCTGTTGTACCTGTTGGTATGGTGATACCGCTTTGTGTACTCCCTATCCAGACACCGAACTTACCCGCAAATAATGTTTCTGGGTTGTCACCTGCTTCGATCGATTTTGGTTTTAACGTTACAACACTTTGCGCATTAAACACATCACCGTCTTTAGTAAAGGTTGGTAATGTCGCTTTTATATCGCGTTTCGTATTTTCGAGTGCTTGGTTAATATTAGCGCTGCGGTCAAGAAGTTCATCAGCGATGATCTGGTTAACTGTAGCAACTGTTGGTACTCTGTAATTCCGACCATTTTTCGTAATATCACCTTCCACATCCGCATTAGTAAGGATCTGGCGATCATCAGCACCACCCCCAGGACGAATAAACATCGTGTGATCTTGTGCTTTCACGATTGCGAAGGATGTCGTTGGGCTAGTTGGTATAGTAAGAGCAGCATAATTATTATCCGAATAATACGTACCAAGTCTACCGGCGAAATATTCTTCTGGCTTACTGCTTTTCGGTGCTTTCATTGTACCAAGTGTAATGAAGTCTTGAGCTTCATAAGTATCGCCGCGTTTAATCCAAGTCGGTTGACCTGAAGCGGCAGCCTGCTTCATCGCACTAACTT